ACCCCCATATGGTCCACAGCCCCAGAATCGAACTGGGCTCTCTCGGCTTAAGAGGCCGGACTTCGCCAGCAAAGTTTGCTGTGGATGGATCGTAACTATTGTCTTTTACGTGCCATCCAGGACCATACGGGGGTCTAGGATGACACTATCGTTTACCTGAACGTTTCATGTCGTTCTCCTTTAAAAAAATGTATTGTATCAGACAAGTTAATTATTGTCAAATTTGGCGCCTCCTGATGGAATCGAACCACCATCCCGACGTTCGTAGCATCGTATCCTATCCATTGAACGAAGGAGGCATAAATTGTTGGTACTCAGTACGGGAATCGAACCCGTCTTTACAACTTGAAAGGCTGTCGTCCTAACCGATAGACGAACTGAGTATAACAGGATGCGTTTTGTTTTCACCATAAGAAAAGTTTTTAACTTTGCTGTTAGCATCCTAAATCTGGTGGAGACCGAGGGAGTTGAACCCTTCTAGTCATGATCCTTGCAAGGGATCACCGTAGCCCGCTACTGCCCCCGTATTGTTGGTCTCCGTACTAGGATTCGAACCTAGACCACTCGGCCCCAAACCGAGTACGCTGCCTGATAACGCTTTACAGAGATTAAGATTGGCGTCCACCGTCGGTATCACACCGCACTCCAAGTTAGCTGGTTAAGCTAACCTACAGATCTCCTGTTGAGTGGACTGACTTATACTTTGATCGTTGCCACCACAGCATTGACTACTCATATAAGCACTAACTTGGCAGAGGTAACTGGATTCGAACCAGTGATCACGATTTCAAAGACCGTTGCTTTAGGCCAAACTAAGCTATACCCCAACAAATACTTGGCGATGCGTGGGAGAATCGAACTCCCGTCTTCGGATAGACAATCCGAGATAATGACCATTATATGAACGCACCTAATACTGGCTCCGTGATCTGGGATCGAACCAGACTCATTTCTGATTAACAGTCAGACGCCTACACCTTGCTTGCTCTCACGGAATAAAAAATATGTCACTACAGTATATCCGTCAGAGGGATATATACTGTTCATCTGTAGTAAGCATTCTAAAACATACTTCGGGGATTTCACTTAACGCCTCCCTAACTCAAAGTATGTTTTAGAATGCCGTGTATTGCTACACGACATGATAGGGTTGATACCCTACCCAGTAGTCTTACTAATGTGTTATCGCCACACGTTCATGTATACTGTCCGCCCATTCGATACATTTTACGCTGTATTCCGGCTCTCGTTGCCTATTCACGTTTCTATCAATCCTCAAGTAAATATTTGTCTTTTACTCTTAGTTGATAGATTCTAGCACGGTCGATTTTATTTTGTATCAACTGTGCTACTTGCTCCTTAGTCAAAACATGATTGCTAAACCAATCTTGCTTTGTTTCAGAAGTCGTGTATTCTATCTGTTTATCCATTTATTGTCAAATTTCCTTTTGTTGTTTTTTAACAACACAAACAAAAACCCCTGAGACTTTTTAGTTTCCCAGGGGTTTCATAAACTTGTTAGAGTGTTACTTTAAGCGTAACCTGCTCCTTCTATGAAACTCCCCGGAATTCTCGCATCATAATTAAACTCTGATCCGCGAATACTCGGTGTAGACATATTACCCACAAAGGCTAATACTGGTGTCAAAGAGGCTATCTGCCACTGACCCGTATGTTTTAGCGTTTGACAAGTAATGTTTTTCATAGTATGTTTATTTAGTCCTGGTTAAAAAATTTGTCTTTTAAAGGCGTTTTTATGTGCCTTTTCTCAATTCATACTGAAGTATAACAGATAACTGAATTAGTGTCAACACTTTTTTTCAACTATCTGCCCAAACTTCAAAAATTCTTTTTGCTCTGATTTCTCAGAACATGAGTGCATAGTATAACACCACATGCATTTAATGTCAAACTTGTGGTTTCCCTAAAAAGTTTTCACGTGTATAGCAGATATCTGAATACTTTTGTATACTAGATTCTAATAAATCGGATAACTTTTTTTCATCAGTAATCTTGCCTCTGATAACTCCTAGAATTTTAAAATTATCTGGATCAAAGCTTGCGCCATGCGAACAAGACTGATTGTTAAAGCAGAAGGTATTAGTTGTCTCCGGTAGTGTAATGTAACGCTTTTTGTCTCCGTAGTCAATAAAAAAGGACTTCTTATCTTGTGCTATCACAAAGCGGAATCTAAAGTCTAGCCTCGTATCATACATTAGTTTGTCTTGATGAGGCGGAACATATTGAATATTTGACCACAAACTAATTGACTCTACTTCTAATGGGAGGTAGGAATTCAGTATCTCAACATCATCCTTTAAAAAGTCTGACATATCAATAAATGTACCCACATGCATCAACATTTCGGGTGTAAAAGTAGGTCCTTTATAACATGTTAGTCCTTTCCAAAACACCGGAAGATTTGGGTCGGTTGGTTTTGATATATTGCTAGCATGTTCTTTGTACAGTTCAACGATACTGTCACGGTTCTTTAATGGTAAATTTGGAATGTTTAAAGGTGAGTACAAAACATTATCAAAGTTTATCATGGCTATATCTTTCTTTTACAGACTCTTTGAACGAATTTACAAATGCATGAATGATGGGTGCAAATCTTTTGTTTTGTTCAAGACTTACTTCTTCGCATAAATTCATACAATCATCTAATAATAGTTGAGCAAACGCTTCTATTTCTGTTTCTCTATTTACTAGTTCTGTGCTCAGGTCATTGACTACAGACCAGCTGGTGCTTGACATTGCTTGATCGGCTAATTTTTTTAAAGTATCGTTCATTTATCTATCTATAATTATGTTTTGTGTTTTAAGGTGCTCTACTGCTTCATCCCATGTTAAATCATGTATACTTGTTCTTGCACTTATACACCATCTGGATTCATTGCCAACTGATAGAGAGTGCGGATAATCTGTTCTTACTAAAGTAGGTTCATTTGGCATTATTGAACATCTATCTATTTCTACCAAGTCTTTTATAGGCCAACTTAAAATTTTATTATTTCCAGGGACTAATTTAATATTTTTCTCACCCGGCGGAAGATCATACCATATCATCTCGCTTCCTGCACCCCCGAAGACCAAGTTAAAACCAAAATGTGTGCTTTGCGTAGGTGCCCCGACTTCACTGACCAAATCTACATGTGCTTCAGTGTCTACTAAATTAGCCTCTCTATAAAATACAACTGATCTATTTATGGGTAATGCAACATCATTCATATATTTTACCCAATCAGTCTCAAAAATTTTATCTGCTTTAAATGACCATACCCCAACGTATCCGGAAAATTGTCGGGGGTCAGGAAATTGCCAATCTTTTGATATTGCATTTTCTATATTTAAATTTAGTCTATACCAGCATTTTCTCATATTATTCCCCATATGAAAATGATTTTTTAGAAAAATGATCTATGTTTTTAATTAATCTATTAACAACTGTATACTTTGTATGTTCGTGTAATTTTAAATTAATTTGATTAATTTCTTCAGTTCTATATTTTTCGTGGCCTGTAAATTTATCACGTTTGGTCATTTTATAAAAATGGAACACTTTGTACTTTAATATAGGGCTATTAAAATTCCAAAAGCCAAGTTCATTGTATTCTTTATTTGGATCAATGTTTTTAGTAAAATCATTAACATAGTTAATATATAGGTTTCCTGTTTCCCTAAAGAAATTAGAGCAACCATCCATATTATTCATTGCTAAAAACTTATTCCATGAATTTTGAAACTCATAGTCTGCATGATAGACTATCCCGTTATATCTATAAATTTGTGGATCACCGTGGCCAATTATTGGATAGTAATTTTTATCATACATCATTTCCATCAATCGTGTAATCTGTGACATAGTAACATAACTTAAATTATGTTTCACACAATAATCAAAACACTCTTGTGAACGATACCATTTAATAGTTTCTAAATTAATAATCTCTATGTTTAAATTATGCGTGTTAACAAAGTCATCAACAAATACAGTATCACATTTGTTCTGATCTACATCATATACTGCATGTATGCAATGAAAATCTTCACCTGATTTGTAACCCAATTCTAAAAACGCATTTAGAATAATTTCACTGTCAATACCACCTGAATAAAATATACAAGGTGTTCTATTAACTAGTTTTGCCTTATTGACTAGTTGATTAACTGTTTCTAATAACCCTTCATGTATTCCTACTGTAGGTACTTTGTAGTCGTAATGTACACAAAATTTATCATCTACACTTTTACGTGTAAAAATGTTCTTGTCATCATTATAGAAACATTGATAAAATTTATGCATCACATAACCTATAAATTTCTTGTTCATCTCTACGTAGTTGTTCTTGGTCAGTATTGATTAGAATAACTTCCCCTGGGATAGATGCTAGTGTTTTCGTGTTGACAGGCAACGTTTCAAAGAATGAATAGTGTTGGAACAACATACTGAATGATGGTAATTTGCTAAACTCCTGCCATGGAAACTCAGAAAATTTTCTTTCCCTATGGTTGAATAAATTAATTCGTTCCATATTTGCTTTTTTATTATATATCGGTGTCAAATCATCAAACTTTGATTCATTTCTTAAAAAAGCATCGACTGTTAATTGTATTTGAGGTTGTGTTAATATTTTAAATGATGATGCGTAATCCAAATGACCATGCGTTCTGAAGTTAGCTTCAATTAATTTGAGTGCTCCATCCCCTATCATAATTTCAGTATGACATGCTCCGGTGACGTAATTTACTTTGTCTAACATATTACAAGTATATTCATATAAACGTTTAATTAATTCTTCATTTCCAACATAGTCTAGTAATATAGTTTTTTCTCTCCAAAATCCATTAGCTTTAGCATAAGTCCAGACAGAAACTAACTTATGTTTACCATTCATTGACACTGTATCAACTACATACTCATTGCCTTTTATATATGGCATTATGAACATATCCGTTGTATCTACATCATCCATTGATTCTACTACGCTAATTCTGTCATAACCACCGTGACTGATTTTAGGTTTAACTACACACTTTTTATATCGATTTAAAAACTCATCAAAGTTTGTATCAGATGCAGGTTCTCCTATAGCACATAGTACGTCATATCTATTTGTTATTATTTTGTTATTGACACCGAGACCTAATAGTTCGTTCAAATGATTACTCAATACTTGTCCATTATCTGATCCGGGAAAACAGCATATGATATCATCTTTATACTTTGCTAAATCAGCAAGGATTTGATTGTCTGAATCGTAAATCAGACATGTCTCATATATGGTATTGTTTAGGGATTTATAGAGTTTTTGAAATACGTGTTTGGATGAGTATATATTAATTACACGATACCCGCGATTAACAAACTCGTATGCCAGACTGTTTCCAGCAAGTACTACGTCAATTATCAATGCATATTGTGTTTTCATAGCAACTATTTATAGAAATAATTGCATGAAAAAAAATTATGAGAATAGCTGATTTGCAGTAACGTAGTCTGTTTCATTTATAATGTCAATAGTTTCTTGTTCGACTACAGTTAAGATAATACCAGTAGCGTCTAAAAATTTAGCTCTGGCCTTTAAAAAAGTGGTATGTGCTGGTGAGGTATTCCAAGCGTCAAACCTATCTTTGTCAGCATAATATGTTAAGGTAATTTTATCTAAACTATTTGCATCTTCTACCCAAACATAATTAGTTACACAGTTTAAACTCTCTATTTCAGGTCTTGCCTCAATAACAGCTATTGCATATTCCGTTTCTGCATCAGTTGTCTCTGGTAATGACAAATAATCCATTGGTTTTCTATAGGTTACCTCACCGTTTGCTGTCCATTTACACGCTACTAAATACATAAATAACTCCTTATTATACAAGAGTATTTATCTTTTATTCAGCATCTTTAAATACTCTTATGAACCATCCTGAAGGATCAATTTCCCACCATTTGATCCCAAAATCATAATTACCAGGACGACCATGATGATTATTATGCCAACATTCACCTAGTACGAGTGGCCATAACCATATGACATTTTTACTGTTATCTCGGGTCACAAAGTTAGTATATCCGTAATTTGAATGATTTAGGCAATTTGTTAGATTGTACGTAATCAGCGTGACCAATGCAGGAAGTATGCTAAAAAATAACAAGAATTCAATACTTATTAATCCAAATATAATGTTTGATGTTAGCCAAATTTTAGTATAATGAGTACTAAACCACATTATGTCTTTATTACGCATCGTGTCAACAGCATATCTAAAACTAATAGCATCCGATTTAATCCTAAACATCCACAAAAATATGCTATGCCAAAATCCGTGAATAGGGCTGTGAGGATCTGTTATTGTATCTGGCTTTCTATGATGGTATCCCCTATGTAGTGCTACCCACCAAATAGGACTTCCCTGCCCACTAAGTGTTGAAGCATATAACATTAAAATCTCTTTCCACCTAGCTGCCTTAAAAGATTTATGACTAAAATATCGATGTAGCCCTGCAGTTACTCCGATGATGTTAATAAAGAAGTAACCCAAACATACCAACAATAACTTATACCAAGTAAATTCAATTATCAACGATCCAGCTGCTATAGATCCTAATATTATAATAGGCAACGTAATTATAAGAAGACTAGGATTTTCTTTAAGATTTTTAAGAATAGGGTTGAACATTACACTATTTATGCTTTAACGGCGGGTCATTCTTAATTCTATGTGCATAATGTAAATCGAGTGACATTAGCATTACGGGACGTATAAAACGTTTTGGAATAATATTCTTAAATGCCTTAAATTTATAATTATCAATGTCTTCCTGACTATTGAATATCTTTTCAATTATGAAATCATACTTAACTGCAGGTATGGTTTTAGAAAATATATTTAATGCATAGTCTTTTGCTTGTGATGATTCTGTAATTCTTAAAGCTTTTTTAGTGGCTTTTATAACTATAAAACCCTTAGTATATTGCTGACCTTCAAATTGTTCTAGCATCAACTTTTCAATAGAAAAGAAATCATCATGTGGGGATTTCCAGGAACTACTAGTTTTATACCATAATCCTACTACCCAATAGGGTAATACATCTTCTGCCTTTTTTCTATGCCAAGCAATTTCAATTTTGTATCCTACCATTATTTCATCTATTTCTCCATCAGTAAATCTAGCTGATACTACAAAATCTTTGGGAGAAACTTCTAAGAATAGTTGTCGTAACCAATCAGCAAACTTCTTAATATCTTCATAGTAATATATAGGGTTAGGAGCAATAGATTCATGTTCTACATATTGTATCAATATTTGATTAAAATGCTCAACGTCAGCTAAATCATTGGGGTCAAGCAATTTGTAGGTGGTAGTCATATTATTTTACAGTGTATAGTGGCAGTATAAATATTTAATGTTTACATCTACCCCTAAAATATTTGCTCATGTATCATCTGTAAATAAAGGTAACTTTGTATTACCTGAAGTTATACTCAACAAAGCTGACAACGGAGTAAACTTATTTCATAGATTTTGCCCACATAGAATGTATCCACTACATAATACCGGAGAACATGTAGAAAATATCGTATGTAAATTTCACAACTTTGAATGGGATAAAGATGGTAATCCTTTAAATAATCCTAAAAAGTTAAAATGCGGAACCGCTGAAGTGGGACGATCCGGATTAGTATTTAAAGATTTTATTGAACCTGATCATCAATGGGTAGATGATTTAGCAAAAGAAACAGAATTGGTGTATAGTCATTCTTTTCAAGGAGAAAGTAAAGGAAGCTGGCTATGGTTAATGGATGCTGAAGCAGATTTGTTACATTTATACAAAGGTGGTATACATCCTTTTTTATCTCAGCAAATAGAGCTAAATGATATTGTACTTGACCAGGGCGATGGATGGATACTTCAACATCACCCAAATGGCTGGTGGTTATATATATTCCCCTTTACTTTTGTAGAATACAGCAGACCAGGATGTGTTATGGTTAATACAGTTATACCTGATAATATAGATACTGAGTATGGATTTAAATGGATTACACAATTTTACTATAGCAAAGATATACATCCCAATACTCGTATGATATTTGAAACACTAGAAACTGTCTTTAAAGAAGATGTTGCTACAGCAGAATTACAAAAGGGAAATTACTTTCCGTTAACGAAGGCGATGAACCGATATGAGGATCATTGCGTATATTTTGGCAATTGGGTTAAAAATAATAAATTAAAATAACTCAGTTAACTCATTGTAGGTGAACCAGTATTCGTTTCCTTCTCCTACTACTGCGGTCATATAATCTTGCATTTTATTAATATATTCTGGATATACTCCGGTAAAGTTATCCCCTTCATAACCTGTTAATTTATGTTTATATTTAATATCAGGCCATATCTCTGAATGTATGGGAGTTCTACTAGTCCAACAACTTAATTTGCCCGGTAATTTATCATTTAGTAAATCTTGTATTAATGGTAATTCATTAAATGCTTTAATCAGATTGGGGTTAAATTCATACCAATCACATACATTTGGTCTACCAATAGATTGTAGATACATAGATGAATTATGATTGGCTTCATTTAAAGGGAATATCCAATTAGATTTTTGGCTATAATCTCTTTGTAATACACGTGACCAATATGGTTCAGCATCTCCCATTACCGGTATGTTGTCTATATAATCAAAGAATTTTATATGAGGTAAACGTCCGGCTCTGATGCAACCGCTCTTTTGAAATACATCATATGCTTCAGCCTCAAAGAATTTTTCTAAATTAAAATCTATAATTTTATAGGGAATATTTAAACATGTGGCAATTTCTACTGCTGATGTTACATCTCGGTGGTTTATGTTATTTTCATATTTGAAAATATATGTATTATGTGTTATCTTTAAATCTTTAAAAGTACGTACTACTACTTCGCTATCAATACCACCAGATAATAATACATCAAATGTACCCACATGGTAATCTCTCATCAACCTAGCGTTATTATACAATTCTTCTTTATAGGATTTTACAGGCTTGGTTATAGTTGAAGTGTTTATGTTTAATGTATAAACATCATCTTTGCTTTTACGTAATCCAAAAGGTACATCATTAAAGCTCCATGTTAACCAACCATTAAAGGTAGACATGCTCATGTTGTCTTAATTAATTTAATAATGAGTCCGGATATATCTAATTCCCACCATTGTTTTCTAAAGGTATAATCTCTAGGAAATCTATGATGATTGTTATGCCATGCTTCACCCCAACTAGGTATAGACCATAACCAATTATTTGATGATTGGTCATTAAGATTATATGAACGATATCCACCTAACCAATTTGGTTTATGTCCTACATAGTTAACGACATTACTCATAAGTCCTGTAATTAATGCAGGGGTCCAATGAAGGAATATCATTAACCAAAAACCACCAATGGCAAACAATATTATACTATATAAAGCAATTATTGCAAAGTAATAACGATGTAGGAACTGTTGGAATGTATCAGTCACTAATTTCCTCATTCTCCATTTAGTATCATTGTTTACTTCATTAACATAATCAAGTGAGAATATCTTTATACCTTTATATAAAGGGCTATGCGGGTCATCGGGTTTATCACTTTTTAAATGATGATTAATGTGAATTGCTACCCAAGCAAGTGGGCTTCCTGTGCCAGCAAAACATCCTAATATTGAAAATAATTTAGTAAATAATGGGTTTGTTTTATAGCTACGATGTGTTAATTGTCTATGATATGTGACTACTATTCCTAAACATCCATACAAAAAATAACCCAATAGAATTAATAATATTGCGTTTAATGATACTCCATATACAATAGTGGCAAGTATCGTTCCTATCAATGATAGTATCATAAAAGCTTGGGCGCCGCGGGTACTTGATGCTAGGTATTTCATTAACATATTTATCTAAAATTAGGTCGCAACACTCTTTTTTTTATGATTACGTTATCTGGTTTTATTTCTTTGCCTAATAATTTCCAATATAAATCAACTGTTGGCTTGGTATTTGCAGGAACAATGTCTAATTGAATACAATCATATCTACCCGTCGTAATATATTTGTTTTTTCTATATTGACTCTCATAAACGGATGCAATTCTTTCACTAACAGAATAGTAATATTCGTAGTATTTCTTTGATTCCGCTATGTGGAAGGCTTCTTTAATTAACAATCCTATTTCTTCTTGGTTAAAAGAAAAATATTTTGTAAACTTTGTGGTATATAATGCACTAATCACCCAGAATCTACCTCGGGTTTTGTTTTCCATTAACACGATCCCTAACCAGCTAACTATTTTGCCATCTTCTATACAGCCTAATGCATAGTAATTATCATTCTCAATAAAATATTTTGTACAGATTTCTATTAATGCTTCTTCTGACAGTGGTTTGGATCCGCCTACTCTGGGCCGTAGTTTGGCTATACCCAAACAATCAGCCAAATGAACATCACCTAATAATCTTTCTACTTTCATTTATTGCTTTTTAATAGTGAAATTATTAGTGACAGTGGGTCAAACTCAAATGATTTAACCTTAGTAGATATTCTGTCAGCGTGAGCATGGTGATTATTATGCCATGCATCCCCTAAAATAAATGGCCACAAATATATATTGTTTGTACTGTGGTCTCTAGTCTCATAGTTTCTGTGCCCGTACATATGAGCAAAGTAATTAAATGCTATTTGTGAGATACTTACTAAAAATACAGGTAATGCCCACATATAAAAAATTAAATTTACATTTATTAGTCCCAGCAATACTATATATGTTGCTATTAATAGCATGTAATACTTATCTATATTAATATGTGCAGGTGTCAATAATTCTTTCACAATAAAATAGTTAATAGGTTTGGTGTCATCATATATTGGTCTAAAACCTATAAATTTAAAAGTGGTATAGTGAGGACTATGAGGGTCTTTTTCAGTATCGCTTGTCGCATGGTGTAATCTATGAATATAAACCCAACCAATTGGACTTCCCCTACCTGCTAATACAGCAAATATAGTAAAGAACCATTTAACTACAGAATGTAATTTAAAGCTCTTATGACTATAATATCTATGTAACATCATACTTACTCCAAAAATACTATAACAATAAAAGGTAACAATAGCAGTAATAGTGTATATCCAAGATATATCCACAAAAAACATACCAAATAATATAGTCACTAAGGATAATATTTGTAGCATGAAAAGTGATTTAGGAGTAGCAGATAAATGTTTCATAATGTAATTAACCCTTTGTGTATTAAGTGTGTTTTTATTGTGTCAAAAGTTATAAAATGATTAACATGTATGTTAAGCAAATATCTAGTATGAACAGTGGAGTTGTTCCTTACATTATGGGGTAATGCAGTGTTTATTAAACAAGGAACATCAGTAGAATAAGGTATGTCATATTCTATATTATCTATTATCATTTTTCCTATATACTCTGGTCGTTGTTCAGTCAATAATTGATTTATTGCACAATTTCTTGTGTTATCTATATGGAACTTATACTCCCATTCAGGTGGGGTTTTATATACACCTACCTGCAGGTCTAAATCATAATAATCACATATCATAAGGTTTAACTCTTTTGGAACAGTTGCACGAAACAACTGATTGAATGTTGTCTTATAATTTAAAGAATTATAAATTTCTTTTAATTCACTTAGACACACTGGTGATTCATTTAATAATATCCAACCTTTATTCATATAATTTACTTGCCTAATAATAGATCACTGGTATCTATAACGTCTTCTAATTTTCTAAAGAGAGTTTTATCTAGCGGCCATCTTACAGTAAACATAACTCTATACTCGTCTGAATCATTGCGCACACTATGTAGTATTGAGTTATTCATTACATATGGACGAATGACTTCTATTTCTTCTCCTATAAGTTTTAGTTTAGCCTGATCTTTAACTAGCCAAGCAGATAGATAACCATCAGGGGAAGTAGCGTATATATTATCTTTTGGGGTATCATAATAACAGTGATATGTATTCTGTGTACCAATGATTGGAATATTAATACCAAACGGCGAGGTTGGATCAACACCGTCTATATGTGCCTCAAGTGATGTATGCGGTGGGGTAATATAATATCGAAATATTCTAATAGGAGCTTTGACTTTTGGCATAAGCCATGTCATAAATTTGGGACAATGCTCTGTCATATACGTAGCAGAGTACGAAAAAGCATGAGTACCGACCACTGCTTTATAATCTCGGTCTATTGCATTCAATAATTCAACTTGGATTTCTTCCAAATTTGGAATAGTAAATGGTATAGCTAATTCATTCATAGTTATATTTATTTATAAATAATATCTATGTATAATAAAACATACAATTCACTGAGCAAAAAAGAAAAAGATCATTTCTTTGAATATCTACAATCTATAAAAGCCACAAATACCCAAGCCTATACCAATATGTGGAATGATAATTGGATGAATGAGGTTCATACGCTTCCCTATGTACTTGAAAAAACAGACAGATTTAACGAAATTAACGGTGAATTTCACATCATATACAATGATTCAGATATTGTCGCATGTGGTGGTGTATATAGAAGTCACTTCAGCGAGTCAGTGGGTATAGGTGGTGTACGTACTTGGACTAACGACAAATATAGACACCAATCGTTGTTGCGTGATTTTTTGTTACCACTGCACAAATCTTGGTGTATAGAACATAATATAAAAATGATTGTGTTGTCTTTTAATGAGTATAATAAGAATCTAATCCAGGTGTTTAAACGTAGAAGATTTGGTGAACAAAAAGATCGGATCAACAGTAGACAACCTCATCATTTATTTTATAACGGAATGGGTGAACCAAAGTTTCCGGTTATAATTCAGCATACAAAACAATGGATAATTTATGAAAAATTAGATCCATCGTTTGACTTTGACTGGACTACCATCAAATGCAAACTCTAAAATATCATCATTTGTTAAATATATCTGTAAATCATTTTATAAAAAATATTGAGGTGATACCCAAATTACCTAAAAATACTGACATATTTGTATCTAAATGTGATACAAAATTATTTTTACATGAAGGTGTATATAGCAAACTCTCTGAATTAGATCGGTTATCTAGTCTAATGTTTTTTATGACACCCGAATCCGATAAAAAAAATATTCATGTTGATTATAAGACAAACAACTTTACTTTGCTTAATGTTTTAAAGCCACACGGCATAGAAAATAAAAATACTGAAAAGGAAAAAATAGTGCTATCTATGGGATTCAAGAATCATGCATACAGTACTATGAGAGAAATGCATTATAAAGGAGAGTTGCTAAATGGTGTTATATAAAAAATTAAACGTTGACAACTTTGAACAAATGCGAGTAGAGTTAGAATTAGCAACAACTGACAGAGTTATACAAAATACAAGATACTGGGGAGAACCTTATAAATGGTTTAAAGAAAACGCACCAACGTTCTATAACTTTGTAGAAAGTAAAAGAAAAATTTCTACTAGATTTTGTAGATTTTATCTAACTCCCCCAAATAGTAGTCTGCAGCCACACATTGATGGCACCAGTTCTTATAGATCACCGATTGGATTAAATATCCCTATATCGGGTTATGAGGGTAGTACAATGGATTGGTATATTTGCCCGAATGATAATTTTGATGATGGACATCATGGATTTGAAAATATCCCTGCTAGTAAAGTTATAGACTTTACTAAATTAGAAAAAATAGATTCAACTGTTATTGATTGTCCTACATTTGTTAGAACTGATGTTGTTCACGGGATCGATAATTACAAATATACTAATAGACTAGTACTAAGTATAAGATTTCCGTATACTAAAATATTTGGTCAAAAATTTGAAGATGTTTGGAAATTTTAATCATCATGGTTTGATTCATGATGATTAATAATTAAAGTGATATTTTGCCAACAGCATTAATGACTGATGCAATACGACCAATAGCCATCAACTCTTGTGTGGTCATGCCTTCTTTCTTGAGTGTATCATAGTGTGCTTTCACACAGAAATGACACTTACCGATAATACTTGCAGCTAGTGAGTACATTTCAAATTTCTTTTTAGATACACCACCGTGCGTAGCATAAGCATTCATCCGCAATCCTGCAGGTAGACCCTTCATACCTTCATCACCTGCCATTTCAACAAATGGATACCAGATGTTGTTTTGTGCCATCAATGATGCCGCTGTCTTGGCCGCTTCACGTTCTTTTTCTGCGGTAAACAAAGGACTGTTGTGTTCGATCTCAAATGCTAAACCTCCGTTACCGGCTGCAAGTGCTGATGCATATGCAATAGCATGTGTATCTACTGGATCTAACCCTGAACGATTGATAACTGCATCGATGTTTAGTTTAATGTCTTTGGAGTGATCTGGGATACTATCTTTTACAGATTGTACCCAATCACCATTAATGGTGATTGGTTGCATTATAGTGTTTCTCCACCAATAGCACGATTACATGGGCATAGTTCGCCAGTCTGTAATGCGTCAAGAATACGCAATGTTTCATCTGGGCTACGACCAACGTTCAAGTTATTAACTGTAACGTGCTGGATTTCATTGTTTGGATCAACGATGAATGTTGCACGAAGTGCGGCACCTGCTGGTGCATAGAATACACCTAATTGTTCAATCAAGCTCAACTCACCTCGCTGTGTGTCAGCAAACTGGTGATGTGTGATCTTCTTCAAGTCGGCGTGTGCATTTTGCCATGCTACTTTGCAGAACTCGTTGTCTGTGCTTCCTGTTAGCAATACTGCATCGCGGTCAGCAAAGTCTTGTGTCAACTTGTCGTATGCTACGATTTCTGTAGGGCAAACGAATGTAAAGTCTTTTGGATAGTAGACAATTACCTTCCACTTGCCTTCAAAACTATTTTCTGTAATAGTGTAGAAAGCATCTTCTGGTTGTCCTGGCTTAACGCCTGTAACTGCGAATTTTTCTAATTTATCTCCGACTGTTTTCATAATTTCTCCTTGTGTGTAATAGTCTCTGTAAGTATAACATACTCTATGTTATTTATTCAATGAAACGGTAAGATTAATCTTCTGTAGGTATAAGACCGTTGCTATGTTTATCTGTGATTTTTTCAGTATCTTGAAATAAACGCTTCTCTTGCGCCGTCAGTTTGTCTTTGTGAGTTTTACGTGGGTTACCACACATCATACAACCGGGTTGACCGCAATCCATAGCGTGATGTTTAGCTAGACGATGCGGTTCTTTAATTGCTTTATCTTTATTTGTTAACCCGTGTGCTTTAGCAATTTTAATTTGCTTTTTGACTGCGGTTTCGTCACGATGACGGCGTTGTGAATTTAAAAATTTTGCAAGTTCATTGGCCATGATGTTTTTCTTTATAATCGTTTACTGCGGCTTTGATGGCGTCTTCTGCGAGGATGCTACAGTGGATTTTGACTGGGGGGAGGCTGAGTTCGTCTGCGATTGTGCTGTTTTTAAGTGCTGATGCTTCATCCAATGTTTTACCCTTGACCCACTCTGTGACAAGACTTGAAGAAGCAATTGCCGACCCGCACCCATATGTTTTAAATTTGGCATCTGTTATTAATCCTGTTTCTTTATCTACTTTAATACTTAATTTAAGGACGTCTCCACATGCCGGGGCTCCTACCATTCCTATACCTACATCACTATCGTCTTTTGCAAAACTACCCACGTTGCGTGGATTTTCATAGTGGTCAATTACTGCCGCTGAATAAGACATGTGTTACTCTCCTTTACACTATTTAGTAATTATTATTACTGTCTACAACAATCCAACCTAGTTTTAATAAATCATTGCGAATTTCATCAGTGACTACACTTTCAGGAACGTATCCGTTTGGAAATGCTATGTTCAGTTTAGGATCATATCCAGTGTCGTTTCTTATCCCAGAACAATACCAATCCATATAGTCCCCTTCCTCTAGCATATTAGCAACGATGCCACCTGCAGAACGCCAACTTGCACTCCAAGTTTTACCTTGTAATATTGGCCATGCTTCGTTTTTTGTAAAGTCATTGTTACAAATTGCCGCATACATATTTTGTGCGTATACATCACTTGCTTTTGCTTTATCACATATCCACTGAGTGGAACGTAGGTCATACTCCATATTATCTACTTTCCACTCATCAGTGGCTTCTAGTTCAGTACGTTGTTCTCTCATTGATTTAAACAAATCAATCATCTGTTCAGCTTCTTCTGTGGTTTTCTCACCTTCTTCAACTTTTTTAAGCATGTTGTTAAGTTGAAAAGTTCCGCGTTCAGGACTACTATTCATCTTCTACCTCTATCCAAGTGTGGTCACCTAACCATTTAACTCTTGCGATGTATTCATATTCTTCTGGCTTACCTGTACACCAATCATTTGGGCCATTGATACTCAATCTAGTAAACTGTTTTCTATGGTCGTATAACAACCAATATATTTGTCCATTGAATAATTGAAAGTCATACTTAGCGGCATGAACCATATCAGTCAAATCAAGTCTATGCTTAATCTGCTCTGCTTGCTTTTGTAAAACAGTTACTAGTTCCATGATTCTATCATATTCCTGTTTTGCATGTAGTCGGGCAACATTAAGCATAATATCTTTATGCTTTTCTACGGGTACTAAATCAAATTTAGGCCCACTACTTTCTGTAGCGTATGGTGTTACATTGCGGTTGAAGAAATGAACTAACGATTCCGAACTAGTAGAATCATAGCTACTTCTACCATTAGCCGAGTTAAGCTTATCTTTCATTGTAATTAGCTTTTTGTTTCTTCTGCTTAGAATAAAATATGTGATTACCTATTTTCTTTACTTGCTGATAGGGCCACATGGGGTCTACATGTATGCTATGAAAAAACAACGCCGTTTTTGGAACAACATCTTTATAGCCATCATTAACCATAACTTCGTATGCTACTTGCTGTGCTTGTTTATACCTAACATTATTTTTATTAGGTTCAGTTTTACCTTCACATACCCAACTGAATTGACAAAGTTTTGAACGTTGCAGTACCCCATCATTATTTGTTTTTTCAAAATGAGTAGTTTGATAAATTACGGCACAGGGTGTTTTTGCAAATCCATGTTGTACTCTATTAAGCACGACTCTGGCTACGGCTGCTTGTCCCACTACAGATTCTCCGCCTGCCTCATAAAAAATATTTTTAGCTAGACATTTAAGTTGTTTAGGATCTACATTTTTGATTTCTTCATGTATTGCCGCAATTGCGGAAGGTTGGTTAATCTTATCAGTTGTTTCAACCAAAAATATTCCAAAGAATAGAATTGATGTGATGGTAAAGTATTTACCAAATTTTAAAAAATTTTCTTTCATTACTTTCCTTTCACTTGAGTGAACAAGTTATTAGAGATTACAAATCGTCCCAGCAATCACAATTGCATCGAATTACATCATCTATTGCTTCGTTAATTGAGTACACCGATGACAATACGTTATTAGAAAAATAAGGTGGGTTTAATTCTGGTGGAATAATAGTTCCAAAATCTCCTCCACCAAAGCTTCCCGGGAAGTCAGATTCGCCTGTATCAATTGGCGTTCCTGGTCCCGGGTTATCGGGAATGATAGGAGGGAATACAGGGAAATTAGGATCAACTGGATCAACGTCCGGCGGAGGTAATATAGGGCCACCATCGTCATCAATAACTGGTTGTATTCCGGGGTTAGTGACGATATACAAGTTAGTACCCGGATCATAATAACCGACTGGACTCGGGGCAAGTATAGCGCCGTCTGCACAGCGTACTTGCTCAAGTTTTGCAGGTATAGTACCGGGTAACAAACCGTTAGCAATCAATTGTTTATTTTCTTTTGACGTTATTGTGTCGGGTATGTTATTATCTAACGGAATGCCTATCGCTGTCAACTTGTTTTGGTTACGTGACTCACGCATCATGCCCACAAGACTTTGACCGCCACTAGTACATAAGTTTACAATTGCTTCTAATGTTTGGGCAGTCATATGCGGCTTAGTATTAAGTGCAAATTGGGGGACTGCATCTGTGAATACTATTTGTGTAGTAGGGAATCTATTTAGATTATCATCTTTTGGTACGGGTAGGGGTGCTAATCCTATACTTCTAGCCCGTTGTTCTCTGGTCAATTGTTCACCAGTTCTGTCCCATAACTTGTTAAGTAAGAACGATTCCCTAGGTCTATTATTTCTTATTGCTAATATTTCTTCGTTAGCTTGATCGATATATGACTGCACCGGACTATTCATCCAAGGCCAGCCCGGTTCTCCACCTGTTCCTGATGGTCCAAAGAACGGATCTACATAAATGTCACCAACTGTGTTTTTACCAGCAGTCGATATTGCACCAGATGGAGATACTGGAAGAGTTTCTATGGGTGGGTGCTGAATTGATATCGTTTCCCGCGGCATGTTGGCTCTTACCCAATTAGCATCTTGTGGTGGATAGAAAGGACGAGTTTGATTAGGGTATATATTACCTGCAGACCAATTAGTTTGTACAGTATGCGCCCATAAATATGAGTTGCCGTTGTTTATTTCTGCACTTACTCTACCAAAAGAGCCGCCACCCATAGAAGCAGCCAGTTCATCATTTCTACCGGTATTTGCTGTTACTGACGCTCCTACATTATTAGGTGATATAGTTACAACAGGATTAGGAGCTGTGCCCCTACCATATCCACCACCATCTTCACCCAAACTTAACAATAGTGAATAATACCAATCATATTCTTCTGGTTCACCGGGGTCTACCCATATAATAGGTGAATTAGTGGGCGCATATAAATATTCCTGCGGATTGTAGTCAGGTTCCTCAGGGTCGGGCTGGTAATCGGGGTTTGCAGTATTGGGACCTGGTGTTGGTGGAACATATGGTTTAGAAATAACATACCAATAAGGTTGAGCAATATCTATTCTTGCTTTTTCCCATGTTACTGCTAGAAACAACTGATTATATATATTATGTAATTTTTGTGTTTGTATGTTACGGATTGCGTTATATGTTTCTCTCAATGGGTATGGCAATCCAGACATACATCCAAAAAAGTCTGATGTAGTATATTGCCCTCTAGGACCGCTACCCAATGCTATCAAGTTTAGTGCCTGATCCGCTTCTGATAATATAGCAGGTATATCAGAACCGTTAATATTAAGACCTTTAGTGGTCTCTATTGTCATAGCTGCCTGTGCTAATTTTTCAACCGGTACATTTGTGATGTTTCGTATTTGACTAATTGATGCACCAAATGCTCCGGCAGCTACTGCAATATCAGGTGGCAGAATACCATCTAGATATGATCCAAAACCACCCTGAACAAGCTGAATATTAATTTCAGGTTGTGTTTCATTTGATGTGTTACTTGTTAGTTCGCCTGCCATATTTTTATTCTATTAAGATTGTTCCCAAGGTCTTATCAAATCTGTGGGTGCTGCCACACCTTGTGATTGGAAAAGATCCTCTCTGCGGTCTGCACGTTGTATTTGTTCTACCGCTTGTTTTTGTATTCTAGGATCTTCGTATGGATTTGTGATCCCTTGTGCGGCCCAAGTTTCGGATATCGGTTTACCAGTTACAGGATTTATCTCACCTGCTTGCCAAGCAATAAATGCATCAGTTTCTTTTTTGGGTATCAATGATGGATCTCTACCGATGTAAGGTGTAGGTGTAGGATCTCCTGCTACAACACTTTGACTCCCTGCGGGACCGGCAACAAAGTTTACGTTGGTTGATTGCTGTGTTGCGGCAGGGGCGGTAGCAAGTGCAACACCAAAGTTTGGTGAGGGTTGTCCTGAAGGATATACCGGTAATACTCTATCTTGCACTGTAGGTGAAGTTAGTTGAGAGTTGACTGATGCGTTTGCTACTCCTTGACCATATATAAAATAATATACTTTGCTTGATGGATAAAGTCTTGTTGAGAAGTTATTATTTATGGTTGATGTGGTTAAATCTTTTACTTGTTTATTCAACACCTCAATCGTGTTGGCAAATAATGTCACCGCATCATTATCTGTACTGACTGCTAGTTGATTGTTCAATTCAGCTACTACTGTTAAAGCATAACCTTGGAAGTTAGGATATAAGTTGTTATTAAAAGTAGAAGTAGTTGTCCTAGCAGTAGCAGTAATTATAGTAGACACCGTGTTGTCCGTGTTTCTAGTTGTTACTAAAGTATAGTATGGCACTGATAAGTCATTGCCACCATAGTATACATTTTGTGTATTGGTGACTGAAGTTATGCCTTGAGCGGCTTGACCTGTATTATATAAAGGAACAGTTAATGTCTGATACACTGCTGAACTAGTTGATGTAGCCCTAGTAGGGAACAATTTTTTAGGATTTAATAAATCAGCTAATGATTCTAATCCTTCTGTTTTGCAATTCAGTGGTATCAATACTTCTGTTAAATCTTTTCCTAAAATAATAGTAAAGGCTTTATATATTTTTATTTGTTGCGCTTTTGTTATGTTATCAGTATTACCAAGTATAGATGCTAATTCAGATTGAGTCATGCCGGCAGCTAATAGTGCTAAACTAACAGCCGGTGTTAATGCATTGTTTTCTTGTAAAGTTTCTAATAAATTAGAAGGTAATCCAAACGTGTTAATCTTCTTTAGATTAATGGCTCTTCCTGTTTTAATTAAGTCTTGTCCAAAATTGAATGTGGCTAATGAGACCCCTGTTATGTCTGCACTAATTAAGTCATTCATGTTGCTATATGTGCCTTCTAAGAATGACTTAGAATTGTCAACTGAAGTTATAGCACTATTAGTATAGTTTACAAACGAGTCTGCTTGTTGGAAGGATCCTAAGAAATCTTTATACTTAGGTTGACCTTCATTATAGTTAAACTCATCCCAGGCTTGTAACGCAATTAGTCTATTAAATCCCCATTGTGTTACTGCTTTGTTGCCACCATTGCTATACTTAGTACCGCCCCATGCAGTACCTATGCCATAAGGACCGGTTGTATCATTATTCCATGTAAACGCATATGTTCCACTATTACCTAATCCAGGTACTAGTGTTCCATATTTAATATTTCCACCAGTGACATTTCCCGGGTCGGCAACTGTCACAACTACAAATGATCCCGGCTTACTTGTACTAATCAACCATGTATCATTGTATCCCTCAACTGATGTACTTAATTGTACATATGTACCTGCAGGAAATTGGTTTATTACACTAGTGTCGTGATATACTGTAAAGTATGAGGGTGTTGATTCAATGTTTATAAAACCTATACTATTTGTTAATCCACCTACAAAAATTATATTATTATATACGTCTCCGTTAACTTGCCCACGTAGACAAGCATCATTGATTGACCAAGTAATTAAACGTAGTACGGTGTTTTGTACGATTGATCCAAAAGAAAAATTAGAATAAGATTTGCTACTACCGGCAAAGTCTGTTACGATTGGATTGATGCCTAGTCCATTGTTTTGCAACAATGAACTCATGACGTTTACGCCCAGTGGGCTTTGCTTTCCTGTATCGCTCATGGTTGTAGTTGCTCATTAATAATTTGTATAACATTAGATACCATATCCAATGATAAAGTTTCTGTAAACCCGTCCGGGCATTGTTCTTTGGTTGCGTAACCTTCTTTAGTAAGAGTTTTTATTAAATTCTCTACTAATTTTGCTTCTTTACCAGTAGCATAACATTTTGTTATTATTAATTCATACTTCCCGTTAGTCAATAAATGCCTGTACAATCTAGATTTTAAATTATTAGTTATACCAAATTTAATAAAATTTTCAAATTTTAATACATATACCCAGCCCGGTAGTGTTTCTTTGTATCCATACTTAGCACACTTTGGACAGCCACTAATTCGCATTACACTGTCCGGGGTAGAACTCCAACGATGACCGTAATCACATTCAAATTGAGTTTTTGTATCCTGATTTATATAATCTCCAATCATATAAATATTACGAAAATTTATTCTATTATTTACAATTTCTTTTGTTAATTTAGAGTAAAGATGATGCCCTCCGTTTAGCTGAGAGTTACATGTGGGGCAACCTCTGAGTATGACATTATTAACTCTAGCTGTCCAAGAATGTCCATTAATACATTTCATTAAACTCTTTTTATGCGTGCCATGGTACTCGCCGATAATATGAATATCTTTATCGTTTAATTTCTTATCAATGATATCTCTACTAATTCTAATCATGGGACAAACACATCAGGACTACCTTGAACAATAGAATGTCCACATGTATTACCCGACCCTACTCTAAGTACCGGTACTCCCTCGCAGAATACAGTAGGACTACCACTGGTAGTTGAGGCAGCTTTGTGAGGAGGATGCGATTTTCTACCCCATGGCCCATGGGGTGTTAATTTACTAACATGCAGTCCTACTGGAATGCCGTTAGCGAAAACGGTTGAGGCGCCACGTATTATCTTGCCGCCTTCTTGATTCTCGTCACCTTTCCTACTAAGCTTTGCCATTTTATCCCAATACGATTTTTTTATCTGGTACTTTAATACCAGTTGTTGCTTCTAAATACTTCATTCTAACACTATCGTCAGTTTCAGCATAAATTGCAATACTAGTAGTATTTAGCTTAAATTCACCCTTAGGATTTGCAGTAAAGATACTAGGAATCATTTGCATTCCCTGCTGTGTAGGTGCAATAGAGACAGGTTCTTCAATAACAATGAAGTTTCCGCCTGCTTGTACGACTTTGGCTATTAATTCCTCGCCCGAGTTAAGCTTAAATGTGAATACTTTGTTTGGTTCTAGTGCTATTTGCATTAATTACTTTCTGTTAATTTTTGTTTAAGTTCAGTGAATCCACCGATTAGTACACCATCTAAAATGATTTGCGGTACTGTTCTTGCTGTTGGGATTGCTTCGAGCAATTCTTCTCTGGTATAACCATCTCCGATCTTGCGTTCTTCGAATTTAATACCTTTTTGTGTTAATAGTGCCTTTGCTTGGTCGCAATAGGGACAATGATACTTACTCCATACGATTGCTGTCATTTTATTTCCTTTTAAATATTTGGTAATTCTTCGTAATCCAATGATTCGGACATAATTCCTATTACATAGTTAGTACTCTCTGTTTCTTGAAGGGCAGACTGCTTCTTACTAGTGTCAGAGTGCTTGTTAAACCACGGGATAGGTGTAGCTTTTGGTGATGGATTGTTATATCTAATCCCAATCTGTTTCAACGCATCGTGCGCTGTGTAGTCCACAAAGTCTTTCAATACTGTTGCGTTCAAGCCAATTACAGGACCCATCTTAAACAGATAGTCTGCCCACTTTTTTTCTTCACGAATAACATCCAGATAAAGTTGATATACTTCTGCTTCGCATTCAATTTTAGCCTGTGCAAAGCGAGTATCTTCTTTGATTACTTGATTAATCAAATAAGCTGTCCAACCTTTATGTAACAATTCGTCTTGTAAAATCAAGCTGATGATATTGCCGTTGCCAATAAATATTTTGTTTTCAACCATTGCTAGACTTGTAGCAAATGATACCATAAAGCGGAATGCTTCTAATGCGTAACTGGCATTGAGTGCCATCCAAATTGCCCTTACGTGATCTCTTTCACTAACATGCCCTACTTCATCATTGCTTATTTCTTTGATACAATTTAGTTTATGCAAGTCATCGTAATACTTGCCTACACTAGACGCCATGCTGATAATTTCTTGCGTGTCGTGGATTGTGTTGAATACTTCCTTAGGTACGTTGTAGATGTTACGAATGATGTGGCTGTAGCTACGACTATGAATATTAGTTTCAAAGAAACTCCAGTTATAAATCAATGCTTCTAGTTCAGGCAATGATACAACAGGAGAAAACACTTGGCTAGGTCCACGACCTTGCAAGCTGTCTAATGCTGTTTGACGTAATAGGTTGCTAGTAAAGATATGTCTAACAGCATCGCTAGCTTCTTTGAAATCGTTGGCATCTTTAGTTAGACTAACTTCTTCTGGTACCCAGAAGAAACCACGTGCGGTAGTTTCAAAGTCTGCAATCTTTTTATATTTTACCTCTTCAAATCTTTGAATGGTTACGGGACCTTCCGGGTCCAAAAACATTTTTCTATTCAAATAATCTGTCTTTGTGTTTAAGTTATATTGTTGTTTTGACATTGTTTTTCCTTAAAGCTTACATGCTTGGCAATCTTCTTCATCTATATCGTTAAGTCCACTTGGTAACTCTAATACAGTTTCATCTTGACTCTTGCTACCTGCTTTGTTAATTAAGCTATAGTAGAACGTCTTTAGGCCCCAGTAGTGTGCTTGCATTAAGTTTTTAGCAATCAATGTAGTTGGGACTTTACGATCCGCAAAATGTGCAGGATTATAAAATGTGTTAGTTGAGATACTTTGGTCAACATAAGCTGCAATAACTGCCGCAGTCTTTAAGTAACCGTCACAATCTTTTTGTTCCCACATCATTTGATATTTGTTCTTCAACTTGTGATATTCGGGAACAACTTGTACAAATGAGCCTGCTTTACTTTCTTTAACTGAAATTAAACTCATTGGCATTTCAATACCATTTGTACTATTAATAACTACACTACTTGATTCTACAGGAGCAACTGCCATTTGTGTAGCGTTACGGACACCATAACTGCGCATCATGGCACGTAGTCCTTCCCAGTTTAGTTCTGGTTCAAAGTTAGCCAATTCATTAACACCCTTAGCACGTAATTCCCAAGGAAATACTCCTTGTCCATAGCGTGTCTTATCACTGTGTTCACAACGACCACGTTCTTGTGCTAGTTCAACGCTGGCTTCAGTTAGATAATACGATTGATACTCCATCCAAGTTTTAACTTCTTGCAATGCATCTTTCTCACCGTACTTTAAACTACGCTTGGCATGCCAGTAAGCTAGGTTGGTGATGCCAATACCTAGAGGACGAATTTCATCATTGCTTAACTTGCTTTGAATACTCAAAAAGTCCTGGTAATCAAGTATATTGTTAAGACTGCGGTGCAGAATACGGCAAGCCCTACGCATGTCTTCTGGGTTCCGGAACGCTCCCCAGTTGATAGATCCCAGTGTACATAACGCTATGCGTCCATCCTCGTCGTCTAATCTCTTAAATGAACGGGTGGGTAGTAGGATCTCGCAACACAAATTACTCTGGTAAATGGTGTGATACTCAGGATCAAATGGACCTTGATTCATCACATTGTCAATGAACACTAGATAGATGCGACCAGTGTCTGTACGTTCTTTTAAGATTCCGCTCTTGAATACTTCTTCGGCGCTCATGGACTTCTTACGCAAGCCCTTTTGTTTTTCATATTTTACATATAGTTCTTCAAACTTTTCAGTATTTGAATAGAACGATTCATATAAGTCAGGTACTTCGTTGGGATCAAAGAACGTTATGTTTTCTTTGTTTTTGAATCGTCTCCAGAAGAAAGCACTAAGCACAACCCCATAATCCATATGACGGACTCGGGTTTCTTCTGTTCCTTGATTGTTCTTGAGCACAATAAGATCATCAAACTGATGATGCCAAATAGGATAAAAAACTGTAGCACTTGCATTACGAATACCTCCTTGACTGCAACTTCTTAGGTCACCGAACCACTTCTTCAAGAACGGTATCATACCAGTGTGCATAATTTCGCCACCACGAATAGGACTACCTAGTGGGCGCAATCTGCCAATCTCTAACCCAATGCCAGCACGTTTGCTAGCATACTTTGCCATCATTTCACCGCTAGCAAATATTGAGTCCAAATCATCATCACTACGAATGAGAACGCATGAACTAAACTGCTTGGTTGGAGTACCGAGACCAGCAAGCACAGGGGTGGCAAGAGTAAAGAGACCGTCTGACGCCGCATTATAGTATTCTTTAATATAACGCATACGTGCCGCATTTGGTTCTTCTTTGTGAAAGACAGTTGCCGCGGCAACCATGTAGCGAATTTGAGGAGTTTCATAAATTTCTTTTGTTGAACGATTCTTTACTAGATACTTTTCAATCAGTTGTTCAATGGCGGCATAACTATATTGCTCGTCTTTAGAATGATCCAGCATGTCATTCATCTTGTTCCAGTCTTCTTCAGTGTACCATTCTAATAGTTCGCTAGTGTATAATCCTACTTCTACGTTCTTTTTTACAATATCATAAAGGTGTGGAACTTCATATGAGCCGTATACATCTTTACGCAACATTGATACACGTTGCTTACCTGCTACATATTGATAGTTAGTGTGACCTACGTCACTGTTATTTTCCACATCTATAAGGTCTACTATGGCTCGCAATGTAATTTCATCAATTTGTTTAGTTGTAATACCATCGTAAAAATGCAATTGCGATTTAATCTCAATCATCGATGGACTAACATCCGCTATTCCCGTACAAATTTTTGCCACTTGTGTTTGCCATTTTTCTAAATCTAATGGCTCTTTCTTACCGCTTCTTTTGGTAACATTAATAATCATTCTTCACCTGTTATAGTTTTGTTTTTATGTCTGTAATATCTATCTTCTGGACTACTTTAAAATCTTGTAGATTATTACTTAGTACCGAATTGGGCCAGTAATTCAACACATATTTTGCGTTGTCAACCATGACTATAGCTACTTCTTCGCTATTATCGTCTATTGCTATACAAAAGTCAATATCATCTATGCCCGATAGTAATAGTGTATATATCATACCCAAACCGCGGGTGATGTGACAATATTGATTGTCTACTAACATTTCCCATGGATTAGGCCAAGATTGCTTATCGTGTGGATGTAGATAATGGGATACTAAAGGTGCTCGTTGCCACCATTTGTCTATCTCTACACATTTGGTAGCAACGTCCGCGTTCTCTATTGATTTTCTTAAATCATGCCAGCTTAATAATCTAGCATTGTAGTTGAGTTGAAATACATTAATCACAATGTACTTATCATCTGTCGTATTCTCCGTATAGTTTACCATTTGCGTAGCCCGTAAAGGACAGGTGCAAAGGATCGTGGAGATCAGCTTCTAGCAGTTCTCCAGTTAAAATTTTACTCTGCCGTTAATGACCAAGCAGCAGACGGGCGCACCGGCCAATCAGCAACAATGGTAGGTGGATTGATGGCAATGGCACGTAAAGCCAATCGGTATGCATCAAAGTCGCTACCGTTAGTCAAGTGCGGAGTCAAGTTTGGGTTGCGAACACTGGCAAGATCAGACCAATCGGTATCAAGCAACTCGGTTTTGGCGCGTGTTGCGTTGTCGGCTCTTTGCGCAACATTTCGCTCGGCAATTTCTTGTTCCGTCATATCCACAACATTCCAACTCTGAACCCATAAACCATCTTGCTGTATTGGTTGACCGGGAACAACCTTCTGATTGAGTCCGAGTTGAGGTGGTGTAGTTGCACCAACCATTACATACCCATCAGGTAGAGCATTAGGTGTCAAAGGTGACGGGAAGCTGGTGTTGGGGAACAGCGGTACGAGGCTTGGAATGGGCCACTGTACAACTTTATTATTTTCAATTTTTGCAAACATATTATTTTTTCCTTTTACGGTGATGTGGCTGCTCGGCCATCGTTTCCTACTACACAGAACGTAGACCCCGTCCACGCTATTGCTCGGGCATTACTGGACCCAAACGTAGTTGCGTTAAGCCCTGGTTGATAGGTCCATGTGACCCCATCAGGTGATGTAGCCACTCGTCCACTATCGCCAACAGCGCAAAAAACTGTCCCTGTCCACGTTATAGCGCGGACACTAAAAAAGCTCCAAGCGGTAGAACTTAATCCGGACTGCGCCGTCCATGTAATACCGTCAGGAGAAGTAGCAATAGTAGCGGTGTCGCCGCCTGCACAAAACTGCGTACCATTCCATGCAATGGCTCGAACGACTGCTGCGTTGGGTGTTGCTCGGTATGTCCATGTAACTCCGTCAGGAGAAGTTGCAATTCTTCCATTTCCACCACCAACACAAAACAATGTTCCCGTCCAAACAATAGCGTTGACGTTGCCTATCCCGGGAGAGATAGCTCCTAGCCCAGACCTGTATGTCCATGTAACTCCGTCAGGAGAAGTTGCACAACGGTTGCCGTTTCCAACAACACAAAACTGCGTACCAGTCCATACAATAGCGTTGGCGGGCGCACCTACTCCCCATGTTCCGTTTCTAAGGCTTGTTTGGTATGTCCATGTGATACCGTCAGGAGAAGTTGCAACTTGACCCAAACCACCTGCAACGCAAAACTGAGCACCTGTCCATGCAATACAAAGAACTTGATCTGTATAACCGCTACTTAACAGTCCTGCTTGATATGTCCACGTAACACCATCTGGTGAAGTGGCGCAAGGGGCTTGGAGACTAATAAGAGCACCATTTCCAGCAGCGCAAAATTGAGAACCCGTCCAAGCAATGGCTTGAGCAATACTAGTACTAAAAGTAGTTGCGCTTAAACCTGCTTGGTAAGTCCATGTCTCTCCGGCCGGAACTGTAGAACTAGTTGTATTACTACTAAACATATTTACACCGTGTAGTTTTGGCCAGCATTACTGCCATACCAGTTAGTTCCGTCAGCGGTAAACACGAATTTATCTTGTCTACTTGCTGTTGATGTTATTGTAGGTGCAGTACCACTGGGCCACTTAACAGCGGAAGGCCATGTCACAGTGCGGCCGCCGGTGCCGTCTTGCCTGAGCAGCAATGTAAAACTCTCACCAGCTGTAGCAGTCGGGAAGGTGAACGTGCAATTATTTGTCAGAGTCAATATTTGAATTGTGCCTGTTGCTGTGTCGATAGTGTAAGAAGTGCCTGTGTTGGCAGTAACCACGCCTTCTTTGTAATTGCCAGCAAGGTCGAATTTTGCTACAGGAGAATTTGTTCCAACCCCCACATTACCAGTCACAGCCAATGATGCAAGTGTACCAACACTAGTAATGTTAGGCTGTGCCGCAGTTGTTAAATTACCTGCAACAGTAGTAAATACGCCTGCAGCGGCACCAATGTTACCAACGTTAGCATTGCCAGTTACACTTAGCCCGTCGACGGCTGATAGATTACCTGATGCTATATTACCTGTTACTGCTAAACTACTTAATGTACCAATACTTGTAATGTTAGGTTGTGCTGCTGTAGTTACTGTACCTGCAGTTGTTGCTGCACCACTTAATGTTGCTGTAATAATGTTTGCACTAAAGCTTCCATTATTATCACGTATAACAACCGTGTTTGCTGTTGCTGCTGTCGCTGTGTTATAACCATCAAGTAAATCAGCGTTTAAATTTGCTACTTTTGTTGTTGAAATAACTACTATTGGAGCCGTGCCGTTAGCGACATTTGATTCAAATGTTGAAGCAATTACTTTGCCAACAGTATCAAAATTACCAGCACTTGCATTACCTGTTATTGCTAATGAAGTAAGTGTACCAACACTAGTAATATTTGGCTGTGCATTAGTAATTAGTGACCCATTTAAAGTTGTTGCTACAATACCAGTAGCACCCAAATTACCTACATTAGCATTTCCAGTAGTATTCAATGTACCGGTGATATTTGCTCCGGAAGATGTTACTACCAATACATTAGCTACACCTGCTACACTTGTTGTTACATTACCACTTACGCCAATAATATCAACATTACTTGTTCCGTTTGCAATACTAGAAACTGCAATATCTCCAGCAATCAATGTTCCAGTGACTGTTAGGTTTGAAACTGTCATTAAATCTGTTGTTTTATTAAACGTTAACGATGAATCTCCACCCAAAGCTCCGGCGTCATTGTATAATATTTGAGTATTACCACCTGAAGATATACTAACAAATGATGATGTACTACCGGCTGCATCTTTCACTGCGACTTGGTTATTGGCTGTGAGAAATAAAGTACCCTTACCAGCTGCCGGTGTTGGTACGTTACCTGATGTTTCTTGTTTTAAAATTAATGACATTTATTACCCCTAATACATGTATTTATCTTTTTTGGATCCACACACGTGATTAAAATTATATGTATATTTATCTTTTAAGTTTTGGGGAAAACGTCAAGTAATTTTAACTTGTTCTATCCCAACTTAATGTATCTTCATTCCACACATATATTTCACCATCAGTTGGCATACTGACTGGTGCGTCCCAGTGACATGTACCTTCATTTAATATCCACGAATTGTATGGTTTAGGGGGTATGAATGCTTGTCTTGCTCTGTCGAAAGTATAACCTATTCCGGCAAAGTTTTTTCTAAAACTAGCATTATAACTTGTTTGTACCCAAAAACCACCTAACAGTGATTCGCAAAATCGAATACCTTTACTTTCACTTTCTTGTCCATTTTCGTCAAGTAATTCAGTGTTATTAACTACTATAACTTGTTGAACTATATTGTTACTGTCTATTTGTGCAAAATGTGCCATAGTTTTCTTTCATGTTCTATTACAATATTATGCTTTTTGCAAGCTTGTTTTTGCCATGAATATTTATATATTTTTTACTATAGCCAACAGTTCTTCACTGTTCTGTGCCGCGTCTATTGTAGTTTGAATTGTCGTGTACTTGTCACGTATTGACTGACGTTGTGCTTCTACTGCTTGAGTATCAGTGCCTGGAATTTGTTTCATAATCACTTCATCAAGTGGTTTGAATTCTTCACTACGTTTTTGTCTACGAATATCGTGACTAATTGTTTTTGCTTTGTTTAAGTTGATTGTTATCATGTTATTTCCTTATTGACCAAATGGTTCGGCTATTTGCATATAGGTATCTAAACCCCCAGTGTTATATGTCCTTACTAAGGTGGAAAACACAAACAGTTCGAGATAATCAGTAGTTCCATTACAATACGCATAGGCTTGTCCACCGATAGCTAATACTCCCCCGTTTGTATCAGAACCAACGGCGCGTATCAATGAGCCGTTTTTTGCTACAGCAAGTGCTGCCGGACCAGTAGCAGTAGTTCTAATACGTCCGCCGAAATTAAAAAACCCAGGCATCGTTGGCCTAAATCTTTTATTAGTATTATCCCACCAACCTGCAGTGTCTCCATCGGCAGTATCTATTGGAACTTTTTGCCACCCAGCAGTAGTAGTGTTAGCTGTCCCTACTAAAATAACAGTGCTACAAAATATCCCGCGTACTGGATTACTACTCACTGTCAATGAATCAGATGCTAATGCAGGACTAGTTATCCCAGTTGATCCATTTAAAGTAATTGGCATATGTTTATTCCTTAAAGGGTGCGTCTGTGAAATCTGCTTGCCATGCATCTCGAAAGGTTCTGTCAGTGGGTATATCACTAACATCTATCACTAGGTAAGGTTTACCACTAGGTACCGCACGTAATGCTTCTATTTGTTCTATACCGGGTGCTGGTACCACAACGGCTACGCCGTCTGTGTCATTGGGGTAAATTATTCTATATGTTGTCATTTTATTTTCTTCAAATAAATACTGCTGCATTCATGCTTTCATAATCCGCGTAGCCATTATTACCAGCAGTAGAATAGGTAGAATTTAACTCTACGTGGGTGGTAGTTTTATTACTTGCACGTTCCCAAAAACTAAGTGCGGCTGTATCATCTGCTAATCTACCACTAGTTCCTAAGGTCATATATAAATTAGATGATAGTGCATTTGTAAAATTTAGCTGGTATCGTCCGGCGCCAAAATCAGTTATAGTAGACACATTAAATGCTGCACGAATGGCAACTGTACCGGTTCCGTTGAAGTTTACCCATGCTCTACAAAAGGTACCGATTTGAATACCGCTCGTATTCTGAATAGTTGGTGGATTACCGGTATCGGATCTAATTACTGATGTATTAAAAATATTACCTGAATCAGGAAGAGTTATTCCAGTTGACCCATTTAAAGTAATTGGCATATAGTTATTCCTTTATTGGTGCGTCTGTGAAATCTGCTTGCCACGCATTACGAAATGTTCTGTCTGCTGGTATATCACTAACATCTATCACTAGGTAAGGTTTACCAGTAGGTACTGCACGTAATGCTTCTGTTTGTTCTATACCGGGTGCTGGTACTATAACGGCAATACCGTCATCATCATTTGGATAAATTATTCTATAGTCGGTCATTTTTGTTTCTCATCTAAATACAGTTGCACCAATATACGGCACCTCAAATACTCCACCACCAGAATCAACTACCGAAAACGAAACTTGACTGGCAGTTCTGCTAGTAACAACTATTACCTCAAATGATCCAGCACCACGATATTGAACTATTGCAGGTGCTGCATAGTTTGCGTCAGGCATTGCATTTGTAAAATTTACGGCTATACTACCAACTCCGACGTCGGTGACACTGCTTACATTAAATGCAGCTAAGATTGTACTACTACCGTTACAAGCGACCCATGCTCTGCACAGTGTACCAATTTGCGTACCTGCACTGTCTTGAAATAAAGGAGCTGTGTTGGCTGCAGTACCACGTAATGCGCTAGGTTGTATTGATGTAAGAGCATTGTTAGAGTCACGCACTGCTAACACACCAGCTGGTGTGTTTGTTTGTATTGTGTTTACTTGTAGTGTGCTCATATTATGCCCATGTTCCTACACTTGTGTTGCTACCGGCTTCACCAATTGGATATATTGAAAAATATGAGTTAGGTTGAATTGTATATATAGGACCAGTGGCACTAATAGTAATTTGCGGGATAAAAGTGCCTGTTCCTGATACAGTAACTATCCCATTTATTTGTATAGTTTGATAATTTGTCGCAGAAGCAGATGGTCCTATCAAAGTAGTATTAGAAGTAGTAGCAATAAACCCTGTATATGCAGGGGACGCTACTGTTGAAAACCCACTAGTATCAAAATATCTAATAACACTATATCCAATACTCGACACAGTTGATGTACCTCCAAACCCAATACCATATGTATGTGAAGTTGTTGTCGTTGTTTTTATCATTGCATAGTATGCTTGGAATGCATACACTATATTACTTGACAACGTTACACCTACTCCTAGAATTGATTGTGCTGAAGTTGAGCTGGCCATCGCTAATGTACTATTCAATCTATAATACTGCATACTAGGAACTAAGCCACGCTGTGTACCCAATGGTGTAAAATATAATTCTCCACCGTCGTACTCAAGCGTACCTATCTCCGGTGTAATCAATGTGCTGGGCTGTAATACTAATTTCGACATTTCATTCCTTTATACAATAACCCAGCGTGAGCCAGTAGCTACAGTAACAGATATACCATTTGCAATTGTTATCGGGCCTGTACTGATTCCATTAGTACCGCTACTAATAGTAGCATTAGCAGATATAGTGTTTGCATTGACATAAATTGGCGGGTTGGTACCGGGAAATGAACTTCCTGTTCCTCCGCCTGACGCTTTAATTATTGTTAATGGCATATATTATCCTCTGTTATATTTAGTATTTAGCTTAGAAAGTTATGCTACCAGAGCTGTTGAATTGGTAAATTCTAAATCCACCTGCAACTGTTACAGTTGGACTACCTGTAGTAGATACTGCCTCACCGAATGAGTCAGAATAACGAATTATAACGACACCTGATCCGCCACTTCCTCCTGTACCGGAGACTCCGCCTCCGCCACCGCCTCCGCCACCTGTATTAGTTCCGCCGGCGGTGCCCACTCCTGTTGTACCACCGGCGCCACCTCCGCCGGTGCCCCCCAGTCCACGAGAAGCACCATTTTGTGACTGGCCGCCACCGCCACCGCCGGCGTAAGTAACAGATGCACCTGTGATTGCACTTGCAGTGCCGACGCCGCCTGCACCAGAAACAGAACCGGTGGCTGATTGCCCAACACCTCCTGCACCGCCGCCGCCACCTGCACCATAGACTCCACTGTTGAGATTATTTCCACCGTTATTACCTTGACTAGGGGTAGTAGATGGTGTATTTCCGGCTGCACCAGAAATACTACTAACAATGTCTCCGTAACCGCCACCGCCACTTCCACCGACGGAGGGGTTTATTGTAGTAGGTCTACTGCCGCCAGCGCCACCACCTGTAGAAGTTATAGTTGAAAAAATACTGTTAGCACCATTAGTTGCTGCTGTTCCACCTGCTCCTACTGTTACAGTGTAAGCTATCCCGGAAGTTACAGATAATCCTGTTCCAGAACGAAGGCCACCAGCGCCACCGCCGCCACCAGCGCCTCCAGCGCCACCGCCGCCGCCACCGGCAACTACTAGATATTCTACTGATGATGGTGGCATAACTAAAACAACTGATAACGAAAATGTTCTAGGTGCATCTTGTAATTCACTATCATATGCTTCTATAGTGAAGCTGTATGTAGTATTGGAAACTACATTTACTGTACCACTTAATAATCCACTAGTACTGAGTGTTAATCCGGTTGGTAATGTACTACCACTTTGTAATTGATATCCAGCAGCACCGGTCGCATTCAGTTGTAATGATATTGCTACTCCCGTTTGATATGGACCCAAGCTACTTGATGTAACCCATGTAATATTGATTGGACTAAAAGTTATCCCAATTGGTTTTATGCAATATGTGCCATCTGTATTAACAACAGTTACATCATATGATCCTGCTATTGTTGCAGGTACTTGTACATTTAACACAGTTGAATTTACTAGTGAAATACTTGTTGCTAGTGTAGTTCCAATATATACCTGTACGCCAGTATTAAAATTAGTACCAGTAATTTTTATAAATCCACCGCTGGTACTTACAGCAGTATCATCTAATACTGTGTAACTTGAATTTGTAACTTGTATATTAGATATAGTGGGACTAAAAATACCACTATTTGGTTGAAAATTGTTAAAGTCAATCTGTGTTACAGCCATATGTTAATTAGTTAAGAATGGTATTGTTGGTGGCGTAAAGTTGGCTGTGTAACGGGCAACGCCTTGAGTGATACGTAAATCGTTGATGTTACCAGTCATTGGAAATGCTGAAGTAACTACACCACTACCTATTTCTAGTGCGTAGTTGCCGGGAGTATAGCTAGTAGCGTTGACTGCGGAGCCTCGATTAACACCATCAATGTAGATAGTCACTGTTCCACTATTTCTAACCACTGCAATATGCGACCAAGTATTGTTGGCAAGTGTTGAGCCTGTTGTCAGTACCACAGATGTCAAATTACTATACCACCTTAGCTGATTATTACCATCATTTTTATAAAGTCTCCAGCCGCCTGCAATACCATAAGCTCTACTTATAATACTTTGCCAAGTACTATTTACGTTGGTAAAATTAATCCACATTTCAATGGTAAAATTACTAGGAAAATCAAATGCTGGACTGCTAGGAGAAAGTAAGTAGTCTCCAGTACCGTCAAAAAACATACTGGTGTTGCCATATTTGGCAGTGTTAGTTACCAAACGACTATCGCCCACAGTTTCCAAATTGTTCTGTGCGCTAGCATCGTAAATGCCTGCACCTGTACCATTTAATAATAATACTGAGTTTTGAACTGCGGTTAGTGGTTGATTACTTGGTACGAAGTTTGAGGTGTATAGTGCCGTCCCCTTCACCATACGTAAATTAGAAATGTAGCCATTAAAATAATCTACAAGAAGAGGCCATGCCCCTATAAACAAAAGACTAGAATTGTCAGCAATATTAGGAAATGTGAACGTAGCACCTGCTTGCTGTCCATTTAAAAATATATATCCAGTAGTACCAGATTTTACAACTGCAACATGAACCCATTGATTTAACGGCGAATTTTGGTTTCTAGTAAACGAAACTTCACCAGAACCGTTGTTGTATAAAAAAGTCCATCCATTTGTTGTGTTCCAATTTACAGACCAATAAACAGTAGAACTTGATCGTTGGCTAACTATTTGATTAAATGCACCCGGAAAAGAGATTGCATAAGCCCAAAATTCTATAGTATAATTGGAATCAATAGTCCATGCTGCATTATCTGCTAGTGTTAGATAATCCCCAGTGCCATCAAAATACATACTGCCACCAAATACGCTTGGCGAGTAACTTTGCAGTATTGAATATGTTACAGTAAAGGGATTGAAGAATGATGGCTGACTATTACCAGCAGCCGTGATTGTTAACTGGTTAGTGCTGTTATCTATAAATGTTGGGCTTTGGCAAGTCAACACTGTAGTACCAGAAATTGCAGTTAGCGGTGTGGTTGGTACTATGTATGTTGTACCAGAATAAACAACTGTATTAGTGACTCTAAAATTTGAGATATATCCAGTGTATGGAGTTGTACCATCACTTCTAGCGCCAATAATTGGGTTACCAGTATATAGTGATGTTGATACACCAGCTGTTATACTATCTCTTACCCCGTTCACATATAATGATAAATTATTTGATCCATCACGAACCCATGCTATATGATACCAAGTGTTTGCTGAGTATGTAGACGCAGATGCGTAACTTGTTGCTGCGATGCTAAAACTAAATTTATTGGCTGCATCGTTCCACAACATACTCCATCTACCTGCCGCAGGACTAGGATTACCAAGATATTGTCCGTATATACTTTGTGCAGCCGCAGTACCGGTAACATAGACCCAACACTCAACTGTAAACGTTCCAGTAGCAGCAACTGGCGCAGATGAAAGCGTTAAGAAATCCCCGGTACCATCAAAGTAAGCACTATAGTATGGCGTAGGTAATGTTGTGCCTGCAAACGGTCCAAACTTTTGTACACTAGTATTACCGACTACTGTAATTGCTAATCTATTAGCACTGTCATCAACAATAGTACTATCACGGCATGTTAATAAGCTTGTATTAGCAATTGGCAATAATGGTGTAGTACTAGGTGTGAAGGCTGATGTATAAACAGCGGCGCGTGTGTATCTGAAATTAGAAATGTATCCTGTAAAATACTGAAGTGCCCCGGCTGATCTGATAAATCCTATATTAAGAGTTGTTCCAGACGCCGGCGTATTGGTGATTGATCCTGAGGCTACTTCGACCCCGTTAACATAAATTTTAATAGTTGAATTGTTAGACACCACTGCAATATGATACCATGTGTTGAGCGCAATAACACCGTTGGCAGATGATACCGCATAGTTAGTCGGACTAGTCGATTCAGAATAAAAATAAATTTCGCCCGATGGACCTCTAGATATCATTACTCGATTGGCATTACTTCCTGTGTTGCCGTTATACACATACCCAGCACCTTCCACGCCACCGGCAGCAGTTTGGTATACCCAGAATTCTACAGTCCAAATTCCTGTGAGAGCAGGAGCAGTAACTGTCAAATTATCCCCGTTACCATCAAAATAATTACTCCAATTCTCAGCATAAGGACTAAATGTTCCTTGTGTAGTGTTGCCGTTGCGAGTGACTAAGAAATTGTTGGTACTTGAATCCAAAAACATATTATTGTTATTGGGTTGGTTTGTTTGGCAGGTTAATAAACTGGTATTGGTCACTGATGTGAGTGGTTGTGTAGGTGGTGTAAAGTTTGCAGTGTAAAGTGCCGTTCCCTTGACAAATCTAGCATTACTGATATAACCATTGAAGTAAGTATCAACTGTTGTATTGTATAATCCAACTAATATAGAGCCAGCAGAATCAGCAAACGCACCACTTAATGAAAAAGTCGTTGCATCTTGTATACCGTTGATAAAATACCTAAATGTTGTTCCGCTTCGGGTCCAAACTACGTGATTCCAAGTATTATACACTATTCTAGATGTTGATAGTGTACCATTTGTCTCACCACTTATATTATAGGCAATACTAAGTTGTCCTGTATTTTCTATTCTAAAAATGAACGATGTTGTGGCGGAACTTGGCCATTGACCTATAACTGTTACAGTCTTTGAAGAAAATTGATAAACCCAGGCCTCAACTGTGAAGTCACCTGTAATTTGAAACGCAGAATTGTCGGCTATACTTAGATAATCCCCGGTACCATCAAAGTATGTGCTGCCAGTTCCAGTAATTGTTTGACTTGTAAAGGTTTGCGTAAACGGAGTTACAGCAACAGGTTGTGCTTGTCCAACTGAAGTAATAGCAAAGTTATTTGTTGAGTTATCAATTAATGTAGAATTTTGACAAGTCAACAAACTTGTTCCACTAATAGCAGTAAGTGGTTGTGTAGGCGGTGTAAAGTTACTAGTATAAACTGCGGTGCCATTTACTATACGGAAGTTAGAAATATATCCAGGAAAATATCCTGCACCCGACGGTGTTCCTGCATCAGCACCTATATATATTGGAGCAACAGGTGACATTAACGCCCCCGTTGCTGTTCCCGTAGATCCACCTGCAACACCGTTGATATAATAAGACACCGTAGTACCACTTCTTACTAGTGCAATATGTGTCCAAGTATTTACAGTCAATGACGGACTCGATAAATTCACAGCCCAAGAACTGCCGGATGTTGATACAAGAAATTGTAATGTTGCCCCATTAAACTCCATTAATATAGGGGCGTAGTTAGCTTCTGATGCTCGTTGACCAAACAAACCCTTAACTCCAGAAAGTGCAGTCGGGTATATCCACATCTCAATGGTAAAGTTTGCACTTATATTGAAGGCGGCGTTATTGGGAATAGTTAAAAAGTCGCCGGTACCATCAAAATAACCACTGTAAAGATTAGGTACGCCTATACTACTTGGAATAACAAACGGATCAAAACCGTCAATTCTAACATCACCGTTGCGTGTGATAGCAAAATTGTTAGTACTGTTGTCTATAAATCTGTTTGATTGACAGGTTAACAAGCTGGTTCCGGTGATGTTTGTGAGTGGAATTGTACTTGGTGTGAAGTTAGAAGTATAAACTGCGGTTCCCTTTACAAATCTAAAATTACTCATGTACCCGTCAACGGCCTGCACTCCATTAGCAGCACCGGCCATCAATGACAGATTACCACTGGTTCCAATTGCACCAGTTGCTACACTAGCTGTAGTTCCTGCAACCCCATTCCGATAAAAAGTCATAGTATTTCCGGACCTGACCAATGCTATATGTTGCCATTGATTTAGTAAAACAGTAAATCCAGTACTGGCCCCACTTACCTGCCAACTATTTGCTGCTGAGTTTGCTATGAAATACAAATAATTTCCAGAACTGTCCATAACTATACAAGCACCTCCAACATCTGTTGAAAGTGTAGCAGTAGCTCTTTGTGCCCAAAATGTCTTAAAGTTTCCTGAACTGGGTAAACTCAATGGATAAACCCATGCTTCCCAAGTACAATTACCGGATTCGGGCCGAATATTTGTAGTGTCGGCTACAGTTAGATAATCTCCAGTACCATCAAAGAAATTACTGTAATAACCCGGTGTGTAGGGACCAAAGTTGTTGGGTCGTGCATCACCAAATACACTTATATTAAAATTATTGGTACTAGCATCATCATTAAAAATACTTGTACTTGTTGTGCCGGGTAGTAATAAAGTTACATAATCCCAAAATTGATCTCCTGCAACTATTGTTATTGCAAATGCTTTAGGACTATCTTGTAATTGCGGATCGATTGCTTCAATTGTAAAATTATAAGTAGTGTCTGAAGTTAACCCAGTTACAGTGCCACTTAGTAATCCACTACTACTTAATGTTAGTCCAGACGGTAATGTACTACCTGCTTGTAATGCATATGTTAATGGAGTATCTCCTGTAGCACTTAATTGTATACTTATAGGGATTGATGTTACACCTTGTGGTAATGGACTTGCTGTTACCCAAGTTGGTGTACCACTGTATGTTAATCCATTTACTATGATCGCAGTGCTTCCATTTGTGTTTACTACATATACTACATATGTGCCTGCACTCATAGCCGGTACTTGTACTCTAAGTGTAGTAGAGTTTACAAATGCAACACTTGTTGCGTTTGTGCTACTGATAATTACATTACAACCAGTAGCAAAATTTGTACCAGTAATAACAATATAACCACCGCTAGTACTGACTGCACTATCATCCAACGGAGTCCAACTGCTATTAGTAACTGTAATACTAGTAATAGATACTGGAGCTAAAACGGCAAGTGTAGCCGGTTGTATGTTGGTTGATGATATTTGTGTTGTCATGCTATTATTTATTTTTAATATATAATTGAGTCAGAATCAGTGAATTGATAAATTCTAAATCCACTTGATTCTGGCACTATTGTTGCTGCTGGTGTGTGTTCCTTCATTATTTTTATTCTATAAAAATGTGTCATCTTATTAATTATTCGTACATGATGTTTACTGTGCCGGCGTCAAAAGTGCTAATCGATGCTACCAATGATACTCTATCTAATACGCCACTTAATGCAATATAACCAGTCCAAGCTTGTGCAATAGTATCACTTGGTCTTGCAGCTATTCCAGTAGCCATCCAAAGATTAGTCGTTGGGTTTACTAAGGTTATAACACATTGTCCGTACACTATAGCAGCACCGGCACCGGCACCAGTAGTAAAGTTTGCTAAGGTTGTAGTAGCTGAAGCAACTGAACTAGTACCAGCATTAACAGTGGTCGACTGTAGCCATGTATAACCAGTCGTAGCTAAACTACCAGACCCTACAAGAATACCTGAAGAACCGGCGCCTACAAAACTTAATCCAACCACATTTATAGTAATTCTCTTGACCCAACTTGGTATACCTGTAAAGTCTACGCTGGTTCCGCTAGCAGTCTGCGCTGTGCCCAACACCAGGGGATATAGTGTGCCGGTTCCAGCAGTTATGTTACCTGAGGCACTAATGTTACCTGAAGCAGTTATGTTACTTGTCGCACTGATATTACCTGTTGACAATGTAGATGTTGTCTTATTGAAGGTAAGATTTGCATTACCACCAATGATGTTAGCGTCATTGAACTGAATCTGGGTGTTACTGCCTGCTGCCGCAGTTAGACCTGTTGCTACTACTGTACCCAATTCACGTATTTGAATTGCTTGTGCGTTTGCAGGTGCAGTAGTAAATGTTAAGTTTGCACCAGACACAGTATAATCTGAGTCAGGTGTTTGCAATATACCGTTTTCTGTGACTAATACACCTGTACTTGTTACGCCATTTGTTACAGCAAATGTAGTCTGTACTCCATTTCCTGTATATGTTCTTGTAGTAAAAGTAGGCTGTGCATTACTTAGTGCTGATACGGTTGTTACTTCAATTAGTGCACCATTTGCGGGAGCTCCGTCAAATATAATACTTGTACCACTTAGTGAATAATCAGTTTTTAATTGACTTACACCGTCAATATTTACAAATGTGTAGTTTTCACTCTGTGGTGCTGCACTTAATGTAAAGGTTGTTTGTACTCCGTTACCAGTAAATGAATCTAAAATAACTGATGCAGGACCACCACCTCCACCGCCTGTTATATTAACAGTAACAGCATTTCCTATAGTTGTTGCAGTAACACCTGACCCTACAAAGTCTAAGCTAGAAACAGTATTTGTTAATAAATTACCTTCATCATAAATTGCAATATTAGCAGAGCCGCCACCACCAGATTGTGCTACCCAACTTAAATTACCTGCACCGTCTGTTCTTAACACATAATTTGCGATACCGCCTGTAATTATTACATTACTTGCAGGGCCTAAATTACTTGTACCGCCCACACTTAAGTTACCGGTGACGTTTGCCGTACCCGTAATATTTGCGCCGGTTCCTGTAATTACAACTATGTTTGCATTGCCGGCTGATGAAATAGCTACATTACCATTTGCTGATGGAATTCTTACATTACTATTACCGTTTGCTAATACACCAACTAAATTACCAGCAGTAATATTACCAGTAACTGCTAATGAACTCAATATTCCTAAGCTAGTAATATTTCCCTGTGCAGCCGTTGTTAATGTACCTGCTATAAAGTTTGCTGTTAGTAGATTTCCTGCATTTATATTACCGGCAGTTATGTTGCCGTTCGCAGATACTGCACTAGATATTACAACAATGCCTGTTCCATTAGGAGATAAGTTGATATTACCATTCGCACCAGTAATTATTGATAACTCAGTGGTATCAACAATATTTCCAGTTAAATTTAGATTTCCACCGGTAATGTTACCGGTAGCAGTAAGTGAACCACCGGTTATAATATTACCAAATGTACCATTGCCTGTTGCAATTATTAAACCAGCTGTTCCTAAATTACCAACGTTAGCATTACCGCTTACTGACACACTAGTTAATGTACCAACACTTGTTATATTTGGTTGACTTGCTGTAGTTAAAGTACCACCTAAAGTTGTAGCTACTATCCCAGTTGCACCTAAATTACCAACGTTAGCATTACCTGTAACACTTAGTGTTCCGCCTGTTATTAAGTTACCACCAGTGACATTACCTGTTGCTATTATCAATCCAGCAGTACCTAAATTACCAACGTTAGCATTACCAGTTGCGCTAATTCTGCCAGCTGTAGTAATATTACCACCAGATACATTACCGGTAACTGTAATTGCACTTGTTGTTTTGTCAAATGTAAACCCGTTGTTTCCGGCAATTGTTCCAGCATCGCTGAACAATACTTGTGTGTTGCTACCTACAGTAATATTACCAGAAATATTTCCTACAACATTACCATTGAAATAATTAGCAGAAACATTACCAGTAAATGTTGCATTGCCGGTGGCTACTAGATTTCCTAGCTTTACAGTAGGGTAAGATGCATTTGCCCAATCAATTACTGTTGTGGGGTGTGTTGCAACATTATCGAAGAAAGTCCAAACACTGTCTACTTCATTTCTTGCTATACCGGTATACTTGAGTGTACCCACAGTGTAACTTGCTACTATGCCTAAATCGTATGTGTCACCTGGATTGTTTGCACCTATATAAATTAAAGGATCACCTACAACTAAGTCAGTTACATTACTATAATTTAAATTACCTGTTACATTGACATTACCAGTAACGTCTAAATTGGCATTTATTTTTGTATAACCATTTATATTAGCACCGTTAGCACCTACAAATAATGAAGCTACGTTCGCGGTGCCACCAGTAATGATGTTACCGCCGGTGATATTACCTATAGTAATAAGAGCTCCTGATATTCGAGCATTTGCAATGTTGGCGTTTGCCGCAACAGTAAGTTCACCACTTGAAGTTAAATTACCTGCACTTATCTGTCCGGGTGTAGTAATAAAACCAGTTAAGCCTAAGTTTGCAATATTACTGTTTCCTGTTACACTAAGTCCTTGTAAAGCAGATATTCTTGCATTTGCAAAAACACCATTACTTCTTATACTTAATACTGCATCAGTTCCACTAGCAGATATATCTATTGCACCATTACTAGTTATTGCAATATTACTGCTTCCATTTGCAAAACTAGCACCAGTTATTTCGCCCGTTGATCTTATATTTCCATTAACAATAACACCATATTCTGCAACTTGTAGAACATTTGGAGTACCGTTAACTGTGATGTTAACATTGCTATTTGCAGTAACTAATACATTACTACTTCCATTGATAATTGCAGTACCTGCTGGAATAGTTAAGTTTGTTAATAAGTATCCATCACCACTGAAGAAATTAGCATTTACTAAGTTTCCTAAATTAGCATTAAGTGCTGTGATATTTCCGTTTGAAGAAATAGCACCATTACTGTTTATGTTTCCATTTATATTAGCAGTACTAGAAACAACTAAACTACCACTGAAGTTTGCATTAGCACCGGTAACGTTACCTGTAAATAATCCAACTCCTGCACCAATATTACCTACGTTAGCGTTGCCGGAAACACTTAGTGTTCCAACTAAGTTAGCTCCAGTGTTTCTTACTACCCATACATTAGCAGTTCCTGCAACACTTGTTCTTACGTTACCACTACCGTCAACAAATATATTACTTGTACCATTGATAAGTGCAGTGCCTGCCGGAATAGTTAAGTTTGATAATAAATATCCGTCACCACTAAAGAAGTTAGCACTTACAAGATTACCACCGTTTATGTTACCTGCATTAATATTTGAACTGACGTTTAAGTTGGCATTAACGTTTGTTCTGTTGTTTAGTGTAGTGTTACCAGTAACTGATAAATTACCTGATGTTGAAAGAGTAAATGCTGAAGTAACTGCATTAGCAGATACAGTGTCATCAGCACTTATATTATTGTTTGCGTTAATACTACCATTAACTTGAATACTAGCAGCGTTAATATGAGCAACATTGGAAGTACCTGAAACAAACAATCTCTCTTGTGCAGATAAATTTCCCTGAATTACTGCGGTTCCAAAATCTCCCCCAACTTTTCTAATTAATAAAGTTTCGCCGGTAATAGCACCATTTGCAGTAATAGCACCATTTGCAGTAACATCAGCATTAACATTTAATGCGTTTTGAACTGATAAAGTTGTTGAATTTATTGTTGTAATATTAGCAACGGCAAAGTTAGCGTTTGTTCCCAATAATTGTTTATTGAGCACAACACTGTTGCCAGTCACTGTTACAACGTTTGCATTTCCTTCTGCCGTGATAGTTACGTTTGCATTTGCTGCTACTTGTACATTACTATTTCCATTTGTAATTGCTGAACCGGCTACTATAGTAAGGTTACTGATTAGATATCCGTCACCTTGTAAAAAGTTTGCAGTAACTAGATTTCCACCATTAAGGTTTCCTGCAGTTATATTTCCTGAAGCAGCTATATTTCCTGAGGCATTTATTCCTACTACATTAGCATTGGTAATACTTGCAAATGATGCGCTAACATTTCCTAATACTGTATTACCTGTTACACGTAAAACATTGCTAATGTTAGCATTACCCGTGACACTAATCCAATTATCATGTAATTCTAGAACATTACCTGAACCAATATCAAATGCTATCCAAGTACCAGTACCATTCAATGTCATGGAAACATTACCTGTCTTGATAACATTAGCTAATATATTTGCATTACTAACAATATTAGTGTTAAAATATGTGTTAGATTCCGTTACAATTACTCTATTAGCACTGCCGTTAATAGAAAATGTCACATTTGCATTTGGTTCTACGAATACATTACTGTTGCCATTTACAATACTAGTTCCACCGGCAACCGTAATGTTCGTCAAAAATCTGCCATCACCTTGAAAGAAATTAGCAAGTGCTAAGTTTCCTAAATTAGCATTAAATACAGTGAGGTTACCATTAGCGTTAATTGCACCATTAGCGTCAATTGCACCATTGGCTACAATGTTTGCAGCAGTAATATTACCGAGTGCATTTATTATTCCCGATGTTTGTAACGTGCCTATTGATGCACGACCTGTGACACTTAAGTTTGATGATAGAGAAATATTATTCGCACTAACGTTTCCACTTACAGCTAAACTACTTAAAGATCCATAACCATTTGTGTAAAAATCTGATTTATTCGTTGCATTAGGATTACCTACAGTAAGTCTTGTATTAACAATTGCATTTGTACCTACATACAAGTTTGTTTGAATGTTTGCATTGCCAATAACGCTTAGATCACCCGATGTATTAATATTAACACCGCTCAAATTTCCAGATGCTGCGAAAGAACCGATAATATTCGCATTACCCATACTAACATTACCGGTAACATTTAAATTACCACTTGCTGCAATGTCAACAACAGATAAGTTGCCTAAAGAAGACATATTTCCTAAAGTAGTAATGTCTCCTGTAGCACCTATTGTTCCTGTAACATCTAAGCCATTTTTTGTTATTAATGCTACGTTGCTAACGCCATTGGAAGAAATTCCTATACTGCTATTATTAGCAATTGTAATATTACTATTACCATTTGCCAATATGCTAGTTGAAGTATTTGCACTTCCACCTATAACAAATGCGCCGCCCGATGGGTTTGTAATTATAACTGCTGTAGAATTAGCACTTAAAGTGGCACTACCTAAATTAATAGTAGTACCTGACAAATACAAATCGTTAAATCTATTTGTGTTATTACCTAAATCGTATGCTACATTGGAAGTAGGAATGATGTTACCAGTTAAACTTAACTGACCATTAACTGCAAGATTAGGAGTAGTAACTACTCCTGTTATTTCATTAAAAGTAAAAGCAGAGTTCCCGCCAAATACGCCGGTATCATTATATTGAATCTGCGTGTTTGAACCGCCAGGTACGCCATTACCCCCGCCTCCGCCGCCGCCTTCTACTTCTATAAGTACTCCATCAACTTCCAATGCACCATCAATTGTGATAGGTATATTAAAAAGTCCTTGAAAGTTATTTGATACTGTATACGACTCTCCTGTAGGAATAAAGTACGGCATGGGTGCCGCTAAATTACTACTACCACCTGATACCGAAGTGAAAGTTAAGTTTCCTAATCCATCAGTAGTTACTACTTGTCCATTAGAACCACCTGATAATTTTAAATTACTAACAGGACCTAAATCTGTTATACCATTAGCGGTGATATTAGTGGTAGTAATATCACCGTTAGCTAGTATAATATTCGCAGGTTGTTCTCCTACCGAAAAACCATGGATCGAATTAAAGGGTTTAATTGCCATTTATTACATCACTCTATATTGTGTTGTCCAAACTGTACTATTGCTACTAGCAGGTGTAACTTGTAATGCTACATTACCACCAGAAACATTTACTGATAATGAACCTGTTCCTGAACCCAAATAAGCAGTAGCATATGTTGCATAATCTACTGATGTACCATCAGTAACCGCACTAACAGTTGCTACGCTATATTTAGCTCCAGTAGAATCTACACCTTTAACTAAAAATTCGATTGCCGCAATTCCAGTTGTACTAAACTGAGCTATGGTTTGATTAGCAGTAATTCCAGTAGTAGTGAGTGTTCCCCAACCAACTTTAGTATTACCAATATTTGCACTGGTATTAGCAGTTACTGTATTGGCTGTTACAGCGTTACTTGTGTTTAAATTTCCACCAGTAATATTACCTGTCGCAACAATTAAACCAGCTGTTCCTAAATTTCCTACGTTAGCATTACCAGTAACACTTAACACCCCAGATGCAATTAAATTACCAGTTGATACATTACCATTTGAAACTGTCAATACGTTAGTGGTAGTATCAAAGGTGAAGTTTGCACTTGCACCAAAATCGTTATTGCTATTAAACTGAATTTCTGTATTAGAACCAGCTGCTTGTTGGAAGTCAACTGGGGCTCCGTTTGCATAATAATAGTTATCTGTTAATATACCGCCAACTGCCGCATTGCCTGTTATATTAGCAGTGTTTCCATATATACCATTAGCAGCTACTACGTTACTACCGTTTACATTGCCTGTTGCAGATACAACACCACCAGTTACTAGATTGCCACCGGTAATATTACCAGTTGCTGTTATCAATCCACCGGTACCCAAATTACCTACGTTGGCGTTTCCAGTAACTGACAGTACGCCACCTGTGCTTATATTTGCGGCATTGATATTACCAGTGAAGTTTGCAGTATTACCTGCAATTGCTAAGTTAACTGCTATATTTGGTACTATTACGTTACCACTGAAGTTTGCAGTATTACCCGCAAGTTCTAAATTAACAGTTGCGTTATTAACAACAATGTTGCCACTAAAGTTAGCACTGTTACTTGAAATTGAAGTATTTACAGTCAGTACATTGGTAATAGTTGTACCAGAAACGTTTGCGTTAGCTGCAAATACAGTTGCGTTTGCAGTAATATTACTTGCAACAACATTACCACCTGCTGCTACGTTACCATTAGCATTTATATTTGTACCGCTTACGTTTGCATTACTTGCAATAGCATTATTAGAGAAGATATAACCAGCAACGGTTAAGTTTCCACCAATGTTTGCAAGATTTGCAATACTTAGACCATTAGCATCAACGTTACCTGTTACATTTAAACTTGTACCTGTTGCAGCACCAATATTTGGAGTAGTTAGTTGAGCACTTGTTTTAACAACAATGTTGCCATCAACAATATCAGTTGTTATACCATCTACGTTGGCACTTATTACAGTACCGGTGATGTTAATACCGTTACCAGGAGTATAAGATCCTGCACCATTAAACTGAGTAAATGTTAAATTGTTGGTGCCAATTATAACATCACCCAATGGTGCTGTCATTACATAAGATTCACCTGCTCCAGTTAGACCTTGTGACACAAATACATAAGAACCGGCGCTCAATCCATTTGGAGTATCTGGACTATATTTGTTAAAATCTGTTGCTCTTGTTAATACCCAAGCAGTAGATCCACTACCTGCATCAGTTACAGTATACACACCATTCTCATATCCGTTCACTTGGTTATATACTAAAACACGATTGGTATTGCTTAAGGTAATGTTATCAATTACAAGTGCGGCATTTGCACCTGCATTTGTTAACGTTGCTCCTACACCTGGATTAGCACGTGATGGCTCTGCAAGACCTGTACCATTTGAAAGAGTAGTGACTTGTGGTCCAAAATAGCCGTCTTTGACAGTAATACTAGTTGAACTAGGTATGCTAAAAACCCAATATGCTCTACCACCAATTAAACCATTGAATGAGTTAGTGAATACAATACCATCATCGACACTCAATCCGTGAGCAGAGCCAAAATCGATATTAACACCCCCCGTGATAGCGTCAACTGTTGGGGTTGTACCACCCTGAACATATGTTGCATTGAGTGCAGTTGGTGTTTCAACACGAACCGGAGTGTGAATGTCAAGACCTTCACCAGCCATAACATCAACATATTCTTTTGTTGCCGCATCAGTTGGGTTAGTGGGATCAGCAAGTTGAATGATTTTCTTACCAGATACGCTAATTGCACCTGTGCCTGTTGGTACAAGAACAATATTTTCATTAGTACCAGCTGCACTAATTGTAATATTACCAGTTGGTGCCGTAATTGTCTCTGTCCTTACGCTACCTATTATTGCTTGACCAGTTATATTAGCATTAGCACCATTTAAGAATCCGTTTGCAGTAATGTTACCGTTAGATAACATATTACCTGCAGTAGACTTGATTTCTCCAACAACTAAGAATTCAGTGCTTGTGAATGTTGCAACGTTAGCTATACCATTTACTGTAACTTCTACGTTGGCATTATTATAAACTTTTACATTACTATTACCGTTAGCAAGAGCACCTATAAAGTTTGCCCCAGAAACATTACCTATTACGTTAACATCATTTGCAACATTAACATAATTTGCTGTTGCTAGATTACCCAAGTTTGCATTGAGTGAAGTTAGATTTCCGCTAAAGTTAGCAATATTACCATTTAATTCATTTGCTACATTAACATAATTTGCTGTTGCTAGATTACCTAAATTTGCATTAAGCGAAATTAAATTTCCACTAAAGTTAGCAACATTACCTGATAAGTTAGCGTTGACTGTTAGATTAGGTAATATAACATTGCCACTAAAGCTAGCAGTATTACCCGCAATTGCTAGATTAACTGAAAGATTGGAAGTGGTTACATTGCTTGCGACATTCACAAAATTAGCAATAGCCAAGTTACCTAAATTAGCATTATTAAACTGCCCGTTACCTAAAACAGTAAAGAGTTGTATTGCGTCATTAAAGGTAAGATTTGCGCTTGCGGCAAAGTTGTCACCCATGTTGAACTGAATTTCTGTATTAGATCCAGCGGCTTCTTGTAAGTCCCATGGCGTGCCATTTGCATAATATAGATTGTCCGTTAATAAACCCAGAGCCGCAACATTACCTGTAAAATTAGCTTTATTACCAGCAAAGTCGCCGTTAGCGTATATAACATTAGACGGTGTTTCACCTATTGAGAATCCGCCAACTGAATTGAATGGTTTAATTGCCATAACCTTTTCCTTTATTAATCATATTTATCTGAAAACTATAATGAATCATGGTGCATACTCCGTAATCATCATTTTGTAAGTTGTTAAATTTACCGAATCAGGTGTCACTAACAATCGAAGTGTCGCCGGATTAATAATGTCGCCTGCTACATATACAACTGAAAATGTACCAGTGCCCCCGTTTATTTGTAAACTACCAAATTCATTCCATACTACGTTCGATCCATATACCACTGTTGATATTTTAGATGACTGTCTAGTAGATCCTGCTACATCAGTAGCAATAATGTGAAAATCTACACCTGATACATTTGCTACAGGCACTGACCATAGTATTTGATCCGTTGCAGTTGATGACGTGGTCGCAAAATATACATATTGAGTCGAGAATTTATAAACTCCTGCGCCCATTTGAGTAGTATTAGCAATCAAATTACCTGCAATTTGTAATGTATTAGTTGCTTCATTGAATGTGAAAAATGGACTGCCACCAAATACACCAGCGTCATTATATTGTACTTGAGTATTGCTGCCACCAGGCAAGCCATTGCCACCACCACTGCCTGTAGTCCATGAAAGACCTCCGGCACCGTCAGTTGATAATAATTGCCCATTAACACCGCCATATATATGAATGTTTCCAATAGTACCCAAATTAACATTGGATGAAGTATTAGTGTCGAATCTACCACTTACGTTAACTGTTTTTGTATTTCCTACAAATACATTACCTAATGTCGTGTTTCCTGTAACAGTTAAACCAGTGGTTGTTGTCTGACCGGATGTAGAAATATTTCCCGCAGAAAAATTACCGGATACACTAAATGCACCACCTATCGACAAATTGCCTGCATTTAAATTACCGGTAACATTTAATGAAATAAGATTACCAACACTTGTAATATTAGGTTGTGCATTGTTTCTTACTGTGCTTGCAGTGTCTACTGCTAAGTTTGCTACCGGAGTAGTTGATAAAACTGTGAAGGGTGCCGTACCTGTATTAGCAGAAGATACAAATGTAACTGCGTTTGCTCTACCTAAAATGTTAGTGTTTCCACCAACAACAAGCATCTGAGTGTTGTTATTCCACGTAAAATTAGGACTACCTGCAAAACTACCATTGTTATTGTACTGGATGTAAGTGTTAAATCCACCAGGGACTCCATTGCCACCACCATTACCGGTTTGTGCTGACCAACTTAAATTACCTGCACCATCAGTAGTCAATACATAATTAGGAGAGCCACCTGTAATAGTTATATTACCTACTGCACCCAAATCAACCGGACCCTGTACTGTTAAGTCAATTAAGTTACCAACAGCCCAAATATTTGGTTGATCGTTAGTTGTTAATGTACCTGCTATCAATGTTGTTATAACATTTCCTGCAGTAAGGTTACCTGTAATATCTATGTCACTTTGTGTTCCGATACCACTCATACTGCCATTAAATGTAATATTACCATTTCCACCTGATACAGTAGTATCTACATTTAAGAATCCTAAATTACCAACAGTATGAATATTAGATTGTGTTTGAGTAGTTAATGTACCAGTTAAGAAATTTGCACTTATTAGATTAGCGCCAGTTATATTACGTGCTGTTATATTACCTGATACTACTAGGTTGTTAAGTGTACCAACACTTGTAATGTTTGGTTGTGCGTTTACTGTTACGTTACCTGCATAATTAGCAACATTAGATATTATGGTGCTGTTCGCAGAGCCAGCAGTTAATGCGTATGTTGCATTTGCAACAGCACCGACTACATTGGCACCTGTAATGTAAGTAATCGGAGCTCCGTTACCACTTAGATAACTTGACGTTATCCAATTTGCTCCTGATATGTTACCTGATACGGTTAAACCATTTAATGTACCAACGCTTGTTATGTTAGGCTGTGATGCCGTAGTCAATACACCTGATAATTGAGTTGCACTAACTCTTGTTACAGCAATAACATTAGCTGCATTAATATTACCCGACACCGTTAAATTACTTAATGTACCTACATTAGTAATATTTGGTTGATTTGCTGTTGTTAGTATGCCGGTTAAAAAGTTTGCACTTACTGAATTACCGGCAGATATATTTGCTATTGATAGATTACCACTGGCTATTATGTTACCGGGTACAGTTAAATCATTTCCACCTAATACAAAATTAGAACCTAATGGATTAGTAAAAATTATAGCAGTAGCATTAGCTTGAACAGAGGCATTTCCTAAATAAATTGTATTTCCACTTAGATACAAGTCTTTCCAACGATTAGCAGATGTACCTAAGTTATATTGATTATTGGCACCCGGTATAATATTGCCGGCAACATTTAATCCAGTTAATGTACCAACGCTAGTAATATTTGGTTGTGCATTAGTTGTTAATGTTCCTGTTAAACGATTAGCTGAAACAATATTAGCATTAGAAACATTTCCTATCAAATTGCCAATAAAATAATTAGCTGATACATTACCATTTACAGTTATACCATTTGTTTCAATAGCAGTAATAGATGCATCTACTGCTGAAATATTAACAGTTTCCAATGTGTTAGTTGAACTGTTAAAGGTTAAATTTGCACTGGCATTCAATAATCCATTTGAATTAAATTGTAATTGATTGTTTGAGCCAGCGGCTGTAGCTTGAAATACAAATGGTGCACCATTAGCATATCGGTAATTATCAGTTAATATATTGGTAACTGCTATGTTACCAGTTATAGTAACTACATTGGTTGTATTATTGAACCGGAACGCATCACTTGCGCCGGCATTGCCTTGATTGTTAAAAAGTACTGCTGTGTTTGTGCCTGGCACAACAATATTGCCGGAGATATTACCTGTTACATTACCTATAAAATACGGGGCGGTAATATTACCGGTGCTAGTAATAATGCTAGCGGTTAAATTTCCTATATTTGCTTTATTGGCAGTGATATTTCCGTTGGCGTCTACAACTGTAAACGGTGGTATACCTATCGTAAAACCACCCAGTGAATTGAATGCGTCTGATGCCATTTATGTATCCTGAAATATATTTCTTATGATATATTTATCAGTTATCCAAAATTAAATCTGAAGAAAAAAGCACCCTAAAAATCTTTTTTTCTAAATACAATATGCTCACACGACAACAACCAAGACCATTATGTAAGAATTGTAACATAACACTTGCAAAACCAAATGGTGTAAGCAAGCACGGATTCAAAAAATGGCACAAGTATTGTGTTGAATGTAGTAAGGCAGCATATAATCCAAAACATGGATACTTATTACATAAGAAAAATAAATGTGAGAAATGTGGTTTTGTTCCAGAAGATAAATGTCAGCTTGATATTGTGTATAAAGACGGCAATAAAAAGAACAAGGTAAAATCTAATTTAAAAACTTTATGTGCTAACTGTAATAGACTTCACCAAAAGAAAGAAAGAGAAAAACGCAAAAGTATTTTAGATATAACAGTAGATAGTGATTTTACTCTTTAATACGTGTCTTAGCTAATCGGATGAATTTAAACAACGATAGCCACATATAACCAATATCAAACTCAAACCATTTTCTACTTAGTTTAGGATTTGCAGGTTCTAAATGATGGTTATTGTGTAATTCTTCCCCTCCAATAATAATGCCAATTGGAATTATATTCGTGCTATAATCTTTGCTGTTTCCATTACGATAACCCCATTTGTGTCCTGCGCCATTAATTACACCTGCTGCCCAGAAGGGTATCCAAATCATCTGTACTATCCATATCAAAATACCAATAGGACCAAATAGTAAAACATCTATTAATAACATTAACACTACACCTGCATAGTTATAAGGTGTGTATACTTTTCTTTCTAACCAATCGTCGGGGGTGTCTCTACCAAAATTAACTATCATTTTAGCATTCTTACCTGCAATGTAATAATAATACACCCCTCTGAATAGTATGTTCCATATGCCATATATTACAGGACTATGAGGGTCACCTTCTTTGTCAGTTGTACTATGGTGCTTTCTATGTATAGCTACCCATTGTTTAGTAATCATTCCGGTAGTAAGCCACAACCATAATCTCATAAAATGACTAAGTAGAGGGTTAAATTCAATTGCTTTATGTGCTTGACCTCTATGTAAGAATAGAGTAACACATACTATAGTGATGTGGGTAACTATTAAAGTGTATAATATTGCGTTCATTAGATATTTATGCCCAATAAAAAAGAGCACCGAAGTGCTCTTTGATTCCTTCCCGTAACACAGACCGTAGTCTGTGCTCTCGAACAAGAAGATTTCGATTTATTGGAACGTTAAATTCTGGACCGCAATTTCACCAACGTAGTCCGCTGCGTTACCGAAGCTGGATGCAGTGTTAGTCAATTCGATGTAACCATAACGTGTCATGAATGATACGACTGGTTCGAATGTTGACGGATCTAGAACAACACCAGAACTCATCAATGGGATGTATGGGCAATAGAATGCCGCTGCATCAGTTTCAGATGAACCCTTGTATCCAACTAGAACAGGAGTTGTGTCAGGAGCATAAGAGTCAACGAAAACTCTCATTGCACCGTTCAATGTACCAACAAACTTAGTGTTTGTAGGAGCTTCGAATGTACCTTCTGTTGTACGTGCGAAAGCTGAAGTAGTTGCAGATTGCAATACTGTCAATGCTGCGCTAGAAACAACAGCCCAGTTACCTGCGCCACGACGAGTACGTTGGGCGATCAAGTTAGCAACACGGTTGATTAGAACAGCTAGAGCAGCGTGTTCGTCACCAACGTAAGTAGCTGTACCTGATACAGTAGCTTGGTTGTATGTAAACTCTGTAGATGCTAGAGTACGTAGAGACAATAGAATTTCTTGGTCGATTTCAGCAGTAATTTCTTGTGCTAGAGCGGCCATGATTTCTGCTTCAACGTCAATACCATGCTGGCTTTGAGCGTCTTGAGCAGCTTCGAATGTCCAACGTGCTTGTAACTTACGTGACTTAGCTTCAACAGCTTGACGCAAGATTTGTACGCTGATTTGCTTACCACCGTTACCTTCAAGAGCCGCTGTATTATTAGCAGTATAGCTTGAAGATGTAGCAGTAGCTTGTGGTGTGCGTGAGTATGCCTGAGCAATCAAGAATGGACTCAACGCTTCTTGACCAGCAGTAACGCTAGTTGCAGCAGCAGATGTATCTGTCAAAGATTGTGCATAACGTACACGTAATGTGTGAATTTGACCAACTGGTCCTGTCATTGGCTGAACGCCTACCAATTCGTTAGCAATAACGGTTGGCATAACACGACGGATAACAGGTAGAATAACACGGTTTAATGTAGCAATGTTACCTGCAGTTGTAGTACCGGCTGAAGATTCAGATAGTAACTGTTTTTTGGTGTTTTCTAAGATCACACCCATTGTTGAGCGGCGAGTACCCTTAAGGCCTTCTAGAAGGGCTTCTTTGGTCTCGTCCCAACGGCTTTCTAATAGAACTTTTGACATTTTATATTTCTCCTAAATCTATGTCTTTATAATTAAAGCCCTGCCAGACGCTTGATATCGATAACGTTGTCACGTTCTTCGTTCTCAACAACATCTTGTTTGGCAGATTTATCACCAGTAATTTCACTAATCATTGTTGACTCAGAAAGATTCTGCTTGGTAGCAATTTTTCTTTCAGCGCCACTGTTTAGTACTGCTGGTAGATACTTATCGAAAGCGGCTTGTAGACGTGGTGTCTGGACGCTTTCTAGTAAGTTCTTCATTACGTTTGCTTTTTCTTCGTTCAATGAACCAAGTAAATCAGCCATAGTCTTTTCACGTAGATTAGACTCTTTTATAATGCGAACTTCACGTTCTTTACTTTCAATCAACTTTTTAGATTGATTGATAGTCTCAATGGATTCAGCCAATTGAATATCTTTTTGTTGAAGTTGTGTCATTAGCTTTCTTGTTTCTGCTTTCTCATTTAAATGAGTAACAGAGAACTCTCCTGCAAATGCTTCAAATAAGCGACGGCCAAAGTTGTTTTCTTTTGCAACTTTAATGTCTTCTTTCAACTGACCTAATTCACCCTTTAATTGACTTGTTACAGCAGTAGACAATTTCTTAGCACTTTCAGCAACAAAACGTTGCTTCAATGCTTCTAATTGTTTACGGCCTTCTGCAACTAACTTAACCTTAGCTTCAACTACTGCTTGTTTGTCTGTGGCGAATTCTTTAATTTCGCGGGCAAGAGCATGAACAATAAATTGTTCTAACTTTTGTTGACTTTCTTTAGCGATCATACGGTCAGAACGTAGTTCTTTAATTTCTTCGGCTAGTTTAGTAACCATAAAATCATTGAATTTTGTTGCTGATTCACGTAGTTTTTGTTGTGCGTTGATACGGTCTTCGTTCATTGCTTGTTTTTCAGCACGGAATTCTTCAATCTCGTCTGATAAACTGTCTGTAACCATCTTGTCAAGGGCTTCAACCATCACATGTCTATCATGTTCGTAACGTTGTGCAAATTCCTCGCGGAGTTCTGCACGAACTTGTTCGCGGGCTTCGTTCAATTTCATTTCCCAGGCTTCATTTAACTGTTGCCCGATATCGTCATTGATAAGTCCACTCTCAAGTAATGGTTTGATAGCATCAAACATGCTTATTCCCCTTTATTTGATTTTCTTGCATTATCCATCCATTCAATTGATTTTTACACCAACGATATATTGTCGTGTGTGAACAATTATTATCTTTGGCGGCATCAAAAGGTGTATGATACTGCTTGCCTTCAGGTGATATTATAATCCATTTATTATTAGGATTATTAGTACCTGATTTAATTAAAGACATTTGTTTTAGAGATTCACGTGTGTGTGTTTTTCCTAAAAATGTCCCTAATTTTCCTTTTCGGTAAACAATATTTTGTTTAGCCAAATGTGTTCTTAACTTTTGTGCGTGATTTGTAGATTTTTTAATTCCCAAATTAACTGCACCATTAAATTTTGGTGTGGCATTGTGTCTGTTGAGGCTTCTAGGGTCTGACACCGCATCAAAGAAAGTTAAAATTTCTTGCTCTAACAAACGCATTTCTTTGGGGGCGCCTGTAGCAATAATTTCTTTTTTCCAGTTTTTACTATTTTCAATAATTAAAGGTTCTACTGTTTTACTAGAGCATATATAACCGTCATTTGGGTGACAGTTTTTTCTTGTCCTAGATCCAACATACCATTGCAATGTTTCTAGGTTCGTCCATTTATAAACATACGCAATGGTCATTTTATCTTTAACTCCGAAATTAGTCGTTTAACTTCCTCAGCTAAGTATTTTTGAACTTTATTATTACCCCTAGCTTCTTTAGCAATTTCCAAAACACGATGTCCGTGTTTCATGTTCATTAGTGATTCATAAATTGCTTTAGGATACGCATTTGGTGCGCTTGGTTGAGCAACAATATCCACAGTGACTATTTCAAAGTCACTGACACGGCCGTCCATATCGTTAACGTTACCGCTACCTCTACTAGACACACCTAGTTTGACACCACTCTCCAACATAGTAGACACTAATTGTCCCATTGGAGTTGGTAAAATCTTTAATTTACCGAAGCCGTTTGCGCCATCCATCCACATTTGAGTAATCATATGTGATACACGATCCAAGTTAATCTTTAGATCATCCGGGTGGTCAACTTCGCCTAAGACTGAATAGCCTTCTAGAATTTGCTTGTTAAGAGTTTCAACTGCACTTTCTATCTCAGAAACAGGGTAAACACGCTCATTAGCGTTTTTTACCCCACCCTGAATGAAGATCCCCTTCATATAAAGGGACTTCAAAGCGCCTTCACCTGACGACTCAACGACCATGTTAGCACGGTCGAATGTCAGATGCTCTTTGAGATACGAAGCCATTCTCTCAGATTCCTTATCTTACGATTCTTTTAGTAGTCTTACGTGACTCAGCAACTGGGCTACGTACTTTACCTGCTTCGTCTTTAGTGACTGGCTTTGGTGCAGACTCTAAATCAGCGTTTTTCTGTGCAGGAGCATTCTTCCAATTGTTAGCATCTTTTACAGATGTTTCACCTTTAGTATATGCATTGCTAGGTCCTTTTGGTCCTGTTGGAACTGATTCACTAGCACCACTGAACTTAACTGGCTTGCTATCCATACCAGCTTGACCACTATTTACTAGTGTTGGGCTTTTTGTCTGAACACCGTTATCACCGTGTGTTACTGAAACTTTCTTTAAAGTGATCGCTTCCATCATTGCTGGTTCTTCGTCACCAAATTCTTCTTCATCGGCGTCCATATCCATGCCATCATCACCCATGTCGTCATCGCCCATGCCATCATCACCCATGATGTCTTCAAATTCTGCCATCAATTGATCTAGTTTGTCTTCTAAATCAACTACACGGTCTTCTAAGTCTTCTTCACCCATGTCATCATCAGCTTCTAAGTCACGAGTTAAATCTTCACCGTCTTTTTCAGCTTCATCATCGAATTCGATATCGGCTTCATCTTCTTCGTTCATGCCTTCTTCTTCAACGTTAATTTCGTCTAGTAAGTCACCAACTTGTCCGCCCATACCTTCTTCCATGCTTTCTTCGTCCATCATAGATTCATAAATCTCACGGGATTTTTCAACTACGATATCATGGAATAAAGCTTTAGCTTGTTCTTCATTTTCATTGATAATAAGTTCAATGAGTTGTTCAAATTTTTTGTTGTCCATTGTTGTCTCCTGAATGTTAATGGCTTCGTAGAATTATTTAGTGGGTATCATAAAAAACAGCACATTAAGTGCTGATTTTTTACGTTTTTAGTAGAGATAGCGATTTATATAGATGGAGTTTCGCCTTGTTGTGCATTTTGTGCTCCATATTGCTCATGTACTTTTTTCAAATACTTAGCTTTTTCATAATTTCTAACATCATTCATCTTACGTAATTTACGTATTTGTTTCAATGTTAATTTAGTTTTTCGGCTTTCTTTCCACTTAGGTTTACTATTATCAGACTCTACATCTTGATAACCTGGAATAGCTGGTTCAAACATTTCAAATAATTTCATATACTTATTTATGCTGTTAGTCCACCTGCCGGTGCCGGTGTGCCTGGGCCAGTAACTGGTGCGTCTCCTACTGGTCCGGCTACATCTAATCCTTCTTCATCACCCTCAGGTGGATTTTCCATATCCATTGCAGCCTCAGAATCTGCTTCAATATCGCCAGGTGATATTCCAATACTACGTAAGTCTTTGCCTTGTGGATCAATGTCAACATCTTTATTGTTTTCTTCACGCCACATTTTTTCGTTTTTAGTAATTTCTTCTTCAGTTAAGCCCAAGAATCGTTCCAATGCAAAACGTTTACTGATATATGGGTACTGTTCAACTGCTGTGAATGAACTAATACGAGCGGTATCCAGTTCACTTTGACGATATGCTGCAAAGTTTTGCGGTGGATTAAACTCTAAAGTGAATAGTCCACTGTCAATATTAAAGCCTCTCCAACGCAAGAATAGTTTAAATTCTTCGTCTAGCTTTTGACTAATATACTTTTGTAGACGTTCACAATATTGATTGAAGCGAAACTCTTGAATCATAGCTGTTCCAACACGACCATCGCTCATAGGAGTAGGGTTGTCATCTGGACCAGTTGGAAGATAACTACTTGGCACACGTAAACCACGTGCTAATCTATTGTTAAAATAGCGCAAATCATCAATCTCACCCAAATTTTGTCCACCGGGTAATACTTCAACACTTGATCCTCTTCCATCAGCAGTAACTGGGAAGAAGTAATCTTCGTTCATTGACAATGGATTATACGTTGCATCAACTATACTAGCACCACCGTGCGGTGATGGTATTCTACGCTGGTGAATTTCATTTTTAATTCGTTCAACAAATGCCATAGCCATATGACTTGGCATATTACCAACGTCAATTTTAAACATTCTACGCTCAGGAGCACGTTGTACACGATATATCAGTACTGCATCTTCTAGTAATTCTTTTTGCTTGTATACTTTAAAGATGTTTTCTAAGATTGACTGACCGAAGGGCCAGAAACGATCCAGACCCTCCGTCAAACTTAGATGGACTACATGTTTAGCATCTATGGCTGACTCGCTCTGGCCCAAAGTGAATCGACTGCCGGTAGTATTATATGGCATTGCGGGTACAGTATAGCCACCGCCTGCGCCACCTCCACCTGTGCCGCCAAACCCAGTTGCAGGATTAGCAGCAAAGTCTGTGTTTGTTTTCTGTGCTACTGTCAAATTCTGTAAGTTAATGTTAATATCTTTAATAACATATTGTTCGGGTTTCTTACCTTCACTCTCATTAACAATGACTTTTACGATTTTAGCCATATCAACCCAGTATAACTTAAAGTTTTCTGGATCACGCACAAATACTTGATCTCCATACTTAATAACGTTACGGAAAATCTTGAATGTTCTAGTATCAAATTCGTTTAATTTACACCACTGTTGCAACTGAGTTTTTAATAAATCTACTTCATGCGGTGTGGGTTCATCTTTGAAATCTAAATTAAACGGGGTTTTATTATGGTCATTCTTTTGTGTACTGAATTCGCTTATAATATCCAAACATGCATTAACTTCAGCATCAACGTCCATCATTTCATATTGATTATAGCGTTCAATACGATTTGGGTGACCCGTATAGACTTCAGGTAATCTACTTTGATAATTTCTATAACCCCAATCTGCGTTATTCCATCCTCCAGTAGGGGAACCATTTTGTCCAGGACTTCCGTTCCATGCACCGGTGTTACTGTTAACACCTGATATTGGACTTGAAATACCAGTCCTATTTACGAATCGTTTTTTATATGTCATAGTTTGGTTTTATCTAGTATTTAGCGTTATACCCTTGAATACTTTAATAATTGCTCTTGTGTATCGTTTGAAGTATTCAATATATTAATCATTGTATCTAGTTTTTCAGCTAACATAGTGAATACTTCGAGTGTTAATCCATTATTTTCGGACAAACCATTACCGGCAACATTAGTGTTATTGAAGGATTGCATCATTTGTTCAGGTGTTGACAATAACATTTTCGCAATAACACTGTTTGGATCTAATGGAGCAACTAGTTCATTGCCATGCATTGCTACTGGATAACCTGTATTTGGACCACTGAATATGCCACCACTTGCAGCTTGTGGCAATTCTCCTATATTTTTTATGTTATCTGATACTTTACCCGTTGCAATTAATTCACCTGCTTTATTAATTTTGTTCGACATTATGTTGTACACATCTTGTAGCGAACGCATTTGACCTTCTTTGGTATAAAAAATACTTTTATTTGCTTGCAGTGCTTTTTCATCAACACCTTCTGATGCCGGTGCATTTGGATTTTTTGCCATAGCATTTAAGAATTTGGTTGCACCGCCGGCACCCAAAAAGTGAGCCATGTACATGTCTGCATCAGATGCTTCTCTACCTGTACCTTTTTCTAGCTGTCTTCTTTGTTGCTTTGTAAAATATGATGCAACTTCTTCAGACTTTTTAGGATCAAATCTATCTTCCAATGAGTAGTTTAGTCCCATCTGTTTTGTCATTTGTTTCCAAGTACCTTCAGTAAATTGGAACAAACCGGCAGCGGTTGAAGTTCCTGCTTTTGCGTTGGCTTGTCCACTGGACTCTACTTGTGCTATTTTTTTCAGATAACTAGTATCTGACCTTCCACTTCCTCCGGTCATACCCAATCTTCTAGATTCAGCAGAAGATTGTGTTCCGGCTGCCTCAGCCGCTCTAGCTAAACTACTAGCTTTATCTCTTTGGTCTTCGGCTTGTATTGCACCCGCAGTATATCTACGTTTAACCGCCGCTTGTTGCGGAGTAATTTCACCTAATTCAAGTTGTTTTTTAATAAGACTTTCCTCTAGCTTATTACCTTCACTAGTTAAAATGTTTCTTTGTTTTTCTAATTCTAGTAATTTTTCGTCAGCTTTTTCTTTGGACATTGAAAATTTTGCGTTTTTAATGTTCAGATTTGCTTGATCCGCTAGCTGTTTTGCAGTCTGTTCTTCTTTTTGATTTTCTAATAACTGCTGTTTTAAAATTGCTTTTTTAGCAGTATCTTGTTCTTTATTATAAAGCTCTCTGGTTTTTTCAGTTTCTTGGGCTTTTGCTATATAATTATCTTCTGTTAACTTTTTCTCTTTTAGTAATTCTTCTTTATAAGCCTCAGGCTGTTGCATTGCCTTTTTAGTTTGCTCAATTTTTCTAGTTACTTCTTCAAGGGCAATTGCATTTTTATTTGCCTTTTCTGCAATTTCTTCAGGAGTTTCAAAAAGTTTAGCTAAATCAGTACCAAACAATTTATCAGAATAAATTGCCATACCTTTCATTACACCGCTCATTACTTTCATTAATTTTTCAAATGCACCGGTAACTGGACCATTCAATAGTCCAACAATTGCATCTGCACCCAATCGTGCTCTACGTTCTGCTTGTTCTTGTGCGTTACGTGCTGCCTTTGCTGGGTCGGTAGTACCTTCTTTGAGTGCTTTTGCTCTAACTGCACGTTCTTCTTCAATAATTTTTTTAATTTCTTCAGGATTTTTGCCACGAAATTTAGCTTCGTTTTCTAATGCTCCTAAACTGTAGGCAAACGACTTACCAACTTCTTTGTTTTGTATAACAGCTTCGCCCAAATTCTCACGTGTTCGTTTAGTTGCCTGTGCCATCATTAAACTTAATTCGTAAGGTTCTTTCTTACCTTTCTTAACTGCATCAATAAATTCTAATATCTCTGGTGCACCACTAGCAAAGCCAGCACTCAATTCATTAAAATTACCTGTAGCAACCATACTTTGGAACCCGGCTAGTTCCTCACCTTTTAACATGGTTCCAGCCATATCCATTAATGCAGCAGTACGTTCACGTTCAGCTTTAATATCATTAGCTTGGGCGTTAAGGCCTTGGCTGCGTAACTTTTCTTCTTTATCCTGTAATAATGCTAATCTAGTTTGTACAGCTAAATCAGCACGTGCAACTTCTTGTGCTTTCTTTGCTTCATCAACTGATAAGCCAGTGATAGCAGATAAATCCATCAAATAGTTGGTATATTCAATTGTTGTTCGCTTTAATGTGCCGTCACGTTTATCTCTATCACTGATAGCAAGACCACTTTTAATTTGCAACTTAATGTAATCTGCTTGGTTCTTGTTAAGTTGCTCTTGTGTAACACCCATTGCTCGATAGTTAGCTAGCAATGTTTCATCCATTGTTGCAAGTTCAGCAAATGCTTTGACACCACCTGTTACCGATGCGCTTAGTCCTATAATATCTGTACCAAGACCTTTAGTAATACCTGCAAACTTTTCCATTTCGCCGCTAGAATATCCAGCGGCATTTGCCATGTTTAATAACTCTTTAGTTGTTAGTGCACCGGTAGCACCAAAATCTGCTAAAATATCCGCTGAATTTAGCATTGCGGCATTTTGCTTGAGTACCATTTCGGCACCCACACTGAACAACTTAATTAATCCACCAATAGCAGTACCCAATATACCAAAGTTTTTACCAATACTCATTGCAGCATCACCGGCTGAACTGACTGCACTACCATATTTGGTCATGTCACCGCCGGCAGTTAGTAGTGCATTACCAAACTTTTTAAGGCTATCAACTGCCTGCGCACCAGCCATTTTATAATTTGCTTGAACTTTAGCGTATTCTTCATCAGCTTTGGCTCTAGAGTGAGTTGCAGCGGTAGCCTCTTGTTGAGACTTTAGAAAATCATCTACTAACTTTTTGCCATTTTTCGTAGTATTTGCGTTACCTTTAGTAGCGTTCATGTTCTCATTCATGGCCGCAGTCATTAAGACCATAGCCGGAACCATACCCGCTACGGTTTCACGCATATCACGCATTGATTCGTTTAATTGTCTTAATGTTTCGGGATCTAAATTATCTGCCATGGTTTGTACTCACTAAATAATACTCATGTATTTAGTATCGGGTAAACACCCATTTCAAAGACATAAGGAAAAATCATGGCAATTCAAAACAATCCGTTAAAGCAATATTTTCGCAGACCAGCAATATATCTGAAATTACCAAGTGGTGGTAAAAACTATCCTGAGGGAGTTATTGTTATGCCCGAAACCGGAGAACTCCCAGTTTATCCTATGACTGCTATCGATGAAATTACCTCAAAGACACCGGACGGACTTTTTAATGGTTCAGCAGTAGCCGAAATTATTAGTAGCTGTATTCCTAATATTAAGGATCCTTGGCAACTAACCAGCGTGGATTTGGATGCTGTACTAATAGCTATACGTTCAGCCGCAAATGGTAGTGAATTGGAAATAGAAACTGTATGTCCAGCTTGTACAGAAGATGCCAAGTATGGTTTAAATTTAGTTGGTTTGTTAAGTACTATTAAATCTGGAGATTACGATACCGAATTAGCAGTTAACGATTTGTTAATTAAATTTAGACCACTGACCTTTAAAGAAATGAATATTGTTAGTGTAAGTCAGTTTGAAATGCAAAGACAGTTTATTCAATTAAATGCATTGGAAGACAGTGACGAGAAGAACAAAAGAAGCAAAGAAGTATTAAAAGCAATTACCGATACAACTATGCAAGCTCTTTCAAAATGCATAGTGTATATAAAGACTCCTACGGTCTTCGTTGATGAAAACGAATTTATACTTGATTTTATACAGAACTGTGATAAGACAATGTATGAACAAATCAGAGACCATAATGCATTATTAAAGCAACAATCCGAATCAAAACCCTTAAAAGTAAAGTGTATTCACTGCAACCATGAATACGAACAACCCTTTACTATGAACATATCTGATTTTTTCGTATAAGGCTTCTGCATTCTAGCCCTGAGGATGTACAGAAGCTGATAGAAGGTATGGAGAAGGAATGTGCCAGCATAAAGAAAAACGCAATAAGTTTAAGCTGGTACATGAGGGGTGGAATCTCATATGAAGATATACTAAACATGTCCTCCGAGGAAAGAGCACAGGTAGTAGAATTGGTTAATAGTAACTTAGAAACTACTAAGAAGTCAGGACAGCCATTCTTCTAACTATATCCATAGCTGTTCATTTATCACATCGGGTGTCACTTGTAGAGATGGGCTTGACGCCCATCTAAGAACTCACTTCGTTCGTTCTTAAGTTTTATTCTTTTAAATTCTTTTTTATTCTAATCTAATAGGAGTATACTTGCCGATTTGAAGCCATGGTAGTGCAAATTTTGCACTACCATTGGTAAGGGTTGTTTTGCACGACCGTCATCCATTAGTTGTCTATCCTCATACAATTAGCTATTTCTGCTATCACATGCTACCGGTTACCCTGTAAAGTTTATAGGCTGTAGTGAAGTCTGTCAATTATCTTTCAATTGACGCTTCGGTAACGCACATTCTGTATCATCAAGACAAAGTAGATACAGACTTGTTGAAGGTTCGCTTTTGTCGATTGCCTTCTCGGTATTCCATATACATAAATGTATACGTTTACTCCAGATCCATCAGCTATCTTTCAAGCATCTTCAAGGAGGTCCTGCAGCCAGGACGACAAATTTTTATTTTAATTTATTGTAGTGGGGAACTATCGTAGATGCTAATATCTTGTATTGACTTGGTGTCAGGTGATTCAGTTGAGTATGTTTTTAATAGATTAACATTGTGTTTGAAGAAACTGTCAAATTCGAAAATCATCCAGTCTCCGTGTTTTTTGCTAGTGTAATATATAAAATTGTCAGAAATCCATGTAAGCTTGCTTTGAACACAAACATACTTCCCCTTACGATTGAACTTCATAAAAAGAAGATTTACATCATTGGTATCTGCTACATCCATAAGTTGATCTAGCCAAGCGTCTATTACTTTACAATCCCCTGTAAGTAATAGATGAAACGGGAAGTCAGCATAAAATTTGCATTCCACGTTCATTTTACTGAAACTTTGTCCTGGTACAATATCACCTTTGAATGAACGTACTTGTCCTTCATGTAATACTGTTGTTCTATGCTGATTTTTACCGCCCACATAAGCGCCAGACCCCGGAGCGCGGATGAATGATTCACCGTACTTCTCTGATAGATATTTAGCGACTTCTCGCTCAAAACCGGAGCCTTTAGCTTTTTGTGGACTTGTCATAGACATATACTTATCATGTATTATTACAACCTATAATTTATTCTACGTCCACCGCAGTATTATAGCTTGTAAAGCCGTTTTCTTTCACAACTTTTAGAACATTTGGTACACGACCTGCTAGTTCTTCACGGTGTGAAACAAGCCAAATAGATTTTTGTCGTCTACGTGACATGTCTTTGAGAATTGCTAGACTGTTCTCAACACCCATTGTGTCAAGACCACTGTCAATCAATTCGTCAATGAATAGTGTGTTGATCGGACTGTATAATGATTCCCAAACGTCACGGAATGCAAAACTCAAGCCAAGAATCAATCGATTGCGTTCACCACGGCTCAAGTTATCAAAGTCAAGTTCACGACCCAGTTCTGTAATTTCAACCTGCAAATCATTCTTAAAGATAACTTGATGTGGTAAACCAATTTTGTCTAGGTAATGTGTCAATCTTGCGTTTAGATAACTCAAGTTTTGGTCAATAATCTTCTTACGAACAAAACTATCTTTGCTAGTTAACAAATCTAATAAGAACTTTTGATGTTCCATTGTACGTGTTAATTTATTGATAGCTTCAAAGTCAATTGCTTGTAGTGCTTGTGTTTCCATTTCAGACACTTGTTCTGCATATGGATCAGTTTCTTGTGACTTGTTATCAATCTGATTAAGAATGTTAGCAACTTCACTTGAATGTTTGATTGCTTCTGCTTCTGTGTCATAATGGGTAACAGGTTGCGGACCTAAAACTATAGGAGTCAATTCATTTAGTTGTTCACTAAATGGATTAGTTTCTTGCTTTTTATCTTCCCAAACTTTCTTCAAGTTAGCTACGTCACCACTGTGACGTATCGCCTCTGCCTCAGTTTTATACGATGGTTTAGGTTTAGGACCCAATTCTTTAATTAGTGCTTGATTATTTGCTAGTTGTTCTTCTAAATCGGCTAAATCAGCCTTAGCATTTTCAAGCAGTGTGGTCTTTTGTAATGTAACTTCTAAATGCTTGTCATCATAGAAATCTTGTCCACAAGCATAACACTTATGATCCTCAAGTTCTTTAACTTCCCGAACCAATTTATCAATTAATTTTTTTTCTTTTGTGATACTTTTGGTTAGGGTATCAATTATTGTTGCGATAGATTTTTGTTCGGCATCGTCATGCATCCACTCTTTTAAATCACTCCATGCTTTAAGTTCAGCATCAATATCATATTCATTCTTAAGCAGGTAAGCAGTATGTGCAACAGAAACATCACTGTCGTGTTTCTGTTGCCAAGCAGTAGAACGTGCAACCAATGCATTGTATGCATCTTGTGCTTCTTTCTGTTTATTCCAGATGTTTAAATCTTTGTGCGCTTGTAGTTCTATGGAAATATCAATCTTGCTCAACTCATCATATTGAAGTGCCAAACTGATTAAATCATCATCATGTTTCTTCAACCACAATGTTTGTCTGCGTTTTAGTGCATCAATCTGTTCTTTAACTCGCTTGTTAGCTTCTTCAATGGCTTTAACTCTGAATTCTTCACTCTGAATATCATCTTTGCTACGGCGAATCATTTCTTTAATGATTTCAGCCTTTTCACTCAACAGTGTGATGCCCATTAGTTGTTCAATGATATCCTTTTGTTCGTTGTTCTTTAGTGCAAGAAACGGTTCGCTATATGTGTTCAATACAACGATATGACGGAACATGTCAGGAGACATGTTGATAACTTTTTCGATTGCCGCCTGTGTTTCTTTATTTTCACCTTGCTGATCTTCAGTAGCCTTCTCCTGAACATTATTTACGTAGAACTTAAGAATGTTTGGCTTACGACCGCGCTCAATTTTATAGCTAATACCATTGACGTTGAACGTCAATGTAACAAGCATAGCCTTCCCATTAGTACGATTAACTAAATTATCTTTACGAATGTTATTAATGGGTGTACCAAATAGTGCATAGGATAGTCCTTGAATAAGTGTTGTCTTACCCGTACCGTTTCTAGCACCATCACCACCTAAGTCTAAGTTCTCACCTAGAATAAGTGTTAAGTCTTTCTTGTCAAAGTCAACTGCTTGTGTTACTGCGCCGATGCTTAAAAAATTTCGTAAAGTTATGTTTTGGAGTGTTATCATTTTAATTTTCTAAAAAAACTATCTTTGGCTAATTTTTCTGCCTTCAATGTCTTTTCTATAATACTTTCTACTCTAAGTTTGACTCTAATCAATCTATGTGTTTCTCTTAAACTACCTATATATGGTTGTGTTTTTGATAGTTCAGATAACGCAATACCCAAGTGCTTGTTTATTTTTATAAGAGAATCTAATTCGTAGTTCATAGATTGTTGTAGATGTCCAAAAGAATCTTCTTATCAAAATTATTTGATTCAATTGCATTAATTTGGTCAATGATAATTTGATCTACACTTTCAAACTTTAGTCCGTCACTAGTTTGACCATTTTCATTTGTTTCTACTTTCATAGGTATCAATGCCATTTCACGTAGTTTATGTTCTGGTATCCATGTCTCACGCAAGAAGTTTGCTTCTTCGTATGAGATTTCAATGTCAAGATGTACTCTAACATGACTGTCAATCAATAGCAAGCCCTCAGGGTTTTCTAAAATGTCACTTAGTTTATGAACACGAAACACGGGTTGTCTAGGCCATGTATGAAAGACTGGTTCACTTCCCCATTCCAATATCATCATGCCACGTGCGTCATCACCCGCATCAGCATAGTTATGTGGGAATGCATTACCGATATACCAAATGTTCTTACGTGCTTGACGTTTATGAAAATGACCACTGAATACTTTCTCAAACCCGGTCATATGGTCCTCGTTAATTTCACCGTGATCGGGCATCTCTACCATAGCATTCATATAAAAGCGTGGTAGTTCTAAATGACCAAATAAGTATTTGCCACCCATCTTCTGTAGTTTTTTGTAATCTTCTTGTACAAGCCAGGGTGCAATAACCACATCTCCTTGACTGAAGAAGTCGTTGATGATTTTAACATTTGGTAAATGCTTACCCCACTCAACACTATGAACGTCCCGCTTATCACGATAATAAAGATCGTGATTGCCTGGTATAAAATACACAGTGTCAAAGTTAGCACTTAGTTTTTCTAATGCTTGTAAGCCAAACTGTAGTGTATGAATGTTAATACTTGCACGATGGTGATTATAATCGCCCAAGAAGAAACATGTCTCACATCCCTCACTCTTTGCTTTTTTAATGAACCAATCTACGAAATCAGCACAGTCTTGATTGTGTTGTAGGCTGTTAGACTTCAATCCAAAATGCACGTCGGTGAAAACCGCTGCCTTCTTAAATAAATTCATTCATTGTCCTTAAGTTTGTATCCATTATAAAATTCCCCGTTTTTTGATTTTTCTCGAATAGTACTCATCCACTGACCTGTTTGTCTTTGGAACTCACTGATACTAGTATACACTTCTACTTCCCCGGAGTCACGCAATAAGGTAACCTTCTTAGATGTTTTTTCAGCACCTTTTAATCCGTTCTGTATTCTATATTTTTTTGCGAGTTCTGGATTTTCTTTTTGCCATTGTTTTATTCCAGCACTATGTTTTTCTTTTGCTCCGGCTACTGAATCATAATATCCTTTTAAGGTAGTTGATCTGTTTTTACAGGCATCATCTGTGTGGCAGTGCCTAATCATTTCTTGTCGTTCTTCAAGAGTAGTACCCTCCCATTTTTTCTTGTTGAACAACCTCCATTTTTCACCTAATGCTTCTCTAATAATTACTACTTCTTCATCAGTGAACATAGTTAAATCATTGTTCAATCCATCACCACCGGGTGTGCTATTAAGACCATTCTTATAAGAATCGTATTGACTAATATACTTTATTTCTGCTAATGCGAGTTGAGATATAGAATCAAATCCAGAGTCAATTACTTCATATACACAATTGCTGGGTCCATATTGGTTAATAGCGTTGTGTAATTTTCCTTTAGGATCAGTGATTGATTCCTTGCAGTGTGTTTTCCAACGAGATTTTTTATACTCAGGTTTTGTGTCTAACCCAATGTATACTTTCCCTAAAGGAACAACGGTGATTTTGTAAATGAACATTTTATAGCCCTAAATGAATGATATACTTATTTATCATTTAGGGCTAAAATATTGATTATTCTTCGTACACAGTGGATACTGATGCACCTGCCCCTTGACGTGACCAACTTGGATTTAGTCCATTCATTTCTAAAATGTCATCTCTGATATTTTGATTTCGTTTTTCTGAATTAAGTACACGACAGAAGCTATTGGTTATAGCGGCTGTGTAATATGCGAATGGGTTTGCTGACTTGGCTTCATTGAATCGTAACCCAACATATGTTAATTGTAAAATAGCACTATTACGCATTTCGTCATTGTATGTGTACCCACGCCAATTATACTTCATTGCATATTTTTCACACATCATAATATACATACGGGCTAGTTTATTAGTTACTTGACCGTGATCTTTGCTGAACTCACCACTTTCTAAATCACCTTTCCAATGACTTTTCCCCACACAATAGAATGTATTGTTACTGTCAATTTTATAATGTTGGAATGGTGGGAAGTTTACTTTGACATGAACCATATCATCCACTTCAGCTTTGGTAGTGATATCTTCTAAATCTGCAAAAATTGCGTCTGGATCTTCTTCTTCAAAATCAAAAATATCTTTTGCTGTTTTTTTCTTAACTGTTTTGCGGGGCTGTTTTGGTGCAACCGGTACATGATCCCAAGTCATTACTCGAAACACTAAATCTTTAACATCTATCGATTCCGAGCTAACTGCGTCTTTACTACCCTGTTCAAGACTCAAACGTAAAGCACGTGTTTCTTTTGCTTGCTGAATAGTTTCAGGTTTGAATGCATACTCTAAACTTTTTTCTATAGCTTCTTGCGGCATGTCTACAATGAAATCATATCTATGATAGTCAGGTTGTGCAAAATGACAATATGAATTTTTGCTTTCGTGTATTTCTTTTAAAATGTCTTTATTATTTAGGTAATTGACAGGTTTTCTTGATGGTAGGGACATAGTTCTCCGTTATTATGTTGATGTAATTATAGCAAGAGTGTTGCTGAAAAGCAACATAACTGGGTAAAATTTGGTGATTTTTATAGCGATAAATATATTTAGTAAAGGTATAATCATGTCAGAAGCCGAATTACAAGCACAAGCAGAATATTTGTCAGAACAGTTAGTCGAACTAAAGCGCCAGCTGGCTGAAGCAGAACTAATAGGAAATCCACAGGAAATTGCTACCTATGAATCTCAGATAGCGGCAGTAGAACTAGAATTACAACAAGTATTGCTAAAACTACGAAACATAACTACCACTGACACGATAAATACACCAGGTGTAGTGGTAACGCCTATTCCTGTCAACCAAGAAGATACTGTAAATTATAACAACTCTACTACGAGTACGGCATATGACGATGACGGTAATTTAAATCCTGGATGGGCAGTAGATGAACTTGGAACAGTTTATTTTGCTGGATTTGGACCACCATTAACAAAACCGGCTACTATTGAAGAAAGTGTTTTTAACCCTAGACAAGATGTTCAAGAAAGCGTATTTGATCCAACAACTGGCAGCGCTACGGGATCGTCACGTGGTTTAGGTGGTGAAACTAATCAAGCCAGATCAACTGCAACAGCACAGGACACCGCTAACTTTGAAACCAAACAAGATTGGAGAGTTAGATTAAGTCTAGCACCAAGCGCAACATACTTGTATAAAGCAGAAAATCCAGGAATTCTTAAGCCACTGAAAAACACTGATGGGGTAATTTTCCCGTACTTACCATCAGTCACTGTAAGTTATATGGCTAATTATGACCTGCAAGATTTAACACATAGTAACTATAAAGCATACCAATATAGAAATAGCAGTGTCGAACAAGTTCAAATAACAGGGGATTTTACTGCACAAGACACAGCAGAAGCAAATTATATGCTCGCAGTAATTCATTTTTTCCGTAGTGTCACAAAAATGTTTTATGGGCAAGATCAAAATCCTAAGCCAGGAACACCCCCACCATTGGTATTCTTGTATGGTTTGGGTGACTTTCAATTTAACGCACATCCATTAGTAGTTACTACTTTTAATTATAGCCTACCTAATGATGTGGACTATATAAGAGCAAGTGCACCAACATTACCTGCTGGGATAAGTACTGCAGGATATACACCAGCATCAAACAGTACATCACCAACTAATGTTAGATTGAATAATAGTGGATTGAATACTGGAGCAACAGCATCATCACCGCAATTTCAAACAAACAGTAATTCACAACCAACATATGTACCAACTAAAATGCAGATTCAAATAACAGCGTTACCAATGGTAACTAGAAATGATATTAGTAATAATTTCAGTCTAAAACAATATGCTACTGGTGCATTATTACGTGGTACACAAAATAAACGAGCAGGAATTTGGTAATGGCTAGCAATAATATATACCCGTCAACAAGTCCATATAATTCTACTAGTGTTTTCAATGGCAAATTTTTAGATTTTATGATAGATAGACCTATCATAAAAGATCCTAGCGACATATATTGGCAGATAACAACTCAATATGAATATAGACCTGACTTACTAGCATACGATTTATACACAGATAGTAGACTGTGGTGGGTATTTTCACAACGAAATCCAAACACACTAAAAGATCCGTTGTTTGATTTTAAAACAGGATTGGGAATTTATTTGCCTAAGGCTGATATGTTAAAACAATTGTTGGGAATTTAAGATGTCATCATACAGTCAAGGTGGTTATACGTACACTGCATCCAGTGGTGGTCTAGTAGTAGTTCGTGGGCCCGGCATGCCAAGTGTAGGTGGCGATTTAGGATTAGTTAATAACCTATCTCCACAAGCGTTTACAAGTTTAGCATCAAGTCCAAATTTAGATGAAGTGGCGCAAGCTGCAATGATTGCTGTTGCACAATCAGGAGATTGGAGTCAGATTAAAGCGGAATTAACAGCTACACCAAAATCAGAACCTATACCACCCGGTACAGAAAACAGTAGTAATTCAAATAATCTAGAGGGTACGCCAGCCGGCGGTGACAATGGATTTGAACAAAGTGAAGCTGCACGATTAAATGCTATCAATAATGCAGAGAGTGAAGGAACCACTACATCAAACAATGAGATGGAAACTCTCAATGAGAGTTTTGCAGGCAAGACACCGGCCGGTGTTGCTAATGCTAATAATGCAAAAACTACGTCAGGTACTACTACTACAACTGGAGCCAAACCCGGTAAACGAGCACAAAATCCTTTATCTAATTTTTCTAGTTACACATACCAGATAACATTATATATGATAACACCTGACGCATATGATGCATTTATTGAGACCGGTAGAAGAAAAATTGACGCATTAAGTAATGGAACTGAAGGTGCATTTATTGTTGCACAAAGTGGTGGAATCAACAATGAAACGAGCAGAAGACCACCTGGTTTCAAGTACGACTATTTCATTGATGACTTAAAGATAAAATCTAGTCTCAATGGTAAAGAATCACTTACCGCAAGCAATATCACTAATCTAAGTTTTAATATATATGAACCATATGGTTTTAGTTTTATATCAAATCTTGCAAACGCCGCACTTGCATTAAAAAGTAATAAGAAAAATTTTAGAGATTTATCAAATGCATCTAGACAGTTTTTTGTATTGGGCATACGTTTTCAAGGATATGATAAAGACGGAAAGTTAATTTCTGGTTCTGTGGCAACTCAACAGAATACGGTATCAAATCCACAAGGAGAACCAGGTGGAATATTTGAAAGATTCTTTGACATATATCTTACTAGTATGAAATTTAAAATAGATGGTAAAGTAACCGTCTATAATATAACTGCGGCAACAGTAGCTCCAAGAGCGGCATTTGGTGTCAAACGAGGTACTATTAAGACTGGTGCACAAGTAGTAGCAGGAACAGTGCAGCAAGCACTTGGTAATGAAGGTACTGATCCAATAGGTGTAAAAAGTTTACTAGGAACACTAAACGAACAAGAACGATTATATGTTAAGAATGCCCCCGCTAATTCAGGAGCAATAGCAAACGTGTATAGGTTAGAGTTTCAGGGTCCAGCAGATGTTATTTCTAATTCTTCAATTGTGACAGAATCTGATAAACAGAATAAAGATTTGTGGCCTATGAGTAAGGCTGCAAGAACTATTCAAGTTAATGAAACTATTTCAGTGTCCAGTACCCCGGATAATACCAAACGGTCTATTTCTTTTAGAAATGGTATGTCTATCATGCAAGCTATATCATCTATTATATCTCAGAGTACATATATGGCTGACGCACTTAAAGTTATATACACAAGTGAAATTGAACCAGATCAAAATTCAAATGGTGAAGACGAGATTGTTAACAAAGAACCCAAAACTTTTAAATGGTATAATTTAGGTGCTAGAGTTAAACCCTTAGGATTTGACAAGAATGTAGGTGACTGGGCGTATGAAATAACATATGTAATACAACCTTACGATTGCCCAGCAGTAATAAGCCCTTATGCAGGAAAGACTCCTAAATACTATGGACCTCACAAAAGATATGAATACTGGTACACTGGCAAGAACAGTGAAATATTGAACTATGAACAACGATTAGACAATGCATATTTTAATACAGCAGTAATGCCCTCAGGTGATGATGCATCTCATGGTGGGGGACAAGATGTTCCTACTATTGCAGGTATGCGCCAAAATGAAGATAGAACCGGACAGAAAGATATCGGTAAAGAAGCACAAAATAGTGTTCTTACTAGTTTATTCTCTCCAGGTGATTACGCACAAGCAAAAATTACAATCATGGGTGATCCTGATTACTTGATACAAGATAGTCCTGCTACTACAAACGCAGTTTATAGTCAATATTATGGAACTGATGGGTTTACTATTAATCCTAACGGTGGGCAAGTTTTTATTGAGATTGATTTTAAAGAAGCAGAAGATTATAAAGTCGATAGTGGATTGTTAACTATAAATCAATCAATATTATTTTGGAAATATCCAAGTAGCATCAATATCAAGGGTATAAGCTACATGGTAAATACAGTAACTAGTACGATGAGTAAAGGTAAATTTACACAAGATTTAGAATGTGTTATTAATACATTCCCTGGTGCAACAAATACAGCGGCCGCAGCTAATAGAGAAACTGTTGCAACTCCTAATTTGGGTGATGTACGTACAGGAACTACAGAAGGTGGAACAACCGGAACACAAGGTTCATCTGGACAAAACACTACTAGTGGATCTGGATACGTAGGAGAAGATTTCACAGGTGTTGATGAAGCTATTGCAAGACAAGCTCAGATAAACAACTTGGGTGATTTTGCAGTAGTATCTGAAGCAATTGCTAGGAACCAACAATCAACTACGCCAACTGGTAATGCTCTTAATCCAATTGTTAATAGTGACGAAAATGAATTTAGTGGTTCGACTACTGCAGGAAGTGTAAATTCCGGATCATCCTCAGTGATTGAGGGAGGTAGAGAATCAGAAGATGTTGCAACAGGTCGAACAGTATCTAGAGTAACTTTGGTAACAGGTATTGGCTCTAATCAAAACGTATAATATGGTTGGTTAAATTTTTAATGAATAGAGATAAATGTCATGTATGATGAAATAAAACCTAGAGGTGCTATTAAAGGTAGTAATCCCGATGCAGGTGGTGCTGTATTACGTGAAGTACCGGTATTCGCAGTTGTAAAGGATAATATAGATCCAACCCGTTCGGGCAGACTACAAGTATATGTGAGTGACATTGGTAGTCAAGACCCAGATGATGCAAACGGATGGATAACAGTCAAATACATGAGTCCCTTCTATGGGATGACAGAAGGTTCCGGGGGTAAAGCGACATACGGTAACTACCTAGATAATCCACATAGCTACGGAGTTTGGAATAGCCCACCTGATATCGGAAGTACAGTTATATGTTTATTTGTTAACGGTGATCCCAATTTTGGTTACTACATCGGATGTGTTCCAAATGCAGAAGCACTACACATGGTACCTGCGATAGGCGGTGGAGAAAACATTGTAGCAAATGCAGGTGAAGCAGCCGCGTTTGGTGGCGCAACCAGATTACCTGTAGTAAATTTGAACAATAATAATTCAAGCGTATCAGACTCTACAAATTATCTGTTAGCACCAAAGCCTGTACACAGTTATCAAGCAAGTATTTTAAGTCAACAAGGTCTAATAAGAGATCCTATTCGAGGAGTAATTAGTACTAGCGCACAGCGAGAAAGCCCGTCTAGAGTTGGATATGGTATTAGCACACCTGGTAGACCTGTATATGAAGGTGGATTCACAGATGAACAAATTGCAGATGCTGTAAAAGAGGGATCTCCTGCAAAACTAAAAGTTATAGGAAGACGCGGGGGTCACACGTTTGTTATGGATGATGGCGACTCATTGGGCCGTGACCAATTAGTCAGATTGCGTTCAGCAACCGGTCATCAAATATTAATGAGTGATGATGGTCAATGTTTATTCATTGTTCATAGTAACGGACAGAGTTGGATTGAGTTAGGTAAAGAAGGTACTATTGATATGTACGCTACTAACTCAGTTAACATTAGAACTCAGGGTGATTTGAATTTACATGCAGACAATAACATAAACATAAATGCAGCCAAAGCGTTGAATATAAGTGCCGAATCCATTGCAATGACTTCTGAAAAAGAAATGACAATGCGTGTCGGTACTGATTTTAGTCAATATACTATTGGCAAATACACAGTTAAAGTTAATGGCTCAATGTCACAATATTCGGCAAGTGAAGGGTCATATGCTTCTAAAAGCACTATGTATATCAACGGTGAGAAAATTAACTTGAATACCGGATCAGCTTCTACTGTACCACAAGAAGTAAAGCCGCTACCAGTAGTAGCACACACTGATACATTGTTTGATAGTGTTAAGGGTTGGGCAGCTGCTCCGGGCAAACTATTAAGCATTGTAAGTAGAGCTCCTGCACATGCTCCATGGGCTATGTCTGGACAAGGTGTAGATGTAAAAGTAAACAATAATGCTAGTGCCGCACTACCATCAGCACCGGCGCCAGCAATAGTAGCAACAAATAGTTCAGTGGCCACTACACAGACACCGGGGGTAACACCGGCAGTAGTATCTACGATTCCTAATACTGGACAAATTAGTGCGGCAGTGGATAAGAACACAACAGCAGCCATCATTGGACAATCAGCAGTACTTGCACAAACAGGCATTGCAGCCGATGTTATTAAACAAACTGGTGCCGGTGTAGTGCAAACGGCACAGGGCGCTGTAGCCGCAATTGGAAGAATGGCTCAATCTCCTGCCCAACTTGAAGCTGCCGGAGTATTGAAACCGGGTGCATCACAACTGGTAAATACTCTAGTTGCCGGGGGTAAAACAGTAGAACAAGCCATGACAAATAACTTGTTTACAGGTAAATCCGGAGCAGAAACATTAACCGCATACGTTACTAATCCAGTAGCACAAGTTCAAGCACAAGTAGCGACCCTTCAACAAGCCCAAGCTCAACTTACACAAGCGGGTATAATTACTGGAACTGAATCAGGAACACAGTTGGGTGGACTATTATTGGCAACAGCTACAGCTGGCATTTCTAATGTTACCAATTTTGTAAAAAATGCTGCCCAAGCAGCCGGACAAGCTGTTACCGGTATTGTAGGTGGAGTTGGAAAAGCAGTGAACGGTTTATTAGGCCCATTACAAAATACATTAAGTGCAGGTAATTTTGCTAGCAATTTAGCATCTACTGTAACCGGTGGATTGAGTTCAATTGCAGGTGCACTTAGTGGTGCAACAGCAGGTGCAATACAAGGAATTGCAGGATTAGCTAATGCCGCAAAAGGTATTGCAGCCTCAGCATTCTCCGCAGTAACTAAAGGATTTGCTACAATAAAATCAGGTATTCCTCAAAATTTAAGAGACATAACAGAAAAAGCTCAAGCAACAAACGCATTAAATTCTGACAGTCCACCTTCATTCACTACAGATCCAATTACAGGGGAACAAGTTAGAAACTTCACGGCTGAACAAGAAGCTGCAATGAGAGTAAGTAATGCATCATTAAATGCAACTTTGACTAATGCAGTTAATAGCGGTATCGGAAACCCAATCATAAACACTGTAGCAAATGCAAGTGCTTCTAATGGTTCGTTAGTCAATGTAGTTTCATCTGTAAATGGGTCTTCTGTCACTAACTTAGTTAGAACAACAACATCAGGACCTGTATCTACCGCATTGGCATCAGTGGGAGCAATTACAGGGGTAAGTACTGGACTCAATGCAATTGCCGGCGGAGAAAAAGCAGTAGCAACAGTGGTTGATAATGCAAAAAATGCAATTAATTTAATTCCAGGAGCTAACACTATAACCGGATTGATAAACAGTACTGGGTCTGCTGCCGCTACAGGAATAGCTAAACTAAAAGATGGAACTGCTACATTACAATCACTTGCATCAGCAGGATTACCCGCCGGAGCAGCCGCACAATTGAATTCAGCAATAAGCTCCTTAAGTTCCGGCGGTTCAATTTCTATTCAATTACCCACTGTGGCATTCAATACAGTTGACAGGGGCGAGTTAACCGCTCAGATTACTTCAACATTGGGTAGTGCAAAGATACCTTTACCCAACTTCTCAGGAAATCCGGCAACCTTAGGCAAACCTTTGTCAGAAGAAGCATTAAACAAATACGCTGAAATTAATGACGAATTAAACACTTTGGTTGACCAAAGATTTGAATTGGACAAAGCGGTGCGTGATGCAAGATATGCTCTAAACATTGCTAAAACAGACTTGCCCGCCGGAGATCCCGCAATTGCAATTGCGGAACAGACGTTAACACAAACTAAGCAACAGTTAAAAACCTTAGATGATCGTATTATTGAAATAAGAAATAGACAAGCTCAATTAGCCACAACCTCACCTGGCAACTCAGTAAACAGTAATACAACCGGCACTAGCTAATATAAATATAATAAGGAACAGTCATGGCAACATATAATGGATTCAGTACAATAAACGCAAATAAACCTAGATCAACTAATCTGACTCCGGGTACTGGTGGCGGATACGGATCCACTACTCAACCTGTGATTCCGGGGAAAAAGTTTAAATTGATCAATGAACAACTGGTAATTCAAGACTTTTTGAATGCATTAAACATTCAACAGGGACAAAAAGTAGGTCAACCGGGCTATGGAACAACACTCTGGTCTTTTATATTTGAACCTAATACGGCTGACACTCAATTTCAACTACAGGACGAAATACGCAGAGTAGCTAGTTCTGATCCTAGAATAATTCTTAACTCAGTTAAAGCTTTTCCCAAAGAAAATGGTATATTAATTGAAGTAGAATTAGCAATAGCACCATTCAATAACGCTCAACTGTTAAGCGTTTTCTTCAACAATTTAACTAACGTAGCAGCTATACAGTAATCAATAATTGGTATTTTCATAATGATAAATACTTGAGAGAGATTACTTATGGCTACAAGTTCACGACAATCAGCAATATTCGGCGTCAATGACTGGAAAGCAATTTACCAGACATTCCGTGAGGCCGACTTTAAAAGTTACGACTATGAAACTTTGCGTAAAAGCTTCATAGATTATCTACGAGTATACTATCCGGAGACGTTTAATGACTTCATCGAATCTAGTGAGTTCATCGCTCTATTAGACATTATTGCGTTTATGGGTCAGGGTCTTGCATTTCGCAATGACTTAAATGCACGTGAAAATTTTATTGATACCGCTGAACGTAGAGATAGTGTTATTAAACTAGCCAACTTAGTGAGTTATAACGCTAAAAGAAACTTAGCAGCACAGGGTTACATTAAAGTAACTAGCATACAAACAACAGAAGATATCACGGATATTAATGGATTTAACTTAAGCAACGTTCCGGTATTATGGAATGATCCGGCAAACTCTAACTGGCTAAATCAATACAATACTATTGTAAACGCAACATTAATTAATAGCCAACGTGTAGGTCGTCCTGGTAATTCTGCACAATTATTGGGTATAAAAACAGACGAATACACTATTAACATTCCCGGTGGTAACTTACCGGTAGTACCATTCTCCTCTGTTGTCGATAATCAGACAATGAATTTTGAACTTGTCAGTGTTACAAGTTTGGATGAAGATTATGTGTACGAAATTCCACCTGCACCAACTGGCAAATTTAACATGCTATATCGTAACGATAAATTAGGTTACGGTAGTCCAAACACAGGGTTCTTCTTCTATTTTAAACAAGGGCGCTTACAAAGTTATGATTTTAATCTACAACAACAAATCAGCAATCAAGTTGTAGACATTAGTGATATTCAGGGTGTTAACAATACAGACACATGGCTATTTCAATTGAATACAGATAACACTAGCGTAGTAACAAGAACACTATGGAGAGAAGTAGAAAACGTATACGCTGATGCATATCTACAAACAGAAACTAGTGGTAAGAAAATTTTCTCGGTCGTATCACGTTACAATGACCAAGTAAGTTACAGTTTTGGTGACGGAGTATTTTCTGAGATTCCAGTTGGTACATTTAGATCATATGTCCGTGCAGGTAATGCATTGACATATACTATCGATCCAACAGAAATGCAAGGATTGAGCGTTACTATAAATTATATTAGTCGAGCAGGAAGAACAGAAGCACTAACATTAGGATTAGAATTACAATTACCAGTATCAAATGCACAAGCAAGAGAAACACTATCAAATATTAAACAACGTGCCCCTGCCCGCTACTACACACAAAATAGAATGGTCAATGGAGAAGATTATAACAATTTCCCATATACTTTGTATAATTCAATAATCAAGAGTAAAGCAATCAATCGTAGTTCTATTGGTGTGTCAAAGAATTTAGACTTATTAGATCCTACTGGAAAATACTCCAGCACTAATTCATTTGCTAATGATGGTGCTGTATATCAAAATAGTGATGATGGTAACTTAGGATTAACTATAACTAATACCGGTGATATTATTACATTTTTAACAACTACATTGGCTGCTGAACTAGCAGACAATAGGGCAAGACAATATTACTTACAAAACTTTACACGATATGCTGTTAACAGCACAACAGGTGACGGAACTGTTTATTGGAAAGAATCTACTGTTGACGCAAATAGTGTTACTGGATATTTTTATAATATAAGTGGCAGTAATGAAGTACCTATACCAATTGGTACATATTCAACATACAGTATGAAATATGCTACTAAAGGTGCTATGATAAAACTTACTGCACCTGCAGGTTATTATTTTGATAGTAACAATCGTTTGGTTGCTGGCATTCCTGGATCTAGTAACTCTACTTATATTTGGACAACCGTGTTAAATGTAGTAGGTGATGGATATAATAACGGTGAAGGTCAATTTAGTAATGGCACCGGTCCAGTCACATTAAATGCGTATGTACCTGAAGGTGTTATAGTAACGCAAATTATACCTGCATTTGATAATTCATTGCCTGCTCTTGTTATACAAGAATGTATTACTAGAATGGAATTGAATCAAGATTTTTCACTAGTGTTCAACAATTCATTAGTAGTGTCTCAAGACAGATGGAGTGTGGAAGCATACAATGCTACAAACTGGTTTGTGAATTTTAATAGTTTGGGTAATAATGTTTATCAAATTGCATATAGAAGCCTGCGATATTATTTTGGAAGTGTAGCAGATACTCGTTTTAATTTTGAGACAGGCAAATTAGTTTACGATCCTTTTACCGGTAAAGTATTACAAGATTATATAAAAGTGCTTGCTACAAACACACAGTATAATTCTAATTATCCATTAAGTAAACCAGTACAAATGAGTATTTTAGGACAGACCGTTGAAAGTGATGGATACGTCAATGACTTTGAAGTGGAAGTAGCTAGTATTGATGAGAACGATAGAACAATCATAAGTGATCCTGATTTCTTTAGTTCAATTACTGGATACACACCTAATAGTTCTAATATAGGAATATATGCATTTTTTGAATTAGTTGAAGATGCTATTAGTTTGTCTCGTTATCAAATCATACCTAGCACCAGTGTGAGTTATGCATATGCAACTAAGACACAAATTGAAGTTGTAAAGTATGAATACCCTGAAGGACAATTATTTTATGCATTTGTTGAAAATAAATTTTACACATCTGTACAAGATGATACAGTAAACACTCCTTTCTATGTGTTGATTGAACAACCTCAGTATTCTATTCAATATGGTCGTCAAGGATTACAGTTTCAATATCGCCACAACAGTAACAACACGACACGTATCGATCCTGCAACAACAAACATTATTGATTTGTATCTAGTAACACAGTCTTATTATACACAATATCAAAATTGGATACAAGATACGACCGGTAGTATTCCAGAACCAAACAAACCCACTATTAATGAGTTAAATCAGTCATATGGTAGATTACAAGACTATAAGATGTTAAGCGATAGTTTAATACCTAACAGTGTTATATTCAAACCATTATTTGGTGCGAAAGCTGCACCGGCATTACGTGCTACTGTTAAAGTAGTTAAAGCCGCTAATACTAATGCAAGTAATAGTGAAATACGTAGCGCAGTATTATCTTCAATGAATAGTTATTTTAATATTAATAACTGGAACTTTGGAGACACGTTTTATTTTTCTGAATTAAGTGCATATCTGCACGATCAATTAGGAGAAATAATTAGTTCAGTGGTACTTGTACCAAACAACCCTACACAATCTTTTGGTGACTTATATGAAATTAAATGTGCCCCTTACGAAATCTTTCAAAATGCAGCTACAGCATCTGATATACAGGTAATAGCCGCACTTACTCCCGCCGAATTGCAAATAAGATAAGTAATATAATTGATAGAGATTTAATATGGCCACAAGTACAAGAATTAGAACACTAAACTTTTTACCAGACATTTTCAAAACAACAACCAATGCTCAGTTTTTAGCGGCTACATTGGATCAAATTGTTGACCAACCAAATACGGAACGTATTGAAGGTTATATTGGTAGTAAGTTTGGCTACGGCATAAATGCGAAAAACAAATATGTAATTGAACCAACTAAAACACGAACAGATTATCAACTAGATCCAGGTGTAGCTTTCTTAAAGAAAGATACAGGTATTGCACAAGATTTTATCAGTTATCCTGGCATAATTGATGCATTGAAGCTTGAAGGTGGTATCACAAACAATAATGATAGATTGTTTGAAAGCCAAATCTATTCATGGGATAGCTTCACTGACTTAGATAAAATAATTAACTTCAATCAATATTATTGGTTACCAGAAGGTCCTGATCCAGTAACAATTTCTACCGACATTGTTTTCAATGCATCTGATTATATTATTACTGATGCCCCAAATGGTTACAACGTAACTGCTGATGGACAAGCACAGGGTTCTACAAATCCTACGCTAACGTTATTGCGTGGCGGAACATATAGATTTAGTGTCAACCAAGATAGTCAATTTTGGATTCAAGGCGCCCCGGGCGTTACTGGCTTAGACCCCACACAAACAAACGTTCAAACACGTGATGTATTTGGTGTTTCTAATAACGGTGAGGAAGTAGGTATAGTGACATTTACTGTTCCAGCAAAAGATGCACTAGATGAATATAATTTTCCAGGAAATAACATAGTTGATGTAGTATCCACTACTCCGTACGACCAAATTAACGGACAACTACTAAGTACTGTTGGAAATATTGATGGTATTAGTTCACTAAATGGCCTTACTGTAATGTTTTACAATACAGGTGTACCCAATGAACAAGGTTATATAAGTAATTTCTTTGATGAAACTAACTTTGACGTAAACAGTAATTTGGTACCGGCACAAACAATTACTATTAGCTCCACTAATTCTACTGGAAATGTAATAACATGTTCTTCTACTGCTAACTTAGTAGTGGGACAAACTATAACATTTTCTGGATCTACTTTTGGTGGAATACTAGTATACGATGCCGTATTTCCAAATACAATATATTATGTAAATTCTATCATTAGCCCCACTGAATTTACTATTGCACAACAATTATTTGATGTTGGTGTAACCCCTTTCAGTGTATCGACTGCTAGTGGTTCAGGTTTAATCGCTAACATTAATCAAGGCTTAAATGAAGAAGGTTATTACACTGATGTAACCGCAACATTTTACCGTATAACTTATGCGGGTAGCGTGAGTGATCCAGTATTAAGATTAGTAGAAGTTGGACCTATTCCTACTAATCAAAAAATTACTGCACAATATGGTACTGCTTGGATCGCTAGAAATTTTTATAGAAACGTTGCGGGAACAATTAATTTAGTTCCATATAACAGTGCAATATTAGATGTGTTATATTATCAAGATGGTACTTCCGGTAATAAGGTTGGTCAATTACGTATAATTAATAGCAACACTACTAATCGTATTGATGTAGTAGAAGATATATTAGGTAAAAAACAATATACAGCACCAAACGGTGTACAATTTACCAATGGCTTAAAAGTGGTATTTCAAGGTGACATCTATCCTGTAAGCTACGAGAATGTTCAATATTATGTTGAAGGTGTAGGTACTGCCATTCAATTAATACCGGTATCAGATTTAATAGCACCTGAACCGTTTACCTCAAGCACATATATACCATATGATACTTTACCTTATGATATTGGTAACTATGACAGTAACTTATATATACCAGTAACTCCAGATTACATTACTATCGCTAGAAACAGTATTAATAAAAATCCATGGTCACGTAGCAATCGTTGGTTCCATATTGATGTTATCACTGCTACTGCTACATACAATAATAACCCAAATTTTGTAACTATAGCAGCCACACAAGAAAATAAAGCAAAACGACCAATCATTGAATTCTATCCTAACTTAAGATTATTCAACTCAGGATATTTAGGTAAAGCTCCAATTGACTTTATTGATTTTAGAACAACTGATGCGTTTGAATACGTTGCGGGTCAAGAAAATTATTACCCGGACGTTGAAGTATATACTGCATACACAGCTACAATTAATAGCGCAGTTTCAAGCACGACTACTACAATCTCATTATCTACGTCAGATATTGTTGGTACATTTCAAGTTGGTCAATATATAAATGACACAACTAATTTGTTGCCAACTAATGCACAAATTAGTAATATCAGTGTTGCATCTGGCATCACTACACTGACAGTCACTTGGTTAGGCAATTACACATTTGGTAGCACTACTGTAGCTTCATTGATTGCTAACGATGGTCAGAATGATAACTATGCATTATTTGATGGTGCCAGAATTGTTTTTGCCGCAGACACAAATGAAAATGTAAAAGACAAAATATATGTGGTAAGATTTTCTTCAATCACACCACTATCAACTCCTGTGATTACTCTTACCCCAGCAGATGACGGTGAAGTTCTTCCATTAGAACAAACTGTTGCATTTAGAGGATTTAATTATAAGGGTAAAGATTTCTACTTTGATAGTATTGATTGGTTAGAATCACAACAAAAAACAACAGTTAATCAACCTCCGTTGTTTGATATCTTCGATGAAAATGGTATAAGCTTATCAAATAGTGAGTACTATGTTGGTACATCTTTTAAGGGTAATAAATTATTTTCATATGGATTGGGATCAGGATTAGATGATTCCATCTTAGGCTTCCCAATACGATATAGTTCAATAGACAACGTAGGTGATATTAGTTTTGATGTATCACTTAACGCAGACACATTCAATTATGTTAGAGGGACTACGCCCATAACTCAAAGAGTTAACACAGGATATGTTTATAACTACACCGTTTTAGGTGAACAGTATAGACAAATTGGTTGGGAAACTGCAGTGGGCAGTAGTGTTCAGTATCAACTATTTGAATTTAATTACTTTGCAAGTTCACCTACAACCACATACACATGTGACGTATCAATGCTTAGTCCCGATGCATCAGCATGGCCTACCTTGCAAGTATATGTGAATAACGTACTACAAACAGGAACATACACAGTAACTGTTGGACCAAATAGTACCGTTATTAATCTTGAAGTACCTGATCCATTAGTAGATACAGTAGTGCAAGTATCAATTTTGAGTAATCAAGTAAGTAAAATTGGATATTATTCTGTACCTATTAACTTGAATAATAACCCATTGAACCAAGATATAGTTGTAGCAAACGTAGGTGATATTCGTGGTCAATATCAAAGTATCTTCTACAATAACCCTGACATTACCGGTGTTGTATTTGGTGCTAACAATTATCGTGACTTGGGCAATCTTGTTCCATGGGGCAATCGAATTATACAGAACAGCGCAAGCTTAGTATTGCCTGGCACGTTCCTTCGCAAACAAAATCACAATCTATTCAATGCGTTAATGTTTAACAGCAAAGAATATATTAATTTCAAAACATTGTTAGTTGGCACAGTTAACAACACTGACTATAGCCGACACTATCCTCCTGCATATATGCTAGACGATGCACTGGATCAAATAACAGCTAGTAAAACAGAAGATGAATCATTCTTCTGGAGCGATATGTTACCGAATAAAGCAGCCTATATTACTAACACATATAGTTTTGCAAATAGTTTGGACGTATCGATATATCCATTGAGTAAGGTTTATAACTATGATACCGCAAATTACAATGGTATTTTAGTATACTTAACAAGAACAACCAGTGGCGTAACAACGACCACTCAATTGATAAAAGGAATCGACTACACCGTAAGTTCAACTAGTCCTGCATTAACAGTTGAAACTGACTTGTTGCCCGGTGATCAGATTACTATCAATGAGTATAATCAAACATATGGTAGTTACTGCCCCAATACACCCACTAAGTTAGGTCTATATCCAAGCACAATTCCTCAAGTTATACTAGATAGTAACTATGTAACACCTACCTATTTTATAGTAGGACATGATGGATCATACAACAAATTGTATGGTGATTATATCGATGGACAATTGATTGATTTTAGAGATCAAGTATTGTTAGAATTTGAAAAACGTGTCTACAATAACTTAAAATTAAGTAATGTTATTCCTATTAATGAATCGGATGTTATACCTGGGTTTTGGAGAACAACTGACTACAGTTTAGATGAAATAAAACAGATATATTCTATAAACTTTTTAAACTGGGTAGGACAGAATCGTGTTAATTACAAAAAACAAGTTTACAATGCAAATAATCAATACACTTACAACTACAATCGTAGCGGTAACAAAATAAACAGAGATCCAATTCCACAAGGTTATTGGAGAGGTATATATGAATACTTCTATGACACAAGTAATCCTGATACTAAACCATGGGAAATGTTAGGTTTTGCAAATCAACCAACATGGTGGGCATCGAGATACGGATCAGCACCCTATACAAGTGATAACTTAGTATTGTGGGGGGATTTAGCTGCCGGTTATATTTGGAATGACGGCGTGCCATACGTCAATGAAGCATATGTAAGACCTGAATTGTTACAAGTGTTGCCGGTCGATACTGCAGGTAATTTGGTATCACCGTTTATAGCAATCGTAGGTAATTACTATAACCAATCATTTGTGAGAGATTGGGCTGTAGGAGATGTTGGTCCAACAGAATTTAGCTATCGTAGAAGTAGCACATGGCCATTTGATCTAATGAAGATGTATGCGTTAACTAAACCTGCAGAGTTTTTTAACTTAGGGGTTGACATTGACAACTACAAATACAATGCAGAATTTAATCAATATCTGGTTAACGACAGAAGCCACTTAGTAATTAGTGATGTAGAAATATATGGTAATGGTACTCCTAAAACAAGTTACATAAATTGGATTGTTGACTACGAGAAACAATTAGGGGTTGACGCAACAAAGAATATTACTGAACTACTAGATAACTTGGATGTAAGGTTAGTGTATCGTTTGGCTGGATTCTCTGACAAGAGTTTATTAAAGTTCTACGTTGAAAAGGGAACACCTAATAGCAATAACGCATCATTATTGATTCCTGATGAAAGCTTTGGTGTATTATTATATGACAATCAACCATTCGAACGTATCGTTTACAGTGGGGTGATAGTTCAAAGCACGCCTGAGGGTTATTTCAAAGTATATGGTAACTCACAAACTAATGCATATTTTACTATATCGAATCCTAAAATAAATGGTAACTATGACAGAATTACTTTGCAGAATTTGTCTGTACAAGTACCTAAAGATTATTATGATACTACCACTATAGTATCATATGGAACCGAATTTTACTCATTACAAGAAGTTGCAGTATTTTTAAGTTCATATGGTAGATACTTGTCTACTCAGGGCGTATTGTTTGATCAAATCGAAACTGGTCTAGAAGTTTCATGGAATCAAATGGTTGCTGAATTCTTATATTGGGCACAGAGTGGATGGGAACCGGGAAGTCTTATCAATTTAAATCCGGCAGCTAGTTTGATTTCTATAAACAAAGACAGCTATATTGTTCAACCATTAACACTACAACAACAAAACTTTATTCTAAATCAAAACTTATATCCAATACAATCCGTTGATATGTCAATTGTGCGTGATGGTACGTTGTTTACAGCACAACCTTTAAATCAAGGTGACACTGTTGCGTATGGACAATTTAACATCAGTAATTTTGAACATGGTATTGTATTTGATAATGTAACATTATTTGATGATATCATTTATAATTTGATAACAGGTTTGCGCCAACAACGAATTATTGTTCGTGGTACTAAAACTGCTGAGTGGAACGGTACTATTGATGCTCAAGGTTTTATTCTTAACCAAGACAATATTATTGAGTGGAATAATGAGACAAAGTATACCACTGGTTCTATTGTCAAATACAAAAATAAGTATTGGATAGCAGTAAAGATAATACAAGCTAGTGAAGTATTCGATGAACGTGATTGGAAAGAAACAGATTATAATGAAATACAAAAAGGTCTATTACCAAACTCAAGTACACGTAGCTATGAGAGCACATTGTATTATGATGTAAACAAGGCCAACCTAGAAAATGATGCTGACTTGTTAAGCTTCAGTTTAATTGGATATCGCCCACGTGATTATTTGGCTCTTGTTGACCTAACTGACATTACACAGATTAATGTATATAAAAACTTTATTAAGAATAAAGGTACATTGAATGCAGTATCTGCATTTAAAGGCGCAAACTTACCACAGGGTGGTATTGATTATGAAGTATACGAGAACTGGGCAATTAAAGCAGGTGAATTTGGAGGTGTATTAAACAGTAACTTTGTAGAGTTTAAGTTAAACCAATCTGAATTAACTGGTAACCCATCTACTGTAGAATTAACTAACGGGGCGTACACTCAAGGAATACAACAACAAGTTCCGTTGTATAACATTTTCAATTACGGTAGACCAATAAATTCTCCTAATGTATTACCCACACTACCAATAGATACTCCTAATGTATTGTTTCCAGACGCAGGCTACGTAAGTTTTGAAGATGTCAAAACGTATGCATACTATTACTTTGGATTGACTGGTGCTGAAACACCTATAACAAGACTATATCAAGGTGATTATGTTTGGATCGCTAACTTACAAGGTACATGGCAGATCATGTCACCATTATCTTTGGGTACCGTAATAGAAGCAAGAAATCTAGCAAATGGTACTATTACTCTACGATTTGCAACAGCACACGCATTAACAAAGTATTCAGCATTTGCAGTAACTAACTTTGATAATAGAGTCAATGGATACTATACTGTTCAAAATGTCATTGATCCGTTTACTGTATTAGTTTCTGCTAATTTGAATCCATCAGTGCAAACCATTACAGGTCAAGGTATTGGCTTTAAGTTCCAATCACATCGTGCTCAAGAACCTAGCGACATTATCAATTTACCATTGCTTAACAACGAATTTGTAAAAAACAAAGTATGGGTCGATCTTGGCAACGAAGGTAGCTGGCAAGTTTATCGTAAGAGTTTGAACTACACATATAGTAATGAAATTGTAAAAGCTAATTCACAATCATTTGGTAGTGCAGTAGCATATACTGACAATATTGGTTATTTAATTGCTGATGCAGATGCCGGCGTAATGTACCGATATATCTATAATGCATTGACCGAACAGTATGAGCTATTCCAAACATATACCGGATCTGCGTCTTTTGGTACAACTATAAGTTATGCAGGTGATACGTTTGTCGTATCACAACCTACAGGATCAACCGCAAGTGATAGAACTATCAATATCTATCAACTGGTATCTACTACGTTGACTGATAGGCTTGAATTAATTCAAGAACCAATTCAAGCACCATCAAGTTCTATAACAAATTGGGGAAGTGCAACTGCAATTTCCGGAGATCAAAATTGGTTATATGTTTCTGACACTGTGAATAACAGAGTATATGTATATCGTAAATCACAAGTAACTGGAAAATATGAATATGTAAACATTATATCAATCACAGGAGTTGGCGGTCTAGATCAATTTGGATATTCATTATCCACAGATTACTATGGATATACTTTAGTAATCGGCACACCAGATCAAAACTATAGTTCAACGATTGACAATTCTGGCTACAGCTACATCTTTGATAGACTATATCAGAACTTTGAAGCACAATCTTCAAGTCAACCGTTCATCCCGTTGTTGTTTAATTTAGCAGTTAATACCAATACTACTACATATAATGCCAGTGCAACTACAGCAGGATCTAACAAAATAAATGTAGATACACTACAAGGGTTGACTGTGGGTACTCCATCAGTATTCACTGGTCCTGTGTTTGGTGATATTTCATTGAACACTGTGTATTATATACGTGATACCTTTTCTCCTGCTAATCAAGTAACACTATCAACTAACAAGTATACAGAAACAGTTGATAATACATATGCAACAGGCAATAAAATTCGTGTAAGTAGTAATTCAGACTTTGTAGTAAACGCACCAATTGTGTTTTACGGTGAGACAGGTACTTCCAACATTGTATCTGGTACAAAATACTATATAAAATCAATTACAACAGTAACGATTGACACTATTAACTATGATGCTATCACAATATCTACAACGATAGGTGGCTCTACATTTACTGTTTCAAATAGTGACTTGAATGTAACAGCAGTAACATTTGGCAATGAAGTAACATTGTCTTCTGATACAGGTACAATGACACTAAATGCACAAACACAACCTGTGTCAGTGTCTGTAAATGGTACAACTATTTCTGAAGATCAGTATGCAGTAATAGGCAATGTATTAAACATGTACGGTAATATAACAGCCGGTGACATTATTACATTAGATAGTTCAACATTTGTACTGATGCAAACATTATCTACGGGAACTACCCCTAGAGTAGGTACACAATTTGGTCAAAGCGTTGCTGTTAATAAATATGCATCAGAAGTTTTAGTTGGTGCACCCTTCCAAATAAGTGAGACTGCAGGTGAAGGTGCAGTCTATCGATTTACTAACGGTGGCGGCAAATATGGTATGATTACCGGTACCGTCGATTGTAATTTAACATCAAGTGAAACAATTTTAATTAATGGTTTTGTAGTAACATTGCCTATAGGTGGTGCAACAGGCGCAGCTAATGCTATTAATAAAGCAAACATTACAAACGTTCAGGCCGCAAATGTTGATGACAAATTAGTAATCAGTCTAGTCAACACATCACTTGCGACCATCAATGACAAGTTAAACATAGCCGCACTAAGTCCCACAGCATATACTGGCATGGGTATTGCTCCATATACATTGACACAAACAATTACATGTCCTCATGTTGGTGGTGCTACACAATTTGGTGAAAAAATAAAATTTAATGAGTTTGGATCATTCATTGTAAGTGCGCCAGCTGGCACAAGATTTGCAGGCACAACATTTGATTCAACTGATGATGAAAACTTTGATAATGATACAATATTCGACAACAACACAACACAATGGGTAGACCCGTTTGCTAATGCTGGCGCAGTATACATGTTTGATTATCTATCAAATTATAATGAAAATTTATTAAACGTTGGTAATTTTGTATATGCACAAAGTGTAAATGATATTAATCAAGAATATGGTGATCAACCATATTATGGTCAAGCAATAGATTATAATAACTATACAGTAATAGTTGGCTCACCACAGTTCAAACCTGCTTTCGTTAATGGGCAAGTAGTTGTTTATACAAATACTGCAGGCGAACAAGACTGGGTTGTGTTCAAAGAATCTAACCCAATTGTTGACACATCACGTATTCAAAATGGTTTATTGTATAGTGCAAGCACTAACAATACACTTGAGAATTTAGATTATATCGATCCGTTACAAGGTAAATTATTGGGCGTTGTGCGTGAGAATATTGACTATGTATCAAACACAGATCCAGCATCATACAACTCACCGAATGCTACAAACAGAGGATCAAGTGTTTGGGGTTCTCCTCAAATAGGTGAACTATGGTTCGACACAAGCAATACCAGATTTGTGAACTATCATCAACCAGATGTTACCTATAATAGTAAATGGTGGGGTCGTGTGTTCCCAGGTAGTAACGTGTCAGTTTACTCATGGATTAGCAGTAATGTAGAGCCATCTCAGTATCAAGGACCGGGCGTACCGTACGACACAGATAATTATGCTATTGAATTAGTACAAGATGCACGTGGAAGTTTAGTACCACAGTATTTTTATTGGGTACGAAATACAAATATAGTGTTTTCTAAATTAGGAAAGACTTTATCTGATACTATACTTGAATATTATATTATAAATCCTATAAATTCAGGCATTAGCTACTTTGCACCATTACTACCCAATGCATTTGCACTATACAATTCAGATCCATACATCAATAATATTGATACTATATTCCATGTAGGATTTAGCACAGGTACAAACGATGATGTATCACACAGTGTGTATAACTTAATTCGTGCAAATTATGCAGACGATTTCTTACCTGGTTTACCTGCAACAAATTCATTAGACATACCCGAATCGTTATACGATAGGATGCTTGATAGTTTAGCAGGCTTGGACGAGACTGGTGCTGTGGTTCCAGACCCATTCTTACCAAAACCAGTACAGTATGGTATCTATGCAAGACCTAGACAAAGTTTCTTTGTTAATAGATTTGGCGCGTTACAAAATTACCTACAATATGCTAACGAAGTATTGGCTCAATTCCCGATCACTGAAACTAGAAGTGCTAACTTCTTGTTCCAAGATGGATCAGTTAATCCAAGTACAGTGAATAATCCTAATTGGACTGGTGGTACTGAACTATTCTACGATACACAACAATATTGGAATTATATTGATTGGTGGGCTGCTGGATATAATAACAACACAAAATCAGCATTCCGTGTACCTTTGTACGCAGACCTATCGACATTATCAGTACCATCAGGTACTATAGTTACTGTAGCACAAAATGGTAATGGTAAGTTTGAAGTATACAGAAGCAATGATGATAATACATGGACCCGTATTGGTCTAGAAGACGGTACAATCGAATTCACTAACACACTTTGGGACTATGAAGAAGCTCGCTTAGGTTTTGGTGACAACTTCTTTGACACCACACCATATGATTCTTTCCCTAGCCAAGAAACTCGATACATATTACGAGCATTGAATGAGCAAATCTATACACAAGAGTTGCAAATTTACAGAAATAAGAGTTTAATTCTGTTATTTGAATATATTCAGTCAGAAACTATTGAAGGTCAAAATTATTTGCCATGGTTAAACAAAACCTCATTTATCGATGTTGGTCATACTATTCGTGAATTGTTACCTATCGAAGTATTCCAAACTGACAATCAAGATTTCTTGCAAGGTTATTTAAACGAAGTTAAGCCATATCACGTAGTGATCAAAGAATTCTTGTTTAAGTATACAGGTCAAGATGTGTATGACGGGGATATAACTGACTTTGATCTACCGGCACAATATAATTCAACCATACAAAAATTTGTGTCACCTGAACTAGTGTATGCAAACCCAAGTTCTGCATATGAATTCTTGCCAACAGATCCTATATGGGAAACACAGGCATACAATCAATGGTTTGACAATTTTGGATTAAGCATCACTGGTGTTAATGGTTATCCTATAACTACCTTGTCATCATATATTTCCTTGAACAGTAGTTCATTTACAGTTGACAACAGTTTTGGTTTCCCGATCAACGGCGTAGTTTTAATTGACGCAGAGTTGATTGCGTATTCTAACGTAGACCGTAGTACTAACACATTGAGTGGATTGACACGTGGTGTAGACGGTACAGCTATTACACAACACATACCCGGGGCACAATTAACTATTGATCTTCCTGCTGTATTGTTATTAGATGGCGGCCGCGGTTATACTGAACCACCTAGAGTTACTGCATATTATGATGAGACATTATATGGACCACCAAAACGACCAGCGCAACTTGAGGCAGTCATGTTTTTGGATTCAGTATTATCAGTAAATGTAATAGATCCAGGAGCTGGATACCCGGTGTTGCCTGAAATTAGAATCGATCCATCTATCTCAATATTGTTCAATTCTACACAAGTAAGCACATTAACAAATACTATCGTGTTGGATACACCTTTGTTACAAACAGGTGATTTGGTTAAGTATATTGTGGGTGAGAACACCACTGCAGTGGGTGGATTAGATGACGGTCAATATTACTATATAAACGTATTAGAAACTGCTCCGGCATTTACGATTGCGCTATACACTAACTACGGCGATGCAGTAAATGACCAGCGCAGAGTTGTGTTGTTCGATCAAGGTATTGGTTCTGATAATAAATTAAATTTAAGTGCTAGAGCAAGTTGTGTATCGTCTAGTGCACCTATAAGACAAAATCAAATTACGCTACGTTTTGACAGAACATCATACACATCACGTGTGACAGATTGGGAATCAGGAGCTTTCTATGGAAGTTTCTATGCAGGATTATATACCAATAGCGAAAGTATTTCAAGTTCTTCTATAAGTCTACAATCTACACAGCCACCAATAAGTAACATACTAGCTAGTGCAGCCGGAGCCGCATTTGAAATTAATAGCGTAACGAATGATGAATCATCGACTTGGTCGTCACGTACTAGAGATGTTGTTGCTACTGTTGCAGATAATAAGATCACAATTGTAGAATCTGCAGGTGGTACTACACAAGGTTTATCAGGTGTTGGTCCAACAATAGGTTTCTATGTAGGTATGCCTGTTAAGTTTGAAGGCGCCGTTGGCACAACTGGTTTAGTAAATAGTACAACATACTATGTCGCAGAAGTTACAAATGACAGTCAAATTAAAATTTCAGCGACTGACGGCGGACCCGTATTCTCTTTAAATGCAGAGGTAATTTCTGTTGCGGGTCTAACATTATATGTTGGTCAAGTACTTGACTCGACTATTATAAATATTACCTATCCTGGCATACGACAAGTAACTGCAACTACCGCAATTACTAACAAATTAACAGTTCCGTTAACATTAAGCGGTCAAGGTGGAACATCAGAGTTCTATACTAACTTGCCTGTATTCTTTACAGGAAATGTGTTTGGTGGAATCATTGAAAATGAAACATACTATGTAACTACCGTAGCAGATAACCAAACGTTCACTCTTTCAACTAAACAAGATCCAGTAATGCTTAACATAACTGGCACATCTAGTACTGGTAATTTGGTCACATGTAATAGTACTTTGGGCTTGGCAGTAAACGATCCTATCATCTTTACTGACTTGACAGTTTCAAGCGGAACGACTAATTTAGTTGAAGGTACTACATATTATGTACAATCAATATTCAGCGGAACTCAGTTCAAAGTTGCTACAAACGTTAATAGCGGAGAGATTAATCCCGGCACTGCTACATTGACGGGTGTTGTTACGGATCAAAAAGACACAGTAACACTAACGACCGCTACTGGAAATATGACAATTAATGTAGGCTTACCAATAAGCCCAGGACAAATTAATGGTCAGCAATTCACATTCTACCCAACATCAGCTCAAATTAATGATCCTGCGTATACAAATGGTAACTTAATAGAAAGAGTTATACCTGCGACAGTTACAGAAACTACAACAGGCACCGGCGGTTGGGTATTCTTAACAGATACTAGCGGTGGGTTAACTAACATATATGTTAATATGCCAATAGAAGTAGATACTACTTACGGCGGGCTAACTGCCGGTACAGTATATTATGTTACCGAAGCAGATTCTATCGAAACTACAGTTACAACTACTACTGCAGGTAATGCATTAATATGTACTAGCACTGCTGGATTCTACGTAGGCATGCCTATAGTATTCGATGGTATATCATTAGGAGGAACACAACTAGACTTCCAATACTATGTACAATCTATTGCTAGTAGTACCTCATTTAAAATTGCAGAAACACCAACCGGCCCAGAAGTAGATTTAACTTCAGACAGTGGTTCAATGAATGCGTTAGGTGAAAGCTATATTAAAGTTTCAACAACATTGTCTGGAACACCAATTGCACTAACTACTGTAACCGCAGGTGAAACAAACTTGACACAAGTTATTGATCCAACAGGACTTGATGCTGCTACATTTGACGTAAGTTCTATACTAGGTGGATATCGTGTAATTGTTACAAATGATAGTTCAGGATACGCAATAGATAATACCATAGTTATAAATGGTAGTGAATTGGGTGGAACTGACGGTGTTAATGATTTAACAATGACTGTTAACACTATTGGTACAAATGGTGAATTATTATCACTAATATGTTCAGGTACTCCGGCTGGAACAAATACTGAATATTACTTGAAGGTTATTTCAGCAAATGAATGCGAAGTATATAGTGATCCACTATTACAAATACCAGTAGCATATGACGATTTTTCATTTAATGGAATTCGTTCCACAACAGCTACAAGTGTTACAGCATCAAATGATAGAATCACTGTAAACAGTAACTCATTGTTTAATGTAAATGACCCGGTTGTGTTTACTGGTTCAGTGTTTGGAGGATTAGTAGTAGGACAAACTTACTATATACTAGCCAAACCAACATCTACTACAGTAACTGTATCAGCAACTGTAGGTGGATCGGTCGTAAATATTGCTGCTGACGCATCCGGTACAATGTATATGGCTAAGTCAGGTGATTATGCATTATTACCAGAACCATTCTTCTTCAATCAAAGCTTGGTTAAGTACAACAATAGAGTGTATCAGTGCGTTGTTTCTAATAATGATACTGATTTTATATTTGGTAAGTGGGAAGTATTAGACAGCGGGTCACGTGAATTGAATGCACTTGATAGAATTGTCGGCTATTATCAACCCACTGTAAACATGCCGGGTCTAGACTTAACTCAGCTAGTAAATGGTATAACATATCCTAATTCTACATACTATGGTAATGCATTTGCACCAGATGATGAGTACGAATTAGACACGATATTACAAGACCAACCATTCTATCCAACTGAGATTGATACAGCATCTATCATATGGAATGGCTCTGGATATATTGGCGTTGCAAACAGCCCTGAGTATTCAGCAATAATTGCAAGCCCAGATAATACTGACTGGGTGATTGATAATATTTCTAATCAACCAGTTGGAGTGACAGACATTGCATATGCAAATGGAAAATATGTAATAACAACCACTAACGCTGCTACTCCTATATATACTAGCCCTAACGGAACAATATGGAGCACTAATGGTAGCTATACACCTTACGGTTCGACACCATATGATGAAATACCATATGATGTAACAGCTTTAGTAGTAGAATCAAACTTATTAAATAGCGTTAGTTATTTAAATAACAAGTGGGTGGCAGTAGGAAACAACATAGTAACATCTGAGGATGGAACAGTATGGAGAGAAACTGACGCATTCACAAATGGATTAACAAATGTATTGAATGGTATTATAGGTGCAAATACTACTAACTTCACTGGTTTTGTTGCAGTAGGTAAAGGACAAGAAGTTGTTTCTGGTATTACTACTAATGTTAACTTATTAAAAACTAGTACAAATGGAACAATCTGGTCTACATTGAACACTTTATCTACTAAAGGATTTAATGCTGTAGCTGCTAGCCCAACACAACTAGTAACTGTTGGTGAAGATGGTGTGATATATGCATCACAAAACGGTGTTAATTGGTTAGGTGTAAACGAAGCAGTTATAATAAGTGTTAATGGTTCTTCTAATGAAATCATTGTTCCAAGTACTGCTGGATTCCAAGTGGGTGATACTGTACGATTTACTAATAGTTTTGGTGTGATTAATTCATCTACTAGCTACACAATTAGTGCGATACCTTCAACGACTCAAGTTCAATTAACGAGCGTCATATTATCTGGTACAGTTCCTACATCAACTACGTACATGTACAAATACCCTAGAACAGAAACATTGAATGATGTTCACTATGCTAATGGTATATATGTTGCGGTTGGTGATGTAGGTGCTGGTAACGCAGTTATCAAAACATCAAGTGACGGTTATACCTGGACAAGTCGCAACAGTACAGTTGCACAGAAATTAAATGGAGTAAATTACAATTCTGATGATGGTGTATGGATTGTTGTAGGTGACAATAATGTAATTCTACAAAGTACTGATAACGGTGTAACATGGGAAAGTTCAAGTGTATTCTTAACTGATCCAACTGTATATAATGTTCAAGGTGATCCTTTCTTATCAGGATATGGTCCAGAAGAAATGGTACCGGGTGTTGTATCTGACAATTTAACAATGATTGTTACTACACGCCCGGGTACAAACTGGGATGCAACTGAATATCAACATGTAGGCTACAATGTTGTGTCTACTGAGATTGTACCTGATTCAGGAACACAGACAACATTTAGCTTTGACAATCTTGTACAGATACCTGCACAAATTGCAGTATGGCAGATTGACGGTATAACCGAGTTAGGAACAAGACTATACGATGGTTATGATTATGTAACAAACAATAGTTCAAACTGGATTAACAAAATAGTAGAATTAAACAGTCCTCTGCCATTAGGAGATTCTTTACGCATCGATGTATATGAAGTAGGTAACGGAGACCAATTAGTAAAATCTAATTCACAGACTGATCCAATTCGTATAAATGATGTTACTGGATTCAATGAAATTTATCTAAGTTGTAACTACTCAGGTACACGAACTAGTGGTTCTGGTGTAATTCGTCAGGGTACCGAACCAATACAAACTACAGTGATTGCAACCGAGAGTACCGGTGACAGTATGGTATGTATTGATGCAAGTAAATTGACTATTAACCAACAAATCACATTCCAAGGTGATGTATTTGGTGGTGTAGCAATTGATACTCCTTATTATGTAAAAACTATAAGTAACATAACAAATAGAATTACAATCAGTGATTCAATTGTATCAGGAGTTGCCGGCCCAACGTTACAACTAACATCTGATACCGGATCAATGGACTTGATTATCCAAGTTGGATCTGGTGCAGTATGGAGTGATCCAATTACATATCACAATGGTAATAAATTAATATTTGGTACAGTTACACAAATATCACAAACTAAGAGTTCTACAAACACCATAGTTTGTAACAGTACTGGTGGTATAGCAATCAATGATCGTATTACATTCAGTGATACAATGATAGGTGGATTAACTCCGCAGACAACATACTATGTTCGTTCAGTAGTAGATGGTAATGAATTTACCGTTTCGTTAACACAAGGCGGTCCAGTAGTAGCATTGACTGACAACAATGGCGGTGCATTAGCAATCACAAATGATTATGCGTTTGGCCAAGTAATTAATTCAACTGCTGCTAAAATAATATTCTCGGCACAATACAATGATACAGTTGACTATTTGGTTTATACTGTATTTGGAGAAACACAACCGCAACAGTATGGTTACACTATACCAGAAACTGAAGTATTTTTGGTACCATCTACACCAGTAACAACGTTTACTCTAACTAATTACTATAGCGGGGACAATCCAGAAAATGCTGTGGTTGAGCACAATGGGTTACGATTGGTTAATTTATCAGATTACACAATTGATACTATGACTGGTGTGTTGACATTGACTTTTTCTCCTAGTGCAGGTGATACAATTGCTGTTACAACATATAATTTAACAGAAAGACAGTACCTACATACTAATTATGGTGGAAGCTTCTCCGGATCAATAACTACCAGTCTGACAGTTAGCAATTCTACACATCAACCGGGTTATGACGAAACAAATTATGACATAGGAGACTATTCACCTGGACCAGATTATTTGACATTAGGTTCAGGTTCGACAGCATCACTAATAGTTAATGATGCTATTATATTCAATGCTCCTACTATTGGTGGTATTGTTGCTAATCAAACGTATTATGTTGTAAATATTTTAAGTTCAACTCAGTTTGCTGTATCTAATACTTTGGGGGGCGCACCTTTAACATTGACAACAGCTTCTGGGTCAATGATAGGTATTATTAATCCACCAACTGTTTCTAATATCGTTGCAATTAATAACGCAATAGCACCTCCTATTGCATCAACATTAGTAACTACAGCAACAGGTACAGTAATTACAGGAACAACGACTGCGGGATTTGTAGTAGGTCAAACTATAATTTTTAAATCAGCCGGTAGCACTATTGGTAATATTGTAAATGGTGAATACTATTATGTTGAAAGTATTATTGACGGAACTGATTTTACAATTAGTGAAACGCCAGGTGGTAGTGCATTTGTAGTAGATGCCGGCACCGTAACAGGAACACTAGTTGTATATGTTGGTGGTTTAGAAGCAGTACGAGTCACTACAGGTGTACCTCATAACTTGGCAACCAATAATGTCGTAAGAATTGATGGAACTTCTGGCTCTACACAACTAAACAACAACATATATTATGTTAAAGTTGTAAGTGATACACAAGTAGACTTATATGAGTATGGTATCCCGGGCAATGCAGGTTATGATCCTGCATATGCGGCTATAAACTATCCAGTAGTTTCGGTGTCTACATATACAGGTGGAGGTTATATTTGGTTAGATCAAACATTTACACTGACAACTACTGTTGCTAGACAAACATATGTAACTACTAATCGAATTCGTGTAGACAGCACAAGTGAATTAGTTGAAGGAACACCAATTATATTTGCAGGTACTAATATTGGTAATTTGATTGCCAATACAACATACTATGTAAAAACTATTGTATCTAGTACTTTATTTACTATATCCGCTACACGAGGAGGAAGTGAATTTGTACAGATAAATGCTACTGGTACTATGGGGGCAACTCAATGGGAGCAAGTTAATGTAGATAGACTTTGGGTAACCGTTAATGGATATAGAGTACCTTCTAGTTCATTGGTAATAAACCCGGATAACAATTTGAGTATTCTTACTACCATTGTTCCCGGAGACATTATTGTGATTACAAGTATGATGCCAACAGCGACTCCAAACGAAAAAGTTTATATCAACAATGTAACCAAAAGTGGTATTTCGTCCGTGTATAGAGCAAATACAGAAACACGTACATGGTTAACTAGTGATTTGTTTAATACTGATCAAACTATCTACGTAAATGATGTTACACGTTTAACTAATCAAATAGTCCAAAACGTTGCTAGCCCAGCTGCAATTGACGGGGTGACAAATATTGGATTAACTGCTGATAAACGTATTATTTGTCAGGTGATTATTTATAACAATACAACAAGTACAACGTTGAGTTCTTCTGCTTATAGGGTAGTTGTAGATAATATTGCACCTGTATTGAAGATTACTTCCGGTGTGTCTACCGGAGATTCATTGACTATAACAACAATTGAAGGCAATATTATATATGTTAACGGGGAACAGATTAGATTCAGTACTGTTGATTTTACACTAAATTCTTTATCTAATCTACAGCGTGGAGCTAATGGTACAGGTGAACAGACGTTTATTCCTGAATATTCAGAAGTATATGGTATATTATCAGAAAATAGACTAGTTCAAGCTGACTATTTTGAGACTTGGAATAGCTATATTTACAATACTACTGAGGGAGATCCGTTGCAGATAAGTCTTACTGCCGGAGCAGATTTCTTGCGAGCGGATGTTTCCTAAAAGATAAATAAATATATGAACACGACTACGGACCAACATAAAAAAGAGCCTTTAGAGGCTCCTATAAAACCCAATGAAACCGGAGGGTTTTATTTTAGTTCCCACGTAAGAATAACAGACCCAAATACAAAAGAAGTATTAGTCCAAACTAGAGGCGACAACTAATGTCAGTAATTACATTATCATATAAAGTAGAGGGTTTTCTAAAAATCTATGACCCAAACAATGGGGAAGTTTTTGTAGACAAACACAATGCTATTAACTACGAAAATATGTCAGAAGCTATTGCTGACACATTAAGTAGTCGAGGTTACGGTGAAATTTATCAAATGGCGTTCGGTAACGGAGGCGCAAGTGTAGATGAGACCGGAATTATCACATATTTACCACCCAATACAACTGGTCAAAATGCGGCTCTGTATAACCAAACTTACGCTAAAATCGTTGATGATACTAGCGTTTTCAACTTAGATCCTACACGCAATAAAATGACTGTTTCACACACTACTGGTCGTGTATATACGGACATTTTAGTACAGTGTTTGCTAGATTATGGTGAACCTGCAGGACAAAATGCATTTGATAATAGCACCCAAACAGACTCAAACTATATTTTTGATGAATTGGGGCTATTGGCAAACTATGGAACAGACAGTGACGGAAACGTGATTACTAGGTTACTTACCCATGTAATTTTCCACCCTGTCCAAAAGAGTTTAAACAGACAAATACAAATAGATTACACAGTTAGAATTCAAAGCCTGACTAACTTAGTAACTATTTAAGATAAATAATGAATATCGGAGTGATTTAAAATGGCATATACAATTGTTAAAAGTGATGGTACAGTACTAACGACCATTGCCGACGGTACTATTAATACTACAAGTACCTCATTAGGTTTACCGGGTAGAAATTATGCAGGTTATGGTCAAACACTAGACACTAACTTTGTACATATGACGGAAAATTTTGCGGACACTACCCCTCCGTCAAACCCTTTACGAGGTCAATTATGGTTTAATACAAATGCTAATACGTTGTATGTTTGCCCAGCAGATGGAACTAGTAACGCTAACGCCTGGCTAGCGTTGACTTCTACTGCATCAGGTGGAACAACAACGTTCGGTGCAGTTACAGTAACTGGTAACCTACAAGCTAATAATATTACTGCACTAAACAATATTACTGGTGCAAATGGAGTATTCACAAATATATCTGTTAGTGCAAATGCCAATATTGCTACAGGTAACATCACTACTGGTAATATTTCAACTCTTAATACTACAGTAATTTCTGCTGGTGCTAACACAACAGCCGGAACTTTAACTGGTACTTGGACAGCAAACGGTGGGGGTTCAGGAAACTCACTTATTGTAACAAATGGTAATATTGTTGCTTCAACCGGTATTAAAACAGATAATTACTACTATGCAAATGGATCTCCAATCTCATTTGCAGGTACATATAATAACAGTAACGTAGCTGCATACTTACCAACGTACGGTGGTAATATATTGACAGTACAAACACAAGCAACTATAATAACTACAGGTGCTAATACAACAGCAGGAACAATAACTGGTAACTGGTCACTATCATCTGGTTCTAGATTGATGGCAACATACGCTGACTTGGCAGAACGTTTCGAAGCAGACAGTTACTATGACGCCGGCACAGTTGTTGAATTGGGCGGAGACAAAGAAATTACTGCTGTTCAGTATGAATTAAGTGATGACGTATTTGGTGTTGTATCGGATACAGCGGCTTATTTGATGAATGCAGGCGCAGGCTCAGACAAAACTCACCCTCCAGTAGCGGTTGGCGGTCGTGTGCTAGTAAAAGTAACAGGTAAAGTTCGCAAAGGTCAACGTCTAGTTTCTGCAGGTAACGGTATAGCCCGCGCGGCAAAAGCTGGTGAAGCAACATCATTCAACACAATTGGTAGAGCATTAGCTCACAAAACTGACGAAGCTGTTGGAACGGTCGAAGCATTCGTTTCAATTAAATAAGGATAAAAGATGAGCTATGCACAATTTGGATTAATCGATGCATCAGACTTTAACACGTTAGTAGGTGGAAATCCCACTGCAACTGCTAATACACTGAACGCAACATGGGCTACTGGGTCAGGCGCAGCAGGATATGGCCAAACTGCCCAAGCGAACGTTGCTGTATCTGATACTGTTCTTGCTTCTTCATGGGCTAACTTAGTCAACAGAACAGCTAACGCCGCAACACACCAAGGATCAAGTATTAGTAATGTGGCCGCGCCTGTTGTAGGTGGCATCATCACATTTTCGTCTGCTATTCCTACAAACTTACAAACAATTTACACAAACAGACGTAATGCCGCAACACAAAGTTCCACTACATCCAACACAGTAGCATCTGGTTCTACCTGGTCCGATAGAGCAACATTTACGCATACTGCAACATTTGCAAATGGTGACGCAGCCCGTTATTTCTTTAATTCAGGTGGTCAGCTGGCAATCACAGTGTCACATGCTAACACAACATCCGGTATTAACTTGTTGTTGAATCAGTTATGCACGAACGTAGGTACCGTAGTGTTGAGTTCTGTTACCAGCGGCACAGCAACGATTACAGGAACAAACTATAATGGTATTACTAAAATCGGCGGTGGCGGCAACGCTCCTACTATAAGCACCAACAGCGGATACTATGCTTTGTCTACCAGTAACGCAAATGTATTCTATCAAACAGCATCTACTGGTCCATCAGGATATCTATCAACTAATATTAACATATTGATTAGAACAAATGGTACAGTTGGTAGCAACGGTGATGTGGGTAACGTTATTACAATCACTACAGTTTGGGATGAAATTCCAAACGGATTGACAGTTGGTACAGGAGCGACAACTACATTGACTGTGCGCCCACCAGAAGTTACTAACTTAGCTAACAGTTGGGGTACTATTAATCTTACTGGTTCTGTAACACAAGTTTAATTTTTTAGCTACTTGGTATCCATCTAAATACTCTCAGGAGAGTTTAAATGGATACCAAAACCTTAATTGCAGAGGCTAAAGCTAGATTCAATCATAATGCAGCCAAAGCCCAATTAAAAGACAAATATGATGGCAAATTTATTGTTGCCGATCAAGGAGGGCTTTGGACAGCCACCCCTGAACTTATTGCATTCTTAAATGCAGTGGATGACAATTTTGTTATAATTATTGATAACTTTAATAACCCCGTAGAAGTTAAACGTGAAGATTTGTTGCGAATACTACAAGACACTTATCAAAAAGTTATGCTTGAATGGTATAAAGAATGGAAAGAGTTAGAGTCTAAACGATGAGTAGAGGTGTAATATTATTTGCATTCAACTCGCCAAAGTTTGATTACTACAAAATGGCGGTTGCAACAGCAAAGAGAATCAATCATTTTCTAAACATGCCCGTCACAGTTGTGACAGATGAAAAATCCATATCTAATTCAAATTATAAATTTGACAAAACAATATTAGTAGAACCTGATAGAAGTAATAGTAGAGATTGGGGAGTATGGATTAACAAAGGTAGATACCAAGCATACGAATTAAGCCCATATGATGAAACCATATTGCTTGATACTGATTACATGGTAAATTCAACTAAGATTCTTGATATCTTTAACTACTATGATGATTTTTGTTGTCATGATACTACTAGCTTTTTAATGCAGCCTAATGTTGCCCAAGAAGTGTTAAGTGTATATAGCTATAAAACATTATGGGCTACTGTTGTTGCATTTAAAAAATCAAATAGGGCTAAACAAATATTTGAGTGCTTAGAAATGGTTCAAAAGAATTTTGAGCATTATGGTAATCTACATGGATTCGTTGCTGGCACCTATAGAAATGACTATGCATTGACGTTAGCATTGAATATTGTCAATGGCCATAGTAGAAATAAACGTGATATTATACCGTGGAATTTAGTTCATGTAGGAAAAAACACGCAACTATACAAAAATAACACTGATGAATTTGACACTGAATTTACCATAATGTATGATAATTGGCAGCGCGGAAAAATACGTAAAGAATATATTACATTAAAAGATTTTGATTTTCATGTAATGAATAAAGAAAATTTCTTGGAGATCATAGAATGACTCGCGGTTTTGTAATTATGGCTCAAGATACTGAAAAGGTACGCTACACTAAATGTGCTAGCGCATTGGAAGCAAGTATTAAACGTGTGATGCCAAAAGCTAATGTGACTATCATTGCAACTGACATGTTGCCACATGGAGATTTGGCACCAAATAGTGATTGGAAATTAATCAATGACTGGCAAGTATATGAAGCAAGTCCGTATAATGAAACAATAAAGCTAGAAGCAGACCTTTTTATACCAAGAGATATATCTCATTGGTTTGATGTGTTATCAATACAAGATGTTGCAGTATGTACTAAAATTCGTAATTTTAAAGGTGATATATCAGATATAAGAACCTACCGTAGATTCATTGATGATAATAACTTACCTGATACTTATAACGCAATTACTTATTTTAAAAAGTCAGATACGGCTGAACGATTTTATAAAATAGTTAGAAATATTTTTGAGAATTGGGACGAATACAAGGCTTTATTAAAATGCAATCCTGATGAAAAGGCAACTACTGATTGGGTGTATGCAATTGCATGTCATATTGTAGGAGTAGAAAAAACCACAATACCTGACTTCAGTGAGTTTAGTATGACACATATGAAACAGTGGGTAAACGGTGTGACCACTGAAGACTGGACCGACACATTGGTGTATGAGATTCAACCTGAATCATTAAGAGTACATACCTATCCCCAATATTATCCTTTTCATTATCATATAAAGTCTTTTGGTGATAAAATAATAGAAAGTTATAAAAAATGGAACACGTGATAATTTGGGAAGCTCCTCCTATTGTCAAGCCTGAATTCAGGTTATACTATGACGATAAAGGTAATGTTTTATTTTATACCTGTGATAAACCCGAAGGTAATTATTTAGTCATTGACGCCCCTACATTTGCTGCCGGAAGACCTGATATTAGAGTAATTGATGGTAGGATATCCACTGTCGTTGTTAGTGCAGTTGTTAGTAAAATTATGCCAAACACCGACGGTGTAAGTTGCGCAGAAGAAGATGTTAGTATCGTGGTTGACGCAACCTATGTAGGTAATACTATTAAATGGAAAACAGTAACATATGAACTCTGAAGATATTATTGATGTTGCAGATTTAGACTGCATCTATCTAAGTTATGATGAACCACAGAAAGAAGAATTCTGGCTCAAGATTAAAAACATGGTGCCTTGGGCAAAACGTGTTGATGGGGTAAAAGGAAGTGATGCGGCACACAAAGCCGCCGGCGCCGCAAGCGATACTGAACGTTTTATTCTAATCGACGGCGACAACATGCCAGAAGAAAGTTTCTTTAATATTCAATTAGATTTTACGGGTAAAGACGAGTCATTTAAACGAGCGCAATTTCGTTGGAAAGCCATCAATAATATTAACGGGCTGAGATATGGTAATGGCGGAATGAGTTCTTGGACTAAAGAATATGTCGCCAACATGAAAACACATGAACATCAAAAAGACGGCGATGTGTCACGTATTGCTGATTTTTGTATGGGCGGAGATGATAATTTATATTGGGCCATGTGGGACTGTTATTCAACTACATATCCAAACATGACACCATTTCAAGCATGGCGTGCAGGATTCCGTGAGGGTGTCAAAATGAGTTTAGATAGAGGAGCTCGCCCCACAGTAGATCAATTCAAAGAAACAGTAGCAAGTCGTAACTTAGATAACTTAACAATATGGCATAATGTTGGTGCAGATGTTGAAAACGGAGAGTGGGCTATATATGGCGCACGACTTGGCACGTACATGACCATGCTCACAGAATGGGATCATTCAAACGTTCAATGGTTTGATAATTATATTATATTGTGGGAAGAACATGTGAACAGAAATCCTGTGCGTGAGTCAGTATTATTGGGTGACGCATTACAGGACAAACTAGGACTACCAATGTGTACATTAGACAGTGTACAAAGTAAATTCTTTAAACGCCATTATGGTGCAGACAAATATAACCGAGGACCTCTTGTAACCGAGATGGAAGTTGTTCGACAGATTCAGGGTTGGTAATGAGCGGAGAATACGACCAATTTGCTAGGGATATGCGTGACCGCTTGAATGCGGTCAGTCCATCTCTGTGTCTTGCTAAGTGGCAACAAGTTTCTATTCACTTACCTAGTGGATTGACACAAAGTTGCTACCATCCACCTACACATAAAATACCCTTAGATTTATTAAAAGATAATCCTAGCGTACTACACAACACTCCTATTAAGATACATGAGCGCAAACAAATGCTTGAAGGTGTAAGACCTGAGGGCTGTAGCTATTGTTGGAAAGTAGAAGATGCCAAAAGTGATGATCCTAAAGGTCACATGAGTGACAGACATTATCGTAGTAGTGAATGGTGGAATGCACCCACGTTTGACGAAGTTACTACAAACAGTTTTGATTATGATGTTATACCGCGGTATGTAGAAGTCAACTTCAATCAAGCATGTAACTTCAAATGTATGTACTGTAGCCCTCACCTATCCACTAGTTGGGAAGAAGAAGTTAAAAAGCACGGTGGCTATAAATTAGCACACATGACACATAACAATTTGCAGTCACTTGAAGAAAAAGGATTAATGCCACTTAAAGTAGCAAATAGAGACAATCCTTATGTTGAAGCATTTTGGCAATGGTTCCCTGAAATCTACCGTAAACTACGTGTGTTCAGAATGACCGGCGGCGAACCGCTTATGGACAAGAACACATTCAAAGTGTTAGACTATGTGAATGAAAATCCTCATGGTCAGCTTGAGTTATCTATAACAAGCAACATGTGTCCTCCGGATCAGAAGTTGTTTGATACTTTCTTAACTAAAGTAAAAGCAATTGAAGAATTACGTACCTACGAAGATAAAGAAAATTTCAACGAACACTCAGGCAACCATTGGTATGTAGATAAAGGATTCAAACATTTTTGGTTATTCGTATCATTAGATGGTTTTGGTAAACAAGCGGAATATATGCGTACTGGATTAGAGTTTGAACGTATGCTCAACAACGTTCGCACATTCTTGCGTGAAACAAAGTACTCTACTGTGAGTTTCATTAATACGTTCAACATTCTGAGTATTCCAAGTCTACATAATTTCCTAGCTATGATCTTAGAATTACGTGCTGAGTTTGGTGGAAGAAGTCAAGTTGAATTTGAGATTGCACCAGAACAAACTGAAACAGAAAAAGAACAAAATATTGTCCATAAAGTTTACACACAAAAGAAGTTTCAGCGTGTATTCTTTGACATTCCTATTCTACGTTATCCACCGTGGTTCAGTATTCAAAATGCAGGAGAATATGGGATTACCGAAGTAGAACGTTGTCTGAAATATATGGAAGATAATGTACAAGATGGTGATTATTTAGAGACATTTGAAGGTTTTAAACCATATGAGATATTGAAAATAAAAAGAGATTTGGCTATTATGAAAGAATCTCTACCAGTAGAACAGTTGCAACTAAATAAAAAGAACTTCTACATGTTCATCACAGAATATGATAGACGCAGACAAACTAATTTTATAGAAACTTTCCCAGAACTAAAAATGTACTGGAGAGAGTGTATCAAAGCACATACCAAACATTAAGGAAAATAAATGGCAGGAAAAAAACACGAAGAATCGTTTGCACAATATAAAGCAAGATTGATTGACCCAATTAGCGATAGCTATTGCGCGGCTAAATGGCTTAATGCAACAATCTGGCTGGGTAACGGACAAACAACTAGTTGTCACCATCCACTGGGTCATCAAATCGATGCAGGAGAATTGCAAACTAATCCATCAGCTATTCATAACACACCACATAAGAAATATATGCGTAAGTTGATGCAAGAGGGTAAACGACCACAAGAGTGTGAATACTGTTGGAAGATTGAAGATATAGGTCGTGATAACATGAGTGACCGTGTTTACAAAACTGCCGTATTTGAAGAATCAGATATTCTACACACTGCTAAAGCAGATTGGCAAGAGAATACAATGTTAAAAACATTGGAAATCAGTTTTGACCGAACATGTAACTTTGCTTGTAGTTATTGCAATCCAAGTTTCAGTACAACATGGGTCAAAGATATTCATAAATTTGGACCTTATCGCAATATTGACGGTGATGCACGTAGTCACTTTATCAACGAAGCCGACCATGCAAAACCATTACCCGATGATGTTAACCCATATAGTCAAGCGTTTTGGCGCTGGTGGGAACAAGAAAACGGTCTGGCAGACAACCTAGAAGAAATCAGAATCACAGGTGGAGAACCACTTATGGCACCTGGTGTTTGGAAGTTGTTTGAGTGGTTCAAAGATAACCAGGAACGGGTGAAGAATCGCAAAGATGGTAAGGTTATGCGTTATGCAATTAACAGCAATCTGGTTCCCAAAGATGATATTATGGACAGACTAATTGAATTGAGTCACTATGTTCCTCATTTAGAAGTTTATACTAGTTGCGAAGCATTTGGTTCTCATGCAGAATATATTCGTGATGGATTCGTTTGGAGCAAATGGAAAGCTAACTTAACACGATTGCACACTGAAGGTAATATTAAAAAGACTCATATGATGATGACCATCAATAGTTTATGTCTAGCTAGCATTACTGAGTTCATGGATGAAATGATGGCTTTCAAGAAAACTCATGACACTGTTTACCCCACTATGAGTTTGAATATTTTACGTTTCCCTAGTTTCCAAAGTTGTGCTATGTTACCAACAGAGATTCGTCAAAAGTATAAAGACAAATTACAAGTTTGGTTAGATCAACAAATTGCTATGGATTTGCAAACATCTGATGGTAAACAAATGCTAATGAGTATTGAACGTGAGCAAACACAACGGTTAATTGATTACCTTGACGTTGTTAAAACACCACACAAGAATGTCAAAGACATTGAACAAAACCGTCGTGACTTCAAACAGTTCTATGCTCAGTATGATGTCCGTCGTGGTAAGAGTTTCCGTGATACGTTTCCTTCAGAGTTTGTCGCTTTCTATGATAGTATTCAAACTGATTTACCAACAGCAGAGGAAATTATTACACAAAATTATCGTGCAGGAGTTGATTTGATCCCAGATCATCCACCGGAAGATCCAAGCAAAGATGTGTTTGTCAACCCTGATTTACAATGACAAACAAAATAATTCCTATATGGGAACATGCAAAGCCCCATAAAGATAGTAAGAACAAGGTGTTTTGCATGGCACCTTGGACTCACACTTACATAAGTCCTCAAAGCGAACGCAGATTATGCTGTGCTAGTAGAGAGGAACATTCGTTCCAGAAACAATATATTGACAGTAGCAACGATAGTAAGTATGGAGAAGTCAAAGAATCAAAAACTGCATTAGATGACTATAAACCGGTTAGTTTAAAAGAACACTGGAATAGTGAATACATGAAAGATATTCGTGTAAAACTAATGCGCGGCGAAGAGATTCCGCAGTGTGATGTATGTAACAAAAATCTATTGATGGAAGGACACAGCTATCGCGGCTGGTTTACTGGTTCTTTGTTTCATGACAAGATACAAGAAGCATTTGACAAGACAGACGACACTGGTTACACTACAATGGAACCGATCTCGTTTGATTATAGATTCAGTAACCTATGTAATTTTAAATGTCGCATGTGCGGAGAACAACTAAGTTCAACATGGGAGACTGAAAAGAAAATTCACAATATGTGGGACGAGAAAAATCAACCTTTCATGGTTCCTGAAATTAAATCTGCTATGCAAAACTTTCAGCAGACAGTAGTTGAACCAGAATTCCGTGATGCAGTAAGTCGTGGTATTGTAGAAGAAATGTATTGGGTTGGTGGTGAACCATTAATGTATGATGTACATTGGTGGACATTAGAAGAAATGTTGCGCAACGGTAGTAATAAAAAATGCTATATGCGTTACAATAGTAATTTAAGCCGTGTTCAATTTGGTGACAAAAATTTATATGATTATCTTCCATTGTACAAAGACTGGATGATGTGTGCTAGTATTGATGGTACAGGTGAAATTGTCGAATACATTCGCACGGGTATCAAGTGGGACAAGTGGTTAGAGAATTTTAAGAAAGGTCTTGAGTTACCAAATGGTAAAGATAAGATGGTTCTTGATTTGACATTGACTGCACCCGGTATGTTCAGTTTAAAAGAACTATTTGATTTAAGCATTGAGTTGGATGTTAAAATTGAGACTAAAACCACATTCGGTTTTCATCCTGATATAATGTGGACACCTCTTAGCTGGCCCCGTGAAATATTAGATGAAGTTGTTGACGATATACTTGAATATATTCGACCTCGTGTTACATGGAAACAACATACTTTAGTTGGTAATTTAGAAGCATTAAAGAATACTCGCAAGACTCATGCAGAGGAATGGCCTGATACTTATAAGCAAGCTGCAAAAAACGGTAAGGGCTGGGTCGAGAGACTTGAACAAATACGAGGTGGTCCTACTACACTGCGTGGCATTTATAGTCGTAATTCAAAATTATTAGAATGGTGGGACAACATATGAGTAAAACAATGTGTGTGCTACCTTGGATGCATTTAGCTACGCACCCTAATGGTGGTGCAAGTCTCTGTTGCCGCAGTAATCATACAAATGCTATAAGCTGGGCAAAGAAAGCGGAAACTAATAGTATAGTCACATTAGATAATGACAACATTATTGACATTATGAACAGTAATACCTTCGTCAAAGTCAGACAAGATATGATAGATGGTAGACGTCCTATCGAATGTGAAGGTTGCTGGAAAGATGAAGATAGTGGTCTAAAAAGTAAACGTCAATATGAGAATGAGCGTTGGGCACACATTATCCCCAAACTTGAACAAACGGCAAAGCTTAATGATATCAACTTAATATATGTAGAACTACGTTTGGGTAATGTGTGTAACAATGCTTGCTTAACTTGCAACAGTTATAGCAGTACTAAATGGTATCCTGATGAGAAGAAAATTGCCAATGACTTACCTTGGTTTCAATTAAGACCAATGGAAAATTTCAAATGGTTTGAGAATGATGAGTTCTATTTAGAATTAGCAAACAAAAGTCGAGAAGTAGAAGAAATCTATATCAATGGAGGCGAACCTACGTTGATTAAGGCTCACTTTGAATACTTGAAGCACTTGATTACATTAGGTACAGCACAAAACGTACACTTGGTTTACAGTTTGAACATGTTGGATATACCTGACAATCTAATTGAATTATGGAAAAGTTTCAAACAAGTCACGGTAAATGCAAGTATTGATGATTTAGGTGAGCGTAACTATTATATTCGTTATCCTACTAAGTGGGAAGAGACAATTGCAAGTATTGAAAAATTAACTAAGTTACCAAACTTAAATTGGCATGTAACACAAACTGTTAGTATACTCAACATTTACCATTTAGCAGAGTTTGGTAATTGGTTAGAAACTAATTACAACAAAACACCTCACCATAATTATGTAATCTACCCAGACTATTTAAGTTTAGCAACATTGCCCGATTTTTATAAAGAAGAATTGCGTAGTCATTATGCAAGTAGACTACCTGAATGGCAACGCAAAGATTTATTTAATAAACTACATGAGCCCTATCAACCAGACTTGCTAAAAAAAGCAAAAGAGTTTATAATAGCAGTTGATAAAGCACGTGGACTAGATTATAAAAACTACATTCCAGAATTAAAAGATATACTATGATACCAATTATACCAGACAAAATTAAAGACTCATTCTGTTCAGCTAAGTGGCTGATGGCTACTATGCACTTTGGTATGGGGGAAAACCACAGTTGTTATCATCCACCTATTCATCGTTGGAACTTAGAAGATGTTAAGCGTGATCCTAGTATGCTTCATAACACACAGCACAAGATTGAACAGCGTAGACAGATGATGAATGGCGAGAAGCCAAAAGAATGTTACTATTGCTTTGACATGGAGGCAATCAATCCTAATGTTATTAGTGATAGAAAACGTTTCACAAACGAATCATACGCTATTGAACGCAGACAAGAATTGATTGATGCACCATATGATAAACATGTGAATCCAAGTTATTTGGAGTTAAGCTTCAGTAATGTATGTAACTTTGGTTGCAGTTATTGTAGTCCTGGTCAATCTAGTAAATGGGAGAATGAAGTTAGAAAGTATGGTAGCTACCCAGTAGTCGATCCTACAGTACATGCAGACAAACTGCATGACATGATTCCGGAAGATGATAACCCATACATTGATGCATTTTGGAAGTGGTTACCTGACGCCTATAAAGATTTGAAGTATCTACGTATTACAGGTGGTGAACCATTGGCTACTCGCAACTTCATGAAACTATTAGACTTTGTAGCACAAAATCATAACCCTAATTTAACACTAGTTGTCAATACTAACCTATGTGTACCTGACAAAAACTTGAATATGTTCTTTGAGAAAGCAACAACACTACTAAACGCCAAGACTATTAAAGGTCTAGAAGTGTACACTAGCATGGATACATGGGGCCCTCAAGCAGAATACATACGTGATGGTTTAGATACCGCACGGTGGGAACAAACTGTACGTAAAATAAGTACAACTTTTAATGTGCCAATTCGTGTTATGGTCACGTTTGGTTTAATGAGCATTTTTAACTTTCAAACATTTGTTGAGAAGATTATACAAATGCGTAATGAGGGCATCGATATTATGTTTAATTGTGCCAGACTAGTAGATCCAAAACAATTTGATTTGCGCATTCTTCCGGATAGCGTAGACCAGTATTTTACAAAGACAAACACGTTTATTGTTGACAACGGGCAAGTTGTTAATGTCGAACGTGAAACTTGGGCTATGGTCTATGACTTTTGGAAAGCACGTAAAAGTACAATGACTGAGGAAGATAGAGACTGGCGCAGAGATCAGTTTGCTAAATTTACAGATGAGTATGATAAGCGTAGGGGTAAAAATTTTAAATCTAATTTCCCGGAGTTGTCAACATGGATTTAACACCATATAAAAACTGTTTGGCATTAACAAACAGTATTTTTATTGCCAACGAAGAAAAACCATATCGACCATGTTGTTGGTTTAAAACCTATATTGATGCTACTGATATCACTGATTATAATAATCAACTAGCAGAAATGGATTTGGAATATAATTGTGATTATTGTATTCAACAAGATAAGGGAGGGGGATACAGTTATAGACAAAAATTTATACATGCGGATGAGTTGACAATCACAGCATCGTTTGACAATTTATGTAATTTAAAATGTGTTACCTGTACACCTCACAATAGCACACAAATTCTTGCAGAAAAAATAAAGCACGAAACTACATATACTAGTAAATATTTTGCCGAAATTGTCACTAAGCAAGCACCAAAAAAGATAGATTTTATTAAAACAATGCTGAATAGTTCGTCATTCAATGACTTACGATTTGATATATTAGGTGGTGAACCATTAATCAATCCTGCTATCTTTGAATTTATTGATTGGCTAGCAGAACAACCATATGCTAAAAAAACATCTCTTACTATCACTACAAACGGTACAACATATACAGATAAGATAGTAAAATATATTGACAGTTTTAAAACTGTTGGAGTGCAATTAAGTATTGATGGTATCGGAGATGAATTTGAATATCTTAGATTTGGTTCTTCTTTTGAAAAACTAGAAAATGTATGCGATTCGTTCCATGCACTAACAGATAAGTACACCAACTTTCGTATGGGATGCCATTATACATTGTCCTGGATGAATTGCTTACAATTTGATGAATTTTTTAATTGGATGCAAACCAGATATCCCAATGTAACAGATATGTATATCAGTAAATTACAGTCACCTAATCAATATTCTATTGAATTACTATCCTTAGCAATGCGGACTAAAGTTTATAACGAAGTTATAACTCACTTAAAAAATCCAATGAATGAGGTATATGAAAAGGCCTTGTTCCTGTACAAAGAACACATGTTAACTACTGCGTATGATAAATTTGATTTAGAACTGTTTAAGCATGGTATTAATACATTATGTGTATCGGATGGTATACGAGGAAATGACCATAGAAAAATTATAAAAAAGTTTGTTAAGTTCTTGTCATTATACATGCTTCATCCTCATTTGAAGTATATCAATAAAATATAAAGGTTGTTATGTTGGATAGAAAAATAGAAGATTTACCAAAAAATTTTTGTAGTGTTGCTTGGTTGCAAATACATACTGAACCTGATGGCAAAGTATTCCCCTGTTGTTATTACAGTCATAAACGTGAACATGATTTAGGTAATTGGAATCAAGAAAAGATTGGTGATATCTTTCATAATGACAAGTGGAATAATCTTAGAAAAGAGTTTCTAGATGGTAAACGTCCAGATGCATGTGCTAGATGCTGGAAAGAAGAAGATGCTGGTATTGTTAGTATGCGTAATCGTTTTAATGAACGATATGCCAATTTTCCCGACTACACAAATCAAAATAGCTATAATAAATTCAAAGACATTATTAGTTTAAGCAATGAAGATGGCTCAGTTGATGAGGATATAAAATTAGCCACAGTTGATTTGATATTCAACAACTTATGCAATATGAAATGTAGGACATGCGGATCAGGACTAAGTACAGCATGGATACCGGATCAAATCAAATTAGGTAGATCAAACAAACCAATATCATTATTGACTAATGAAACTATTACTCACATGAAAGATGATTTGGTTGCACTTGTAAACATGGTAGATCCATACACCGAGATACACTTTAGTGGTGGTGAACCCATGATGCAAGAAGATCATTATTTGTTCCTGCAATTATTATTAGATATGGGTAAGACTAAAGTTAAAATTCGGTACAATACAAATCTAACAACGTACACATTGAAAGATTACCATGCATTTGAAATGTTAAGGCATTTTGATTGTGTGTTTATTGTAGGAAGTATTGATGCAATGGGTGCGCAAGGTGAATATATCCGTAAAGGTTTTAACTGGGAACATGCGCTTGAGTGGATAAAAACTTGTAAAGAATACTTACCCAATGCTGATTACGGAATCAGTGCTGTATTTGAATTACTGAATGCTTCCGCTTCAGTTGACTTACATCGTTACATGTGCGAAAATGATTTATTCAAACGTAGTAATGGTTCAAACTTTGGGTTTTATTTAAACACATTGCATGAGCCCGGTTGGTTAAAAACGACATTGTTGCCACCTGAGGTTAAATTAGAAGTTACTGAAAAAATTAATAAACATATAGCCTGGTTATCAGAAACACAAGAGCATGATATGCACTATGATGTATATGTGGATCACTGGAAAAATGCAATCACACTAATGAACGGTGCAGACCATTCTAATTTCATACCTAATTTTTATTATGAAACTAGACTATTAGATAAGATTCGTGATGAAAAGTTTGAAGAAGTGTTCCCTGAACTACATGAAAAGATGAAGAAATATGACAAACAAATTTAATCCAGTCGAAATGGCTAAAAATAGTAAAACATTTTGCATCTTCCCATGGATACAACAATATGTAGGTCCGCCCGGTGACGTGAAACCGTGCTGTGTTTACGACAATCAAGCTGAGATTGGTAATTTAAAAGAAAATACGTTATCTGAAATTTGGAATAACGATAAGACTAAGCAAATGCGTTTGAATTTTCTTAACGGGGTTGAAGAACCCAGTTGTAGTATATGCAATCGCCGTGCAGCATTGGGTCATGCCCACAAGAATCAATATAATAAAATGTTCTTTGATCAGGATGAAGAAATTCAGAATATTGTCGCAAACACAAATCCAGACGGATCATTAGATGACCATAAGTTATATTACATTGACGTTAGGTTTAACAATCTATGTAATCTAAGTTGTCGTAGTTGTGCCCCTCACTTTAGTACTGGTTGGGTATTGGATCATAGAAAGCTGTATAACACAAAGCGTAAAAGAGATAAAGATGATGGATTTCAGTTTCCAGGTAAAACTGAAGGTCAAGCATTAGAAGAAATAATCCCACATCTAGCAACAGCAAAAATGATTTACTTTGCAGGTGGAGAACCATTAATTCAAAAAGAACATTACGAGGTTCTCGAAAAACTTATTGAATTTGGAAATACTGATTTAGAAATTCGCTATAACACAAACTTCAGCAATTTTAAACTGAAGAAATATGACAATATATTAGAGTACTGGAAGAAGTTTAGCAACGTTCACGTATATGCTAGCTTGGATGGTAGTCATGAAAAGGGTGAATACTGGCGCAACGGTCTAGATTGGAAACAAGTCATAGAGAATCGTAAACAAATGATGGAAGAATGTCCCCATGTTCATTTTATGATATCATATACACTAAGTTGGCCTAATGCACTAAACCTTGTAGAGTTTCATAAAGAATGGGCAGAACTAGGATATTTAAAGCCAGAGAATATGTTAGTTAACCCATTAGATACACCACCTTACTATTGTTTAAAAAATATTCCAGATTGGAAGAAGCGTGAAATTGAAGAAGCGTTGCAAAAGAACATAAACTGGTTAAGATCAATTAACCCTGAATTTGCCATCATAACTCAGTACGAAACTGTAATTAAATTTATGTGGGACAAAACTGGACAATACCATTCAGGTATAGATGAAAGCTTGAAAGAATTTAATAAGATTACTACTAAACTAGATGACATTCGTGATCAAAGTTTCTTTGATGTTTATCCCGAACACATGAATATCAAAAATTATTTAATTCATAACAATTTAAATATGGAGTTTAAGTACTGATGGACGAAAAGAAATTATTTAAGATACGAGATGAAACAAGCAAAACTTTTTGTCTAGCAAAATTTCACGAAGCAAGTATCTGGGTGTACTCGGGTAAGATTGCTAGTTGCCACTATACCCCTTTCATTCAAGTAGGTAACACAGTAGATACATTTTATAACCCTGCAGAGAAGCGTGAACAACAAAAGCGTATGCTTGCAGGAGAACAACCGCCTGCATGTGATAGTTGCTGGCGCTATGAAAATCTAGGATTGCAAAGTGATAGGACACGTAAGAGTTTAAGTTTCACTGACCATTTAAACAAAGAAGATTATAAGAATCCTAACTATGTATTCAAGCCCAAAGCATTAGAACTAGCATTCCAGAATACATGTAACTTAGCTTGTAGCTATTGTAGCCCTCAATTTAGTACAAGCTGGATGAACGATATCAGAGTGAATGGTGTTTATCAAAGTATCATCACTGATGACCGCAGACACTATCAAAAAGATATCAACGAAATTAATGAGATGATTGACCCTCCTGACATGACATTGTTCTGGGAGTGGTTCGAAAGTGTTGCTACTAGTTTAGAATCTATCCGGGTTTCAGGCGGAGAGCCATTAATGCATGAGGAAGTTTTTCGTGTGTTTGAAATGATGACAGAGATAAACCCAAACATTGAATGCGTTATACACAGCAACCTCTGTCAGAAGCCGGTAATCATGGATAGATTCTTTGATAAGATTAGTGGATTGTCTAATCTACGTATGAATATTAGTAATGAATCTGCAGGTGAGACTGCTGAATTTGTGCGTGAGGGTATGATATATTCTGAATGGTTAGAGAATATTGAACGATTAGCAAACAGTACAGTCAAAGAGTTTAGCATAAGCACAACTGTGAGTGCAATTGCACTGCAATCACTTGACCAAATGTATTTGGACATTATTGATATACGCAATCGTTCTAAAGTAAAACCTTATATCTCTATCAATATGGTAGATAAACCAGATTTTCAAGGCTTTGCTTGCTTAACACGTGCAGAGCGTGACTTCTATATCAATAAATATACTAAGTTTTACGATTCAATTAAAGATGAATTGTTATCGGTAGAGCATGAGCATTGCAATAGATTATTAAAATTTTTAGATGAAGGTTTTATAAAAGAAACACAACCTGCCCTTCGTAAAGATAGTGACATGTTCTTTGAACAATACACTAAGCGTAGAAATAAACCAGACAATTTAGCAAAATATATAGGATTAAAATAATGGAAGAACAAATGTATGATATAGATTGTGTAAAAAGATTACACATTGAGTTATCAAGTAGATGCAATGCTAGCTGTCCTGCATGTAGTAGAAACCACAGTGGCGGTCCAGTAGCAGAAGATTTGGAATTAACTGAATTATCAATTGGTGATATCAAACGTATGGTTCCTGTAGAGATTGCAAGAAATATAAAAAGTATAAATTTTTGTGGTAATGTAGGCGATCCGGGTATGGCACCTGATCTACTAGAAATTATACAATATTTCAGAGAACATTCACCTAAGGTTGTACAACAAATAAGAACAAACGGCGGGATGCGTAATCCAGAGTTCTGGACTAAATTAGGTAATTTCTTTGCAAGTCAAGCAGATCCTAAAAATAAGTTTTTGTTTAATCTAGCAGGAGTGGTATTCAGTGTCGACGGGTTAGAAGATACTAATCACATTTATCGTAGGGGCGTCAAGTGGGATAAACTGATAGCTAACATGAGAGCATACAGTGCCACAGGTGCATACGCTATATGGGAATGGTTAGTGTTTGAACATAACCAACATCAAATTGAAGAAGCTAAAGCACTTGCAAAAGAATTAAATTTTCAATTTGTTGTAAAAAATCCATTAGGTTTTGGTGAATATGATGGTAAAGCTAAAGGTTTATCAGTATATAACAAAGAGGGCGAATATGAATATTCTATTTGGCCTGCTAACCACACGGGCCCTAAATTAGGACCTAATTTTGGTCAGAAAGTAGATTTTACTAAGATGGTTAAAACTATACCTATCATAAATGAGTTTAGTAAAGAATTAGAAAAAACATCTACAATAAAGTGTAAATCTATTGAGCGCCAAGAGTCACAAGAAGTGTACATTTCTGCTACAGGATATATGTTACCTTGTTGTTTTTTAGGAGGCGTGTTCGGTCAATTTAATTCTTCATACTCTAGATATCAATTTAACACAATGATTAACGATTATGGATTGGATGTATTTAATTTAAATAAACGTTCGATGCTAGAGATAATTAAGGGTCCTGAATTTTCAAAATTCTTTTTAAATGGATGGAAAGCAGATACTATTGAAAATGGTAAATTATTATTTTGTTTGGAAACATGCGGGAATAAATCTGCTATGGATAATTTATATACTACTAAAACAATTACAAAGGAAGCACAATAATGAGAATAGGTGTATTTGGTGATAGTTTTGCGGATAGAACCGCCTACAATCCAGAGAGTAATATCACAGAAGATGAATCTTGGATTGCTGACATGGAGAATGCCGGTCATAAAATAACTACATATGGTAAAACTGGATCTTCTACTTGGTATTCCTTTCAACAATTTTTAGCTCACCATGAACAGTTTGACCATATTGTATTTTGCTACTCATCGTTGCATAGAATACATCACTTGCCAGAAGGTCTTGAAGATTTGAGTTTCTTAACAACACCGGATGAGTTGTATGCATTAAGAAGAAATAAAAATTTATCTAAACAACAAGAATTAGAAATGGTTAGAATATTAACTGGACATATCCCCAATATATCATCGCCGTTCGATGTTTGGGTAAAACAAAAAATATTTGATGATGTAAACTTATTGTGTTATAGTAATAATATCAAACTTGTAAATCTACTTACGTTCGATGATAGAAAAGATAAAAATCTCAACATGTCCTTAGAATCAAGACACGGGGACTGTTTGTATAATTTGTTCAATGTAAGTAAGAAGGAATTACCATCGATGGGTGAAGTAGATAACAGATGGTGTCATTTATCTAAAGAAAACAACACGATACTGTCCGGTATTATATTTGATTCACTAGTTAGTAACGATAAAAATATTATTGATTTGTATAAACACAATGGATTTATATATAGTAAAGAAATTACTGCGAGATATGAATGAGCACAATTGGTAGAATAGTAATATTGGGAGATAGTTACACATTTGGTCATGGATGTTCAGATAGAGAATATTACTATGATCAAAAATTGCAAAGCTTTGTAGGTGATTATAAACCATTTGAAAACAGAATTCCTAGTAAGTTTTGCTGGGCAACATTATTACAACAACAATATCCAAACATTGAAGTAGTTAATCTATCGGTACCCGGACATACTAGTCAGGGTATGTTTAGAGACTTGACAAACTATTACTATGACAATGAATATTCACCTAATGATATGATAATGTTTAATGGAACATTCTCTAACAGAATCGAAATAGCATTGGGAGATAGTCCAGAAGTTACTGTCCCGTGGGTTATGGGATGGGATAAGCAATCATATGATGAAGGTAAAATGCAATATAATATTGCTAAAAAAATGTATATAACACATTTGTTCAATGATGATATAGGTTATAATCTCTCAATTACCGGACTAATGGCAGCGTATGCATTTGCTCATTCACGCAACTTAAAATTCTTATGGAGTTTACCTACATATGACTATTCAGCTAAAGTATTACACAATATATTACCGTCGATGAAAAGCACTAATATTTCTGAGATAGTTAATTATGATTATTCAGGGAAACTGGATTTAAAATTTAATGAAACGTGTGTTGCATCTGATTTTCATATTAATGACAAGGGTCATGCTATATATTTTGAAAGAGAAATATTACCTGCGATACAACGCCTTCTATAAATAGCTTAATGCAAAAAACTTTCCCTATACAAAATGACGCCGCCTGTTTATATAAATGGGCATGGAGCACAGTCTTCTTAAGCAGAGGAACTACTGCAAGTTGTCATCGTGGTTATCATTGGCGATTAAATGAAGATAACTTCATGGATTTTCACAATCATCCAGGTAAATTAAGTGACCGAGAGAAAATGGCTAACGGTGACTGGCCTAGTAATGGATGTGAGTACTGCCGCGATGTAGAAAAAGCCGGCGGGGTAAGTGATAGGGTAGGATTTGTCAATAATTCAATTGAATTACTTCCTCCTGAGATGAAAGATTTACAAGTTCGTGCATATGAGTATGACAACATTCCATTGAGTGTGAGTCCTACACTACTTGAAGTTTACTTCAATAACGTATGCAACCAATCATGTGTTTATTGTACTCCGGGTTTTAGTAGTCAAATTGAACAAGAAGTTCGTAAGTATGGACCAATAGATTTTAACAAAGATTACAGTAACTGGCGCCCTGATACAAAATATGAATTATATAAAGAGAAGTTTTGGGAGTGGATGGAAAAGCATTCTCATTCATTACAGATTCTTCAAGTATTAGGAGGTGAACCACTATATCAAAAAGAGTTTGAACAATGTTTAGACTTCTTTGATAAAAATCCTAGACCTAATCTAATATATAGAACGTTTAGTAACTTAAAGCATGACCCTGCAAAGTTCAAGGAAAAGATACAACGTGTGCAAAATTTGATTGACCAGGGAAAATTAAAACAAATGGAATTTGTTTGTAGTATCGATTGCTGGGGACCTGAGATTGAATATGTGCGTGATGGTTTGATATTAGAAGATTGGGAAAACAATATTGATACGTTAGTAGATACCCCCGGAGTGTCTATTAATATTCATGCTACTCTCACTGCATTGACACTACCTACTTTGTATCAATTGATTGAGAAAACTGTATCATGGCAACGTCCTGATAAGTATGTGGGTATAAATTGGAATACAGTAGTAAGTCCTACTCCGTTTAATCCATACCATTTTGGTGAGCATTTGTCCCCTTTTATTGATACAGCCATAGAAACATTACAAAAGTTTCCTGACTTTACGGAATCTAGTAATTTACAAAAACATCTGCACGGTATTAAACAGCAGTTGATAAGTACTCCTGTTAATAAAGCAGAAGTTGCTAATTTAGTAGGTTTTTTAGATGAAATAGATAGACGTAGAAATCGAAATTGGAGGAAGGTATTTCCACAAATCGAACAAATAGTAAATACTATTAACACAGGAGAATTATAATGTTTAAATGGATTAAAAATTTATACCACACTATTAAAGCAGAGATACGTTATAGAAAACGTATCAAAGAACTACGTAAACGTGACCCCTTCATTTATAAATGAGTACCGACATTGCTAATCAAAAATCCAATCGCTATGCTACATTGAATTTAGTAAATTCGCAAGATATCACTGATCTTTTGCATTATGTACATAATGAAACACAATCTATAAAACCTGAAGGTGTAACAGTATTTGACTTTTATAGTATGGATGATTTGAACCATGCTGATAAATGGGACTATGAACACTTTGATTATAGAGTAAATCAATATGGCTTTAGGATGGAAGAGTTACCGAAAGAAGTAGATATTGCTGTATTCGGCTGTAGTTTTACCTTTGGTGTAGGTCTCCCCCCTCAATTTTTGTGGCATAACTTATTAGCAAAAGATTTAAATGTATCTTGCGCTAATTTTGGTATTGCAGGTGCCTCTGTCAAAACTATTATAGATGTATTTCTTATAGTATCTAAACATGTAAAGATTAAAAAAGCAATATTTTTATTTCCACCTTTTATGCGTTTTCAAGTGGCAAAGACAAACCTTCAAAATATTGTTAGTCATTTTGATGTTATACCGGGTCACAAATCACAGCTTTGTAAACGATATGGTATAGAAGGGGATATGGTTTACAAAACACTACCAAACGAAGAACTATTTAAGGTGGCAAAAGATTCATTATATCTTGCAGAATATATTGCAAAAGATAGGAATATCGAAATTTTCTATAGTTGCTGGGAAGATGAATCTTGGTATTTTATCGAAAACATGAAATTTGAATATGCAAAATTGTTACCTAGATGGATGACGCCGGATGATTGTCAAGATGACTTAGCCAGAGATAAAATGCATCCAGGACCAAAGCATCATAATTATTGGTTTTTATCAATTAACAGATTTTTAAAATGAATTATTTAGGAATATCGTCGGGCTTCCATGATGCTGCCATTAGTGTAATAGATGACAACGGTAACATTTTGTTTGCGGGTCATGGCGAACGTTATAGTAAACATAAACATGATAAACATTTGTCAATTGGTATAATTGAAGATGCATTGTCATACTGTACTAGCAAAGATATAGAAATTCATTACTACGAACGACCATGGATGAAATTTTTACGACAAGTTAGATCAGGTGAAAAGCCTAAATTATCTAATCTGTCTGTTAAAGAGATAATTGGTACTGGATTGTTACACAAATTACAAGACGGCCGCAAGGGCAAAATTCACACGCATAATCATCATTTAAGTCATGCAGCCGCGGGTTTCCAAACAAGTAGCTATGATGATGCTACTATAGTTATAATCGATGCTATCGGTGAGTTTGATACTATTAGTATTTGGAACGCTTGGTATGATAAGAACGGCAAGACACAGTATAAGAAGTTATGGGGACAACGCTATCCAGATAGTATTGGATTGTTTTACTCGGCAATGACTGAACGTGTAGGTCTACGCCCATTAGATGAAGAATACATATTGATGGGTATGGCTGCATATGGTAATGACCGTCCGGTGAAAGATATGTCTAATGAGTTAATATCATCATTCAGCGACATTACTTTTAAAGATAATTTACATACAGGCGTATCAAAATCTTTTCTTGAAGGGGAAGATGAAATGAACATAGCATGTAGCGCACAATTGATTGTTGAACAATTGATAATGAATGTTATCAGTAAAGCAAAGATGTTAGGTGGTAGTAAGAACTTAGTGTATGGTGGTGGTGTCGCATTAAATTGTTTAGCAAATAGATTATTAGGAAACTTTTATGAAAACATTTGGATTATGCCTAATCCTGGCGATGCTGGTTCTAGTTTGGGCGCTGCCTGCCTTGGATACCGTAAACGTGTTAATTGGAATAACAGCTTTATTGGTCATTGTATTGAAGGGACTTATCCCGTTAATTCTATTCTTGACTATCTGCTTAGTGATAGTATTGTTGGTGTTGCTAGTGGGCGGGCCGAATTCGGCCCGAGGGCCCTCGGGAACAGAAGTCTACTCGCCGACCCAAGAGGAAAAGAAATAAAGGATAAAGTAAATGAAATTAAACGAAGACAAAAATTCAGACCTTTTGCGCCAGTCATTTTGGAGGAGTATGCTGATATGTATTTTGATATGCCTCCTGGGTTCAGTAACAGTAGGTATATGCAAGTCGTCGCTCGTTGTAGGCATCCTGACTTATTTCCTGCTATCGTTCACGCTGACGGGACTAGTCGTGTACAGACAGTTCCAAAAGATGGAAGTGGAATCAGAGAACTCCTTGAAAAATGGTATGTATTGACCGGTTGTCCAATGTTATTGAATACGTCATTGAACATCAGAGGTGAACCAATGGTAAATGATCGAAATGACGCAGATAGATTTGAATTAAAGTATAATGTAAAAGTTATATCATAAGTAAGTATCTATGTTAAGAGATGTATTTTATTACGGTTTAAAACCAAACGCACACCCAAGAGAAAAACATGCCATTGATTTAGCTGATGCTAGACAGCAATGTACTACCGAACATTTTTGGATAATCAATGAACATTGTGACTATAAACATTTTGATTGGGACTGGAGCTTTGATTTTTTGCCAGATGAAGATGTCTGGGCAGAAGAACACAACAATGTCTGGCCTAGTCAATATCAGAAAGATAGTGGCACCTGGCTATGTTCAAAAGAATACAGTGAAATAATAATTTATCGAGCCGATGTAGATCCAGTACCATTAAAAGATGAGATACTATCTAATTGGAAAATTATAGAATATATTGAAAAAAATAAATTCGACTTCAAGTGGCATCCTGACCCAAGCGATCCCCCATATGTATATGTTTTTGGTAATCAGTGGTATCCTGGTACAGTTATGCCTACTGTTGAGTATCACGTTAAAGGTGCTACATCACGTAAATACATAACAGAAAATATAGCGCACTTGTTACCTATACCTAAATTATTCAACATACTGCACGAAGTAGAATCATTTGATTATAGTTGGCGTCCTGACCCAACAAGTCCCCCTTACATATATGTATTTGGTAATACTCAATATCCTGCAAGTGTGATGCCTACAATAGAATTTCACGTAGAAGGTGCAACCGAACGTAAATTTATTGAAAATATAAAACCAAAACTAGTACAGCATCCTCAAGATTTTACTATACTTGATGATATCGATCCTGATAGCTTTGACTTCAGTTGGGTTCCTGATCCAAATGCGCCCCCATATATTTACGTATGGGGCAATCAATGGAATAAACCTGAAGACAAGGCAAGTATACAATATGCAGTAGAAGGTGCAACTGAATATAAGTATATGGAAAAGCGAGTTAAACGCAAGCCTTCAATGACAAATTGGACAATCCCACATCAGGTAGTACGACAGAGTTTTGATTTTAGTTGGGAACCAAATCCTAACGACCCTCCATATTTGTATCAATTTGGTTCGCAATGGCAAAAGACAGGTGGACCTATTTTTACTGCACCTGGATGTAATACGGATACTGAAATCAAATATATTAATGTCATTAGCAGTAAACGAATTCCTGATGTTGAAAATAAAAATTGGAAAACGTTGTTACCTATAGCAAAATTTGATTATAGCTGGCACCCTGACAGCACAGAAGAACCATACATCTATGTTTTTGGTAATCAGTGGAATAGTGCTGAGTTAGAACCAACTATAGAGTATCGTGTACCTGGTGCAACACAGAAAAAATATGTTCATGATGTTGTAGCAGAAGTAGCTGCATATGAAGAGGGTTGGGAACTGATAGAAGAAATTCACACCTTTGATTTTAGCTGGAGACCTAATCCAACTGATCCTCCCTACATATATGTGTTTGGTACTACTCAGTATCCCGGAACAATAATGCCATCAGTAAAACTACATAAAGCTGGCGCAACACAAGAAAAGTTTATAGACGATATTGTAGCAAAACTTGTACAGAAACCTGAGTTATTTAAGAATACTGAGTTGATTAAAGAGTTTGATTATTCATGGAGACCGAATCCTAAGGATCCCCCATTCGTGTATCAGTTTGGTACACAATGGGCTAAAACACATGGTCCACAATTTACGGTAGAGGGGGCACTTGAGCACAAGTTTATTAGTGAACCTGTTGCTACTATTTTACCTGACATGTCTTATTGGGAAATTCCTAAAGATGTAGATACAACTAAGTTTGACTTTAGTTGGCACCCTGATAGTACTAGCCCTCCCTACATATATCAGTTTGGTACTATACTTGATGAAGATGATGGTCCTAAATATATTGTACCCGGCAATACTGGTATAATTGTTAAACTTGAACGTCCAGAGATTATTCTTTCTGAATTAGATTTTCCTAAGTACTACTTAAAAACAACACTAGAAGATTTGATTGAAGAACACGAAGGTGAGATATTTTGGGCATTGAATCCAGAACTTGATTATTCTAATTTTGACTTCAAGTGGGTTCCAGATAAACAAAATGTTTATCACGTAAACGCATTTGGTAGTAAAGATAACATCAACACTCAAACTTACTTTGTTAACGGTAAGATGTGGCAGCGTGGATACAAAGATATAAACTACATCGAGGATAAAACAATTGATATTAGAACTAAAATTGATATGTTCTTTGTTGATAGAGGTAACAGCGAATCCAATGAGAGATTTGAAAAACTAAAAGAAAAACATAGTAATATAATTAAGACACGATATTTAAATAGTTGGGTTGATACCATTAACCGTTGTATTAAAAAATCAAACACTAATTTATGTTGGATACTGAATAGTGAATTAGATTATAGTGAATTTGAATTTGATTTTTATCCTAGCCCATGGCAAATGAGACATGTGCATGTATTTGGTACTCAGTGGAGTCACTGGGGTACAACATTTATGGTTAATAAAAACTCATTTGCAGATGATACCAAATATATCAAAATCATTGAGCATTTGAGCAACTTGAATTTTGTTAAGAGAAGAACGGCAAAAGCATCTAATTGTCTGTATAATATTTACGTGATAGATCATAAAAACAGTCACACACCAGATGTTGTAAAGCAGTTAGAAAGTAAAGCTACTGGTAAACAAGTAACTGTAGTTAAGTATGATACTAGCTATCTAAAAACATTTAAGGAAATTTTAAGATCATGTGAGAACAAAAACGAACATTATATTTGGGTTTGTGCAAGTGTGTGTGATTATGAAAATTTTGATTTTACATATGTGTGCGATCCGTTTGCAAAAGAGCAGTTGCATGTGTTCCCTAGTGATAAGCAAAAGTTTGGAGATACCTTTTTAATCGATGTTAATAAACTACGTGATTTGATTTCTAACATGTCAATGTTAGAAGACTATGAAAAAATAAATTATAATCAACATCAACGAGCTAAAAGATTACCTGCTCCTAAAATTACAAGTTTAGATGATACTCACGTTAAAGATGCTAGCCAGCAGTTTGACTTCCCCTATGCAATACTTACAACACATGACAATACTAATTTACAGGAAGTTGACCATGAACCAATGAGTTTATGGACTCCGGACAGTAAAAACTTAATTATCACCAGTACTGGTGCAACGAGAGTAGTAGTTCCTCAAGAAGCAAAGAACTATATAGAACGTGAGTTATATGATTACCCATATATAACTAGTTCTAGTAAACTTGCAAAATCTAAGCCACTGGATATAGTCTTCCTAAGCAACGGTGAAACTGGTGCTGACGAGAACTATGAACACTTACTAAAAGTGACTAAAGGATTATCCAATCGTGTTGTAAGAGTTGATGGAGTTAACGGTCGTGTTCAAGCCTACCATGCAGCGGCAGAAGCAAGCGAAACACCATGGATGTTTACTGTTTTTGCTAAGTTGCGTATAGATGATAAATTTGATTTTTCATGGCAACCCGACAGATTGCAGGTATCAAAACATTATATTTTCAACGCAACTAATCCAGTCAATGGTTTAGTATACGGTCATCAAGCTATGATTGCTTATAACAAAAAAATAGTGTTATCTAATAGTGGCAAGGGACTAGACTTCACGTTGGATGATGAGCACGAAGTTGTTGATATTAATTCAGGAATTGCAGTATACAACACGGATGAATATATTACATGGAGAACTGCTTTTAGAGAGGCATTGAAATTAAAAAACACTATAGTCAAAAATCCAAATGACAATGCTTCTATTAGCCGTTTAATGACATGGTCTACCAAAGGTGACGGAAATTATGGGGAATACAGCGTAAAGGGTGCGTTGGATGCGATTGAATACTATGACGAAGTTAACGGTGACATGGATAAACTTAAATTGAGTTACGAATGGGCATGGCTCAAAGATAAATTTTCCTCATCGACTAAATAATTATGTTTACACAGGAGAACCGTATGATAAAAAATATAGCAATTGCACTTACCGTAGCTGTCATGACAGTCGGGTGTGCCACCAACAATGATTACAAGTTATATGCTGAAACACAGCAAAAAATTGCACACGCTCATGCCATGGCTGAGACTGCAAGATATGCTGCTCTCGCAGAAATTGCCAAAACCGCTGATCCCGGTGCACGGGTTGCTGCCGTTATGAGCATTAATTTTGGATCACAGTCTGGAAACAGCCCTAGACTTAACCAAGTTGCTGCCCCGAAAACATTAGGTGACACTGCCCTACAATGGACTAGCGTGTTGTTGCCAAGTTTAACACAATTTTACGGTATCAGTGCTAACCGTCAAGTTGCTATTACACAAAGCAACAATCAAGCAGCCATAGCACAGAGTACAAATGCAACATTTGCCACAATGAACAGCAATATGGCAAAATCTAATACTGACATTGCTACCGCTGGATTTACGGCTGTAACCAATGTAGCTAACACAGGTATTGCACAAGTAGGAGCAACTGCGGCGGCTGGATTGACTGCGGTTACCACAGTAAATGCTAATAGCAACACTGCTATTACCAACGTAGCTAATGCGGCTAATAACAGTATTAAAGCAGTTGCGGATATTATTCCTTTGTTGCAACCAAATGTAACCACAACTACTACGAATAATAACACTGTGGCACCATAATATACCCAAAATAGTTGTAATCAACTATGTGTTATAATATAATGTAAGTTAAGACTGTATGAAGTAGACAGAAAAGGATTCAAGACGCGGGGGCAGTGCCCGCCAGGTCCACCATAAGGAAATTTGATGCGTATTAAAGAACTAACCGAGAGTGTGAATATTCCTAGTGTGTTGTATCACGCTACGTACCGTCCATTGCTGAAAAGTATTAGGCAACACGGTTTAGGCGGAGATAAGGCCCAGGCTAAATGGGAAGATAGCAAGCCCGGTGTAGTCTATCTTGCGTTAGATCCTAACGTTGCGGAAAGTTACGCTGAAACAAGCGAAGCGGTACCCGACGAATGGTTAGATGAAATCATTATATTGAAGATTTCAACTGCTGGATTGGATCTATCTAAACTCAAGGTAGATGCTAATGTTCTTGACAACGAAGGTGATACATTGGAGTATCACGGAGTAATACCCACTAAATTAGTTTCTTTATAATGGGCCTGACACAGGATCGATTGGGTCAAGAGTACGGAAATGGACAGTCCGGCAATGTAGAAGCCGTTAGGATTGGGGTTACCCGGTCGAAGACACGCAAAAAGTAATCGCAAACGATTCACAATTCCTTCAAGCCGTTAACGCTTGATAGCGAGGGTGGTACCCTTGTCAAAGAATAACCCAAATAGGAGTGTACGCTCCTATTTGTTTGGGTATTCATATGTCCATGTTCCATCAGGCAAATATTTTCTTTTTCTACCAGTGACCGTCGCTGATTGTTTTCCTGCACTTTTCTTTCCATTCTCAGCCGCAGTTGGATTCGGCAAGCCCTTATTCCAGGCAGTACGCCCTTTTAATGATTCTCGCAGTTTTAAGTTTGATTTACCCAAAGATTTTTTACCACTACGCACCCCGTTACATTTATGCCCGCATACAAATTCTTCTCTTATAGGATGATGACAAAATTCTAATCTAATAAAAACACCATTACAAATGACACATGTATAAGTTCGTTCTTCTTTTGGTTTAGTTTTTGCTTTTCGATTATATTCAGCTAAATCCTCTCGTTTAGATCCAGACATCGAAAACTTGGACATTGACTTCTGATAATGCCTGTTAAGTAAAAGTGGGTTACCCCAATGGTCTTTTATGAGGTTATTTTCAAATTCAAACGCTGATATTTGGTCAACAAAATATGCTAGAATTTCAGAATCATATTCTGAAAAATTGTTTTTAACATGCTTAGATGAAGTAAAATAGCAAATACCAAGGTCTTGCTCGGCCACTACTGTATTAGCTGACCTCATTCCTATATAAAATTTTCCTGTCGTGCGATGCTTCATGATGTAAACATATGGTAAAAACATATTCTATCCTTTCTTCTATTTATCAAATTATGATGAAAACGGTGCTATAGCAGCCTAATTTATACCTCGTAACAGAAACTCAATAAAGGGCACTAGTTGCCCTTTATTCTTGGTTTCACGCATTTGTCATCGTATTGTCACAATTCTTGAAGTAAATACTTGTGTAATACTAACACACAAGGAGACTATTACATGAAAAAACTAACAGCACTATTAGGTGCATTGTTAATATCAACTGTTGCATTCAGTGCAGACATAACAGGTGCAGGTGCTACCTTCCCATTCCCAATCTATGCCAAGTGGGCAGAAGCCTACAAGAAAGAAACTGGCATTGGGCTTAACTATCAATCAATTGGATCATCCGGCGGCATTCGTCAAATCAATGCTCGCACAGTGACTTTTGGTGCTACAGACGCTCCAGTCAAGGGCGAAGACTTAGACAAGCAGGGACAGGTGCAGTTTCCTGCTATCATCGGCGGAACAGTTCCTGTAGTAAACTTAGATGGTTTTAAACCAGGTGAACTACGCATCACTGGACCAGTTATGGCAGAAGTGTTCTTGGGCACGATCAATCGTTGGAATGATCCTAAACTAACAGCATTAAATCCTGGCAAAGCATTGCCAAACGCAGAAATCACAGTGGTGCACCGCGCTGATGGAAGTGGTACAACATTTAACTGGACAGACTATCTTGCCACAGTCAGCCCCGAATGGTTACAACGTGCAGGTCGTGGTGCTACAATTAAATGGCCAGCTGCTAGTTCAGTAGGCGGCAAAGGCAACGAAGGTGTTGCTGCCAACGTGGCCAGAATCAAAGGTAGCATCGGTTATGTAGAGTATGCTTATGTTAAGAAAAACAATATGACTTTTCTACAAATACAGAACAAAGCAGGTCGTTGGGTCAGTCCAGATGACTTGACATTTGCCGCAGCCGCTGACGGTGCTGATTGGTTCAGTGTTCCAGGTATGGGATTGAGCATTGTGGATCAACGCAATCCCAATGCTTGGCCAGTGAGTTCTGCCAGTTTCATCATCATGTACAAGGATCCTGCTGACAAAAAAGCCAGTCAAGAAGTGTTGAAGTTTTTTGATTGGGCATTCCGCAACGGCAAGAAAGATGCTATTGATTTAGACTATGTACCATTGCCCGATGCATTGACACGCCAGATCCGTGAACGTGTTTGGACACAGATCAAATAAACCGCACACAAGATAGAGTGTGGCTGGAACTCGTAACCAGCATTTTTTAAGGTTGGGAAAATTGTGAAAACATACCGTTCAATCTTTGTCAGCGATGTTCATCTAGGTACTAAAGACTGCCAAGCGGACAAGTTGAACAATTTTCTCAAACACAACACCTGTGACGCATTGTATCTTGTGGGTGATATAATAGATGCTTGGCGCATACAACAAAACAAATGGCGTTGGAAACAAAGTCATACCAATGTTGTTCGTAGGGTGTTGGGTCATGCTAAACGTGGCACTAAAGTCGTTTATATTGCAGGCAACCACGATGAGTTTTTAAGACCAATGATACCTTATGGTTTTAGTTTTGGTCTAGTAGAAATACACAATCAAATAGAACACATAGGTGCTGACGGCAAACACTATCTAGTCACACACGGAGACTTGTTCGACGGTATCACTAGACTAGCACCTTGGCTGGGATTTTTAGGTGACAAGGCCTACGATTTTATTCTATATATAAACGGTAAGTTCAACTGGATACGGCACAAGATGGGTTTCGGTTATTGGTCATTGAGCAAGTATCTCAAATATAAAGTAAAAAAAGCAGTTGACTTTATGTTTCAGTTTGAAAAGAATCTTGCTGGCTACTGTAAGAAACGTGGCTTTGATGGAGTCATCTGTGGTCACATACATCACGCAGAGATTAAAGAGATAGACGGTGTTATGTATATGAATGATGGTGACTGGGTTGAGTCGTGTACTGCACTAGTTGAACACTGGGACGGACGCTGGGAAATCATAACTTGGACCAAGGAGAGAGATGATGTGGACATTGATACTACTGGCAGTTCACTTAAACGATCCAAAAGACGTGCCGGGACGAGTGGAACTCTTGTTCCAGGACCGAGCAACGTGTGAACAAAGTTTACAAACTATGACATATTGGTTAAAGTTTAGTCAATTCAAGATTGAAGGAAAGTGCGTAAAGAAATGAAACTGAGTGAAAAAATTACCATTGTTGTTCCTTGCAAGAATGAGGAAAACTATATTGCACATTTGCTAATGCATTTACGCCAGCAAAATATAGGTGATACTAGAATTATCATCGCTGATTGTTCTACAGACTCAACAAGACAAGTTATACAAAACAACAGTACTGGATTGAATGTTGAAATTATTGAAGGCGGTCCTGTTAGTATTGCCAAAAACAACGGGGCACGTTTGGTCACTACGCCCTACATCCTGTTTATCGATGCGGACGTTCGCTTCTTTAAGAACACTGTAATTCGTGACGCTGTTGACACAATTGAATCAAAGAATTTGGATCTTATCGGATTGAGTATCAAATGTTATGACAAGGACCCGAGAGCCAAGCTTGGGTTTATTATTTTCAACACTATAAATCATGCATTAAAGTATTTCTCTCCTTTTGCAGTAGGAGCATTTATGCTGACACGCAGAGATCGGTTTGAAGAATTTGGTGGGTTTCCCGAAAAGTTTTCAACATCAGAGGATTATTTCTTATCAAAACTGTACAGTCCAAAAAAGTTTAGAATCATCAAACACCACTTTGGGCAAGACAGTCGCAGATTCAAGAAGATGGGCTACTTTGGCATGGCTCAGTATCTTGTGAAAAATTTTGTAAACCGCAACAACAAAGCCTACTGGGAAAATTTAGATTCCACTCGATACTGGAATTAAAATTGCACACAATATAGAGTGTTGCTGAACCTCGTATCCAGTACTAATCCACTGTTAACATAGACACATACATAATTTTGGTTGACATAAATACCATAATATGCTATAATGTCACTATGAAAATAAAACACGCAATCGACTTCCAAACGTTGGATCTAAAACGTGAGTTAGATTCAATTGGGTACAATCCTGACCTTAAAAAAATGTACAACAATATTACTAATATGGTCACTGAATTGAGTAAACTTGAAGTCACTGCCCGTAGAATCAACAGAGACAGTTATACCAGTCCATTGTTAGAAAAAATCAATTTGGCTATTGATCACCTTGAAAAACTGATTCTTATGGCTAAATTAATGAAATAGGTTGACAATAAATCCAAATAGTGATACAATACATGTATTGACACTGAAATCAAGGATTAACAAATGGCACTGACTCCACTCACAGAACGTCAAAAAACTCTGATTGTCTCTAACGTAGTTAAGGCATGCAAGAATATTGACAATCTGAACAAAACGGGTTACAAGTATATCAACCTTTGTTCTGGGTTCATTGCACACTACGACCTGTATGGTTTCATTGCAGCCTACAGCACTCCAAATTCTCTCAAGCGTGATATCATATCTTACGCAGGACAGAATCAATGGAACAACTTTCGCCCCGGCGAACGTGACTACGAATACATGATGGCAAAGAAGGATGTGTACAACCGCATCATTGCCCAAATCATGTAAAATAAATTTGACGATAAATCAAATTTCTGATACACTACACTTTCTTTCTTTTTAACACTATCTAGGAGCATATTATGGCATCGCCCATCTCTGACAATCTGACAATCACTTCTGTTCAAGTCCGTAAAGCACTATTGACTGCATTCAAAGCAAAACGTCCCGTATTCTTGTGGGGCCCTCCCGGCATCGGTAAGAGTGAGGTTGTTGCCGAGGTAGCTGAGGAACTTAAAGGTCCTGTAATTGACTTGCGTATGGCACAGATGGAACCAACTGACATTCGTGGTATCCCTTACTTCAATAAAGATATCAACAAGATGGATTGGGCAGAACCAGTTGACTTGCCAAGCAAAGAGTTTGCCGCACAATATCCCATTGTTGTTTTGTTCCTTGATGAAATGAACTCAGCACCCCCAGCAGTGCAGGCTGCAGGTTATCAGTTGATTCTGAACCGTCGTGTTGGTAAGTATGTACTCCCCGATAACGTTGTTATCGTTGCGGCAGGTAATCGTGACAGTGACAAAGGTGTTACATATCGTATGCCGATGCCCCTCGCTAATCGTTTCGTTCACGTTGAAATGCGAGCCGACTTTGCTTCTTGGCAGAACTGGGCTGTGAACAAAGGCATTCACAAAGACGTTGTTGGCTACTTGAGTTTTGCGAAACAAGACTTGTACGACTTTGATAGCAAATCTGCATCACGTGCGTTTGCTACACCTCGTAGCTGGTGCTTTGTGTCTGATTTGTTGAAGGATGAAGATGATGTTGACACCGACACATTGTTCAACCTCACTGCAGGTGCAGTCGGTGAAGGTCTTGCAGTTAAGTTTGCCGCACACCGAAAAATTGCAGGTCGTATGCCCGAGCCCTCAGATATTCTGAGTGGTAAAGTCAAGGATCTTGCTGTGAAAGAAATCTCAGCAATGTATTCGTTGACAATTTCTATGTGCTACGAATTGCGTGATGCACTCGAACACAAGAAAGTGGACAACAAAAAGTTTCACGAAATGGCAGATAACTTCTTCAACTACATCATGGCTAACTTTGAAACTGAGTTGGTTGTTATGGGTGCAAAGATTGCATTGAAGACTTACAAACTCCCAATCGAGCCAAGTCAGTTGAAGAACTTTGACGAATTCCATAAGAAGTACGGTAAGTACATCGTGGAGGCAGGTAACTGATAGTTACATGCTTTACAGGGTGAGTGTAGCAATATGCTCACCCTTTTTTTATTAAGGATTGTTATGTCAGGTAAAAAGTATTTTTATGCACTTGGTCAACGGACCCGAGCAAATGGTCTTACAAAAGATCAAGGTATGACAATGTACGCTATTGAAAAGGCACAGTTTTATGCACGGATTGCATTTGACGCAGGTTATCGAGGTTTGTCTCTATGACTGAAAAAAAGAAAATGGAAGTAGTGTTCGCACCAGGCTGTTTCGACCATTTCGATGGTACGCAGGAAGAATTGGATCAATTGATTAAAGAGATTCAGGAACATGCAGAAAATGGAACTCTGTTTGAAAACTCTAATCCAGTCTCTATTGAGAATCTGTTAGAAGAATTAAGCGAGGAAGAAGTCGATGACCTGCTAAGTACCATTGAAGGATTGAAACTTGACGGTAATGAAGAATTAGGACTTGCTAACCTCAATGGTCCTCGCCGAACATTGCAATAATTTGACAATAAATCACGGCTGTGCTATAATGTTAGTAACAGTTAAGGAGTATATATGAGTGCAGTAATTGATAAATCTAAGTCTAAAAAGACACGAAGCGACAAGTTTGAAAAGCTTGTTGGACCCACTGATCCCAAAATTGACTTGCAGGCCCGTGAGCGATTGGTGACCGCACGTATTGGTCTGTTGTTGCGTCAGTCATTTTTTGGTAATCTCGCTACTCGGCTGACACTAGTAAATGCCGATGAATGGTGTAGTACTGCGGCAACTGACGGTTTGAAATTTTATTACAACAGCCGCTTCATTATGATGTTGAAGCCTAAAGAAGTTGAATTCTTAGTTGGTCACGAGGTCCTTCACGTTGTTTACGATCACATGGGTCGCCGAGGTACACGTGACCCGCAACTCTTTAACATTGCAAACGATTATGCAGTCAATGCCGATTTGAAGCGACACAAGGTTGGACAATTCATTACTACTGTACCTTGCTTGTATGAGCAAAAGTATGATGGCAAATCATCAGAGGAAATTTATGATGACTTGATGAAGAATGTTCAAAAAATTGATATTAATTCATTGGTCGACCAAATGATTGACGATCACCTAGACGGTGATGGCGAAGGTGACGGTGAGGGCGATGGTGAAGGCAATGGTAAGCGTCCCAAGATGAGTCCTGAGGAACGTGAACGTGTTCGGCAAGAAGTTAAGCAAGCAATTATCAATGCCGCACAATCAGCAGAAGCAGGTACTCTACCGCTGGGTGTTGAACGACTAATCAAGCAACATGTTAATCCAGTAATGCCCTGGCGTGAACTGATTCAGACTAACTTGACCAGTGCTATTCGCACTGACTTTAGTTGGATGCGTCCATCACGTAGGTCTTGGCATATGGATGCTATCATGCCCGGTATGACTCCGGGTGAAGAGATTGACGTGGTTGTTGCAATCGACATGTCAGGCTCTATTTCTAATCATCAAGCACAAGCATTCTTGGGTGAGATTGGTGGCATGATGGATAGTTTCGATGGTTACAAGGTCCATGTGTTCTGTTTCGATACTGACACATATAACCCGCAAGATTTTACAAGTGAGAATCTTGACTCTATTGATTCATATGAGCCAATGGGCGGTGGCGGTACTGACTTTGATTGTATTTTTGATTATTTGAAGAAAGTGGGTAATGTGCCCAAGCGGTTGATCTGCTTCACTGACGGTTACCCTTGTGGTTCTTGGGGTGATGCTGATTACTGTGACACTACATGGATCATTCATGGTGACCCTAATCCGAATCCCCCGTTCGGTACTTATGCACTGTATGATGAAAAGTGATATATGATTTCATAGATGAAAGATATGGATGATTAAGTCGCATGAAGAAATAATTATTTACGAAGGTCAAGACGGCGATAAGACGATCTACTCACGCAAGAGTGGATCGTCTGACAGAACTTTGATAAAAGAAGATGCCGCAAAACATTATATCACTAGGTGGTATGACTGGCGAGAAATTCTTAAATTAGCAGAAACAGAACCTTCATTAGCAAACGCTATTAACAAAGCAGAGATGGTATATGCCCTCGTTAAGAAAGAACAAAACTAAACACTACTTGGCAATGTGGGACTCTAACGGTCTTGAATGCTTGTATGATGTTGATTTATACATGTACAAGTATAACGAATGGGAAAAGCTAAAAGTTGTTGCTATTCTTAAAGAAGAAAAACTTCCAGAAAAGCCACCTATAATCCCATTAGCAATGATGCTACTACGTGCAAGGGTCAACAGTCAACGTGTGTATGAGATTTATGAATTCAATAGCACTCTAGGGTATGATGAACTTAAAGAAGCATTTACCGGCGATCCTCAACCAGTTGTTGAATGGGTCAGAAAGAACGGTATAAAAGTTTACAGTGACTATGTTAAACAAGATAGAAAGATGATTGTATGATGTATATTGGTACAAGTTTGGGTAGATGTTTGCGTAGTATCCTCTTAGGCGAAGTGTCCGAGGATGATGTTTTATTGATTATTACTCGCACTATGACTCCTGATTTAGAAGGATTTCTTGCTGTGGTAAGACAGTACTACGATGAAGGTAATTATACATCACGTAATCCATCTGATTATGACCTTTCAGTTAAGTCTTGGGAAGAAGTAGAAGCACTTGCAACACTTTTGTACACTACTGGCAAGATTCACCAACCTAGAAACTTTGTATCTTTAGGTAACCAGTTTGTTCATCCTGATCTACACAGTGATATTTGGGTAGAGGTATCTCCCAAGAATCGCAACAGTACTCCTATGGTTGTCGAAGCTTATGAAAAGTATAAGATGTTGGATACACTTACAAAATGATTGAGTATCATATTGATCCCATCGTCTGGTTTGCTGAACGACAAGTTAGTTATCCCCCTCCTCATTTCATTACATCTATTACGGCACTGACAACAGAATCAAAACAATGGGTACTGGATCATTTGCGTGGCAGATTTTCTATTACAATTGATTATGACAGTTTTCTTAGTATAGATTCACTGGGTCGAATTAGTTTTGAAGATCCAAGTGAAGCTACTATTTTTGAATTAAAATGGTCATGACAAAAATACATATCATACTATTATCGTTCTTATTGGTACTGACTGGCTGCGGCGGTGGCGGGGCCAATCAATCAAAAAATAATGAAACTGTAATCCCAACAGAATCGGTGTCTCATTTTGAGGCTCCCGGTATAATACCCCACAATAAATTAAGATTAGCAAAAATTGATTACAGATATGATACACCGAATAATCAAGTAGATATTAACGGATATCATACTACTTCTTTTGAATCAGTAAAACCAGTAGTTGATAATATTAAACAAATAGGATTTACTGGTGTAATTTTATTATTACAAACACCAGTCGATAAAAATACGGGAAAAGTTATTACTGAAAAACCTATCCCCAAAGATACGTGGAAGTTAGTTGACTACATTAAATCTCAGGGATTACAAGTTTGGTTATCATTACAAATTGTAGACAGTGTGACGGATGTATTATTAATTCCAGATTTCAATAAGTATACTGAACAATATATGTTCAATAACATCATTGAGTATCAGCGCAATATTTCTATTACTGCACAACAATATAAGGTTGACGGAATTTTTATCAGCGAAGGTAATTATAATTTAGAATCGTATGATCATTTATTTTATTGGCAACAGCTAATATCTGAAGTTAGGAAAGTTTATTCAGGCAAATTATCTTATGCTACCTATTTGATAATGCCCACTGCTATTTGGAATTACTTGGATTACGCTAGTATTAATATGAATGACACCTTATCAAAGACACCGGTGTATGATTTAAAAACAATTATAAGCTTATACTTTGGTGATGCTTACGGCAAGGATCAAATACAATTAATTAAAAATTTTCACATGGTGTATGGTAAAAAATTTATATTGACAACATCACCTACTATCACTGATATGGGTGTAGGACATCTACCTAGCACTTTTTGGGAAAATGTAATTAACAATGTTTGGACAACAGTGTACAGTACACACACTGATAAACAAATGCAACAACTGAAAATTCGTGCATTTATGGAAGTAGTTAATAAACATTTAATAGATATTACAGATGGTGTGGGCTTTGGTGAATTTGATCCTTGGCTACAACATGTAAATTTTAGTAAACAAGGTACCGGAATATATCATTATTATTGTTGTGGATTCGACTTAACTACTAACAAGGATGCCCAAAAAACTATAAATTCATATTTTAGTAAACAATGGGGTCACTATTCTATCCAATAAAAATATTTGACACATTAATTTTAGTTAAATATATTCAACTTATACAAAAGGAAAAACAATATGGCTTTTTTAAGACACATCGGTAAACATGGAGACAGAAAAGTAGCTGTCGTATTCAGAGAAGTACCGGGCGAAACCCATATGTGCTTAGTTACATATACTGAAACACTAAATCAACATATTCACGATCCAATGATGCAATGCATTGAAAGTGATATCGGACAAAATAGTGAAAATTTAGCTGACGCATTAAATCGTACTTATACTAAAGACGGTAGACCAATTCTTACATATCTTCACATGGAGGGTTTGTTGAAAAAAGTTAATACTGAACTAGTTATTATGACTCCCGCACCAAACACTAGAATCAAGTTGAATGAACTAAACTCTATCCTAGACGAAATGAAGCAAGGTGAGAGTGCGGTGCGTAGACTAGCAGAACTTGATGCAAGTACAGGATTACAAGACCCAGCTGATGTAGCTCGTAGACTACGCGGCGATCCTACTGCGACCTCAATTCCTAATGCACCTGATGGTATCTTAGGTGATACTACTTTAGCAAAACAAAGACTTGAACAAGCACACCGTATGGAACGTGAAGCAAAGGGATTACTAGCAGAAGCTCAACGATTAATCGAAGAAGCTAAGGCTATGGATCCGGGAGTTGCCCCAGTAGTAACACCAGCGCCTAAGGCAAGAAAAACAAAAGCAAAAGTTAGCGCATAATGTCACCTGAATTCATCGATAAGTGGGAACATATACTTGAAGATGTTGAAAAAAATAAAATACCCGTACAGTTTATTAAAAAATTAATTATTAAACTGGAGGGTAAAAAACAACAGACAATCAATATTGAAAAATTTTTGTCACAAGGATTGGACCCCGATCAGGTAGAAGATGCAGTTAGCAGAAAACTACATGAACTAGAAGACTTAATCGTCAGTGTAGAATTTATTCTAAACGTCCAAAGTATCGCTGATACAGTGCAACCAGAGACCGATAGACTACTAGGAAGATTATGAAACTAATCGTAGCATGTGACCCTAGCGGTGGTATAGGCTACAACAATAAATTGCCCTGGAGTAAAATCGAGGGCGATTTGCCAAGATTCAAGGAACTGACAACAGGTAAAGTGATTCTTATGGGTCGCAATACCTGGGAAAGTTTACCTAAACAACCTCTACCCAATCGCATTAATGTTGTAGTGTCCAGTAAGGATATACCAGAAATAACTACATTGACTAGCCTACCTGCTAGAGACACAATGGATTTAGCAGATGTTTGGTTAATAGGTGGTGCAAAGCTCATCAATTCAAGTTGGCACTTAATTGACGAAGTGCATTTGAGTAGGACATTTGCCGAATACACTTGTGATACATTCATTAATGTTGTAAAATTAGAACAAGAATTTATGTGTTGGTTCAAGGAACAACATACTGACCACTCATATGAAATTTGGAAAAGAAAATGAAGCAATATCACGATTTACTACAAGATATATTAGACAACGGAGAACTTAAAGATGACAGAACTGGTGTTGGCACCTATAGTGTTTTTGGCCGTAATCTTCGCTTTGATTTGCGTAGGGGCTTTCCCGCAATCACTACTAAAAAGCTTGCATGGAAAGCTTGTGTCGGTGAACTTCTCTGGTTCATTGAAGGCTCTAGTGATGAGCGTAGACTGGCAGAACTCACCCATGGTACTGCCGAAGGCAAGGCTACTATCTGGACACCGAATGCGCTTGCGCCGTATTGGAAACCAAAAGCGAAATTTGAAGGTGATCTCGGCAGGGTCTATGGTGTTCAATGGCGGCATTGGAACAAAGACACGGTTGAAAAAGACATGGGTCCAGCGCACAAAGGTGGCACACGCCTCGCAGTAGACAGAACAGAAATTGATCAATTGACAAATCTCATAGAAGGACTGCAACAAGATCCTAATGGGCGCAGACACATTATAAGTGCCTGGAACGTGAGTGAGTTAGACCAAATGGCATTGCCACCTTGTCACGTTATGAGTCAATTCTATGTCAACAAAAATAAAGAACTATCTTGTCATATGTACCAGCGTAGTGTGGATGTGTTTCTTGGTTTACCTTTTAACATTGCTAGCTATGCGTTACTCACTCATTTGATTGCACATCACTGCGGATTGAAAGTAGGTGAGTTGATTATCAGTACAGGTGACACTCACATCTATAAGGATCATGTTGATCAAGTTAAAGAACAACTAACACGTGCTGAGTTTCCCGCTCCGTTATTGATGTTGAATTCTCAGAAGAATAACATCTTTGAAATGACAATGCAAGACATTCATTTAGAGAACTATCAAAGTCATGGCCCTATCAAAGCAACAATGGCAGTTTAAAGACGAGTTCACTCGACCCAAATATCAGGTACGACTATCTGATAGTGGTGAAGAGATGGTATCTATCACTCATGTAGTTCATACTATTAAATTAAGTGATGTTGAAGATCCTGATTTGTTAGTAGCACAACCTATATATGAGTGGCAACAAACAGAAGCAGGTAAGTGGATAATGGAAAATTCTATGCCCTCTCCCAGTTGGCATCGTCACCATGACATATATAATTATGGCTACACATATCAAATTAGAGCATATCTAACACCTAAACAATTAACATTTTGGAAGTTGAAATACGAATGAAAATACTAGTTACGGGCGGTCTCGGCCTTATAGGACACAACGTAGTAAATAAATTACAACAACAAGGTCATAGTGTTGTAATTACTGATACTCGCACTACTTATGGTATTATTCCACAAGATGAAATTGATTATTTAATGGCTGAACGACTAAAAAAGATTCAGCCAGGCCAAATACATGCTATAGATATTATTAGTGACAGTATTGATTGGTTGTTTGAAAGATATAAGTTTGATATGGTGATACACATGGCAAGCTTCCCTAGACAAAAAGTTGTTAATGCTAATCCTAGACTAGGAGCAAAAACAATGATGGAAGGTTTATTAAACTTATGTGAAGCAAGTAAAAAACATAATGTAAAGAAGTTCATTTACATTAGTTCAAGTATGGTATACGGAGATTTCACTAATGATGTGACTGAGGATTATGACTGTAAACCTCAAGGTCAATATGGAATTATGAAATTAGCAGGGGAACACCTTGTCAAGGATTATAGCCGTCGTGGTTGCTTCACTCATACTATCATTCGTCCTAGTGCTGTATACGGAGAACTAGATGTTGAAGACCGTGTCATTGCTAAGTTTATGCTTACTGCAATGCGTGGCGGCACATTGAACGTTAATGGTGAAAATGAAACATTAGACTTTACGTATGTTGAGGATGCCGCAGATGGTATCGTTGGTGCCGCATTAAGTGATAATACTGATAACAAAACATATAATATCACTAAGTCACATAGCAGAACATTACTTGATGCCGCAAACTTAGCAGTTAAATGTGCAGGTAAAGGTTCAATCAATGTCAGGGGCAAGGACGCAGACTTCCCAAGTCGTGGTGCATTAAATATTGATGCGGCACGTAGAGACTTTGGGTATGATCCTAAAGTAGACGTAGAAGAAGGCTTTGAAAGATATTATGAGTGGCTTATTAATTCCCCATTTTGGTCTAGCAAGACAATATAAGAATATCGGTGAAGAGTTGCTAGATGCAACTCACCGTGTCCTTAAAGATGGGCAATTAGTAGGTGGACATTATACCCGCTCGTTTGAAGAATGGCTTAAACACTGTACTAAAACAAAGTATGCTATAACAGTTCACAGTGGGACCCAAGCACTAGAAATTATTGCACGATGGAAAAAGATCAAGCATAATCAAACTATGGAGGGTAATCCTAAAGTTCGTCTACCTAATCTGACATATCCAGCAACACTAAATGCATTTTTAACTGCGGGCTGGGACGTTGAATTAGGTGATACTGACAAGAATGGTATATTGAGCCGAGAGCCTAGAACAAGTGGGATTTATGATTGTCTTATGGGATTTGCCGGACGTAAGCCATGGCCCGATGCACGATATGAAGATAGCTATGGAATCATAGTCGACGGAGCACAGCATTGGCTAGTAGCTGGCGGCAATGTTGGCAGTGGTATGGCAATAAGTTTTGACCCTACAAAGAATTTAAATAGTAGTGGCAACGGTGGTGCTATTGTAACTAATGATGAAAAATTATATTTGTATGCATCAAGTTACAGGGACAATTGTAAACCTTACTTCCATGATGTAGGAACTAACAGTAAGATGAGTGAGATAGACTGCGCACACCTGTTAGTTAGAATAAAACACATTGATGCTTGGCAAATTCGTAGAGCAACAATAAGCAATTACTGGTGTGAGCAATTTAAAAATTTACCTATGACTTGCTTATCTGATACTAGAGATCCACACGCACATCAGAAATTTGTAATGTATATGGCTGATCGTAATTCACTTCATACTCATTTAATAACTGATGGTATAGATAGTAAGATTCATTATGAGTATGTGCTTGGAGATTTACCGATAGCACAAGATAGAAACATTAGCAGACCAGATTTAATGGCTACCAGCGTAATGCTTTCTAGGGGAGTATTGAGTCTACCTATATACCCTGAACTTACGGATGTTGAAGTAGAGTATATCGCTGGTAAAGTTACAGACTTTTATAAATAATTGGTGAAAATATTTTCTTTTTTTGACCAAAATACTTCTTAAAATTAAACACCCGACGGCATAAATACGAATACTATGTGGATACTAACAATTTTACCAGAAGCCGCAATACATATAATCTTTGGATTAGGTGTTTTGGGCACAATAGCAGGATTCGTCCTAGGATTCATTCCTTTTGTCAAAGCCTATAAACTAGCTATTCAGGTCATAAGCCTGTTAGTATTAGTTTTAGGTGTCTATCTTGAGGGTGGATTAGCCGACTATAAAGAGTGGGAACTTAAAGTCAAAGAGATGGAAGCTAAAGTTGCACAGGCTGAAGCACAATCTGCAAACAAGAATGTAGAAATACAGGAAAAAGTTGTAGAAACAACTAAAATTGTACGTGAAAAAGGTCGAGATATCATCAAATATGTTGATAGATGGAACACTAAAGAAGTAATCAAGGAAGTTGAAGGTCCTGAAAGAATCAGGCGTGAAGAAGTTATCAAGTACATCGAAAACTGCCCTGTTCCTAAGGAAATGATAGATATTCATAATCAAGCAACTGAACTGAATAAGGGCATTAAGAAATGAAATATCTATTAATTGTTCTATTACTTGCCGGATGTACTACCACAGTACCGGTAACTCGCAAATTTCCAAACCCTACCCCGGAGTTAATGAAACAATGCGAAAATCTCAAAAGAGTTGACGGAGATAGAGTTTCTATCACTGATATGTTAAAAGTTGTGGTCCATAACTATTCACTGTATTACGAATGTTCAACTAAAGTGGATGGTTGGCAAGAATGGTACAATGAGCAGAAAAAGATATTCGATTCTGCTAAATGATTTTATACAAAATACAGCAATAAAATCTACTATATTCGTCAAATATCTAAAGCAGAATTGGTTTAGCTTCTGATAAATACATTATAGACTAGGATTTTATAATGACCACGCCAGAGATAATTAATACAGGTGATTTGCCCAACGATGGTTCCGGTGACCCTCTACGTCTAGCATTTGATAAAATTAATAATAACTTTGCAAACTTGTTTGCTATTACTGCGGTTGAAGGGGAGCTGATTCCAGTAGAAGAATTAGTTGATGAACAGATATCTGGAAATGTATTCAGTGGTAATATTAACATAGGGTTAGTTGCAAACAATGTCTACTATACTTTACCCGATAGTGCAACACCAGTGCAAGTTGCACAATTTGATACTTTTGCGTATGTTGCTAATTTAATTACCCCTACTGGCCCATACGGTGCTCAAGAATATATCAATATTGGTGCTCAGGCCAACGATGGTGAAGGTGACCCACTACGCACAGCGTTTGCAAAGATTAATAATAACTTTTCAAACTTATTTTTTACTACGACTAGTACAAGCAATACGTTTACTGTTGGCTTAGATACTAACCAAGTTATTTACGAAACACCCGCAGATACATTTTCACAGGCTAGATTTCAGATTAGGTCTAGTGATCCGGGAACTGATGATATGCAAGATATCACTATTACCGCATCTATTACTAACAATCTAGCGGGAGTAAGATTTACCGGTTATGGCACGTTATTTGAAGGTAATCCGTTATGTCGATATGACATGGATGTACTAGACGGCAATGTTAGATTATTAATCAATCCTATAAAAGATGCTGTAATATTGCATTTTATCGCTTCAGAAGTAACTTTTATTGGTACTTCTCCACCGGGCGTGGAAATAGCATTAGATGGCTATCCTCCAAACTCATTATTGGGAACTGAAGACGACTTAATATTGACGACTGAATCATAAAATGAGAGCAAAAGAATTTATTACAGAACAAAGAACAGATGGACTAACAGTTGTATCTTACTCTTTGCCCAACACCTACATCATGCCTGATTTAAAAAATAATGATTTCTATGAGTTATATAGATTTGGCGTAGCGTTTGCTGCTGTTAGAGGTGAAGGCGGTCAAGATGACGGTGTTCAAAATGAATTTAAAAATGAATTTCAGGCAGAAACATCTTGGGGAGAGCATCAATTAGTTTCTTCCGAATTCGATGAAGACCTAGGCAATACTATTGACAAAACCTTGAAAAAAGTAGGAAAGACTGGTAAAAAATTAGTCACCAGTGCTAATAGTAATGAAATACCTAACACCAATGTACAATCAACTCTCAAACCCTTTAAAGGATACACAAGATGAGAGCAAATGAATTTGTGTCTGAATCTAAGATGGGTAAAATATCTGACCACCAACAACAAGCAACTCGTGGGTTAAATATTTTTTCAAAGAAGATAGACAGCTATGATAGACTATATGATTTAAATCGTTTAATGATGGCTGTAGCAAGTAGCGATGGAATAAACCCAATTGAAATGCCTGCAGAAAGTTGGGTAGGTAAACACAATACTGCACACGCCTACACTAAAGAAGAACAAGATATGCTCAAATTAGCATATGAAGCCGCGGGTCTAGAGTATATAGATATAAACAAAGGTGATTTAGATAGTGAAGAATTAGAGTCAACTAACACCCAAAGCATTGCAAAACCCTTCAAGGGCTATAAAAGAAAATAATTTCACTGTCAGTTTTGAGAATAAGTAATTGTATCAAATTACAGGATTTTCAATGCTTATAGATATAAACACAACACTAGACCTAATCAAACTCAAATTTTATAATGAGTGGCTATATACTGCACACATTTACGATGAGGGGGATAGTCAGTTTCACAAAGACCTGACTGCACAGGTTGTAAAACAATATATAGACCCACTTAACATTCCTAAAAATGCTAAAATCTTAGACCTGGGTTGCGGTCCTGGATATTTCTTAGATGAGATGAAAGCACGTGAATATACCGATCTTACCGGAGTTACATTAAGTCCAGGAGATATCAAGCTATGTGAAAGTAAAGGTCACACAATCAAACCATATGATTTGACTTTTATTCCACAAAAAGATGGGTATCATGACGAATCAGTGGATTTTGTATTTTTGCGACATGCATTGGAACACAGTCCATATCCTATCTTTAGTTTAATGGAGTATAATCGTATACTAAAACAATTTGGCAAGATTTACATTGAAGTGCCTGCACCAAATTGCGATAGAAAACACGAATGGAATTTAAATCACTACAGCATTTTAGGTGAACAGCAGTTGGCTGCACTATTAGTTCGTTGCGGTTTTAACATAGACAAATTTGAAAACTTAGAGTTTGAATTAGGTGTACCTGATGAAACTGGAGAAATCAAAAAAGTAAAAGAAAAATACTATTGTATTGTTGCGACTAAGCAAAGACCACTAGATATTAAATAAACGATAAATACTCACTAACAAGTGAGTATTTTTTTTATGGCCTATCCAGAACCAAGTAACGTTGCGCCGTGGTATTTACGCAACATCAATCAAGCATTAGCATTAGATGAAGCATCCGGGAACGTTTTTGTTCGTACTGGATTCGAAGGTAATATTATCATTACTGGTAATGTTGAAATTCCAGGCACAGTAACAGTAAATAGTTCTGCTGAAGATCCCGTACACGTTCACCTAGATGAAATTGGTACATCCGGTATTCTTGATGTACCTTATATGCCAATCGGCGGCAATGTAATAGTAACTTCAGGTAACATTAATGCTAATGTAACTGGTAGTAATGTTGGATTAACTGGTAATCTTGCTGGTATAACGGGTAATGTTAATATTGGCACTATGCCGGCAATTACGGGTAATGTAAATGCTAATATTACCGGTGGCAATGTTAATGCCGCAGTAACCGGTACAGTGACAGTAAGCACTATATCATCTAATGTTACTGTGGTAGACGGTGGTGGTAGTTTAACTATTGACGGTAATGTTGGAGTTACCGGTAATGTTAACATTGGCACAATGCCAAATGTTAATGCAAACATCACTGGTGGCAATGTAACCGTAAGTCAGGGTACAAATCCATGGGTAGTGACTGGTAATCTTACTGCTACTATCGACAATAACACTAGTGTAATCATTTCAGGCTTCAGTGGTGCAACAAGTGATGCGTTTGGTAGATTGCGTGTAAGCGAACCATATACACTATTTGATACTCAATCTCGCTATTACGATCATGGTCAATTTTCTAGTTCAATATCAGGCACCGCTAATGTGGTGTATGTAGAAGCACAAAGTTCTTTCCAATTAAATGTAGGAACTACTAACGGTGATTCAGTAATTAGAGAAACAAAACGAGTTTTTCCTTATCAACCTGGTAAGAGCCAACTAACATTAAACACATTCTGTTTCAGCACACCCAAAACAAACTTGCGTCAGCGTGTTGGTTTGTTTGGTGCCACTGATGGTGTGTTCTTTGAGAATGACGGAACATATAATTATATGGTTATTCGTTCAGGGTCCACTGGGGTAGAAGAACGAGTAAGACAAGATGCTTGGAATGGTGATAGGTTGACAGGTGCCGGCGGAGTCAACAATCCATCAGGAATTACATTATATCCAGATCGTACACAGATTTATTATGCTGATGTTGAATGGTTAGGTGTAGGTAGTGTACGTGTTGGATTTGTTATCAACGGAGCTTATGTACTATGCCACACATTTAACCACGCTAACCAAACTGGCAATACCAAAGTGTATATGACCACTGCTACATTACCAATTCGTTATGAGATAACTAACACGGGCGCAACTGCTGGTGCTAGTATGATGACGCAAATTTGTAGTACAGTTATCAGTGAGGGTGGTTACAACAGTTTTGGAACTACACAAACAGCAGGAACCGGCACCACACAAAAACGATTAGCTAACGCAAATACATATTATCCTGTTGTAAGCATTAGATTGGCATCAAATAGATTAGATAGTATTGTTTTCCCTAGACAGGTTGATGTATTAAGCCCTAGTGTTAACTACTACCGCTGGGTATTGTTGCTGAATCCAACATTAACCGGTGCTACTTTTGCCGGAACCAGTCCAACTGGTACGGTCCAATATGATTTGGCAGCCACAGCGATATCGGGTGGAACAGAAATTCAATCAGGATATGCTGCATCCAGAGAACTTACTCAACTGAGTGCTATTGACTTCTTCCAGTTTCAATTAGGAAGAACATTAGCTGGTGTTAGTGATGTTGTTACATTGGCTCTTGCTGCTACTGCAAATAACGCTGATGTACTAGCTGAGTTGGGCTGGCAAGAATTAACTTAATAGGTTAATGCCCAAATAAATACTCATTATGAGTAACGCACCTTCGTTAGTTAAAAATCCTTATACTAAAACAGTTTTTAAAACTGATAAAGAACTACAGGATTTCATCAAATGCTGTGATCCGGATACAGGTTATCTATACTTCATGGATAACTTCTTCTACATACAACACCCTACAAAGGGTAGTATGTTGTATCATCCATGGGATTATCAAAAACGATTGATTGATACATATCATAGATATCGCTATTCGATCAGCCTGATGCCTCGTCAATCAGGTAAGTCTACATCAGCCGCAGGATACTTACTTTGGTACGCAATGTTTTGTCCAGACAGTACTATCTTAGTTGCCGCACACAAGTATACAGGCGCACAAGAGATTATGCAACGGATACGCTATGCATATGAAAATTGTCCTGACTACATTAAAGCAGGTGTAACAACATATAATAAAGGCTCACTAGACTTTGAGAACGGCAGTCGTATCGTTTCGGCAACCACTACTGAAAATACTGGTCGTGGTATGTCTATTACACTACTATACCTAGACGAATTTGCATTCGTTCGTCCAAGTATTGCTAAAGAATTCTGGACAGCTATTACACCCACATTGTCAACTGGTGGTAAAGCAATTATTACAAGTACCCCAAACAGCGATGAAGATCAGTTTGCGTTCATTTGGAAAAGTGCTAACAAGACAGAAGATGAGTTTGGTAACACTACTGAACTTGGCATAAATGGCTTTAGAGCATATAGAGCATATTGGAATGAACAGCCTGGTAGAGATCAAAAGTGGGCTGATGAAATGAAAGCACAGCTTGGTGAGGATCGTTTCAACCGAGAGATTGGTTGCGAGTTTATTATTGCTGATGAAACATTGATTAATCCAAACACACTAATTCAGTTAGAAGGTATTGAACCTATATCACGCATGGGTCAAGTACGCTGGTATAAGAAGCCTACAAAGGGCAATATATATTGTGTAGGTCTAGATCCAAGTTTAGGCACGGGTGGTGATCCAGCCGCAATTCAAATATTTGAAGCAAACACTACTACACAAATAGGTGAATGGAAACACAATAAAACCGATATCCCTAATCAAATCAAGCTATTAGCTGAAATTAACAAATATATAGTAGAATGCACCGGTGAACCCAATAGTATATATTATTCTGTAGAAAACAACAGTATAGGAGAGGCTTCACTTATATCACTCAATGAATACGGAGAAAGTAATATCCCGGGTTTATTTTTGAGCGAAGCTGGTAAAAAGCGTAAGGGCTTCAATACTACTCAAAAAGTCAAATTAACTGCTTGTGCTAAATTTAAAACATTATTAGAGAGCAAAAAAATGAAGATCCATAGTAGGTCTTTAATTAGTGAATTAAAAGCATTTGTTGCTAATGGCGGAAGTTATGCGGCTAAAATAGGCGATACTGACGATTTGGTCATGAGTTCATTGTTGGTGATTAGAATGCTACAAACATTAAGCGATTATCACTATAATTTGGAAGAACAGATTAGAGATCACGATGAATATATCGCACCCTTACCGTTTTTTGCTGTTATATCCTAAGGAAAAAGATAAATACATTATGCCAAAAAGCAACGACTCAATAAACCGTGAATTATTTGACCTATTAAGCACCCGTGGGTATAGACCTACCATGCTTGATACCTCAGGTAAGGAAATTCCAGTACCGGAAGAAGCTGAAGTCTTTCAATTTAATTTTGTCAAAGACGATGTAGATTATGGTGTAGTCACTATATCTATTGATGGACTACACAAACTAGTCATATATTTTAATGATAAAATAGCAGATAGCGAAAAAGAAACATCAGATACTGATGATGTGTCTTGGTATAGGTTGTTAAATCACTTAAAACGTTTTGCAAAAAACCGTCAACTTAGCTTCCAAGTTAAAAATACAGACCATTTGAAACATGATATGGCGAAAAGGGATCATATGAAAAAATTAGACGAAGGATATTACCCAATGGGTAAAAATAAGAGTTACAGTGATGCTGTTCCTCAAGTTAAAATTGTTATCGAACACACTAGAAATATAGTCGAAGGTGAACAACGATATCGCAATGTAGCCCGTATATTTGTAGAAAACACTGACGGAGAGCGTTTCTTGTTACCTACAACTAAGCCAGGTATCGCTAGAGTTTATGCTAGACACATAGCTGAAGGTGGCACACCATATGATGATAGAGCCAATCATATTACATCACTTGTTGAAGAATACAACAAAATGGCAGGATTCGTTCGTGCTACTAGAAACGGTCAATTTAATGAATCTGCACAACGTCTAGTATTAGAGGGTGCAAATCACTATACTAAATTACGTGAGACATTAAGTCGTATGGCTGGTAGTAGAGGTTACAATACATATTTTGAAAGTTGGACTCCATCATTGATGGAAGATGAAATTGAAGAAGCTAACCTGAATGAATTGTTTGTTCAAGAAACACTTGACCCTCGTATTGAAAGTGTAATGCCAATATTATCTAAGTTACAAAAGAACTTAGGTGAAATGAAAGAAGTTAATGCGTTGGCTGAATGGGCAGATAGTTTGCTTGAGGGCGGTGATGGTGGTGAAGCGAGTGAAGAACCGCCCGAGTCCAAAGAAGGTGAAACTGCCGAAGACGGTAATGAATCTCCGGAAGATGATTTGTCAGAAGCTGCTGGTGCAGAAACATTAGCACATAATGATGAAACTGAAGAAGGTAACTTAAAAGCTTTTGACTTAGACGAAGGTATATTAGATACTGTTAAAAAAGTCGGTGGTAAAGTGCTAGACAAACTAGGTCACAGTAGTGATGAAGATTTGTTGAAAGACTTGAAAAAGAGAGCAGGCGTCCGTAACCCAGAAACAGGGAAACCAAGTATGGCACAATCTGATGTTGAGAAGCGTGTCGATGAAGTTGACATGGGTCAGTATGATGCTCGTAAATCAACTACCAAAGGTGAAACTACTCCGGAACAGGAAAAAAGCTTCCGTGAAAAAGTAAAGCAATATTCTAAAGAATTAGAGCAACGTCAAAATAAAAAGCAAGGCATGACAGAAAGCAATTCTTGGGATCGGTTATCAGGTGATACTAGCAATGTAGATCCTGAACATCTGGAATATTTACAAAAACAAGCTGAGATTTCAAGAAGAACAGGGTTAGCAGTTGGTGATCGTGTTACCTTAAAAAATAGACCTGGCTTTGAAGGCGAAATAGTACACGATTGGGGCGGTGGAGATTATACTATTTCCGGTGAAGGTGGTGGAATGAAGCAAAGCAATAATCATAGAGCAAATGCAAGGATTATACAAAAAATCCAAGGCATGGCGGAAGGCGGTGCAAAAGATCGTCAATGGTCTAACAAAGACATGGAGAGGTTGCGTGTTGCCACCCGAGACTTTGATGATATAATGGCATCTGATGGGCCTGACCAAACCAAACAAGATTTAATCAAGAAGCGAATTCAAACAAAACCCATGGCAGGTCCCAGGGGAGTATTGCCCGAGCAAGGTGTAGCGGAAGCAGCAACACCAGCCAGTGTCAGCAAAGTATTGAGACTAATACAACGACATAAACCAGAATGGTTTGACAATTATGGCATAGGCGAAGTTGAAGACGTTGTAGTTGATATGGCAGAAATGGGTCAGTTTCGAGGCACGAGCGATCGGGTCGCCATGGCTCTAGTAGGCCAAGAACTTGAATCAATGTACGGTCAGCAAGGTATGGCAGAAGGTGAGTTTGCAGGCGACTATGCTACAGGTGAAGCAGGTCAATGGCGTAACAAAGGACCCAAAGCACACAAACCGGCAACAATCGGTGATTTAGTTGGTGAAGGCCAAGAAGACTTAAACGCAATAAAGCGTTTATTGGGTAAGTAAGTTCACAAAAACCTCACATAAAAAGTGAGGTTTACCATATCTGGCATAAATATACTTGACACTAGAAGAAAGTACTGCTATACTTACTCTTGTGTTAGTCACTAATAGGTAGTGGCGACTATTAAAAAAAGAGACCATCTCAATTTATAAGGAAATAAAATCATGGCATCATTAGCAGAAATTCGTGCTCGTATCGCGGCACAAGAAAACAAGTCACAAAACAAGGGTTCTAACACCCAAACAGACAATTCAGTTTACCCCCACTGGAATATGGATGAAGGCACTACTGCTACAATTCGTTTCTTGCCGGATGGTGATTCAAAGAATGATTTCTTCTGGGTTGAAAAACAAATCATCAAATTGCCATTTAATGGCGTCAAAGGTGATCCTAATATCAAACAAACAGTTGTACAAGTTCCATGCATGGAAATGTATGGCGATGCTTGCCCTATCTTGGCAGAAGTTCGTCCTTGGTACAAAGACGAAACATTGAAAGAAATGGCAAACAAATACTGGAAGAAGCGTAGTTATTTGTTTCAGGGCTTTGTTCGTCAAAACCCACTAGGCGATGACAAGACTCCTGCAAATCCTATTCGTAGATTCATCATCAGCCCACAAATCATTCCAATCGTTAAAGCTGGATTGATGGATCCAGAGATTGAAGAATTGCCAACAGATTTTATGCGTGGTCTTGATTTTAATATTAAGAAAACGTCTAAAGGCGGTTATGCAGATTATTCTACAAGTAACTGGGCACGTAAAGAAAGTGCATTGACCGAAGCAGAACAAACCGCTATTGAAGCACACGGCTTGTTCAACTTGAAAGACTTCTTGCCTAAGAAGCCTACAGAGGCAGAAGTACGTATCATCAAAGAAATGTTTGAAGCATCAGTAGATGGTCAGCCATTCGACAATGAGCGTTGGGGTGCATACTATCGTCCTTATGGACTAGAGGCCCCATCTGGAGCGACAGCGGAAAAACCAACAGCGTCTGCTGGTACCAGCGCCCCCGCAGTGGCATCTAGTACTGAATCAACTCCACCTTGGGAAGATGAACCAGTCGCAACTACTGCACCTATTCAAGTACCAAGCGCGGGTACGTCAAGTGACAAAGCACAAGACATTCTAGCAATGATTCGTGCTAGACAAAACAAGTCTTGATAGGTGATAGGGGCTTCGGCCCCTTCCTTAGGAGAACAACATGACACTACCTGATGAACGCTACCGCGCCCTTAAACAAGGTAAAAAGTTATTGGAAGAATTATGCGACCCCGGTCGTACTCCTCGTGTTCCTAGCCTTGTTAGGGACAGAGCAAGAGGTGCATTGCGACATTACCCATCTGACTATGAATTGGAGCGTATGGCAGAAAAATGCCCCGAATTACTTGATACACAACCATTTGGTGTGTACACTACAATAAACAAATAAGGATTATAATGGCAAAAAAACTAAGTAAACTAGCAAAAGTAAATGAATCATTTACTGTTAATCGTTATGACAACGGCTACATGATTGAAGTCGGTGGAAGAGACAAAGAAAATGATTGGAAGACTGCTAAGGTAATGTGTGCCACTGATGCAGAACTCTTTGACGTAATCAAAGAAGCACTATCAATGGAATTGGATAATTAAAATGGCAAAACCTTTTGATATCAGTAAATTCCGTAAGGACATTACAAAAAGTATTGATGGTCTATCAATAGGATTCAACGATCCTACTGATTGGATCTCGACAGGAAATTATGCTCTCAACTATCTCATTAGTGGTGATTTTAATAAAGGCGTTCCTCTTGGTAAAGTTACTGTCTTTGCCGGAGAGTCAGGAGCAGGAAAGAGTTTCATCTGCTCAGGAAACCTTGTTAGACACGCACAAGAACAAGGAATCTTTGTAGTCTTAATCGATACAGAAAATGCACTTGATGAAGCATGGCTACATGCTCTCGGTGTATCAACAGCAGAAGATAAACTATTGAAACTAAACATGGCTATGATTGATGACGTAGCTAAAACTATTTCAGAGTTTATGAAGTCATACAAAACATTACCTGAAACAGATAAACCTAAAGTCTTATTTGTGCTTGACTCATTGGGTATGTTGTTGACACCCACTGACGTTAATCAGTTTGAAGCAGGTGATATGAAAGGTGATATGGGTCGTAAACCCAAAGCACTAACAGCACTTGTTCGTAACTGTGTTAATATGTTCGGTAGTCACAATGTAGGATTAGTTGCGACTAATCACACGTATGCTTCACAAGATATGTTTGACCCAGATGATAAAATCAGTGGTGGTCAAGGCTTTGTTTATGCATCAAGTATTGTTGTTGCTATGAAGAAATTGAAACTGAAAGAAGATGAAGATGGTAATAAGATTAGTGATGTTCGAGGTATTCGTGCGTCATGTAAGATTATGAAAACTCGTTATGCGAAACCATTTGAATCTGTGCAAGTTAAGATTCCTTATGAAACAGGTATGAGTCCTTACTCAGGTATGCTAGACATGATTGAGAAGGCTGAACTTGTTAAGAAAGAAGGCAACAGTCTTGTGTACACAACACTTGACGGTGAAATCATTAAGAAGTTTCGTAAAGCATGGGAAGCAAATGCAGATGGATGCTTAGACAAAGTTATGAGCGAATATGGACAAAAGGCAACAACAAAGATAAGTAATGTAACATCGGAGGAGGATGTTGCAGAATGAACTTAGATTTTGTTGCAGAAGTATGGGACGCATTGCGTTCTCATATTGATTTCAATGACCGTAGCGATGCGGCCGATTCACTAGTCAATCTACTGATTGATAATAATTACGAAGCTGAAGATATCAAAGACGCCTTTAAAGGTGAAAAAGAAGTGCTAACTGCTGTTAAAGAGTATATGGCACAACAAGATACTGAAGAATCGTATGAAGATTATGATGAAGATGACGCAGACGAAGACTGGGATTAAATGAATTGGTATACACGCATCACCCAAAATCTTGGTGTGATACCCGATTTCATAACTCACTATGAAGCTGAATTAATTTCGGCTAAACATGAAGTCAAGATATACGGCAATGTTGAAAAGAACATTGCCGCTATCCCTGGCGTCACTGAACATCGTTTCAATCAACTACAAGAGATAGAAGCCGTATTGAACTATCTCAATATTCAATTACGGAAAATTCGCCGAAAACATTTTCAAAAATATTTAGAAGCGTATAATAGAGCATTGACAAGTCGTGATGCTGAAAAGTATGCTGAAGGTGAAGATGAAGTTATTGATATGGAAGTATTGATTAACGAAGTAGCACTATTACGTAATAGATGGCTTGGCATTATGAAGGCTTTGGAATCAAAGAATTTTATGCTAGGTCACATTGTTCGTTTGAGGGCGGCCGGAATGGAAGATATATCAATGCCTTGATAAATAGATTAGAGGCGAAACAAAATGTCAACAATCTACTATGTATATCAATTAATCGATCCAAATACCGATCAACCATTTTATATAGGAAAGGGCAAGGGAGACCGAGCCCTTTCCCATTTAACACCAAATAAAAAGACCAACAATCCGCGAAAGGATGCTAAAATTGCTGAGATTAGAAGTTGCGGGCATGAACCTAAAATAATATACTTGTTTGAAAATCTTATGGATACAGAAGCATATGTCAAAGAAGAAGAATTAATTAAGACTTTGGGAAGAATAGGATATGATGAAAATGGAATTTTAACTAATATAAAACTTAATGCAAAACCACCTTCACAAAAAGGAAAAAAGAGAGTTTTTTCCGAAGAACATAAAAAAAAGCTATCAGCAAAATTAAAAGGCAAGAAAAAAACAACACCACCCTGGAATAAAGGTTTGACTAAAGATTCTGATAATAGGATTAAAGAAGGTGCAAAAAATAGAAGTATAGTAGGAAATCTTCATCAAGTAGGTCAACAATATTCTGATGACCGAGTACAAAAAATAAAAGAAAAGCTAACCGGAAGAACAATGACAGACACCCAAATAGAAAAAATGTCAGTAGCAAAAAAGGGAAAGACATGGGAAGAAATCTTTGGTGAAGAAGGAGCCAAACTTCGCCGCAATAGGGTAAAAAAAGTTTGACATTTACTGCCATATAAGATATACTATATTTTATCGAATACATATCGATAGGATAAAAATGTCACATTGGAATAATAATCAAATAGCAATTAGTGGATCTGGCGTTGCGTTACAATCGCCTGGTCGTCATCTCAATACAATTTCACTATCTAACATTGCAGGCGCACAGGGTTCAAGTCATAGTCTTAACTTTGATGAACTTGTGAATGGTATGAATAGATCCGATATTAAAAAATATGAAGTTTATGAAATAAGCAAAGACCTACTTGCATTAAGTGTATGTTGGTCACGCCTACGTAAAGAACGTGATCAAGCTTATAATTTACTCTCGCCTACAATTACTAAACTGTTAGACAGTGAATTATTCCGACTAACAACTCACGAAGATATTGAAAAAGCTAATATTATCCGTGATTATTATAGTAAGAAGATTATGGTATGGAAACTTAAAAATATTAATCTATCTACATTTAGGCAAGATTTAAGTTCATTTATTCACAGTAATGGTCAAACTTTTAAAGAGTCTATGCTACCATTAGCATATCGTTTACCTGAGTTTTATGAATATGATGTTGAATTTGAAAAAATGACATTTGATTATAATAAAGAAATTAAATCTCATGACCCATATGCCGCCAGTGAAACAAAGCAGTTAACATTTGTAAAAAAATTATCAGTTAATAAAAGACATTCTAAAACTAAAGAATACTGGTTTAGTGACACACATAATAATCTGGTAAATCTTAATTTAGATTCTAATAATCCGTTATTATCTCTATTGGATAATGTAGTTACTAAGGGTAATTTAGTTATTAATGCAAGATACAAGAAAAGTTGTCGGGACGGTAATGAACATTTGACATTAACTAATAAGTTTACAATTGTGTAACAATACCAAAATTTGACAATAAATGGTCTTTGTGTTACAATACTTGTATTGACACTGAGAACTAGGAGTTGTTTATGGGTTACAAAGTTGTTGCTGATAAGTATCAAATGGATGATATGCGTGACAAGTACGGTCCACGCAAAGGCTTAGAAGGTCCGTTCAACTTCAGCGGTCGAGTGTTGTATTATGACAACAAAGAGGGTCAGTACTACGACCCTCGTTCCGATTTCTATGTAGAGCAGTCGGAAATGAACGAAATCCATGCTAATTTGATAGCCAAAATTTGACAATAAATGGGCATTGTGTTATACTATGTCTATAGATTGATTAAAGGAGTTCGAAATGAAAGTTCTGTACACTAGCCCAGTTTTCAAAAATGCCGATGGTTCTGGTCGTCAATTTATGATTCCCCTGAACGCAATCAAAACATATGCAAAACGTGACGCCGCACTGTTGGCAATGATGGAAATGGGTGGCATCTACGCTAAACTGACTCCTGAGTTCGTAGCACAGCGTAAGGCTATGATGTCCGCAAAGCGTAAGATTGAACGTGAAGGTTGGTTCTGCACAGTGGTTTAAATTTGACAATAAATGGGTATTGTGCTATAATAGAGTCTTATTCAGTTAACTAAAGGAAACAAAATGTCAAGCATCGTTCGCATCACTTCTGGTTCTTATCGCAACGAATCTATCAAAGGTGAAGTGTTCACCTTGGTAAAAGGTTATCAACTTGGAAGTAAAGGTGGTTTTGTGACAGTAAAAAATGAAGGTCAGTTCCCCGGTCGTCCCGATCAAGTTCGTGTGAATGTTGACAATCAATCAATGATTGAATTTGTGTCAGGTCGTGATGCTGTGAAAGTTGAGACACCTAAAGAATCTGACGAAGAAGCAATGGACCGTATTGCTTCACGTTTTGCTGTTCTTGACGAAATGTCTGGTGCATGTATCGCTGGTAACATTCGTGCTATGATTGTGACAGGTCCTGCAGGTATTGGCAAGTCACACGGTGTGACATTGCAAATGGAAAAGGCATCTATGTTTGATAAAATCTCAGGCAAGCGCCCTCGCTTTGAGATTGTCAAAGGTGCTATCAGTGGTATCGGTCTGTTCGCTACACTGTACAAGTACTCCGATGCTAAAAACGTTTTGGTGTTTGATGATTGTGATGTGTGGGAAGATCAGGATGCATTGAACGTACTGAAAGGTGCGTTGGATTCAGGTAAGACTCGCCGTATCTCTTGGAACAAGGATAGTCGTCTGTTGCGTGAAGAAGGTGTGCCAAACACTTTCAACTTCAATGGATCCATCATCTTTATCACTAACAAGACTTTTGACAGCAAAAAGGCTAGCAAAATTCAACCTCACTTGGATGCTCTCCAGTCTCGTTGTCACTTTCTGGACTTGACTGTGGACAGTGAGCGTGACAAGATGCTCCGCATCAAGCAAGTTCACCGCGATGCCGATGGTGGTTTGTTCGCTGACTATGATTTTACTCAGGAACAAACTGACGAAATTATGTCGTTTATTGACACCAATCACGGCAAATTGCGTGAAGTGTCCTTGCGTATGTGTCTCAAGATTGCAGACTTGGTTAAGATTAGTGCTAACTGGCGCGAACTGGCTAAGGCAACTTGCATGAAGGCTATTTGATATATTCGGTAACTGGTGGTAGCATTTTAGGGGACTTAGGTCCCCTTTTTTTGCCTATAGATTTGTCATTCAATATACAATATGCTATAATATTGAATGGATTTTAAAACATTAAATGATGTAGCTGGGTGGATGCTTACTAACATACGGTTAAGTAGGTATGATGAACAGTTTGTCAATAATTTAACTTTTTACTCGCTTCAACATAATAGAATTACTAGTAATCAGGATTTATTGTTTAAAAAAGTTACCAGTAAATACAAAAAACAATTTACATACAATAAGATTGTAGTAGAAGATTTACTAAAGTTACCCTGGAATGTAAAAGTAGTAGCCAGTATTCCTGAATATACCGGTGCCTCTATTACAGTAGAAGATGATAGAATCATTTTTCGGTCACCTTATAACAAAAACTTTTTAACTGCGCTTAGGAAAAACCCTTTGTACTCACTAGAATGGCATAAGGATAAGAGGCAATATGAAGCAAAGTATAGCCCAACTACATTAAAACAATTAATATATCTGTCAGCGGATTATTATGAAACTTTGAATTATTGTGACAAAGTTACACACATCATCAATAGTTTGGGAGAGTATGAAACAATTAAGTATTGGGTTCCAACATTGATATATAAAGATAATAGATATTATATTGCCGCTATCAACGAACACCTTTATAACGCAATCAAACATGTTGAAATAAAAAGTGAATTAAAAACTGTAGCCACTCTAGTCAAGTACGGAGTCAACATCGATGAATCGGTAATATCACACTTTTTAAAAACTGAACCTCCCGAAAAGGTTCGTTTTGCATCAAGCTTTGAAGCACAAGTTGAAATTAAAGATGCAAATACAGTTATGAATTGGTTACATGAGTTTGGGTGTGATGCAATCAGTGAACCTAAATCATTTTTGACTAAGAATACAATTCAGGTTGATGCAACTGATATAACTATATGTAAGAATATCAAAGATTTGATAGACTATGATAATCCTGTTATAGCTTATCAGAAGGGTACTTTTTCATTAGCAAGTGAAAAGCCCTTGAAGTTGTTTAAGATAATCAAATTCATAAACTCAGAGCCAGTAGATTTAGGACCCAAATGAAACAATGTAAATTACTAATTAAAGATGAAGTAAACGCTAAGATTGAAGGATTGGAATTAGGTGATCGCAAAACACTAATGAAGATGTTTGAATTTGAGGTGCCAGGAGCGAGGTATTTGCCGAGTGTCCGGTTAGGTAGATGGAATGGCAAGACAAGTTATTTCAGCTTGGGAGGTAGTACATACATTAATTTGTTACCAGAGATATTACCTCTATTAGATCAAGCCGGATATGATATTGAGTTAACTGATACTAGGGATTATAGAACTACTTTTGAGTTTGCAAAGGTAACAGAAGATACATTCAAACATAAAGTATGGCCTGCAAAACATCCAATGGCAGGACAGCCCATTGTACTGCGTGATTATCAAATTGAAATCATCAACAACTATCTAACAAGCCTACAGAGTCTGCAAGAAATTGCTACGGGTGCAGGTAAGACATTAATAACTGCGGCATTGAGTTCAAGCATTGAACCATATGGTCGTTCAATAGTTATTGTCCCTAACACTAGTCTTGTTACACAAACAGAAGCAGACTATATCAATTTGGGTCTTGATGTGGGTGTGTATTATGGTGGTAGAAAAGAATACGACAGGACACATACTATCTGCACTTGGCAAAGTCTTGGTAACATGTTAAAGAAAACAAAAGCCGATGAAGCAGAAGTTCCCTTCCAAGACTTTATCGAGGGTGTGGTCTGTGTTATTGTAGATGAGGTTCATCAAGCTAAAGCCGATGTATTGAAGTCACTGCTTACCGGTGTCATGAGTCAGATACCAATTCGTTGGGGACTAACAGGAACTATTCCTAAAGCTAAAGCCGAATCAATGTCATTGACAGTTAGCTTAGGTCCGGTTATAGGCAGTTTATCAGCAAGTACACTACAAGAGATGGGTGTGTTAAGTAATTGCCATGTCAATATTGTTCAACTTCAAGACAGTGTAGAGTTTACTAACTATCAAAGTGAACTTAAATTCCTAACCAGTGACGACAAAAGAATGCAAAAGATTGCTGAGTTGGCTAATACAGTCAAAGATACAGGTAATACATTGATTCTTGTTGACAGGATTGAAGCCGGTCAACTACTTCACTTGAAACTAGAAGAACTGGGCGTACCCGAAGAGAATGTTGTGTTCGTATCCGGTGGTACTAAAGGTACAACAAGAACCGAACACTATGATGATATTGCTACTGCCACTAATAAGATTATCATTGCTACATATGGTGTTGCGGCAGTTGGTATTAACATTCCTCGCATCTTTAATGTAATGTTGCTTGAACCGGGCAAGAGTTTTGTTCGGGTAATTCAGAGTATTGGGCGAGGCATCCGTAAAGCAGAAGACAAAGATTTTGTGCAGATTTGGGACATAACAAGTTCATGTAAGTTTGCCAAACGACACTTGACACAACGGAAAGCATTTTACAAAGATGCGTCATACCCGTTCTCAATTGAAAAACTCAAATATAAATGATATAATACATTATGCGTATATTAACTTTAGAAAATTCCTACTACAACTTAGAAACATTACCGGATGAAATCGATGATCTTAGATTTGCCATACTAGATAATTCAAATCCCGGCAATGTAGATTATCATTATATTCCGTTGATTTTTTTAGAATCATTCAACAGTCCTGCACTGGTACTACGAATAGGTAATCAAACTATCAAGATGCCAGTTGATTGGCAAATACTAATAGGAGAACAAGAACACGGTGACTTAGAGACACTGCCATTGACTAGTATCAATGACAGAGGATTTAATGCATTCGAATTTAATCCTCTTAGTGCGTTCAGTCCTAGCTTTTTACCCATAGAGATCGTGGATATATATCATGATGTAACTTGGTATGCTCCTAGATTGAAGAACGGACAATTCTTGTGTGTTCCTATCGAAGATGGTCCTAAGCCTAGATGTGTATATTTTGTAAAAGAGATTAGTCGTAACTGTGAAATAGTAGACTATTCAATGGCTTTCTGACATATAAATATTAGTGTAGTTCGCGGGCGTAGGAACCCCAACTACTCTAATGCTATATAGGAGCACCAGCATGACTATTTACTATTTGTGTGTAAAAACACATTCTATTACCGGCTTGAAATATCTTTGTCAAACTACAAAATCCGACCCATATAAATATCTGGGATCAGGAAAATATTGGAGGTTACACCTTAAAAAACATGGATATGAGCATTTAACTGAAGTGATTAAAGAATGTAATACCAAAGAAGAAGTCAAAGAGTGGGGAGTTCATTTTAGTAAGCTTTGGAATGTAATAGAAAGTGATGAATGGGCAAACTTAATGGAAGAGAACGGCGGAGGTGGCAAAACAACACCTGTGCCGTGGAACAAAGGAAAGAAGTCCTCACATAAAACAATACAAAAACAAAAAGATGCTGTTACTAAAAGAACAACCGAAACTAAACAAAAAATGATTGAATCTGGTAAACGATCCTACGAAAAAACCTTTAAGCTCTTAACAAAAGAACAACGACAAGAAAAGTATAAAAATAGTCTAGGTAAACTTACTACAGAACAACGTAGAGAAATAGGAAAAAAATCAGAAAACAAGGGCGGAGAAGTATGGAGTAAAGCATCAGCTGGCAAGGTTACGGTTACTGATAAGTTAGGAAATAGTAAACGGATACCGCAAGACTTGTTTAATCAAATGAAAAATGATATGATTATTAATAATGTTCCGATGCTAGACTGGGAATTTGTTCAAGTTAGTTCATTGGAGTCAAAGCGTAGAAGAAATAATGGCAACGAAAAAGAATACCCCAACTGATGAGAAGTTTGAAGGGCAAGACTTCAATTTGTTTGAAGCACTTGCAGCCATGGATCGAAAAGATTATGGGTACTATGATAGACTAACAGAAGAACAACAGAAAAAGTTTGTACCGTATATGATGACTCATTGGATGAGTGCTATTAAGGGCGCAGGTGATCTGCAAGGATACTATATACGTAGCACAGACCTTCATGCAAATAAACATTTGTTCAATGAAAATATTCAGAAACATCCTAAACTACAATGGTATATGTTATGCACAATAAGCCCGGGATTAGGAAAACAAGATCATAAATGGGTACCTCAACTGGGTGTAAGTATTCGCACTCTAAGAGAACCTGCTAAACTAAAAGACGTTAAGGAATATTTTACTAAAATTTATCCTAAAGCAAATATAGACGATATTGCAGAATTTGCAAATTCATTTGTAGCAGACCATAAAAAAAAATGTTATCTAGCTACAACATATCCTAATCTAAAACAAAGCGACATTGAAGTTTTATCACAACTGATAACAAATGAAGATATTAAACAGTATGAAAAAGAAAGAGGAAATTGATAAAGCAGAAGTATTCGGGTGTGAATTCTGCAACAGAGAATTCCTACGAAAATCTACTGTAATTAAACATCTATGCGAAAATAAACAACGCTGGTTAAACAAAGACCTTCAAGGTAATCGTTTGGGTTTTCAATCTTGGTTGCAATTTTATAAAAAGAATACTGCAAGTAAGAAAAACAAAACTTACGAAGAATTTATTCGTAGTGCATATTATAGTGCTTTTGTAAAGTTTGGTAATTACTGTGTAGACGTTAATGTTATCAATGTCAGTAGATATGCAGATTGGTTACTAAAGAATCAAATTAGTATTGACACATGGACAAAAGATACAAATTATACAAAATTTCTAATTGAGTATATACGCAGCGAAGATCCACTGGATGCAATCGCTAGAAGTATTCAAACAACGATTGACCTTGCTCAAATTGAACAGATACAAAGTAAAGATTATTTGCGTTATGGTAATGTAAATAAAATATGCTATGAGATTACTAAGGGAAAAATTAATCCATGGATTTTATATCAGTCTGAAAGTGGTTTGAAATTTTTAGATAGTTTAAATGAATCTCATGTTGCTATGATAATCGACTATATTAATCCAGAATTGTGGAAGATCAAGTTCAATCGTGAACCCGAGAATGTTAAACAAGTCAAGGAGTTGTTGAATGCCGGCGGGTACTAGAGTTCGTATTCCTTGGCTAAGAAATGACTGGAATGTAGCCTGCGCCTGGGCAATAGAACAGTATGGATTGCCTGATGCGAGATTTACCACACAACCAAGTGATGAAGGAATGGATTTCTATTTTGCAGATGAACGTGACGCTATTTTATTTGAGTTGACTTGGGGATGAAACAAGTAACTCTATACATTGATGTTAATAAAACACTACAAATAGTCAGTGAATTAAAACAAATGGGTTGGGTTACTGGTATAGATTTTGATTTTGCCTATAATAAAGCAGTTTGGGATGGTTTTAGTTCAGGTCTCAACCAAGAGCAACATTGTGTGTTCACTTTTTATAATGATAGTAATGCTAGTTATTTTATGTTGAGGTGGGGATGAAACATCATCTAGAATATTATGATTGGACTAGGGGTTGGGAAGATGACCACCCTTACTGGTATATTCATGATGTAGTTGCCCAAAATCAAACTGAACTAGATTTATTACATAAAGAAGTAGTACATTGGCTATATAAAAATACAGATAACCCAGAGAGACATTGCCGTTGGACTAGACAAGTATTGACTATTAGTGTAAAATTCAGACATGAGCGGGATTACTTGTGGTTTAAATTGAGATTTTGATGACATTAGAAAATGAAATATTAGACAAATTGGCGGATGATATGGCAAAAGAAATGGACTATGATATGCTTTCTGAATTGTTAAACTGGACAAAAGTTGAACTGCCGCCGTTTACTGATAGATATAGTGCTATTGATATTGCTGAATGGTGCAATGATAACTGTACAGGTAAGTTTATGAGTTTTGGCGTTAAGTTTGCGTTTGAAAAAAGTAAAGATGCTGAGTGGTTCATCCTGAGATGGAAATGAAAAATCAATGGAACCGAAGCATTGTATGGAATATTGACAACGATATTGTATTAGGTAAAGACGGAAGTTATTATTTACGCTGGGGCGACAAGGAGAAGAAATTGGATTACACTATTGTTACAGACGGAGCAGATTGCTATCCATGGACAGAAACATTTGTTATCTGGCCAAGAAGAAGTATCAGTGGTGCACCTCTATTCTTTACTAAAGCATACAAGCGTAAAGTTTGGGTAATATGGGGTAGAGGCTTTCATATGGAGCCTGAAACTCAATATGCAACATTATTTGATTTATTAACACATGGCGATCAAAATACCTTTACTTAATAATTTGACAGGAGAGCAAGAACAGTGGCTTGCTAAGAATGTGGGTCCACGTATGCACTATCTTCATAATAGTATTGGCGGACAAGGATGGATTGCCAAACATGAATGGGATCCGGGTTTGGTAAACAAACGATGGTATCTCACTTTAGAAGATGAAAAATTAGCTACATTCTTTACAATTAAGTTTTCATCATGATTCAAATTAAGTTATCAACCATGAAGCCTGATACGATACTAAACATAGTAAAGGAATTACGTTCCAAAGGGTACGTTCAGGGTATGGATTTTGATTTCGCTTATTATCAAAGCAATTGGGACGATTATATTGGAGAAATCCCTAGCGAAACTATCTTTACTTTTTACAAAGACGAACTAGCTACATGGTTTGAACTACTATACAAATGAGTAAAATACCTAAAGATTTTCAAGATTACGATGACGATGATCCTAATATAGAACAACGTAAAAAACGATGGGACTATTGGGCGGCATTAAAACTTGTGCGTAGAGAATATCAGGAACAAAACAAATATACAGATTTTGATGCATATGATTTTGAAGATTACCTTGAAGGTAAGTACGGTGTAAAGATGAATATAGTCAATGGTAACATAACAGATGGTTATCAGATAGTAGACGAGAAGAAATACCTAATATTTTTATTAAAATTCCAATGAACAATTCACCCTTTGAATTATACACAACTGATTTTGGCAATCATGTGGTACACTGGCCTACATTTAAAAACATCAGAGATGTAGATACTAGAATAAAATTCCTAGACATTTTGTTTGGAGAAGTAAAATGTTTTGAAGTAGGATTAGGTCTGTTGTTACAAGGCGGTGATCTTGACACATTGTGGATTAAATTTAGTGCTTGGGCACAAGATACTAATCATAGTTATAGTGAATACTTACAGGACATGTATGAGATTCGTGCTGTTGTGTTCCGAGACAAGACTGAAGCAATAAAGTTTCAAGACATACTAGAAAAGAAATACATATGGAAAATGTTAAAGGCATAATATGGCAAATGATATAATGGTTGACATTGAAAGTTTAGATACAACACCTAACTGTGTTATCTTAACTATCGGTGCAGTAAGATTCGATCCTAAAGGTAGTGGTGTAGTTGAACGACTAGAATTACGACCTACTGTTGAGGATCAAACAGAGATTTACAATAGAAGCATCAACGAAGATACATTGCGTTGGTGGAGTGAGCAGAGTCCTGAGGCACTTGAAGAAGCTATGGGAGACAATGGACGTATGCCATTTAAAGAATGTATGGAGATATTGTATAAGTTTTGTTGGAACCGTCGTGCTGTTTGGAGCAACGGTGCATCATTCGATTGTGTAGTGATGGAACATGCTTGGAGACAAACAAGTGACAAGCCCAATCCTATTCCCTGGCCTTTCTGGACAGTTAGAGATACACGAACATTATATGAAATAACGGGTGTAAGTCTCAAAGATGGTGGGCATAGTACAAGTCACAAAGCAGTAGAAGATGCCGAACGACAAGCAATTGTTGTACAAAAAGCGTATACTAAACTAATTAAAGCAGAATTGGTAGCACTCCCAAGATGAGAATAGATTCAGATATTGATATTGACTTTGGATCAAGGGATGACTTATTAAAGTTGATACCGCATACAGCAGCGGCAATGCGTAATGTTACTCCAAATCGTAAACATGCTACTGGTGTGTATGTTACCGATATACCATACGATCCAATCAATGATATGGCAAGTATTGATTACACTGAAGCAGATAAACGAGGATACTTTAAACTTGACTTGTTAAATGTACATGTTTACAGTCAAGTACGTGATGAAATGCACTTAATCGAATTGATGGGAGATCCAGATTGGTCGCGCCTTAAAGATAAAAACTTTGTAGAGAAACTGATTCACTTGAACAATCAATATTATAATCTACAAAAGATGCCAGAACCGGTGGACAGTATCCCAAGATTAGCTATGTTCTTAGCTGTTATAAGACCGGGCAAGAAGCATCTGATAGGAAAAAACTGGGTTGAAGTTGCAAAAACTGTATGGGATAAAGGTACAGATGGGTATACATTCAAAAAAAGTCATAGTCTTGCCTACAGTCAATTAGTAGTAGTTCACATGAATTTATTATGTGAGCAGGAACGTAAAGGTATATGATTACAAGAGGCGTTTAACTAACGTGATACTACGGCGTTTAGATCGCCTTTTGTTAAGATCGCTTATACTGCACGTGGGCCCGTGTAGTATAGTTAAACTTTTGTTATTGAATGTTCTTAAATAAGGCTTGAAAATAGTCCATTCATCCTTGAGGAATAGATTGATAGGAATTAGTCTATTAGATTCCCACCACCATATATCACCCAATTCTAAGAATTTTTCTCTAACAATAGTATCTACAATAGAACCATAGTCGTATATAGTGGTGACAATATCATCTCTATTCTGTACTATTCCAACATAGTCTTGGTTGGCGTATGAACAGATAGTGATAAACGGGTGATTTTCGCTTAGTTTCTTGAAAAAATCGTTTTGAATCATTATTGTTGTATTTACCGAAATATTTATCATAGGATTAAACAGTATTATATTTTGATAAATATGACTATGTATTCAACTCAAGTTTTCGTCTATACACAGCGACAGATCGTTGTACTTTTAACCGGATTTTCACCTAGGAGCTATATGCCTCAGTATGCCAAGCCATTAACTCTACACAAGGGTGTAGACAATCAAATTCAATTTCAGTTCTTAAATCAGGAACAAAAACCTGTCAATATTACAGGTAAATCTATTACATGCCGTATCATCAATTCGCAAGGTAATGCAACACTTATTCAAAAGGCTTTAACTTTGCAATTGCCGGCTACTGGTATTGCTAGTTTATACCTAAATGCTGCTGATATTGAAAATATTGACACACAAAAAGCATACTATTCACTGGAGATTCCTACAGGAGAATTTGACTTCCCCGTGTTTGTAGACCAAAATGCAGGAGCACGTGGTGATATGAATATTGTCAACAGCGTTCTACCTAGTTTTGTTCCTAGTTATCCTGTTACTATTCCAACTGGCCAACCTTTCCCTAATTTAGATCCTAACGCCAATTCAAGTAGCAATTCTCAAACTTATTATACCAGTGTGATTTCATCGGATGACAATCCTATCATGACTTTCCAAGCAACATATACAGATTATTATGGGAATGTTTTAGTAGAAGGTTCTACAATACCCGATGGTGACTGGTATCCAATTCTAGCGGATACTGGGTATAGCAATGTCAATGATACTAAAGGGTATGTTATTAACGGATATCACCCATATGTCCGAATTCAATTTGAAAGTAACGTCGGTGCAGTAACTAATGTATTGGTAAGATAATCTCTTGATTATCTGTATCAACTATGTTATACTGACTAGATGTTTGATATTCTATCAATAATTCCCGGTAAGAAAAAACTCACACAAGGTGGATGGCACAGCTTCAATGCTGTATGCTGTAACCATCGTGGGCACAAGATCGACACCCGTAGTCGAGGTGGTGTGAAGTTTGACGGACAAACAAATTGGTCGTATCATTGTTTTAATTGTGGGTTCAAATGTGGGTTTAGTTTAGGTAAGAGTTTATCAAAGAACACACGACAATTACTATTATGGTCTGGAGTTGATGATACGCAAATTAGTAAGTGGAGTTTAGAAAGTTTACAACAAAAAGATATACTAGACTTTACTAAGCCTAAAAAGAAAATTAAGATTAAGTTTGATGAACACAAGTTACCCGAAGATGCAGAACTACTTGATAAAAATAATACCTTACACAAAAAATATGTAGACTATCTGGAAGCGAGAGGTATAAGTAGTAGTGAATATCCCTTCATGGTCACACCCAACGAACCAAGTCGCATGGGAAATCGCATCATTATTCCCTATACGTACAAAAATAAGATTGTTGGTCACACTAGTAGATTCTTAGATAATAAGATTCCAAAATATATCAATGAACAACAGCCTGGTTATGTATTTGGATATGATTTTCAACAACCTCAACAAAGTGTTTGTATTCTAGTCGAGGGCATTTTTGATGCACTAAGTCTAGGCGCTTGTGCATTAACTCATAATACAATTAATGATGATCAAGCAGAACTACTAGCACAACTTAACAGACAAATCATCTTTGTCCCCGACCGTGATAAAACAGGATTTGATTCTTGTGACAGGGCTATTCAACTAGGCTATAGTGTTAGCATTCCTAATTGGGGGAGTGATGTAAAAGACGTTAATGATGCCGTTGTCAAATATGGCAGACTACCTACACTACTCAGTATATTACGGTCTGCAACGATGAGCAAAATTAAAATAGAAATACAAAGGAAGAAAATTGCAAAACAAAACGGATTCTAAGAAGCAGATTGATTACACACCGGAAGTACAAAAGCTTTTTTTAAGAATGATGATGACTAACGCTGAGTTATATACTCGGGTTATGAACATTATGAATAGCGAAAACTTTGACAAAAGCCTGCGCCCAGTTGCAGATATGTTCAAAGAACACACAGACAAATACAAAGTATTACCTGATGTAAATCAAGTTAAAGCTATGACAGGTGTAGAGATAGAACCTATTCCTGAGATGAGCGAAGGTCACAGTGAATGGTTCTTTGATGCATTTGAATCATTTACAAAAAGACAAGAACTAGAACGAGCTATTCTTAAAGCGGCTGACTTACTTGAGAAAGGTGACTTTAGTCCTGTTGAAAAACTAATCAAAGATGCAGTGCAGATTAGTCTACAGCGAGACATGGGTACCGATTATTTCTTTGACCCTAAAGGTCGTATTAACAAATACTTCAATGCAGGCGGACAAGTCTCGACAGGCTGGCCGCAAATGGATCGTATCTTGTATGGTGGCATGAGTCGAGGTGAACTCAACATCTTTGCAGGTGGTTCGGGTTCAGGCAAATCTCTTGTTATGATGAACATTGCATTGAACTGGTTACAGACAGGTATGAGCGGTGTATACATCACACTTGAATTGAGTGAGGAGCTAACATCACTGCGTACTGATGCTATGTTGACACAGATGGGCACGAAGTCAATTCGCAAAGACATTGATACTACCGATCTTAAAGTTAAGATGGTAGGTAAGAAGTCTGGTAAGTATCGTGTTAAAGGATTGCCCGCACAAAGTAATGTGAATGATATTCGTGCTTATCTTAAAGAAGTGCAGATTCAAACAGGTATTAAAATTGACTTTGTTATGGTGGACTATCTTGATTTGGTTATGCCTGTTTCTGTTAAAGTTAATCCTAACGATCAGTTCATCAAGGACAAGTATGTTGCAGAAGAATTGCGTAACTTGGCAAAAGAGATGGGTATCTTATTAGTGACAGCAAGTCAGTTGAATCGTAGCGCGGTTGATGAAATTGAATTCGATCATAGTCACATTGCAGGTGGTATCAGTAAGATTAACACTGCTGACAACGTGTTTGGTATTTTCACAAGTCGTAGTATGCGTGAACGCGGTAAGTATCAGATTCAATGTATGAAAAGTCGCAGTTCAACTGGTGTAGGTATGAAGATTGATTTAGATTACGACATTGAAACAATGCGTATCAGTGACAGTGATCCTGATGGCTATGCTGACCAACAAGCAAAATACAGACCCTCCCCTAGCCCAACCGACATTATGAAACAAGTAAAAACACAATCAACATTAGTATCATCAGATCCTATCATAAATCAAGCTACAGGAGAGATATTAGAACCGGAAAACAAGCGTATTATAGCAGATGTTCAGAGTAATAAACTCAAATCTCTGCTTAATTCTTTAAAGAAATAATTATTGCTGTTAGAATAAATACTATTAGGATAATTATATGCAAAAACAAACTCGCAGCCTGTTACAGGAATTAGAGGCTATCGGTAATCACCGTGATACTAATCATATCATTGAAAGCCGAGGCCACAATATTATCACTAGTGCAATTAATCTATTAGAAATGATTAACCGTCACTATACGCCTGAACAAGCGGCAGTATTAGAGAGAAAATTGCTACATGCTATCAAAAGCAAGGATCAAACTAAATTTGCCAAATCTTTAAGGAAAAATCGTGAAATTGAATGAATTTAAACAAAAAACAAGTAACCGTAAATTAAATGAATCACAACTGTCTGAACTAGATATGAGTGACGTTATAGGTAATTACGGAGCAGCCGGCGTAAAAACGATAGCTGATAAGATCAATCCTTTTAGCAAAGGTTCTGGAAAGATCAGCGTTAAAGATAAAATGGCTAGTGAAATGTTCGTTAAAGATTTCATAGGTCGTGCAAGTGAAGATTTAGCTAGGGGAATAAAAGCCGGTTTAGTAAATCCAAAGCCAGCAGTGGCAGCAGCTCCTGACTCAGAAAAGGTTGATCCTTATAAGCCGGCCGGTAAAACACCAGCTACAACACCCACTGGATCAGACGATAGAATTGAACCTACAATGGACCCGGTAAAAGCAACTGCACCGACTGCTCCAACAGCGCCCGGCGCCACAGCACCTGGACCTGCATCATTAGCGGCAGCAGGCGCAAAGGCTCAAAAACAGACTAACCAAAACTTAAATGCTTATGTGCAAAATGCAGCCAAGACTTTAAATTCTGCAACAAGTCCGCAACAGAAAATGGCTCTAACTAAAGAGTTGGTTAATTTTATGGCTGACCGCAAATCTTATCCTGAATGGGATAACGCAGTAGCAACAGTACAACAAGTCATCAAGCGTGGCGGTTTAAATCCTAACTTTGCTAATTCTGCTATGAATAGGGTTAAAGCTGGTCAGACTATGGCAGAATCATGGCAAATATATGCTATTAACAAATTACTTGAAGCAGTTAATATTTCTTGGGATGATTTGAATCTAGTAGCGTTGAACGAAAGTAAAAATTCTTGGAAAGTTGTTGATACAAAATATCATAAACTAAACAATATATTTGAAAGCATATTAGAAGCAGACAATCAATACCCTGACACAATAAGTTCGTACTTGCAAAAAATGTTTAAGAAGTACACAAAGGATATTGTGGTAGACCCTGCTGTCATCAATAGCGTTAAGCAAATTGCTGACCAAGCAGAACAAAATTATAACAGCATGAATCCAATGAAACGAGGTGCAAGACAAGAACTTGCAAAGCTTGGTAACATGGCGTATGCTCTATCTTACAGAGATAGTGAAGGCTATAAGCACGATAAATTTAGCGCAGCCGATGCACAGTCTACACCGCAAACTGGTTCAGGTGAGACTTCTGGTTTAGATGCGCTAAGAGGCAGATCAAGTCCTGAAGCATCCTCAACTGCAGCCACAGCGGCAGCATCCGGTGAAGAAGGAATAGAACCGGCTACTAAGCAAATGGCTAACCTCATAAACAAAATGACTACCGCAGAGTCAGGCGATGATCTTTCACAGATTGTCAAGTTATCATTGCAGAAGTTATACAAAGTAGACAAAGCGGCATACAGTGCATTAATGAAGGAACTTAGAGGAAACACTAATGTTGCTAAAGCAGAAAAGCCGGCTACTTCATTCGTTCCACCTGCAGCACCCGCACCGGCTACTGCAAGTAGACCTGCAGTGACTGCTGAAAGCAAAATAAAAACATATAAAAAATGGGGACAGCCGTGAATTTATCTGAATCCCTAAGGCTGTTAAAAGATAAAATCAATCAAATAGAATTGGTTGAAGATAAAGGACATTTAGATCATCCTGAAGATTTGATATTTTTGGGAGGATCACAGGGGGCTAATCGTGCTGTTCAATCTACTATTGCTACAGTTAAAAATCCAGCGACAGTTACAATCAAGTGGGATGGCTATCCTGCACTGATTTTTGGTCGTGGAACCAACGGCAAGTTTACTATTATGGACAAGCATATGTTCAATAAGAAAGACCAAACTGGCCGTCAAGTATTCAGCCCTCAACAGTTTGTTCAGTATGACCAAGCACGTGGTGTGGACCGTTCAGGGTTATATCAGATTATAGCAGACATATGGCCAGGGCTTGAAAAAGCAGATAATAGCAAGGGTTTTTATTGGGGCGACTTGTTGTTCACTCAACCACTACAAGACCAAAACGGTATGTACAAGTTCAAAGCTAACCCCAATGGTATTACTTATACAGTTGAAGCCGATAGTGAAGTAGGACAATTATTTAAAGGCAAGCAAGCTGCTATTGTTGTTCACCAATTTATTCCTGCAACTGCTGCAACTACAGATGAAGCAACACCATTAGATGGTGGTATAGGTGCTTTAAAGAACAATAGCAATGTAGCGATTGTTCCTGCAAAAATGCCCAACACTCCTAAACTAACAATAAACAATAAGTTAGTTAATAAAGCTAATAGTGATATTAAAAAATATGGAGCCGCTGTGGATCAATTGATGAACACCGCCCCTCAAGCCGCTAATGCATTTAAAGGACTGTTTACAGTTTATATCAATAAGAAGATTGTTGCAGGTGACTTGAATAATCTAGTAGACGGATTCATGGAATTTTTTAATAGCAGACCAATGACTGATTCTATGAGAACTAAGTTAACACAACACTTAGAAGCTAATAAAGAAGGACTAGTTGGTGCATTCACTATCTGGGCTAGCTTATATCAGTTGAAAATGTCTGTTGTAGACCAGCTTAACAAAGCCGCAGAAGCAAGCCCTGTCAAAGGCTATTTACAAGACGGAACACAAACCCAAGAGGGTTTTGTCGCTAACGGACTCAAATTTGTAGATAGAATGGGATTTAGTCGGCAGAATCTAGCCGGAAGATAAGCCCAAATCCTGGATTTTTTTGTACCAGGCATAAATAATACTATGAATCAGTAGGATTCAAAATATTTAAAGGAATACTAAAATGGCACAATTTACACGTGTAAACGGCGACTTTTTACCGTTGATCAACTATGATACAGATGCATACACAAACTCTGGCGTTAACGCTATCACATCTGGCGCAACAGTACAACCAGCTGGTCCTAAGCTAGCTTTCGGAACTATCACATTCACTGGTGCAACTACACCAAGTGGTGCTGACTTGCAAAAGACTTTCCAGATCATTCAGCAGTTAGCTACTATCATGACATATGAGTACACTGAAGTTGGTGACAACAGTGATACATTAGCACTTGCTATCTATCCAGTTGGCGCATGGGACTTTACAAACGGTGGTGATCTTGATGCTGCATTGACAGCAGCTACAGGTCTAAACTATGCCGTAACTACAGCAGCTACAGCTACATTCACAAACTAATCTAATTAGTTTTGTAAACAACCCGAGATTTATTCTCGGGTTTTTTACGGCTATTAAATAGCTGTATGAGTTTTAAAATTTCTTGCTATACCCTATTTGACATCACTAATACCGGTGTGTTAAACCGTAGCAAACCTGATCCTGAAATAGAACTCAAAGAATGGTTACAAAAGAGAAATACTCAGTGTAACTTTGATACAATACTTCAAGCTATTTCGTTGCGTTCACAACCTGAAATTATTAATCTTCCTAATATAATGAAAATTAAATTTGATGATACTCATGAGTTTGGATTTTTATTTGATCAAGAAGAGGTAACAGAATATAACTGTTGGACCTTTGACTTTGAGATACAACATCCTAGTGTTTTTGATAATGGTATTTCTGAACTAGGTGCATTATATGATGATTGTGACAGGGTACCCATGATAAAAGTAGGTACAGAATGGGAGAAACTTCCAGAGTTCCTAGATACGTCTGATGAATTGAAAAACATATATTTTAAGATTGCCCAACATGAATAATCAGCGCAGAATAGAAAAGTTTATAAACCAAGAGATTTTGCATAATTTGCAAGATATCGTTATATTCCAAGAGGATGATGGTAGCTACAAATTGTTCAATGCTTATACTATCTCCAAGAATTCACAAAAAGAATACATTGTAACCGGTAATACTACTATTACTCCCAGCAAGTTTTATGTATTGAAAAATGCAGTTTCTTGGTGTATATTTGATAAACGAAACAAAATGTACGAAGCCAGAAGAATTGCAGAATTAGACAATAAATTGATTTCGGTAGACGTTGACATACATATACACCAATCTTTATACAAAAAAGCTAAAACACCTGATGACAAATTGATATATCTAGCCAAATTAAATGAAGACAGGATTAGAAAAAAGAATGTGATAAAGGAACTAGAAGATTATGTATCTGAGTCAAATATTTGGCAAAGTAAAAGATTTAACAGAAAACCACAACAATAAGCCATAAAAGATAAATACTTTATACTAGTCTTGGAATAACACTATGAAACTAAACGATTTTGATAATAAGCCAGTAGCAACTGCTACTAAAGCACTTAAGCAACATTTTGAATTACCTTTCCAGGTAGAAAAAATGTCTATGCCTGCAACCCAAACTATGCTACGTAAAGTACGTGGTTTGATGAGCGAAACAAAACAACAACCAAAGTTTTATCAAAGCCAAAATAATGCAAGTTATATGAAATTGGTTTTTATGGAGCAAGCGTTGTCTCAACACTACAGTGAACTAAGATCACATCCACAAACACGTATTGTTGTTGAAAACGAAGAAGTAGAAAAATCACAGACTATTCTTGCCGCACAAGATATGGTTGACTCCATTCAGAAGATGGTTGAGCAAGTTAGTGATATGATTGTTAAAGAATTACCAGCATTGGTTGATTCAGTTCAATCTGAGATTGGTGTTAACGAGAGTTCATCATTCCAACAACAAGCTTCAGAAGCATTGACTTCATTGCAAGCTGCATTGACCCAAAGCCAAACTACAATGAAGTCTGCCGTTAACGGTATCACTGGTCAAGGTGGTGCTGAAGCGTTTGACGATGCTTCAGGTATGGGTGGTGAATTAGCTGCTCCTATGCCAGGCGAAGAAGAAATTGGTATGGATGCATCCTTTGATGACGATAACAGTGACATAGAAGTTTCTGCTGATATCGAAGAACCTGAAATCAGTGCTGTTGGTCCAGTAGGTCGTGCAAAAAGATAATAACTATGTTATTGCATGAACTTAGTCCTAGTCCATTGCTGGTTAAATTAGTAGCTGTTGTCAGTCAACTGAAAAGTCAAATTGACAATGGTGAAGAAAAAAGCGAATGGACTGTTGACGAATTTCTAGACTATTTGAAAAACAATGATATCATACTAGACAAGTCAGACTTGTATAACATGATACAGAAACCCCCGCTTAATTCAAAAATATCTAACATACAAGCAAACAACGTTATATTCAAAGGATATGATACTGAGGCTGCACCAGAAGATGATAGTAAAAAAATCGTCAAACAAATGGCTAAAAATGCTATAAAATAAACATGATTAGTCTAACTGAAAAAGCATCAAACAGAGTTAAACAAACACTTACTAAGCGAGGCAAAGGCCTGGGAATTCGGATTGGCGTAAAGACAACGGGTTGCTCAGGCTTAGCCTATGTACTTGAGTATGTTGACAATCCACAAGAGCATGATATCAAAGTAGATTGTAACGGTTGTACTTTATTCATTGATCCTAAAAGTTGTGCTTATATTCAAGGCTTAGAAATTGATTTTGTACGCAATGGCCTAAATGAAGGTTTTGAATTCAATAACCCTAACGAACGTGACCGTTGTGGTTGTGGTGAATCTTTCCGTATTTGATTGCTTTAGCATTATAGAGGTGCTATAATATCTCTATGTACATACCAAATAAATATAATTATATCCCTATGAGTAGGGTTGAAATAGACGGCAAACGCCGATATGCTACCCCAGATGGTGAAAAGCTACCTAGCGTTACTACTATCTTAGACGCAACAAAACCCGAAGAAGCTAAAAAAGCATTACAAGAATGGCGTAATAGAGTCGGTCATAAACAAGCACAGCAAATCACTACAGAAGCAGCAGGTCGTGGCACACGAATGCACAAGTGGCTAGAAGATTTTGTAAAGACTGGACAAATAGGTACTCCGGGGTCCAATCCATATAGCATTCAAAGCCATAAAATGGCACAGTCTATCATTTACCAAGGTCTTAGTAAATGTAATGAATATTGGGGTACAGAAGTTCCACTTTACTTTCCCAAAGTATATGCAGGAACAACTGACTTAGTTGGCGTTCATGATGGTTCTCCTGCTATCATGGATCACAAACAAGCTAACAAACTAAAAAAGAAAGAATGGATTAGTGATTATTTTATTCAGTTAGCCGCGTATGCAAATGCACATAACGAAGTGCATGGTACGGACATTCGTAAGGGTGTGATTTTTATGTGTACCGCTGACAATATCTATCAGGAATTCATCATTGAAGGAACTGAATTCGATTATTGGACTAATGAGTGGTTTAAGCGAGTAGAACAATATTACATGCAATTCTTGTAACCAATTATGATAAATAAGTGTAATATTGAGAACTTACACTTATGGCCATTGTACAAATATCAAAGATTCAACAAAGATCCGGAAATCTAGTTGACCTACCTCAGCTGGATGATGCAGAATTCGGATGGGCTAATGATGAAAAACGACTATTCATCGGTAAAACATCCCCCAACGAAAACATCGAAGTATTAACTTCATATTCTAACATCAGTTTCAGTCAAATTGACGGCGCTAGTAACGCAAACTTAAATCTATCTAATACTGCTAATGGGCAAATTTTAGGTATTGAAACTATCGGGTCTAATGTTTATGTTGTGAATAAGGGTGGTAATCCCAACGTTTCTAATAGTCCCGGTGGATTAGTTAACTTAGGTAATGTCAGTAACATAAAAATGTACGGCGGGGCTATTGGTTACGTATTAGAAACTGATGGTACTGGTAATCTATCTTGGACAACTAAAGGTACAATATTAGCTAATATTATTGCATTGTCTAATGCTACTCCTATCATAATGCGAGTTGCAAACACTACTCCGTATGTTAACTCTACTGAAATTACTATTACTGGCGTTAACGGTACTGCTAATTCAAACGTCAATAGTGTGAATTTTTTCGTGAAACTTGCAACGGATTATCCAACATCCGGCAATGTAGAATTATACACTGACTCGGGTTTATCAACACCTGCTATTGGTACAAGTCTTACATATACTAACTCACCCAATGCTATAGCAACAACATCTTTGGCAGGTGGTGGATCAGGTAATGTTGGTGGATCAAATACTACTATACAATTCAATAATAATAATATTTTAGACGGTGATGCTGATTTTACTTGGGACTACACTACCAATTTATTAGATGTAAACGGCACTGCTAACATCATTGATGTTAACGCAAATGGAAATGTTAGAGCTAATCTATTATTTTCAAACGTAGCGACTGGTACTGCGCCAATCACAGTAACATCTACTACCAGAGTTGCAAATCTCAACGTAAGCCATGCTAACGTAAGTGATTTTGAAGCAGTTACTACACAATCTACGGGAACGTTTTATCCTGTATTTGTTAATGCAAATACAACAGCCAACTATGCATTAGGATCGAACGCTTCATTCAGATTCAATGCAGCAACAGGTAACCTGATAGCAACATTGTTGACTGGCACAATAACAACGGCTGCTCAACCCAATATTACTAGTGTTGGTTCATTGACTTCATTAACTGTAACTGGTAATGCAAACGTAGGTAACTTGGGTACTGCAGGATTAATTACAGCAACAGGTAACATTACCGGAGGCAATCTAATAAGTTCTGGTATTTTAAGAATCACCGGCAACAGTAATGTAGGGAATATAAACGTAACAGGTAACATAATACCAACTGCAAATATAACATATGATCTAGGAAATAATACAAACAGATTTAAAGATATATATTTGGCAAATAGCACAATTTATATTGGTAATCAAACTATAAGTAGTAATTCTACATCAGTTACAGTATCAGGCACATTGGTTGCAAATATTTCAGGTAATGTTTCTACTGGCTTGATTACATTAACTAACGGTGCAATAATTAAAGATACAACAGGAAACGCAATATCGTTTGGTGAAAATGCAGGTACAACAACACAAGGGCAATCTGCTGTTGCTATTGGTATTAATGCCGGAACAAGTACTCAAGGTTTATCCGCAATCGCAGTAGGTAATGGGGCTGGTAGCACTACACAAGGATCAAATGCTATAAGTATAGGCACAGATGCAGGTGCCCTTAATCAAGGAGTATCTGGCATTGGTTTAGGTGCGCAGGCAGCATTCACTGACCAACTATCTGATGCAATCGCTATTGGTAGAAACGCAGGTTATTTAAATCAAGGAACTGCTGCAATTGCGATTGGTGTTAACGCCGGGCAAACACTACAAGCAAATAATTCAATTATTTTAAATGCAACTGGTTCAGGTTTAAATCAAACAGTAGCGAACACATTCACCGTTGCACCAATAAGAAATGATGTTTCAAATGTAGGGCAAATATTATTTTATAATACTACGAGCAAAGAAATTACATACGGAAATACTTTAAGTATTTCAGGAAACGCTACCGTTTCAGGTATCAAAACTAACAACTACTACTATGCGAATGGTGACTCCGTTAGTTTTGCTGGTACATATAGTAATAGTAATGTAGCTAACTATCTACCCACATTCACCGGTACAGTGGGTGCAACTCAATTAACAACTGGCGCAAATACCACAGCCGGAACAATCACAGGAAATTGGACTTTAACTTCTGGCTCACGTTTACAAGCGACTTATGCTGACTTGGCAGAATACTATGAAGCAGATTCTAACTATGAGCCCGGGACTGTATTATCGTTTGGTGGCGAAAAAGAAGTCACTATTGCTGAAGATGGTACTACTAGAGTTGCAGGAGTAGTATCAACTAATCCTGCATATGCAATGAATGCAAACTGTAAAGGTATAGCAGTAGCTATCGCTCTACAAGGTCGTGTGCCTACTAAAGTACGAGGTACAGTTCGTAAAGGTGACATGATGGTTAGTGCAGGTAATGGATTTGCAAGACCATGGAATAACCCATTAATGGGAACAGTTATCGGCAAAGCATTAGAAAACTTTGATGGTGTTGAGGGCATTATTGAAGTTGCCGTCGGAAGATTATAATCAGGAAAACAAAATGTCATCAGCAATTTACACAGCAAACGGCACAAGCCAATTAACAGCAATAGCAACTACTGATAAAGTACGTATTGCCACAACAACATCAGCAATCGCTGTAGCGGTAGGTAACTCTAGCATTACTGCTAATCTAACAACAGGTGAGATTATTCCTGCAAACACAGTAGACAATAACTTTCTAGTTGGTCAAGGTAATTATATAGCATATATCAACGTTGCGGGTACAGCAGGCGCATTCAGTATTAGTACGTTGGGCATGAACCACGCTAATACAGGTACAGAATAATACCCATTTAAGATAAATACATAATACACTCTTAATTCTGAGAGTTTATGCAGTACCCACTGCGTAGCGGCTAGAACCCGCAATCTATATTAAGGAAAATCAAATGGGACGTCCTCTAAAAATCGCAAAGGCTCAAGCAGTCTTAACAATCACCGGCACTAATGCTACAACTGAAGAAGTAACTGTTTCACAAAATCTAACAACTTTGGGTGTCATCAAAGGTATGCCATTCGTCACAGCAAGTTCAACTGGTGGCCTAATTGCTAACACAACTTACTGGATTTTAAATGTAACAGGTAATAGCACATTTACAGTATCGGCAACAGACTTAAGTGCAAACCCAACATACACTCCAGTTAACTTATCCGGAACATCTGGTACATCAGTATCAGCCTCAGTCGGTGTTGTTGATGCTTATTTCAACAATCCAGTAGGTGGTGCAGGTTTCCCAGCAACTAATGCTAATACTTATGGTGTAGTTGGTGGTAACACCGCAATCATTGGTAAACAAGTTCTATGTAACGTAGCATTTGGTCAAAATGGTACAGGTACAATTATTGCAGATACAGCAAGTGACATAGTAGTCGGTGTAGGTACTGACTTTGCAAACGTAGCGGCAGGTACAATTCTGTTTGCTGTATATGACGCCGGTGCTGGCCCAGCTACATTAGTTGGTACTACATCAGCAACCGGGGGTAATATAACTGTTGCTGTTGCTAACACGCAAAATACAGGTAACATCATTGGTACATCCGGTAATGCTCAAACATTAGTAGAAGGTGGTCCAGTTACATTTAGTGCTAACTTAGGTGGCTTAGTGACAGGTACTCAATACTGGGTATTGAACGTTGCTAACGCAAGTGCATTCACTGTTTCTACTAGACCAGGTGGTGCTGAAGTTGATTTATCAAATGCAACAGGTACTCCAACTGCATCACAACAACAAGTTGTATTGACTGGTAATGCAGCAAATCCAGCAGTTGGTGTTACTAGTCAAGGTGACCCATTCGTTCAAGCATTACCAGAAGCAGGTTATATCGTTCGTCAGAAGGGTAAGACAAAGTACTTGGTAACAGGTGCAACTACAGGTATTACTGGTGCAGTATATACAGCTAACGTTGCTAACACTGCATTGACACCAAACACAATGTCTATCATTGGAACTAATGCGGCTTCAGGTACACAATATATTTCAAGTATCAATGATTACAACAGTGAAGTGTTCCCAGCAACAGTTGCTTCAGGTTCATTAAGTGCTGGTACTGTTTATACAATTTACAGTGCAGGTACTACAAACTGGACTTCAGTTGGTGCTATGGCTAACATGACAGGCATTACATTCACTGCAACTGGTACTGCTTCAGGTACAGGTCTTGCTGTATTGGCTAACGTCAATCCTGACATTATTGCTACATTCAACACAGCCGCTGTTGCGAATGCAGCTAATGGTCAGCCGAACCCAATCGTTACAATTAATGGCGTATAATGTCTAGAACTATTAACATGCCAGCACAGACTACTAAAACCGATATCGCTGTACTTCAAGTTCAAGTTAAAAATATTGAACAAGATGTCAGCGAAATCAAAAGTAGCCTGAAAGAGATGCATGAATGTCTTGACCGTAACGCAACTGAAACTAGAGATATGTTGAAAGAAATGCGTGAGGAAGATACTAAGGCACACAAAGAACTAGGATCAAAAGTCTCTGCTTTAGAAAAGTGGAGATGGATGATGATGGGCGCAGGTATAGTGATAGGATCACTTGGATTTGATACAGTAGCAAACTTACTAAAATAAAAAAAGCGACTTAGGTCGCTTTTTTTGTTAATGTGTTTAATTTATCTTGTACTACATCAAAATTAACTGTACTGAATAATCCCGGATGTAATGGTTTGGGATATTGATTTCCACCCACCCAAGCATACCCGCAATGTTCTTCATTTAGTGTTGGTGTAAATTCTTCTGATACTTCACAGAAGAAAGTATGGTATGTAAATGTGTGATTTACAAATTTTTGTATGGGAATCAACTTAGCTTTCTTTGGAAAATATCCAATTTCTTCTTCACATTCTCTAGCAATTCCCTCAAGTAGTGTTTCATCTGATTCTATTTTACCACCTGGAATTCCCCAATTGCCCGGGTTCTTATTATCAGTTCGTAGTAAGTAAAGGTAACGTTCTGTTTTTTTCGAATAAAAGAAAACACCACCGGACGTATTGTTCATTTTTAAATTATAACATTTAGTAAATTAAATTACAATACTATAATCACCCTGTCCATACCAACCTTCCCAACTCTTCATCCAAATACCTTCAGTATATCGATACTGCACGTTAGTAGATAAATTAGTCACATATTGTATGTCTGATAAATTAAAACTGTCAAATGCCACAGACCACGCACCTGAACTATATTCGATGATATCGTTTGCATTGGCTACCAGATCACCCCATGCAGTAGTAGTATCACCCGGACTTCCTATACTCTCAACAATCAAATATCTGCGACCGTTAACTGGTCCGGGTAATCCAGCATTGGGACCAGTAACTAACGGGTTTATCACACCGTCAACCGGATCTAATGTATTTTGTGGTAGTGTGTCTGGATCGATAGTGTATATCAATAATCTATCATCAACTGGATCTGGTACAATAGTACCTACAATCTCAGTATCCATATATGGGTTTTGTAACCATATCTGGCTAATACCGGGTCTTAATGTGCCGTACACGTTCAATAAACTGCTCCAATATAAACTTGTATTGGGGCTTGGTGGCAAATTCAAATCTTCATTATCAGGGTAAAAATCTTGATTAGCTGGTAATAACTGCAACGTGTTACCTAATAACAATAATTTATAACCATATGGTGTAATCTTTTGACGAGTACCTAACAATAAATCATCATCTTGTATATCAGTGAGTGCTGTACCTCTGAATATACTTGCAATAATCTTTTGAATGACACCAAACTTTTTAAGTTTAGCTGATGTGCTAATCCATATAGGCATGTAGAATTTCCAAGTTAACACATCGATCGGATTACCTGTGCCTTGTGGAATACTGCGACTACTGAAAGTTAATCCATCTTGATATACCACACTCAAACTAGTCCAATCAATGAAGTTATCAGTGGATTGAATTTCTAATGAAGGATTGAATAATGTTCCCAATTGTTCAATCAACTCTAATTTCTGATTGTAATTAGTAGTCCAAAAGTCAACAGTAATACGTAATGTATATGGTACTGGCATTAAACGTTCTACAGTAAATGCTTGTCCTTGTGTTTGTTCATAGCTTTGTGTATCAGCATTGTAAGCCCTCTGTCTAACGTTTATTCTATCAACAAACGTCGGGTCTTGTGTTCTTTTTTGATCATACTCTAAACCACTTATGTAGAATGTAATCAGAGGAGCACTTGGTAAGTTACTAGCGGTGTTATCAGCAAGGATAGTACTAGCTTGTCTACTACTATCACCATACATAACAGGTACACGAACATAGATATCGTTACCTGCAGGGTCTTTGCCTTTAGTTACTTGCCAGTTGCTAAAGATTTTTGCAAATTGAATTAAGAATCTGCGTATTTGATTATCGTAGAAAAATTGTGCCATGTGTTAAGTTACCGGTGGTATTGGGTCTGGTGCTATTGTTAATATTGAAGACAACGGTTGTGCTTGTGTAGTCGTAGTGCCGTCTGTCAATACAGTAACATTACTGTTATTTATGAAGCTAGAAGTCTGTGACAAATCTCCTGACGTAAATCCAGTCTGCGTTCTTACATTTTCTGATATACGAACCCACAGTCTTCCGTCCCAGCGATATAATATATTAGGAAGATAATCAATCCGTAAGAAGTAATCACCCACTTGAGGATTTTGCGGGAACACTATACCTGCCCCTGTAGGTAATCCGTTAGGAGCAGTACCGTCACCATCTAAATATCCCATTGTATAACCGAATGTTCTAGGTGTACTACGTGCGATAAATTGGTATGCCGGATCACAGTCTGCTCTAAAGTCCATTTGAGTAGAAATAGTTCCAGTGAAACCTGGCAATTCTGGATTTTGGTCTGCTGTAGCATAAGTATTATCCGCAGTACCATATGGACCAGTTATTGCGCCTAGTGAATTGACAACTAGTACTCTGTCTCCCTCAACAGGGCCCGAGCCAGTACCTATTCTAGTGGGCGCCAGTTGCATTGTTTCTAAATTTATTGACTGATATGATTGTAGTTCTGGTATCCCAGTATCTGCTGTCATATCCCAAATGCTCATTGCAACTTCTCTGCTAATTCTAATAGCCGGGCTAGGATTTTTATAGTTTGGATTACGCATCATTACGACCGTGCCCACAGCCGGAATAGGCGCGCCACTTGAACTAATATTGATATTGATAGGAGGAGCAGGCTGATTGTACTTTCCTGACAACTCAGTATTAGTTTCATATTCTCCGTAAGTAGGTACTACATATAAATTAGAACGATCATAACCTGCTTTAGGAACAAGGCGCCTGGCTTCTTCTAGAATTGCATTATTGACTTGTATATTTTTATTATAGGTTGCCATAATATCTTTGAGATTCTGATTTGGATCGAGTTCCCAATAAGTATCATCAGGCGGCGCTATACCTATAGGTACTTCAATTTTACTAGTATAGTTTTTATCACCATAGCTAATAACATAACCCGGCGGATATGTTTTAGTACTATCCCATAATCCTAAATAATTATCTTGGTTAATGGGTTCTTGTAATATCTGGCTAAATTCTTGACTATCAACTAATGGCTCGCATTTAATACGCCACAAGTGTGGATACCATGTTTGACTAAAACCTTCACTTGCATAATTCGAATCAGTAACTTGATAAAATCGTTTTAATGCAACCGGAATAGTATCTCTTAATGGATTGTAATCGACCAAGTGAGGTAATTCTAATACATCGCCTACCATTAGTTTACGACCCATTATATCAATCATATCATTATAGTGAACCACTATGAAAATAATATCATTATTTAAAAATAATCCAAACTGTGATAAATCAAAATCTAAATTCTGTACATTATAATGTCCGCGCAAACGGTAAATATTCGTATCGTATACTCTATCCCTATTTTCTAAAAATAACAAATCTTGAATATTTTCAGGTCGCAATACATCATACTGCGGTTGAGTATAATCCACTGACGGAGTAGCTGCACTAGGACCTAAATATTTGTGAATATATAAATCCGTCCCACCTACAGTTAATTGCTCCGATATTGTTCTATCGAAGAAACGATAATCGTTTTGTTTATTTGGACGGTATAAGGATAATCTTGGCATAATAGTATTTATCGCAATGTACTTTGGTTAAATACCGCGGTTGACAATAAATATGGGCTGTGTTATAATGACTAAATCATAGTAAAGGAGTGCCTGATGGCAACACGTAAACGCAATTCAGAAGACCACAGTCAAGTTAAAGCATTGAATCCACGTGATGTGGATGTGCAATATTACGGTGAAGAACCGTTGTTTGTACTACAACCAGACGAAGATAGACGTAGGGTCGCACTAATGCGTTCGTTCACTTGGTACAATCGTTTCTATGGCAAGAAAGATGCTAAAGAACTTATGTGCCAATTTCTTGATTTGAATGGCAGACCCAATGACGCAAAAATTATGCGTAAGATTCACGAAAATGAATTTTTAATGACATTGTGCTGGCTTGCCCGTATGAAATTGCGTGGACTTTCACTAACCGAGCATGAAGAACTAACACTTGAAAATGAGATCGGACGGTTGTTGAAGATTGTACACAAACCTGAAGAAATTAAGGTGGAGATTGATACACCTGCAAGACCTAATATTCAGGATATTTTGCGTGATAAAGCAAAAGATGCTGCCGGTGAACTTGAAGGAATGTTTGATGAATTTATTCTCAATGGCAAATCAAGCTTAAAAACAATGGATGTAGTTGCAAAGTTTAATGTCATGCCACAGCATATCAGTTTGATTACTGATATTTGGAAAAGGAAACAAAGCGAATTTGAAGAATTGCAAAAAGGGCTTGATAAGCAATTGAATGAAGGCTATAATCATTTGACAAAAATTCAAGTGCGTAATATCATCAAATACATTGAAAATGTATTGGCTGATTTGAATGCATATATTTCAGTTAAGAAAGCCTCCAAAGCTCCTCGTCAACGTAAAGCAGTACCCGTTGAAAAGATTGTGGCTAAGCTTAAGTATCTGAAAACATTTAAGGATACTATTACTAAACTTGATTTGATTAGTATCAGTCCTGTGAAACTACATGGTGCAAGTGAAGCATGGGTTTATGATACTGCAAAACGCAAATTGCATCACTATATTGCCGATGACTACAGTAAAGCATTTACTGTTAAAGGTAATACATTGCTAGGATTTGACACAACAAAGTCAGAGATTAAAACATTGCGTAAACCCGCAGAACAATTGAAAGAAGTAATGGGTAGCAAACCGGCCGCTCGTAAATATTTCAATGATATTAAAGCAGTCGCTACAACACCAAACGGCCGCTTCAATGAAGGTATGATTATTTTGAAAGCATTTTAATGAGTAATATTGATTTAAACAAATACAAAAATTTTGTAGAAGCTGTAACAAGCAAAGCAAGTAATGACTTGACTACATTTATGAACCGTTGTGATGAACTTGACGGTAATGACGGGGGTCCTGATATCAACGTTCCACTATTGCTTACGGCTTGTCTAGGATTAGCGGCTGAAGGTGGCGAGTTTATCGAAGTGCCCAAAAAGATGTTTTTTCAGGGTAAACCACTGACAGAAGCTGAGGTCTTTCACTTGAAACGTGAACTCGGTGATGTTATGTGGTATTGGATTAATGCTTGTCGTGCATTGAATCTTGATCCTAATGAAGTAATTGATGAGAATGTGCGTAAACTAGAAAGTCGATATCCCGGTGGCAGTTTCGATGCTCATTATAGTGAGAATCGAAAAAAAGGTGATATATGAAGGGTCAAAAAATAGTTTTTTCATCTTTGGGAAACACTCAGTACCCTCATTTTAACTATGAAGAATACGGGGTAAAGGGATTTGGTAAATTGCGATCCCCTATCATTTCTATGGATCAGTATATTGATCATAGTCAAGATACCGAACTACACATTGAATGTTGTAAAGGACTTGCACTAACAAATGATTATAAGATGGGAATGGTATATGGTGATTTAATACCTGAGGAAGAAGCAAAGCACAATAATCATACTAGCTGGACAAATACATTAAATAATCTTGAAAAAATTGACCCAACCGGAATCCATCACAAAGCATTACTCGAAGTCGCTGAAAGAGCGGGACCTGGTAAAGAAATGCAAGCAATGTATAAGTATGCTTATTTTGCTTTAGGTTCAGTCATACCTTGGTTTTTTGCCTGCTACTTAAAGCAAGGTGGGTTCAGTGATAAGAGCAAAGGTAATGAAAACTGGACACCTGCCGCGGCATATTTTCCTAAATTACTTAAATATATCGAAACGTTACCCTTTAAGGAAATAGGAAGAATAATGTTTTTTACAACCTATCCTAAATCAGGGGTTGCAGTACACAGAGATAGTATAGTTACAGAGCACAAGGATCATAATATAAACTTGTTTTTTGATGGTGGCTGGAGACCTAGTTTTATATGGGACGAAAAAACTAAAGAAAAACATTATCTTGCGTCTGGCTCTCGCAGTTATTTCTTTAATAATAGAGATTATCACGGTGTAGATCCTGAACCAGTTTTTAGATATACCTTGAGAATTGATGGAACCTTTACTGATGAAATGTGTGAGAAATTGAATCTTGAGGATGGTTATACTTGGAAATGGTCATATGAAGAATGATTTTGTTTCCCGATAAATACATTATCAGGAAACTAATATGACAACAGCGACAAATCAAACAGCAAGTGTTCTTGCAACGCCGTCAGGCCTTACACTAGACGAATTAAAACAAGCAATCTTTAACAATGTAAGATTACGTCTAGGTGATGGTATAATTGATTTAGAATTAGACCCTCAACATTATGAGGCAGCATATAACTATGCTATCAAAATATATCGTCAAAGAGCACAAAATGCTACCTCGGAATCGTACACCTTATTTACGGTGGAAAAGAACGTAGATACATATACATTACCTCAAGAGTTTATTAACGTTAGGTGTCTATATAGAAGAACTGTTGGTTTAGAGACCGGTCCTGGCTCAAGTAGTTTCGACCCATTTTCAAGTGCTATTCTTAATACATACCTATTAAATTATAATGTAGCCGGAGGATTAGCAACATATGACTTTTATGCAGGTTATGTTGAACTATCAGCTAGAATGTTTGGCGGATACTTAACCTACACTTTTGATCCTGTTACAAAAGTCATGCGTATCGTAAGAGACTTTAAAGGTAGCGGAGAGAAGGTTTTAATTTGGGCTGATGTACAAAAACCAGAATCAGTTTTGTTACAAGATCCGGGTTCGGGTGTTTGGATAGGTGATTGGATTTATGCTACTCTAAAAGGTATTATAGGTGAGGCCCGTGAAAAGTTTGCTACTATTGCAGGACCTGGTGGCGGCACTAGTTTGAACGGTTCAGCTATGAAGGCAGAATCAAAAGCACTTCAAGAAGGACTTATTGAAGAATTAAAACGATATATTGATTATTCACAGCCTCTAACTTGGGTTCAGGGATAAAATGAAGATTAGCGAATTACTAGAATCGTACAGAGATACAACATTACCTTTAGGTAAGTATAGAGGCCCATACGATCCTAGGACAATGCAACATTATTCTGATGAACATATCGATTCATCCGAGTTAACTGATATTGTCGAAGAACTAATAGACGACGGCTACGAGCCAGAAGTTGTGAGAATGGATCCAAAAAATCTCACTGCAACACAAGACTGGTTAAGTGATTATGGTAGTGATGAAGCAATGTTCCCTGAGTACACAGACAGACCAGTGGTTCTGAGAGATGGTCAGCATTTCTATATACTAGATGGGCATCATAGAGTAGCATCAGCATTAAAAGCTAACAAACCGGTAACTGTCTATCTGTTTAACGAATTAGATTGAACCTTATAGCTTTTCTTTTTCACACTCCTGTAGTATACTAAGTACTACGGGAGTTTTTTATGATTATAGGAATTACGGGACTAATTTCGAGCGGTAAAGATACAATCGCTGATTATCTTTGCACATTTCATGGATTTAAACGATTGAGTTTTGCGGCTAGTCTTAAAGATGCAGTGTCAAGTGTATTTGGTTGGGATAGAGAATTATTAGAAGGCTCTACTAAAACTAGCAGAGAATGGCGGGAACAAACTGACTCTTGGTGGAGTACACGTTTGCAAATGGAAATCACACCTAGGCGTGTTCTGCAATACTGGGGTACAGAAGTGTTCAGAAATCACTTTCATACTGATATCTGGGTTGCAAGTGTAGAGAACAAACTACGTCAAAGTACCGATAATATTGTCATCACTGATTGTCGTTTTGCCAATGAAGTTAATGCTATTAAACGAGTAGGTGGAATCACTGCAAGAGTTGAGCGGGGAAATAAACCCGAGTGGTATGATGCGGCAGTTTCGTTTAACAAAGGTGAATTTGGAAATATGACTTGGTCTTTAAGCAAGTCTAAATTAGATAAATTGGGTGTTCATGCTAGCGAATACTCAAGTGTGGGCTTGTCCTACGATCATTATATCGACAATAACAAAACTATTGATGACTTACATAAACAAGTTGAATCAATAATCAACTTGTAAATCCCCACGTTTCCAAGTAACTTCTTTCTTTTTAACAACTTCAACACAGTTAAGACATATACTACGTAGGTTAGTCATCTTACAGTTATCTAGATCACCGTCTATATGATATACTGTAATTTGACTAGACAATGTGCTATGAAATCCACATAAATCACATGTGGATTTTTTTTTGTATCCCGCAGTTTTCCATCTAGGACTTCTGGGTTTTAGTTTTTTCTTTTTACGACCACATTCATCACACATACTACGATAGTGTGTTACACCTTCACGGATATAATTCACTGCACATTGATTTTTTCCACATGTTGAACAGATAGGTCTTGGCATCTATTATTTAGTAGGGACCTTCGAAGGTACGCTAAACCAGTCTTTTTTGATTTTTTTACTAAATAATAATATGCATTTTTAGGTGGTAAACCTCATAATTTTACAATAAAGGAAAAATAAAATGGCACTAACATCTCCAGGCGTAGAAGTAACGATTACAGACCAAAGTCAGTATTTACCCGCGCCTACAAATTCCGTCCCTCTTGTAGTATTAGCAACAGCACAAAATAAAGCCGATGCTAGTGGTACAGGGGTTGCAGCCGCTACAACAGCAGCGAATGCAAATAAATTATATCAAGTAACAAGTCAACGTGATCTAGTAAACCTGTACGGTACACCATTCTTCTATACAACAGCAAATGGTACACCAATTCAAGGATATGAACTAAACGAATATGGACTATTAGCCGCATACAGCTTGTTGGGAGTTACAAATCGTTGTTACGTTTTACGTGCTGATATCGATTTAGCAAGTTTAGTGGGTCAAACAGGACGTCCGACTGGATTACCCGCAAATAATACATATTGGTTAGATACTACTACCTCTACATGGGGTATCTATGAATTTAACGCAACTACTGGCGACTTTACGTTACAAACACCTATTGTTATAACTGATGCTAATGATTTGTTAAGTGGCGTTCCTTTAGCAAGTATCGGTAATATTGGTGATTATGCAGTTGATGCGACACAAATTACCACAGACCCTACAGATACTAGTCGAACATATTGGTATAAAAGTTCTAATAACGCTTGGATAATTTTAGGTGCAGGAGACTGGAGAAGAGATATACCTACAGTACAAGGTTCAACATCTAATCCTACTTTAACTACAGGCGAGTCATTTACTATAAATGTATCAGATGCATGGTCTACCGTTGTTGTTGTACCTTCAGCTCCTAATAATACTGTAGAAGGTATTGCTAGTGTAATTAATACACCTAACTTTTCAACTATAAGTGCTGAAGTGCGTAATGGAAAATTATGTCTATTTAGTAATCAATTATTGAGCACACCAGCGTCTATCACATTATCAGAAACATCTGGTACACCATTGGCAGATATGGGTATTAGTACAGGTATTTACTACCAACCAGTATTGCAATATGGCACTAGTGCTCAAATGCCATTATGGACATCAAGTCAAACATTTCCTAGACCAACAGGATCTGTATGGATTAAAGTTGGTGCAGCTGGTAATGGATTGAATCCAAAAATATCTCGTTTCAATTCAACCACAGCAGCGTGGCAATTAAAGAACACTACATTGAGTACATCAGACTGGACTATGACAAGTCAGTTAGATTCAAGTGGTGGTCAAGCTATTCCTGCAGGATCAATATATGGTCAATATTCCTATGACGGTACAACAAGCAGTTCTCCGTTGTATTTTTGGGAAAGAATTGCAACTGGACCAACTATTATTACTGGCAGCGCTACATCACCTGCATTCAATAGTGGTCCATACTATATGAATGTATTTGTCAGTATACCCGGTTCAACTACAGTGAGCAGTGCGTATAATTTCACATTAGCAGATAACACAGATGCTATTGATTTTGTAACAGCATGGGCAGCAACAGGTATTCCATATACAACGGCAGCAGTTAACTCTGACGGTGCGATTGTGTTGACTCACACTGAAGGCGGTGAAATTCTTTTAGATGATACTGTAAATTCATCATTTGTTTCAACAGGTGTGTCTAGCGGACTAGTAACTACTGCTGGTTTTAATATTGGTGTTACTACGGGTGTAAAATTTGGACCTTCAGTAACCGCAACTTTTACTTCTGCACCACAAACCACGACAACTGGAGTTGGTAGTGGGGCAACATTTAATATAATTTCACGATTGAACACGTACATTTTGGGTGGGACAGCTAATCGTGGTGTAACCAGTGGTGGTAGTGGATATGTTGTTGGTGACGCCATAGTTATTGCAGGTACTAGCTTAGGCGGAACAAGCCCAGCAAATAACTTAGAGGTAAGAGTAACAGCAGTTTCATCTGGTGCAGTAACAGCAGTTACTCTAACAGATGTTGATAGTCAACCTAATTCAAAATTCATGACTCAATTGAGTAATTGGGTAGAATTCACATACGAATCAAATGAAGGTGAGCCTGCAGTTGAACCAGTTGATAATACAAATTGGTTCTGGAGCGTTACTAATCAAGTTGACATTATGGTTCAAAAAGGTAACGCATGGATTGGTTATAGAAATACAGCATATGATTCATCTGGTTTCCCTGCTGCTAGTGGATCAAATACTACTGATCCAAACGGTCCTATAATCTCGGCAACTGCTCCAACAACGCAAAGCGATGGTACTTCATTGACATACGGTGATATTTGGATTGATACTACCGACCTAGAAAACTACCCAGTTATATATCGCTGGCAGTTGTCAAGTGGTGTAGATCAGTGGGTGTTAATTAACAATACTGATCAAGTTAGTTCCACAGGTGTACTGTTTGCAGATGCACGTTGGGCTACATCAGGTTCAGTAAACGTTACAGACGATCCTATTCCAACAATCGTGAGTTTATTGTCAAGTAACTATCTTGACTTAGACGCACCTAGTCCAACTCTATATCCTCAAGGTATGTTACTGTTTAATACACGCCGTTCAGGTTATAACGTTAAACAATTCCGCACTAACTATTTTAATGCAACAAGTTTCCCCGGTGAGTCATTGCCTAATGAGACAAATGCATGGGTAACAGTAAGTGGTAATCAGTCAGACGGTTCTCCTTATATGGGCCGCAAAGCACAACGTGCTATGGTAGTACAAGCATTACGTTCATCAATTGACACTAATACTGCAATTCGTGATGAAGATAACTTCTTCAACTTGATGGCATCACCTAACTATCCAGAAATGCAACCTAACATGATTGTATTGAATGCTGATCGCGGTGAAACAGCTTACATTATTGGTGATACCCCAATGGGTCTACCTGATAATGCAACTGACATTCAAGCATGGGCAAATAATGATGCAGGTGCAACAAGCACAGGTGAAGATGGTCTAGTGACACGTAACACTTATTTAGGTCTATTCTATCCAAGTGGTATCGCTAATGACTTGTCAGGTAACGAAGTTGCGGTGCCGGCTTCACATATGATGCTACGCACATTCTTACGTAATGACACTATCGCTTATCCTTGGTTAGCGGCTGCAGGTACACGTAGAGGTACAATTGACAATGCATTGAACATTGGTTATCTAGATCGTACAACAGGTGAATTCCAGACAATTAAAACACGTTTAGGTATTCGTGATGTTCTATACGTTAACTTCATTAACCCACTAGTGTTCTTCAGTGGTGTAGGTTTGTTGAACTATGGCAACAAGACAAGTTTCAACTCTAGCTCTGCATTAGACAGAACCAACGTTGCACGACTAATTGCTTATATTCGTAGACAGTTAACATTGGCAGCACGTCCGTTTGTATTCGAACCTAATGATTCGTTAACAAGACAAGAAATTGCTGGTGTTGTTGAAACATTATTAGTTGACCTAGTTGCAAAACGTGGTATCTACGATTATCTAGTAGTTTGTGATGATTCAAACAACACACCTGCTAGAATTGATAGAAATGAACTTTGGATTGATGTTGCAGTTGAGCCAGTTAAGGCTGCTGAATTCATTTACATCCCCGTTCGTGTTCTAAACACAGGAGAATTATCTGGAGCATAAATTGATACCCCTTCGGGGGTATCAAGCGAAAGATAAATAAAGATAATAGGAGAAATATAAAATGGCAACAGCCTCACAATCATTGTTCAACATGACCGTAGCGTCAGATAACGCTGGTGGAAATCAGGGCTTGTTAATGCCCAAACTACAATATAGATTTAGAGTTAATTTTTTAAATTTAGGTATTGGTCAAACTATCGAACTTACTAAACAGGTCGTTGACATTTCACGTCCTCAAGTAAGTTTTGGTGAAATCACATTACCAGTTTACAACTCTACTATGTATTTGGCAGGTCGTCACGAGTGGCAACCATTGACAGTTAACATCAGAGATGATGCAGGTGGACAGGTTTCAAAACTAGTAGGTCAACAATTGCAGAAGCAATTAGACTTTGTTGAGCAAGCATCAGCGGCTACTGGTCAAGATTATAAGTTCCAAACAAACATCGAAATTTTAGACGGTGGTAACGGCACTGCTGTTCCTACTGTACTAGAAACATGGGAATGCTACGGATGTTTCATTCAACAAGCAAACTATAATACATTGAATTATGGAACAAATGATGTTGTTACAATTTCGTTGACATTACGATATGACAATGCAATTCAATCTCCATTAAGTTCTGGTGTTGGAACATCTGTTGGTCGTGCATTATCTGGATCAACAGGCTTGACTACAGGTATTGGCTCTAACCAGAACGTATAAGTTATTAACTTATGAGTTTAGGTAACTGGGGAGTAAACCAATTACGTGACGCTGCCGGAGCATTCTTCGGCAGCGATTACCTACGTGATTACACACATGCTAGTAAAACGTTTAGACCTAATTCATACCAATATGCACCTAAGTTTAAGTTTTTATTTCATGTATATTTTGAAATAAATGAAAATGCGTATTCAAAGGGTTTATCTACTGGTGCAAATTTTGGTCTTGCTGTAAAACAAGTAAAATTACCTAGTTACACTTTTACTACACATGAAATGAATCAGTACAATAGAAAGCGTATTGTACAAACTAAAATTAAATATGATCCCATTGATATTAATTTCCACGATGATAACGGAAATTTAATTAGGGATATGTGGTATAACTATTACACATACTATTATAAAGACGCAACTAAGCCTATTACTCTCAATGCCGGAAGACAAACATTGTCGGATGAAGAGATTGTTGCAAGAAATAATACAACAAACTATAATGAGCGAAACATATATAAACCATCAATCACTGGTGATGATGATTGGGGATATATTGGAGAAACATCAAAAACTGTTCAAACTAATACACAAGCTGCCATAGGCGCTACTAAAGTACCCTTCTTTAAAAATATTACTGTATTTGGCTTTAATCAACATAATTTTGTAGCATACACATTAATTAATCCTATCATCACCAACTTTAGTCATGATACATACGACTATGCTCAGGGTAATGGTACTATGGAAAATCAAATGACGATTGACTATGAAACCGTAAAATATTTTGACGGCGCTATTGATGGTAGAGCACCCGGTAATATTGTCAAAGGATTTGGCAATGAAGCCAATTATGATAGAACTCCTAGTCCTATTGCAAGAGCCGGTTCACAAGGTACTATATTAGGTCAAGGCGGTTTAGTTGATAGTGTGGGTGGGTTTGTTAAAGATTTAACAGATGGAAATATTTTAAGCGCAATACAAAAGGGTGGTGTTACTTATAACACGTTTAAAAACATTAATTTAAGACAACTTGCTAAATCAGAAGTTATTGCGGCTGCAACAAATTCAATACAACAGACACCTAATAGGAATTTAAACTTTCAGTTTCCTGCATTTGGGCAAACAACAAACTTATTTGGTACTGCTGGTGCACCCAATAGTTCTAAACAGAACCCTACTGTTATCATAAATAATATACCGGGTAATGGAGTATAACATGGCAATAAGTATAGATAACAATTTAAATTCATTAGATCAAACAGTAAGAATCTTTGATAACTTTTATAATTTTAATTTAGTAGTACCCTCTAATCAGTATGATATTGTGCGTTCATATTTTGTTGAAACGTGTGATACTAAAACAATTGCAGATAATTTTACAACATTCTTTTTTAAAATTGCGCAAGATACAGGTATACCTGCTACCACATTGTTAGAAAGCATTCAAGGTCAAACTAAACTTGACATGAATAGAACTATCGCTTATTACTTGAATAGTTTTAAATCTAAGTCTGCACTATATGGTATCAGCTTTATACCACAGCCCAATCTTCCAGTCGCACGTAACATAGTGCTTTAATATATGGCTAAGTGGGCACAAGGTAATTTCACTCCATCTAACCCACAGAAATATGTAGGTAAGCACACACCTAGATATCGTTCAGGCTGGGAGTTGACCTTTATGCAATTTTGTGATAATAACAAACATATTATGTACTGGGCTAGTGAAGCTATAGCTATACCTTATAAAAACCCCTTTACAGGAAAACCTACTAGATATATACCTGATTTCTTTGTAGTATATCAAAACAAGTACGGTAAACAAATAGCAGAAGTAGTAGAGATTAAACCTAAAAAACAAAGTATCATTGAAAGCAAAGTAGCAAACGCCAAAGATAGAATGGTAGTAGCATTAAATCATGCTAAATGGCAGGCTGCAATGGCCTACTGTAAAAGTCAAGGATATACTTTTCGTGTGTTGACGGAGGAAGATATTTTTTACAATGGAAAACCAAAGAATAAAAGATAAATAAAAGTGTAGTTCGCGGACCTGAGAAATCCCAACTACTCTAATGCCGAGGAGGGCACCAGCAATGATATTTATCAATAACAAATATACCACGTGGTATAATTCTATAATCAATAAAGCCAAAGATAGAACAATTAACGGCTACACAGAAAAACATCACATTATACCCAGTTCATTGGGCGGAAGTAATGGCACCGATAATTTGGTAAAATTAACACCTAGAGAACATTTTGTTTGTCATTTATTATTAACTAAGATGACAACATGTAATGCTAGGTACAAAATGAATTTTGCTCTATATATGTTGGCAAACATTAAAAACATAGGTGAAGGTAGATATATTCCTAATAGTAGAATGTACGATTTGGCTAGAAGATTATATAAAGAAACATTAGACAATTATTGGACAGATAAAAAACGAAAAGAACATGCAGACAAAATAAGACCAACATCTGTGGGTAGAAAACTAAAAGAATCGTCAAAAGAAAAACTTAGGAATAAAGAATGGACAGAAAAAGCACTTAAAAATCGCCTCAACAACTGTTTAAAATCAGCAGCAGCCAGAAAAGGTTCTAAATGGTCTGACGACCGCAAGGAACAAAAGTTTGAACAATATATAGAAAAAAACAAGCATCTATTTCCTCAAGTGTTCTCCTTATCTGACTCAGGTATTAACACACGACAAATATCTATCAAACTACAAATTTCATGGGATAGAGTAAAATACATTTTGGACAACAGAGACCGAATAAATAACATATGACCAAAAAACTACAAGAACTGTTTGAAATGCCACTATCTGAAGATGAGATGGGGTTGACTGTGCCTATTCCTGCTGACGCACAAGAAATAACAACTGATGCATTGACCAATCTAGAAAAGATTGAGAACGCATTACCGCAAGTTCGTGGATTAGAATCAGCAGACATTGAGATGGATGGATTAGCTGACTTAGCTACCAACAGTTATAAAGACCTTATGGAATTGGGTATGCAAGTAGATAGTAGATTTAGTAGCGAAATATTTGGTGTCGCTGGTACTATGCTGGGACATGCTATCACAGCAAAGACTGCTAAATTAAACAAAAAGTTAAAGATGATTGAATTACAACTTAAAAAAGCTACATTAGATCAAAAAAATATGGCTAAAACAGAAGAAATTGAAGCCACTCCTTTGGGAGAAGGTAAGAGTTTAGACCGTAATGAGTTGCTTAAGATGTTGGCAGCTAAAACAGATGATAAATGATAAATACAGAATACAGGAATAAGAAATGAAGAGCCTAAAACAATACATTGCAGAAAGTGTACATACTTACAATTACACTATCAAAATTGCTGGTGACGTGGATAAGAACTGGTTGGACATGTTTAAGTATAATCTTAACAAGTTTGATCCTATACGTATCAGTGAGCCTACAAAAACACCTATTCAAAAAGATCCATATGGATTTCCTAATTTAGCAAATCAGGCTATAACTATCATTAAGGCAGACTTTCGCTATCCAGCTACAGAGCCAATGATTCAGCAGATTGCTCAATTACTAGGTTATAATGTAGATATGGTCAGAGTAATCAGTACAAAGTATGATGACAGTATAAACAGCGAAGTCGAAGGCTATGCTAATCAAATGAAAAATAGTCCAGTTCTTACACATGAAGAAATGGAAGAACAACCAGGAGCTAAAGAAGCTTCTAAAGCATATGGTGATAGTTATTTGAATAGTATTAAGGATCAAACTAAAGATAGTAAGATCAATATTCCTTATGAAGCCAAGAAGACTCCGGATGCGTTTGACCCCTTCAAAATCATTCCACAAGATCAAGCTGGTGCCAAAAGTCCAATGAGCACTATAATAAGACAGCCTAAGCCTGCAACTGGCGCAAGTAAATAATTAAAAGGAACACAAAATGGATTTCAAAAGTTTATTATCACAACTAGACCAGTTGAACGAAGCAGAAAGTACAGTACATAAAGGTACGTATGGTACAAGTTATGGCAAAGAAGATGTTCGTGACCAGTATGGTCATAAAATCGGCAAACAAGATAAAGGCGCTGAAACGAAAAAAGATGCACCTAAGAAAGGTCGCGGCCGCCCTAAGAAAGGTGCTGATGATTCCGGTGAAGTTAAGAGTTATGACTTCAGTGCATTTGGTATTAACAAAGGCAAAGATGTTAAATTACCAGCACATGACAAAAAGAAAACTACTAAACATAGTTTGAAAGAATATCTTGACCAATTAGAAAGTGCATTGAACGAAGCTGAACAGATTCAAATCAAACCAGCAAGTCAAATGCCTAAAAAGCCTGGTCAAACATCACAGCCTGGTCAACAACAAGGTCAGCAAGCACAGAACACACACGTTATTTCCCAGGGTGATAAGACATTAGGTACAGTTAATAACCCACAATTAGCACAACAGATTAAACAATCTATTGGCAAAGGTGAAATGACTTTGATGCCTGACCAACAAATGAAAGAAGGCGCTGGATACGATGGTTCAGAGCCATTGGATCTCAGCAAGAATCCATCTGTTAAGGATGTGTTCAAACGTGCTTTGTATATCTATGATTTCGAAGGCTACGGCAACAACATGGACTACAGCGAAGATGATGCTATTGACCAGTATGTTGCTAAAAACTTTGGTCTAGATGTACTGGATCAATTGACTAATGCAAGAACTCAAAGTTACTTTGGTAGAGCCGACGGCAAAGGACCCGGCGGTGGTGGCAGAACTAGCAACCTAGGCACATCCAGTGCTCCAGGTGGTAACTTCCGCACAACTAAGGCTGGTGTAATGAACAAGCAAGATGCTAAGACCATGAAAAGTCGTGTAGCTGACAGATTAGGACGTCACCCTGAACCAAATTTACCAGAAGGAGATATCGGTAAACATAACAATGCCACTACAGGTTTTGATGCATTAGTTAAAAAACTAACACCTAAATATGGTGTTGAAGCCGCAAAGCGTATTGCTGGTGCTCAGTTAAAGAAAATACGTGAAGCAGATATGCCACCTAATGATAGTTTAGCTAGTCCGTTGTCTTTAGAAGAGGGCAAGAAGACTATTAAGAAAGATGACAAAGCTGAAAAAGCTGGTAAAAAAGTTACTAAAGACTTAGAATACGATATGAATCATAAAGGTAAAGATGATGCTAAAGCTGAAAAAGCTGGCAAAAAAGTTACTAAAGACATTGAGTATGATGAGAAGAAAAAAGTCAAAGAAGATAAAAAGCCTGACGCAAACAAAAATGGTATTCCTGACTATGCTGAAGACGGCAAAGGCAAAAACGATTTGAAGAAAAAGAAAGTTAAAGAAGGTATGGATCATAGACTAAAGGCAGCCCGCCATATGGGTAAAGCACATGCTCTTACTAAAGAAGGCTATAATTGCCGTTACGATGACATGGAAGAATCAAGACAATATCATGAAGGCTACAAAGAAGGTCTAGATGAGTGCTATGGTCAAATGCCAGTACAAGGTTATGTTGGTGAAGCAAATCCTCCAGCAACAGTTCCTGGCATGGCAAATCAAGCTATGCGTGAGCCTGCTATGGAAGACGATATGTACGAAATGGATAAGACCGCGTACATGAAGCAACAAGCAATGAAGACTCCAGGTGACACATTTAAGGCATTTGGTCAAACTTTCAAAGATAAAGAAGTATTAGAAAGTCCATTCGCTTTTGAAGCATTAGAGCAACAACTAAATGCATTACTAGAAAGTAAAGAAGAAGTTGCTGAAGGCATGACTGTTTCTATCAGTAAAGGTCAACAAGGTTCACCTGATTCAGTAACTGTATCAGCACAAGACAGTGAAGCCGATCAGTTGTTATCAGTAATCAAGCAAGCCGGTTTAGGCTTGTTTGGTGGCGAAGAAACAAATGGTTATGGTGCCACACAAGGTGATGCCCCACAACATGGTGGTTTAGATGTTGTTGGTGACCATGACGGTATGATGGCATTGATTAAGAAAGTTACAGGCGGCGAAGCAGGTAACGGCGACTACGCTGACGAAGAAGGTCATGACGACCATGATCATAATGAGCCATGTGAAACATGCGGTTCTAGTGATTGCGGATGCGATGATAAAGAAATGGTTGGTGAAGTAGAATCAGAAGACCAAATGGAATATGAAGTCGCTGAAGAAATCGATCCTAATAACAGCGACGAAGCGAATGAAGTCAACAGTGACGCTGTTCGTGATGCTGCTCTTGCAACTGCTGCCAGCACAAACGAAGAAGAAATTCATGAAGACGAGGCTGAAGCTGAAGCAGAAAATGCTGAAGTTGATTTGAATGAGTGGGCTAATGACGCCGGTAAAAACGGCACAGACACATCATTTGAACAAGATATTGACTTTATGACTAAAGTTATTTCTGGTGGATTGAACAAGCAGAAGTCTACAGGACAATCTACGATCCCAGTAGTATCAACTCAATTAAATCGTTTAGGCAATCCTATGCAAGAATCAGTTGATTTGCTTCACGATTGGAAGAAACTAAGCGGTATTAAGTAATATTATACTGTATAAAATACCCGACTAGTCGGGTATTTTTTTGGCTATCGCCTTTGTAAAAAGAACGATAAATACTAGATAAGGTGATTTTTATGTTTTATGTATATGCGTATTTGAGAGAAGATGGTAGTCCTTATTACATAGGAAAAGGAAAGAACAATCGTGCTTGGAAAAAAGGGAAGGGAGAAATCTCCCCACCTAAAGATATTTCTATGATAGTTATCATGGAAACTGGTTTGTCTGAATTGGGCGCACTAGCTATAGAAAGAAGAATGATTAAGTGGTATGGTAGAAAAGATTTAGGAACAGGAATTCTTCATAATAAGACAGAAGGCGGTGACGGAGTTTCAGGTGCTCGACAAACAAAAGAACATATACAAAAGCGTATAATTTCAAGTAAAGGAAAACCGATGGGCATGACGGGCAAGAAACATACAGCAGAATCCAATCACAAAAGAAGTGTTGCTATGTTAGGAAAAAATATCGGGCCACAATCAGCAGAACACCGCCTTGCTAGTGGGTTAGCTAAAAGGGGAATGAAATATAAACCACAAGAAATTCTACAATGTTCTTATTGTAATAAATTAGGTGGCGCCGCAAATATGAAAAGATATCATATGGAAAATTGTAAATTAATAAAAGAGGAATATGTATGAGCCAACAAAATATTGACTTTGGTACATTTCCTGATGATCCTGATGCCGATGCTATAAGAACAGCGTTTCAAAAAGTACAGAATAATTTCAGTGAATTATACACAGTTACATCGGATTCATCAGTAACGTCAGTAAACAGATCCTCAGGTTCTGGAATAACAGTTAACGCTCCTACGGGAAATGTAGTAGTTAGTGCAAACGTGTATAGGGTAGAAGTTTCTACATCTACACTAAGTATAGGTATAGGTGCAAACAATTTGCCATCCCCTGCACTATATACGTCCGGTTCACAAACACTAGTTATTGACTTACCGGCTAATATTACAACAAATAATCTTACAACTATAGGTAATGCAAATATCGGTGGATATGCAAATGTGTTAGGTAATGTCACTGGTGGTAATTTAAACACAAGTGGTGTAGTGTCTGCTACAGGTAACATAACTGGTGGTAATTTAAACACAAGTGGTGTCGTGTCTGCTATTGGTAATATTACTGGCGGAAACCTAACAACCGTCGGGGCATTAAGTGTGACCGGTAACGCTAACGTAGGAAACATAGGTGCTACTACTGGTGTATTTACAGGAAATATAACTTCTCTTAATGCAAATTTGGGCAATTCTGTATCAGCAAACTATTTTGTAGGTGATGGTAGTTTATTAACAAACGTCATCCCTACTGCAGGCCCTGTAATTTCAAATGGTACAAGTTATGTTAATGTGGCAACATCCGGTGGCAATATTGTATCTAATGTTGCAGGAGCTACAATTTTAACGTTATCTGCATCTGGTTCAAATTTAACAGGCTATTCCAATGTAACAGGTAATATATCTGCATCCAATGCAAGCTTGGGTAATTCAGTAACTGCAAATTATTTTTTAGGAAATCTTTATGGTGCAGCCAACACTGCGGCAACGGTAACGTCGGCTACACAATCTAATATAACAAGCGTTGGTACATTAACATCATTAGGTGTTAATGGAACTATTACTGCTGTTGCCGTCACTGCTAATACAGGTATATTTACTGGTAATGGTAGTGGATTGAGTGCAATAGCAGGTGCTAATGTTTTGGGGTTTGTTTCAAACGCTAATGTTGCTAATACTGCATATGCTGTAGCAGGTGCTAACGTTAGTGGTCAAGTAGGCTTTGCCGCAACAGCGAATGCTGTAGCAGGAGCCAATGTAAGTGGTGAAGTAAGCTTTGCCGCAACAGCGAATGCTGTAGCAGGAGCCAATGTAAGTGGTACTGTTGCTAATGCATCCCATTCAGCTACTGCAAACACTGTAACAACTGCGGCACAACCCAACATCACTAGTACAGGCACATTAATAAGTCTAGATGTTACCGGAAACGTAACTGCGGGTAATATATATGCTAACGCAGGTACTATTGGTGCTAATCTGTTAACAGGTACATTAACAACTAATATCCAACCAAACATTACACAAGTAGGAACACTAGTAGCACTAAACGTTACCGGTAATGCTGTAGTAGGAAATGTATATGCAAATAGTGGTACTATACAAGCAAACAATTTTGTAGGTAATGGTGCTGGACTAACAAATATATCAGTGAGTGCGGGAAGTTATATTGAAAACGGCAGTAGCAATATTTCTATTTCTGCGAATAGTAATGCATCATTTAATATTGCAGGTAACGCAAATGTTATGGTAGTTACTGATACTGGTGCAAACATTAATGGTTATGCTAATGTGTCAGGGAATATTACCGCAGGTAATGTAACTGCTACTGGATTAACAGGCGCACTAATAACATCAACTCAATCTAATGTAACATCACTGGGCACACTAACTGGTTTAACAGTAAATGGTATAAGTAATCTAGGTCCTAATAGCAACGTCACCATTACAGGTGGCGTAGCAAATGCATTCTTGAAAACCAATGGTAGTGGAAGTTTGTCATGGGATACTGCTACATTAGTACCGGCTCAAGGGTCCAATACACAAGTTATATTCAATGATGGTGGTTCTACATATGCTGGAAATGCAAATCTAGCATTCAATAAGACAACTGGTGCATTAACAGTAGGTGGAAACGTAAACGCAGGAAATGTATCAGGCGGAAATACGGTTACCGCAAACTTTTTACAAGGTGTAATAACCACTGCTTCACAACCCAATATAACTGAAGTAGGTTCATTGGGTTATTTAATTGTGTCAGGTAACTTAAATGCAGGCAATATAGTTGGTAATGGTAGTAATCTAACTGAATTGAATGCAAATAATATATCAAGTGGTACCTTAGCACAAGCAAGACTTGCAAATAGTTCTCTTACTATTAATGGTTCTAGTATATCATTGGGTGGTTCCGGTACTGTAACCGCTAACACTACTCAAACATTGACTCTAGGTTCATTCTTAACTGGGACAAGTTTCAACGGTGGCACCGCAGTAACAGCCGCTGTAGATGCTACATCGGCAAATACAGCAAGTAAAGTTGTTGCACGTGATTCAAGTGGTAACTTTAGTGCAGGTACAATTACAGCAACATTAAGTGGTGCGGCAACAAGTGCTACTACGGCGGGTACTGTAACAACAGCAGCACAACCTAACATTACTAGTGTTGGCACTCTATCAAGTTTAGCAGTAACCGGTAACGTTACAATGGCTAATAGTGTTGCATCAACATTTACCATAACAGGTGTTACTACAGGTATTACTGCGGCTGGCACTGTTCAAGCAAACGCAACTGCCTTGACTAGAGCAATGAACGTTGTATCAACTGTACCATCAGGTACTGGTGTAATATTACCTACAGCAGTTGCAGGTATGGTGGTCTACATTACAAATACTAATGCAAACAGTGTATTCGTTTACCCAGGATCAGGTGCACAAATCAATTTGTTAGGAACTAACAATGCGTTCTCTCTTACTTCAAACGCAACAATAACATTTATAGCGCCTACAACAACTCAATGGTACACACCAAGTGCCACATATGTATAAGGAAATCAAATGGTAACTATAGAATTATTAACAGCAATATGCCCAAAGACAAAACGCTCTATCTTAGAGGGTTATATTGAGCCACTAAACACAGTAGCAGAATACTATGAGATGTTTGAGAATCCACGTAGAGTCGCAGGTTTCTTAGCACAGATTGCACACGAAAGCGGTGGCTTTACTGCTGTAGTTGAAAATTTAAACTACAGTGCTAAAGGATTACTGGGAACATTTAAAAAATACTTTCCTACAGAAGAACTAGCAAAACAATATGAACGCAAACCAGAAATGATTGCAAATCGTGTTTATGCCAATCGTATGAAGAATGGTGATGAGAATAGTGGTGATGGATTTAGATTTAGAGGCCGTGGATTAATTCAATTGACCGGTCGTGATAACTATACACGTTTTGCAGAAGCATTAGATATGAGTATTGAAGATACTGTAAAATATCTAGAAACACCAAATGGTGCTGTTGCTAGTGCTGGTTGGTTCTGGGACAACAATAAACTAAATCAGTTCTGTGATAAGGATGATTTTATTACATTAACAAAACGTATTAATGGCGGTACAATTGGTTTAGCAGATAGACAACATCATTATCACTTGGCATTACAACAATTAGGCGCACACTAATATGGCACAACCGATTTGGAACACCTCAGCAGGAAGTTTAGGTTCGTATCCTAGTCAAATAGCAATGGCTATTCAATTATCTGCTTCTGCGGTATTACCGGCAACATCGGTGCAATATGCTTTGTTAAGCGGTACACTTCCTTCTGGTATATCAATTGATTCTGAAGGACTTATATACGGAACGCCAACGTTAGTAACACAAGACACAGTAACAACATTCACTGTGCGAGTTACTGATAATCTATCTAACATACGTGATAGAACATTTTCTATTAATGTGTCCGGAACTGCTATTCCCCAATTTGTGACCCCAGAAGGCAATATATTAACAACACAGGATAGCATCTGGATAGATTTACCTATTGCATACTCGAATCCAGAATCATCGAACCCAGTTATAATTGAAGTTCGTGAAGGAACATTACCACCGGGTTTAGAAATTAATGAAGAGGGTATAATTAGGGGTTATGCACAGCCACCTTTAGTTAACATTACATTAAGCCCGGTTACAACAAATGCAACATTAACTCAGAGTGGAACTAATTTAATTACATGTACTAGTACTAATTCTTTTACAGTAGGTAGACCTGTTGTATTTTCAGGTGCCACTTTTGGTGATATTGCAGAAGGAACTACCTACTATATTAAAACAATAAACAGTACAACTACATTTACTATTACAACAACTCAAAATGGTTCAGTATTTCCTTTAGTGAATGCATCAGGATCTATGGGTGTAACATTACCTGCAATATCTCAAGGTGCCCCTACTATCAGAACATATTCATTTACACTGAGACTATTCAGTCCGTTGGGTAGCGATATTGCATCATATTCAATGACTGTAGTAAATCAAAACACACCGGTGGGTCAAGGCGGCCCGGGCAAGTTACAAAATACTAGAATACCTACTATTTTAAATACAAGACCATTGACTTATAATCTCAATGATACTGATCCATACTATGGATATTATATTTTACCACCAGTGAGTCCTACAGTTAGCGCACCATTAGGGACATTCATAAGTGGTGATTATTTTGCATTTAAAGTAATCGGTTATGACTTTGATGGTAATGTCTTATCTTATTCTTTTTCAGGCTTACCAAGTGAACTTACAGGTGATATTAATACTGGCTGGATTACCGGCACTCCCACATTGACTACTCCTGGCATTAGCAATTATAGTTTTAGAGTTACTGTTTGGAAAGCAAGTAACCCTACTATTACTACACAGAATTTTAATTTCACTTTTAATCTAAGCAAAGAAATAACAGGTAATATTATTTGGAACACCTTATCTGACTTGGGAACTATATTTAACGGTACTATTAGTACATTAGGTGTGAGTGCCACGTCCGATGTTCCTTTATCGTATAGAATCACTAGTGGGGCGTTGCCTCCTAATCTTACATTACTAGAAAATGGTCAAGTAACAGGACGTGTTGCAGACCAACCCACATCAACATTTTTAGAACAAAATGACTCTACTGAATTTACTTTTACTATACAAGCGTATTCGAATGAATATCCAATAGTGGAATCTAGTAAAACATTTACACTAACTGTGTTGCAGGAATATAGTCAGCCTACGGATACATTATATATTAAAGCGACACCTAGTATATCTGATAGACAGTTACTAGAAACATTGTTATTGAACAACACAATCATTCCGGAAAATTATTTGTTCAGACCAAATGATGTGTATTTTGGAAAAGCTACAAGTGTTGTATATGAACATGCATACGGTATATATTCTAATTCAATACAAGAATATCTATTAGCAGTTACACAAAATCACTATTGGAGAAATATCACATTAGGTGAAATTAAAACTGCTGTAGCAAAAAACAGTGCTGGAGAAATTGTGTACGAAGTAGTATACAGTGAAGTTATAGACAATTTAGTTAATCCTGCAGGTACAAGTGTGAGTCAAGAGATTGTCTGGCCGCGTGATATTGATTTAAATTTAGGTCCATGGTATACAAGTATAACTGACATTTATACAAGTTATGCGAATGTATTAGGACAAGAGTACTATACTAGTTTGAGTTCAGGTACCGCTAGATATCTATACCCAAACAGTTTATTCAATATGCGTAATCGGGTAGCACAAGTATTGGGTCAAGAGTTTGACAGCAGATTATTACCATTGTGGATGACAAGCCAGCAAAGTAATGGTAGCACATTGGGTTACACACAAGCTTGGGTAATTGCATATACAAAACCAGGATATGCTGAAACTATTAAGAACAATATTAATACACTTTGGGTAGACCAATTTGGTAATAATTATAGACTAAATCAAATTAATTTCAACATCGATAGATTTACTGTAGACAAGAGTGCAACATATAACTATGATACAAACACTCAACCAGCATCTTGGACTGGATTACCTAGCGGTACACCTGTCCCCTCTCCATTGGATAGTAAAGATTTCTATGTGTTATTCCCGAGACAAACAATTTTACCCGACGAGTCTCAGTAATACTAAATATATGACGGAACATTAAAAATATGACAAGCGCAATAAACACAAACGGAATTAATGTAAACTATCCAGTACCCGGAGTTAATAATAACTCACAGGGTTTTAGAGATAATTTTACTGCCATCAGAACTAACTTAAACACTACTGCTACTGAGATAACAGACTTGCAAAATAAAGTTGTCGTCAAGCAAGCACTAGATGGTACTGTGATTAATAATGATATGGCTAATGCAGTCATTAGCAACGCAGTAACACGCAGTTTTAGGGCAAGTACTTATAATTTGGGTAACGCACTAAGTGGTACCGTATTAGTAGATGTATCATTGGGTGATGTACAATACGGAACTATTGCTGGTAATACGATATTATCATTCGGTGGCTGGGCACCTAGTGGCACACAAAGTTCACTTGAACTAGTATTAGGATTTTCCAATGCACAAGCAGTAGTTAGTTTCCCCACTACCGTAATAAACAACGCAGATTATGGTTCTACTACTATCGAGAATTATAGTTCTGGTGGAAGCTTTTTAACAGTAACTGTACCATACGGAGTCACACAACTAGGTTTTGATTTGTCCACTCTTGATTGCGGTAATTCAATTTATATTGCACCAACAAATCGTCCTAGACAATCAACACAGATATTCAATCGCACACCTCCGCCAACAGGCCAGCAAGGTGATGTTCAAGGTGCGTTCGCTATTGATCCATTACAAACAGCACAACCAACAACTTGTACTGCGACTGAAGGTACGTTTGAAATAATTACATGTAATAGTACCGCAGGTTTCTACTTAGATATGCCTATTGTATTTACTGGAAACGTGTTCGGTGGTATTACTGCTGGTACAACATATTATGTTAGAGTTATACCTTCAAGTACTACGTTTACTATATCTGCGTCTCCGGGTACTGTTTCAGGACCTAGTGCCGCAGTAAATTTAAGCACCGCATCAGGTACAATGATTGCATCGCCGGTGCAATATCTATATGCTTCTACAGGTAATTACAATGGTAACATTGTTAGTAAGACAGCAACTAGTACTACAGCTTCTTCAAATACACAAGCTGTAACATCAGTTGCGTCAACTGGTAATTTAATAACAGTTACTAGTACAGCAAATTATGCATTGAATGATCCTATTGTATTTTCTGGCACAACGGGCGCACAGAATTCATTCATAACTTTCAACTTAGCAAACACTATTCAAATTAGTAGTGTCGCTGACTTTACAGTAGGTATGCCTGTCACATTTTTAGGCACTATTTGGGAAGGAAACTTAAATCAGGGAAATACTTTCTATGTGAATACTGTTCAACCTACAGTAACTGCAGGATTGATACAAATACAAGGTCAATACACAATTGCAACGGCTGGAACAACTAACTTCACATTATTGGGAGCCGCAAACAATAACGTAGGTACTTCGTTCACTGCTACCGCAAACGGATTATACACGTCAGGTAATTTTGTTATAGGACAACCATATACTATTGCTACTTCGGGTACTACTAACTTTGTAGCGTTAGGGTCAGCAAGTAATACTGCAGGCACCACATTTACGGCTACAGGTACAGGTTTAGTTAGCTCTGGTAGTTTTGTGGTAGGTGCAAGCTATACTATTGTTACTCCCGGCACAACAGATTTTACGTTATTAGGAGCCTCAAATAGTTTAGCAAATACAACATTTACGGCTACTGGAAACGGATTAATAACTGCAGGTAGTTTTGTGACTACAAAATCATATACTATTGTTAGTGCAGGGTCAACTAACTTCACATTAATTGGAGCTGCTAATAACAATCCAGGCACTACTTTTGTTGCAACAGGGGCAGGTACTGGTACTGGAACTGCTAATCAAGGAAATGGTACAGCGGCACAAGGAACTGGAACTGCTGTACAAGGAACTGGCACAGCAGTGGCATCTGGTCAATTCACTGTAGCAAGTACTTACGGTGGTGCAAATATTGATTTAGCAGGCAATGTTAGTGGTACGCCAATGGTAGTTAGATATGGCGGCGTAATGTCAACTTATGCTAATGGTAATATTACTAGTAATATTATATCAGGTACTACTTACTATGTTCAAAGCATTGCGTCAGGTACTACACTCACTATCTCTGCTACACCAGATGGTGCACCAATTCAATTGTTTAATGCTACTGGTCCAGCGTCAGGTCCTCAGTCTATGAATGCCACTGTGACAACAAATTTTACCATTACTGTCAACAATACTAATTCGTTAGTAGTGAATGATGCTATCATCTTTACTGGAAACGTATTTGGTAATATAACTGCAAATGTTCCATACTATATAAGTAGCATTGACACTGGAAATTCACAAATAACGATATCAAGTACACGTTACAATGGTATTGCTGGACAAATTAAACCTTTAACTACAGCTAGTGGTTCTATGACTGCAAACAGCATTCAGGGAACTAATATTTGGAAAAGATTACCACTCAACAGTTGGTAAATAAATACATTGGATGGAACATCCTTTTATTAACGATTTATCTGATAAGTCACTTGAAGATTTGCAAAATGCTATCAGTGACTTAATGGGTAAACTCAACTTTGCACATAGAACCGGCAACGGAGCACTCATTCATCAACTCTATATGGTTATTGATAGCTATAAGAAAGAGTATAACAAAAAGATGGATGAGTTAATTGCCAAACAAAATATGAGCAACAAAATTAACATTCAAAAAGACTAACATGGCAACTAGAATCCAACGTGACTTCACATTCCAAGCAGGCGTATATTTTCAAGAACAATTTTATATGAACGTATATGACATGACATTATCAATGTCAGTTGAAACAGATAATTTATATGAACAAAATATTGCTATTAATAGAATCAAATGTTTTTTGGCTGAATGTTTAGAGAACAGCATATTTGTACAAGATAGTGAGAAAAAGGTCATTGACAAATATCGTGCGGCCGATCTGAAAGTATCATCACTACCAGAAGAACCATATGATCAAATTATATGTTTGGCATTGATATGCAAATTAAATGCAATTCTTGAAGGTAGATTAGTTGTCGATGAAATTGAATTTGGATCAGAATTAAGTGACGAAGTTAGATTCACACACTATATTGATGACTCAATTGGACCTTTTGAAAAAGAAGGCTGGTGGCGTGATTCAGGTACATCTATAAATGACTTCAACAAACTTAATAAAAAAGACAAAATTGTTAAGCTAGTAAAGAATGGGAATAGTGATTGGGCCGAATTTGGTTTATTGTGGAAAGATAAATCAAAAAAGGACACACCCGAAATTATCTTTACCACAGATATTGACAAGTAACAATTTACATGTCATAATGTACAAATGAAGACTGATTTGTACGGGCAACTTATTTTCACAGAACAAGACCTATGTGATTTATATATGTGCGATCCCACACGCACAATGAAGAATACCCTTGTGGAAACAGCAATAGAATTCAACGGATTCTTATCACTAGAAAACCTACCCGAACTTAAAACATACCAATCACCTAACTTGTCTATTGAGGACTTTGACCAAATCAATCAAGACAAATGGTTAATGCCCAAAGAATATTATGACTTAGATATTGCTAAATGGGTACTAGATCAATGCCAGGGTGAAGCTGAACTACAACGTGCAGGTGATGAACTATTAAAATTTCATGATCGGGGAATATTTACTTTATTAAAGTATCTAAAATATCTAGTAGATACTATGCGCAAACATAATATAGTTTGGGGAGTAGGAAGAGGATCAAGCGTAGCAAGTTTTGTATTGTTTTTGATCGGTATTCATCGTATAAATAGTTTGTACTATGGTCTTTCCATAGATGAATTTTTAAAGGATTAAATAATGGCTAAATTTAGAACAGCAATGGGAAAAGTAGTTGACATGGCTGCATTGCAGTCACGTAATGAAAAAGTAAGAGCAGTTGGTAACATGAAAGTAAACGCCCGCGGTGATACAATCGATGGTTACGGGAGAGTTATCAAACCTGTTACTACCAAAGTAAACGAAGCATATGCTAACACAGTAGGCAACAGATCATCCCACCAACTCAGATCAAAAAATAAACCAGAACCGGATAAGCCTAAAATTGATATCAGTGAATTGACCGAAATAGAAAAAGAATTAGAAGCATCATTTGAAGAAGATGCCGAAATCGAAGAAATCAAAGCACAAGAAACCAAAACAAAATCTACAAAAAAATAATGAGCAAACCAGCATTTTCACCAACAAAAGTTAATAAATTAACATATTTTAAGGATCATATCATTGTAAGTGATATGAAGTTTGAGGAACGTATCACTCAAGGTGGTATTATCTTAATGGACGATGACAAGAAAAGTTCTGGCATCCGTCCCCGTTGGGCAAAGATATATGGACTAGGTCCTGATGTAAAAGATCCTGACTTACAAATCGGTAAGTATATTCTTATCAGTCATGGACGTTGGACACGCGGTATTACAGTTGAAACGCCAGTGGGTAAAGTCACGTTGCGCAAAGTAGATCCTAATGATATACTACTTGTATCGGACGAACCGATGGAAGATGAAACAATGAGTGATAAGGTATATTAATGAAATGGTTTTATAGATGGTTGGATAATAAAATTCAAAATTCTCGATATGAGGAAGATGATGGACCTGCAACACTGAACAGTGTTCGCCCTAAAAGTCGTAGAGGAATAACAACAGTAAGAGAAAGTGATGACTTTGCAAGCGAGCCAATACAATTTAGAATGTATAAGGCAGCAGGTGGCTGGGCAATTGAGTTTAGACAATATGATAACAGAAATGATAGAATAGATACATCATTATATGTTGTCAGTGATGAAGAAGAACTTGGTAAACATATTTCACAAATTATTACTATGGAAGCGTTAAGGCGATGAAGAATCAACTCTGGGTAGAAAAGTATCGTCCAGAAACAGTAGCAGACTATGTGTTTGTTGACGATAGGCAAAAGCAACAAGTAGAGGGTTGGATTAAGGATGAGTCTATCCCACACTTGCTATTATCAGGTGATCCGGGTACTGGTAAAACAACTCTTGCAAAAATACTAATTCATGAACTTGGTGTTGAAGAATATGATGTGCTAGAAATCAATGCTTCACGTGAGAATAGCGTTGACGTTGTTCGTAACAAGATTGTTAACTTTGTACAAACAATGCCCTTTGGTAACTTCAAAATTGTATTACTTGACGAAGCTGATTACTTGACACCAGCAGGTCAGGCTGCATTGCGTAATGATATGGAAGCATATCACATGACTGCACGATTCATCTTAACTTGTAACTATCAGCATAGAATCATTCCTGCATTGAAGTCACGATGCCATGAATTTCATATTACAAAAACAGATAAAACAGAGTTCACTGCGAGAGCGGCAACTGTGTTGGTAAATCAAAATGTTGATTTTGATTTAGATGTATTGGATAATTATGTACGTGCTACATATCCAGACTTGCGTAAGTGTTTGAATCAATTGCAAGTTAATAGTAGCACTGGTAAACTTCTTGCACCACAAAGTGTGGGTTCTGGCGAAGATGAGATATTAGTTGAAGCGGTAAACTTATTCAAGAATGGTAAAATCCTTGAAGGAAGACAACAGTTAATGCAATATCTTGCACTTTATCCTACACGCTTAGAAGATACCTATCGCTGGATGTATGAGAACTTAGATTTATGGGGAAGTACTCCTGAAAAGAGAGATGCTAGTATTATTATCATTCGTAACGGAATGGCTAATCTAAGTCTTGTGGGAATTCCTGAGATTAGTTTGGCAGCAACTTTAGTAGAATTGACAAGTGAATTATGAGATATTTATTAATTACTTTTATGAGAAAGCCCGGGGGGCAGATTGATGAACAAGTTACTATTAGTAAACGTGTTAAAACCAGTGATTTACAAACAGTAAACGTGATCATAGACTACGCCAAAAAAACAGTTGACAAATGTGTCATTGAAGGTAAGGTAGTTGACACTGATTTTGATAGAATGAATGATTACTATAAAAAGATTTATCCTAATCTTATTCAGCAATTAGAAAAAAATTCAACAATCGAAGCCAAAGCAAATGGGGCCTAAGCCCCATTTTTTATGCGTATAACTTAAGCACATGCTCAATGATTTTATGTCGTTGAACATCTTTCAGTTCAAAGTAGCATAATTGCAACCCTGGGATCACCCCCTTCCTCAATCGATTTTGCAAGTCTAGTAGCCCATTGTCGGCTGTTTTTCTATCGGTTTGTTCAATGTCACCGGTAATTACAATCTTACTGTTGACTCCGATCCTAGTCATAATCATTTTGAGTTGACCGGGTGTTGCATTTTGTGCCTCATCTAATACTATCCAACTATTCTTAAAGTTTCTACCTCTACAGAATGCTAGGGGGGCAATTTCTACTATCTGTTCTTCTAGCATATGGGTAATCTCTGCTGTTGTATAATATTCACGTAGTACGTCCAGCAACGGTCTCGTCCATGGTTCCATTTTTTGATTAATGTCTCCTGGTAAGAATCCATGCTTTTCATCATCCACTCCTACAGCAGGTCTAGTCAATATGATTCTATCACACTCCCCTGATCTCATAGCTTTAATTGCAGCCTGCATTGCTAGATAAGTTTTACCCGTACCTGCAGGACCAGTGATTACCACAATATCAGTGGAATCATCAAGTAAGGCCATGATATATTTTTCTTGATTTAGGGATTTTGGAACAAGTTCAACAGGTCTTTTGTTTACCTTATGTTCCCGATGTGCTGAAAAATCTATTGTTTTTGACTCATGTGTGTAAAAAGTTTGTTCAGATTGTCTTTTTGTGTGTGAAAAACGTGTGTCTGGTGTACGTAATGCGCTAGTTTTTCTTTTGCTCAAGTTAATTCTCCTTTGTAGAGCGTGAGTGCTCATAACACTCAGAGATATTTAAGGTGAAATATACCCTATATAGTAGTAGAGTTATTATGTAATGTTTGTGCATAAATATTAGGCTCTGCTTATTATTTTTACAAACTACACAATCGTTTGTAAAATGATAAATACTTTATCATGGATATAAAAACAGCAGACAAATTTTTTCAAGACGTAGACTACGTTAGCATCATTGATACCGTTAAGGGTATTATGACTAGCGATGGTTCTATGGCTACTTTACTTGATTACGAGCGTGTCCTAGACGAAGCAGATGTATATGCTTATAAGAACTGGGAATTAGGCGAACTCGTACAAGGACCAGACGTAAAGAGATATACCGTATCATGTATCTTTATGTGGCCTTACAAACTAATGCCCGACCCTAGAGCTTGTAAAAGATTAGCTTCTATAGGATGCAAAATTAAGTTTAAAAAAACTCACATCAAAGTACCAGTGGAAGTATTAGATTATGAAGATTTTGTTCCGGGCACACGTTATCCTAAGATGGCAAAAAGACACATATGGCTTGTATACATTGAAATGCCTAAGGAATTAATGGATGAAATTCGTGAAGGTTCAATTGATTTAGCCGACCAAACTATTGACTTAGAAGAATTAAGTGACTCATATGAAGAAGACTTAGATCAAGAAGATATCAAAGATGATGAATCTGCGGGAACAGATAATTCATCTGGTACAGGGTTAGGAGCCCCGGCATTAGGCACAACACCGGTAGCATAATATGACAAAGATACTTAATGAAGGTTTAGACTATCACGACTTAGAAGGACAAGTTGATCCAACTGTAACTGTGGATGAGTATGCCGCGCACATGGGCAAAGATAGTGAAATTGTAACGTTGGCCTTTGTAACTCACAGTGAAGCTGCAGGTAATGATTTGGCTGATTGGTTCGAGCGTGGTTATGATTATGTACTTGATGCTGAAGTAAGCGACGGTGAAGTTAGCCCGGGAAAATATTTAGTATTTGTAGAAATGAATCGTAGAAGCACTGTACCTGAAAGAATTATTGAGCTTATTACTGATTTAGAAACGTTAACCGATTTACCACTCAAAGATTGGACAATCACTATTGATGATGAAGAATACGAAACCGATGAATCTATTCTAAAACAAAAAATCACTATAAGTCCGCACGAATATCGTAAAGACAAAGAAAAAGAAGAAGAATTAAATGAGATGCGAGAAATCGCAGGCTTATCAACCAAACCTATTCATCAACAAGATGAGTATATAAGAAAAATAAAATCAATGGCAGGATTATAAGCATGGCAACTATATTACCTAAGAAAGCTGGTTTCGAACAACCAATGGCACTAGATGACGATCATCATGCGGTTTTAGCCGCAGACCCGTCGATACAACAATTCCCTCAGGGTAGTAATTATGGGAGTAACAATGGTTTCAACTCACCATCAAGCGGGTCTTCAGCATTTGGCTCATCTTCAGCAGGAGGATTCGGTTCATCCAGTTCATTTGGTTCATCAGGATCGTTCTCAAGTCCAAACTTCAATCAACAATCAAGTTCAGGATTTGGCAGCACACAAAACGTTAATCAATCAAGTGGAAGTCAACCAGTTCTCACAGGAGCAGCACCAACAAATGCCGCAAGTGGGGCAGATGTATTAGTAGCCAATGACAACACAGATTGGATAAACAAAAAATGGCGTCCTGCAATGGGCTGGTTGTACATGATAACCTGCTTCTTTGATTTTGTAGTATTTCCTATTCTTTGGTCACTATTACAGGCAATGAGCAAAGGTACTGTCACAAGTCAATGGCAACCACTAACATTACAAGGTGCTGGTCTTTACCACATAGCTATGGGTGCAGTTCTTGGTATCGCCGCATATGGTCGTACTAAAGAAAAGATTGAGGGTAAGTCATAATTTGACAACTAACACACAAAGTGTTATAATCATTGCATGAACCATTATCAGACATTGGGGGTAGCTAAAAATGCTACCCCTGATGAAATCAAAAAAGCATATCGCAAATTAGCAAGTCAACATCACCCTGATAAAGGTGGAGACACCTCGACATTTCAAAAAATAGAAGAAGCATATCGTATTCTTTCTGACCCAAATCAACGTCAACAATACGACAACCCTCAATCACAATTTCAAGGGTTCGGTGGTGATCCAAACTTTAACGGAGTTAATCTAGGGGACTTGTTCGCACAGATGTTTGGTCATGCAGGGCATCCTCAACACAGGCCACAGCAACCCCATGTGTTTAGAACAGTGATACACATAACATTAGAACAAGCTTTTAATGGAGATACCCAAAATGTAAGACTACAAACTCCAATGGGTACTCATGCAATAAATGTCAGTGTTCCCAAAGGTATACAGGATGGTGGACAAGTTCGGTATGAAAAGGTCATTGATGGAGCATCATTGATGGTTGAATTCAGGATTCAACCGCATTTGAAATATGATAGAAAGCTTAATGATTTATATGCCAATCATTCTATTTCGGTATTGGATTTGATTGTAGGTACTACTTTCGAATTTACTACATTATCTGGAAAAACCCTAGAGGTAAAAGTACCACCAAAAACGCAACCATTTATGCAATTAAAAATAGCAGGTCAAGGAATGCCTATTAATGGTACTACACAGTATGGAGACCAAATAATATTGCTAAAACCCTTCGTACCTGATATTATCAATACTGAAATAACTGAAAGCATTTTGCGTTCTAAACTATAATAAATATTTTTTTTACAAGGAAACAGCGTGAACAATTCACCCGAAATCGAAAGCATCATTGAAGAAGCCATTATTCAGGCAAAAGAGCGCAGACACCAGTATGTAACTATAGAGCATCTGTTACTGTCATTAATTACACATACTCCTTTCAAAAAATGTTTGGATGGTTTTGGTGCAGATACTGAAAATTTAATTAAAGAAGTTGGTGCTTACCTAGATAGTCTACATGCAATTGTAGACAAAACATCTGAGGAAGTTCAACCAAGAAAAACTAATTCACTTGAGCGCACAATGAATCGTAGCGTTACTCAGGTGTTGTTTACTGGGCGTAGACAAGTTACTACTATAGACCTGTATCTAAGTATTTCAAGCGAAGGTAATAGCCACGCACATTACTATTTGCTAAAATATGGAATTAACAAATCTGAATTTGTTCAGCATTGGCAAAGACATTATAAGGGTGCAGAATTCACTGCTAAGTTATCTGATAGCCAAGCTGACGAAATCCTCGAAGAATATACAACAAACTTAACACAACTTGCACGACAGGGCAAACTAGAACCGTTGATCGGTCGTAGTGTTGAAATTGATGACATTGTTAATGTATTGGCTAAACGATTTAAGAGTAACGTATTGATGGTTGGTGATCCGGGCGTTGGTAAAACTGCTATTGCAGAAGGTATCGCACAAAAGATTGTCAATGCAGATGTACCTGAATTCTTAAATGACCATGAAGTCTATAGTCTTGAAGTAGGTGCTCTACTTGCAGGATCAAAATATCGCGGCGACTTTGAAGAAAAAGTAAAACAAGTCATTGATGCATTGAATACCAAGAAGAAAGCTATCCTATTCATTGATGAAGCTCACACTATGCAGGGTGCAGGCTCTAGTAATACTGGTGGACCTGACTTTGCAAATATGATTAAGCCTGCAATTACTAAAGGTACATTGAAAGTTATCGCAAGTACAACTTGGGAAGAATTCTATGAGTCTTTTGAAAAGGATCGTGCATTGATGCGTAGATTCTATAAAATCTCTATTGATGAACCATCAAATGAAACTACTCAAAGAATCCTTAAAGGCTTGAGCACACGTTTAAATGACTTCCATGACGTTAACATCACTGACGAAGCTATTGCATCTGCTGTAGAAAACGCTGCCCGTTACATTCACGATAGAAAGAATCCTGATAAGAGTATTGATTTACTTGATGCAGCTTGTGCAAAGCAACGTGTTGCTGGTAATAAAGGAATAGACATTACTAAAGATTTGATCCATGAACAAGTAGAAAGATACACTGGTGTACCTGCTGACAAACTCAATGGTGATAATTTTTCTCGCATTAATGACCTTGAGTTGAACATCAAGGGGAAATTATATGGTCAAGATGAAACAATTGAACAAGTTCTTGAAAGAGTATATGTAAGTTTTGCTGGGATTGGCAATGATAATAAGCCAACTGCTAGCTTTATCTTCTTGGGCCCAACAGGTACAGGTAAAACAGAATTGGCTAAGTTGTTGAGTAAGAACCTTGACATGCCATTGCTCAAGTACGACATGTCAGAATACGGTGAAAAGCATTCGGTGTCTAGCTTGATCGGTCCACCCCCTGGTTATGTTGGCTTCGGAGACAGTCAAGTTGGCGGTGGTAGATTGATTAGCGATTTGAGCAAGAATCCTCACAGTATCTTGTTGTTTGACGAAGTTGAAAAAGCACACCCTGATATCTTTAACATCTTCTTGCAAATGCTTGATGAAGGTCGCATTACAGGATCTAACGGAAAAGAAGTTAACTGTAAAAATACTATCATTATTATGACTAGTAATTTAGGTTCCAGTGATAGCGAAAGAAACAATATTGGTTTTGGTAATCAAGAAAAAACAGGTGAAGATGATAAAGCAATTAAAGAATTCTTCAAACCTGAATTCAGAAACCGTGTTGATTTAATTTGTAAATTCAAGAAACTTGATTTGTTGGCTATTAAAAAGATTGTAGTCAAGTTCACTGAGGAACTTAAGAAAACACTGATGGACAAACATAATATTAGTTTGAACCTTACTGAGCCGGTAATAGAATACCTAGCTGAGAATGGTTATGATAATAAAATGGGAGCACGTCCACTTGCTCGTAAAATTGATGAAATGATTCGAGTTCCTATCTCAAAGAAGATTCTTTTCGAACGCATAAAAAATGCAACTATCAATGTTACATTAGTAGACGATAAAATCGAGTTTAATTCGGTGCAAAAGCAAACAGCGAGAGTAGGCGAAGATGGGATTATTGAAATCAGTTGATAATGTTCCCGGTATTGATTACTATGAATATCGGGACGAAGATTATTATAACAAGTACACTTTCAGAGTTCGTTTTACACTACCGGGAGCACGATACACCTGGTATTGTAAAACCCCTGAAGACCTTGATAAACGTATTTCTTATTCTAATATTCGTCCTCAGGATAGAAATGTTGTGCTTACTAAACAGCAAATCATCAAAAATTTTATTGCATGGAGAAACTTAAGGCGTAGGGAAAAAACTGCTACTATTCGTGTAGAACATAATACAGTAGCTGTTTTCAGCAATGATTTGCAAATGCTTAAGGATCTTGAAAAAATTGATCCTACATTAGAGTATGATTATACTCAGGTTCAGAAAGCAGAATATTCTGGTACAAAACATTTTGTCAATGAACCTAAATATAAGTTTAGAATTTATTTGAAATCTAGGCGAGTAACTACTGATTTTGCTAAAGATTTATTGGATTTAATTAACAGAACTCCTGCATTATATCCTAGTGATGCTCTTAAAATTTGGTTGAAGGCAGCATCTAAACAAGGAAGTCAATCCAATTGGCGGTATCGTTACTGTAGTTCTAGTTATTCTATCAACTATAATGACGAGTCTACTCTGAGTTATCTAGCATTAATGCATGGTGATATGCTTGGAAAACGTTATAAATTAGAAAAGCGTCCCGATCCTATCTAAAATGATAAATGCTGATAAATAAGTGTGAGTCGCGGCGCTACCAACGCCCACTCACTCTAATGCTACAAGGAGCAATCAGCATGAATATTTATAACAAATCTAATCCTCCCTCAGGATTCTACGTATATGCCTACATAAGAGAAGATGGTACACCATACTATATCGGTAAAGGTATAGGTGATAGAGCATGGTATAAGTCGCCCACTGAAATAGGCAAGCCTGCGGACCACAGCCGAATTATAATTATTGAGCAAAATCTTACTGAGTTAGGGTCATTAGCCATAGAACGCCAATTAATACGATGGTATGGACGTAAAGATTTGGATACAGGAATACTACGAAATCTAACTGACGGTGGTGATGGAACTAGTGGGAACAAAAGAAGTGTTGAAACAATAGAAAAAATGAGAAGATCAATGCTTGGAAAAAATACCGGACCCCAATCATTGGAACATAAAACTAATGCCGCAAATGCCAGACGAGGTGTAAAACAAAGCCAAAAACACATCCAAGCGAGGGTCAATGCTTGTAAAGGTAAACCCAGATCAGATGAAGTAAAGCTAAAAATTAGTATGAGTAAGACCGGTGTAAAAAGAAGCCAAACTATGAAATAATTAGATAAATACATTATCTAAGGAAATAAAATGGCTAAAATCATTTCAGAAAATATAGTAATAACATTCAGTAAAATCGTCAAAGATAGCGAAGAAGGTAGTTCTGTCGCTTCCGCCGACGTTCAGGCAGCTTTAGAACAAGTAGCACAAGAATTAGTAGGTGATACAGTAGTTGTTGAGGTTGTTAAAGCATGAGCCAAACTACAACATTAATACTATTGCCACAGACCACATATGATGGTGGTTCAAACAGTAATGTATATACAGTTACTGGTAATAGTCAGCCGGCTGCCGCATATTACTTAGGTAATAAAGGTTTGCAAACTGTTAATATTAATTTAACAGAAGTTACTGGTAACATTGAGATTGAAGCAAGTTTAGCAACTACGCCTAGCAATAGTGATTGGTTTAAGGTATATGAATTAGTAGCCAATGTAAATGCTCCTGCAAACTCTGCTCCTTTGATTGCAAGCAATGCAAGTATATATACCAATATAGAAGGCAATTTTGTTTATATAAGAGCAAAAGTTAAAGATTTTGGTCATGGTATTGTTAATTTTGTAAAGTTAAGTTATTAAGAGGAAAATAAAATGAGTCCGGATCTTTTTAGAAAATATATAGATATTATAAATGAAAATGCAGTAGACATTACTCAAATTGCTAGTCAGTTAAAATTCTTACCAACAAAAAAGCAACCAAAGCAATATAAATTTGTTAAAGATGGGGTTCCTGGTAAAATGCCAGCAATGACTTATACTGTTTCAGCACAAGAACAACCTGTAGTTACTATTACTAGTGATGGTAAAGAAACACAGAACGTTGCGGCTACAAACGATATTATTATGTCAGGGCCTAGTAGAGAAAATTATGTAGTTAAGGGTGCTAAATTTCCTAAACTATATGATGGTAATATGGGTGGTGTAGTCATTCCGGAACAAAGTCCTCGACTGGTAGCATTGTATACGGGTCAACAACCTATTACGTTTACTGCTCCTTGGGGAGAAAGTATGATAATGAAGCCAGGTGATTATTTAGTTAAAGACGGGGATGCTGGTTATTATCGTGTAGCAAAAGCTGAATACGAACAAACCTACAATCCTCCGGGAAAATAAAATGAAAAAGATTGTCATTATGCCGGGAGGCTTTCATCCTTTTCATGCAGGACATATGGCATTATACAATTCTGCTAAAAAAGCATTTCCTGATGCGGATGTGTATGTTGCTGCCTCTGATTATCAAAAAGATCGTCCATTCCCCTTTGCACTAAAAGAAAAATTAGCAAGGATCGCTGGGGTAGACGCTGGTCATTTTGTGCAAGTTAAAAGTCCATTTGAAGCAAGTGAAATAACTAGTAAATATGACCCTGATAATACTGTATTGATTTTTGTAAAAAGTCAAAAGAATGCTAAGAATGGTCCTGATCCTGAAGGTCCGTTTCCCGCAGAAGTTGATCCTACTACGGGTAAATTACCGCTAGTTACTAGAGGTCCTAGGAAAGGACAACCGGTAAGTAATAGATTGCAGTATTACAAAGGTAATGAAGATAACTTGCAGCCTATGAGTAAACACTCATATTTGGCTTATCTGCCTACAGTTGAGTTTGGACCTGGAATTACCAGTGCTAGTCAGATTCGTAAAGCATGGCCTACATTAAATGACAAACGCAAGACAGCAATGGTCATGAGTTTATATCCAGCTGCTCAAAAGAATCAAAAACTTGCCGCTAACATCGTTGCTATGCTAGATCAGGTAATGGGTGTACAGCAAGATGTGGACGAGGCTAAGAAAAAGAGAAAGAAAAAATCTTCAAGATCAATGGGGGGCTATTTCTTCCCCGGCTATGCCTATTACGGTGGTAGCGGTGAATACGGAGATGGCGGAGGCGGTGGAGAAAGTGTGGAAGAAGGCTCTCAGTCAAAGGATGAGCTAATATGGACATTGAACAATTTTGACTATTACACTGACAACGGTAGTATTTATGTAAATGATAACGGTGATAAGATTGCTCGTATCGGTTCTAATTGGAAACATCAAAGTGGTAAGATGGGTAGTGGAGCAGAAGAATTGAGTGCTTTTTTGAGTTCACTGCAAGAGGTGAACGAAGGCTTTGGAATCAACTATCCAGGCACATACGAACAAGAAAACAATATGTTCAAAGGTCAAGGCCAAAGACGTGTCGGAGACTTGACTAATGAAACTAGTTTGTCCGAAAGCTTGGATTATCTAGAAGAAAAATAATTTGACCCCTCTTAATTAGTGTAAATATTTACATCATTTAAGAGGACCAAATGGCAACTAAAAAAACAACCACTAAAGCAACTAAAGCTACTACAGAAAAAACAGTACCAGTAGAAAAGGTACAGGAGATTGCGCAACAGGCAGCACAAAATACACCTGAAGCACCTGCTGCAGGAACAGTTCAAGTTAATGTAGATTTTTTGCGCACTACTAAAGTACACATAGCAATGCCATGTTATGGCGGTATGCTAACAGAATCAACATTCATGAGTTTCATCAAGTGGGCAAACACAGCCCGTCAGCTTGGTATCGATTGGACGTTAGAAACAATGGTCAATGAGTCATTGATTAGTCGTGCTCGTAACACACTAACTGCAAAGTTCTTGGACATGAAAGACGCAACTCACTTGTTCTTTGTTGACGCAGACATTGGATGGGAGCCATGGCACTTGTTAGTATTATTGAATCGTGATGTTGATGTTATCGGTGGACTATACCCAATGAAAACTATGCCCATCAAGTGGGTAGTTAACGGCTTTGAAGGTGCAGAAGAAGGACCAGATGGTCTACAAGAAGTATCTAAAGCAGGTACAGGTTTCTTGTTGATGAAGAAGCATGTATTTGAAAAGATGAATAGTCATCCTGCAGTTAAGCAGTATAAGAACGACATTGGATTAGATCCAAAGTATGACCAACACTTGAAGACTTACTTTGATACAGCAGTTCGCCAGAATCGTTACTACAGTGAAGATTGGACATTCTGTGAAAACTGGCGTGACATGGGCGGTAAGATTTGGGTTGATAAACGTGTATTGTTGCGTCACTCAGGATCATATGTATTCTGCCAAGAAAATCAGCAGTACTTGATTGACAACATTGGACCAATGTATGTTAGAGAACAAGAAGCTAAGGCAGCGGCCGCTGCTCAAATCACACCCGGACCAGACGGTAATGTGACATTGAAAGTCTCTTAAAAACAAGGCCCCGAAAGGGGCTTTTTTAATGGCTATACTAAATACACTAAAGGGAGATCAACTATGTCCTGGTTCAAGCACAAGCCCCCAAAATATCCTCCATACAGAGAACCCGTCAAAGAACAAATTCCACAAAACAATCAGCCTAGTAAGTAAGTATTGATAAATACTTAATGAACCTAAAAGAGCTAAATTCCTTCAAAATATCCGACGCCGTCACTTTCCATGACAAACTCAACCACAAGTTGTGGAATGGTACTAAGTTACGCCCAGAAGTCAAACAACAACTAGAAGCAATTGCAGATGATTTTCTGCAAGAGATGGGAATCCATGAGTTAGATGTGAGAGATATTACTATTTCAGGAAGTAATGCTGCATATAGTTATACCGATCATAGTGATTTGGATTTGCATATATTAGTGAATGTAAATGATTTGCCTAGTAGTGATGTATATAAAGAATTGTTTCAAGCAAAAAAGACAATATATAATGATACACACAACATAACCATACGCAAAGTTCCGGTTGAATTATATGTACAAGACGCAAGTGAACCAGTTGTAAGTTTGGGGGAGTACAGCATAAAAAATGATAGCTGGATTAAGATTCCTACAAAGCGTAGAAGCAACTTTGATCAAAATGCCACCAAAGCAAAATATAATAAGTTATTAGATATTGTTGAACGAGCAATAGAATCAAACAATTTAAACAAAATTCAAAAAGTATTAAAGAAGATTAAACAATATCGTCAAGCTGGTTTAGATAAAGGTGGCGAATTTGGTCCTGAGAATCTAGCATATAAAGCACTACGTAGTCAGGGCTATATTACTAAACTGTACGATTTGCGTGATAAACTACACAGCAATCGTTTAAGCATTGAAGGTATGTATTCTAATATGGATGAAGATTATGATCCCAATGGTCCTCCTCCTGGCCCTGAGTTCAAGCCTACAATGCCAGCTGGTACTGTCAAAGTAGATGTAAGTGATGTATATGACTGGTACAAGTTAGGTCAACATATTAGTAATATGAAAGGTCTAGGCAAACACGATTTTGGTAGTGGACCCCCTAGTACTATATTGTCATTTGGTGACGAAGATACTGAACACAAATATATTGACGCATTACAGAAAACGGGCTTAACAACTACTGATATTGATCCAGTCGATCCTAAACAACCTAAAGGTATGAAGCGCCAGAAAGTTGACCCTACATACAATGTTAACGAAACATTTAATAAACCTTATTCAATAACATGGGAAAAAAGTGAGTACGGCGATTACGATGCTCTGGCCACACTAGAAGATGGCACACACCTAAGCATAATGTTTGAGCACACTACTCCCTACGAAGTTGCTGTTTCTTTTTGGAGAAACAACAGTCAAGAAGTCACAGGCGAAGGTGATGCACAACGAGTATTTGCTACAGTATTGTCTGCTATTCAACAGTTTTTAAAACAAGAGCAGCCGGCAAATATAACTTTCTCAGCAGTGAAAGCAGATGATCCATCGGGCAGCAGATCCAAGCTTTACGACAAACTAGTTCAGCGTTATGCTAGCGCATGGGGATATCAGTCTCGCAGTTTTGACCATGATGACAAAGTAGAATTTGAATTATCTAAAATAAACAAGAATGTAAAAGAAGATGAAACAATGCAATATGCGGCTGAAAAAACACCGCCAACAAATACATACGGTGGTTTAAGAGATAACCAATATCGAGGCAGTATCTCAGAAGCCTCAGGATACATTCCTAGCGAAAAAGAGAAAAATGACCCGCGTTTTAAGACGGCATTAACAGTAGATGTTAAGCCAGATAGTATAAAAAAGAACGCAAAAGCTTTTAGCTGGCTCACAGATAGAGCGGGCATTCCACCAACATTAAAAGCTAGCGGCAAATTCTGATTGAGTAGTATTTTGATAAATACTATATCAAACGGAATTCATTATGAAAATCACACAAATCATCAGCGAAACTACTGCGGGCTGTGTTGCTACAGTAGCAATGCCAATGGGCGAAACACAAAAGCGTCCTAAAGTTTCAGGACTAGAGCCAGCGGACAAAGTAATGTTCGGTAAGTCAAAGAAAAAAGGACCCTATGGAAACAGCCTTAGCGAGGGCAAAATGAAAGACTTGTCTATGGATTTACGAGCAAGCAAAGATGGTTTATCTGATATCGACTTTAAAAAGAAGTATGGAAAGACCAAAGAAGAAATGCGTAAATTAATGCAAGATGCACGTAAAGAACAAAAAGTTAATGAAGATGAACTAAGCGAACAGGATCTAATACTAGTTCCCGGTCAAGGTCGTAAAATGAAAACTGGTTTCGTGCCACATGGTAAAAGTCGTCTTGACCATGAAGTTGAGATGGCTCGTAGTGATTTATTCAGTGCCGCACAAAATGCTCAAAAAGTCTATTCGATGATTAAACACACAAGTGAGGAAGAGGGTCTTGAAGGCTGGGTACAAGAAAAGATTATCAAAGCCAATGATTACTTAAACACTATCCGTGAATACTTAGAAGGTAAGCAAGTGCAAGGTATGGCGGAAGACATGACACGCAGAGGATTCTTGCGCGGTCTCGGAGCCGCAGCAGCAGGGGCAGCTGGTATTGGTGCTGCCGGTAATGCTCAAGGTAAAGTGACCTTTGATAAAGACGGTAATCCAATAAAACCACCAGACTGGAAGAACTTTCAGGGTTCAGCACCGGCTCAGGGTGCAAAGCCACTACCTGCAGATAATACTGCATCATCAACTGGTTCTGCTTCAGCCTCTTCTCAGACAGCTAGCGCAGGAAGCTCTCCTAGTTCTGCATCAAGAGCAGCCGCTAATCAAGCCAGTGCCGCGGCAGAAAAGATTAGATATACCAATCCTAAATTTAATCAAGAATACGAGCGAATTGAAAAATTCTATCAACAAACTAAATCAAGCATATTGAATAACAAAAGATACAGTCCTAACCCTGATATTGCTAAACGACAACACGCTGAATTTGTGAAAATGTTGATAGCAGCAGATACTGAATTTGCTCAAAAGACCAATGAGTTGATGAAAGAATACAGCCGCCTAAAAGAACACGGCGTGGCGGAAGGTGCCAAAGTAGATAGAATGATTAAGCACATTACTAAATCTGAAAAGAAATTAGGCAAGAGTAAAGATGAAGCTGAGAACATAGCCTGGGCGACTGCTAATAAACGTGGCATGTTAGACAACAAGAACAAGAAAGCGTGATATGAGCAATATTCTAAAAGGTTTAAATGAAAGGTATTTTAGTCGTGATGATCAAGACCAACAGAATGCCATGGATACACGCCGTAGAAGCGATTTGAGTGGCGAACGAAATGCTGGTCTTAATGAACCAGATGAATTACCTACTATACCTCAACAAAGTCGCAATGGCGTTTATGAATACGATGTACCTACTGGTCAAGAAAAAATAGCACAAGAATTAGGATTACAACTGCATAAAGGTCATTGGTTCTCTCGTGTCCCGGTTCAAAAAGCAAATTTTCAATTTGGTCGTCCTCAATTTCATGAGATTCCAGCAAAAAATGTATATGAAGCAGAACAGGATTACGGTCCTGAGTATCAAGATAAAGTAAAGCGTCTAGGTCAGATGGCTAAACAAGGTGAGCGTAAAACTGTTTGGGATCCTGTCAAGCGTGTGTACAAGACTGTTCCAGTAAATCCAGCTAAACAGCAAGGTGTGGCGGAAGAACAATTAGATGAAAAGTGCTGGGACACTCACAAGCAAGTTGGAATGAAAAACAAGGGCGGCAGAATGGTGCCTAACTGTGTTCCAAAAGAAAGCGTTGGGGAAGAGCAAGATATTACTGAAGAAAAATGTCCACACTGCGGTGGACCAATGTTCAGTGAAATGATTATGAACGAGAAGAAAGATGCTTGCTACTACAAAGTTAAGAGCCGTTATAAAGTATGGCCAAGTGCTTATGCCAGTGGTGCATTAGTTAAGTGTCGTAAGAGTGGAGCAGACAGTTGGGGCGATGGTGGCAAGAAGAATGAAAGTTCTATACTAGAAGGTATTGAACAAGTAGATGAGAACTTACACAAGTGGTTCAAAGAGAAGTGGGTTCGTTTTGGTCCCGATGGTAAGATTCGTGGTGACTGTGCTAGAGGTGATGATAGTGAAGGTAAGCCAAAGTGTTTGCCACAAAGTAAAGCACACAGTCTAGGTAAGAAGGGTCGTGCAAGTGCTGCCTCACGTAAGCGCAGAGAAGATCCTAATCCAGAACGCCACGGTAAAGCAATCAATGTTAACACTAAGAAAAAGTCAAATGAAGGTGTGGCGGAAGGCTCTACTTTTCCTGGCTCACTGAGTGGTCGTGAATGGTCAAAAGTTGGTAGACAAATAAAGTCATCTCAGGGTCGTGATAGCAGTGTTACAAGTCCACATCAACGAAAAGATTGGTACAATCCAAAAGATCCAAGAAGTAGCAAACAGCAAAAATTGGACTATTTAAAATCTATGAAGGCAAAGCAAGGTGTGGCGGAAGACCAACTTGATGAGATTAGTTCTACCACTGCAAAAAATGTATACAACAAGAGAGAACAAGAACACAAAGACCTAATGAACAAGACTTATGGCAATGCTCAAGATCCACAAGTTCGACAAGCTCAACAAAAACTTGCAAAAGCCGCAAAGTCCTATTTCAATCGTGGTGCCAAAAAAGGCGTAGAGGAAAGTTATGATTTGGACGCCTTCTCCGGGGTCAAGTTTCTTAATCCAGAGACAGGTAAAATGGGATCATTCTACTATTGGTCTTCAATGGAAGGTAAGAACGAGGCGTACTCTATGATTACTAATAAAAAATTGGTGCCGGCCCACAATGACGGGACACCAATGACTTGGGATGAATACAAACAGGCTCTAGATGGTGGTAATCAAAGTGTGGCGGAAGAACAACTAGACGAAAAGTGGTCAACGAAATATAAAGACAGTATCAACTGTAGTAATCCTAAAGGATTTAGCCAAAAAGCACATTGTGCTGGTAAACAGAAAAATGAAAGTGCTGTTATGAAAGGTCTTAAATAATGAGAGACTATGATTTTTATTGGAACTTAAAAGGATACCCCAGATGATATTAGCAGACGCATTGAAAACATTACTAGCTACTAGTTATGCATTCGTAATTAAAACTCAAAACTTTCATTGGAATGTTGAAGGGCCAGACTTCCCTCAGTACCATGAATTCTTAGGTAATTTATACGAAGAAGTATATGGTAATGCTATTGACCAAACAGCAGAATTGATTCGTCAATTAGATAGTTATACACCCGGATCTATTAGTAGATTTGCAGAGTTAAGCCAGATACCAGATCAGATTAAAATTCCACGTGCTGAACTAATGATGGCAGAATTGTATGATGATAATCAAAAGATTTTACAAATGTGGAAAGAATCATTTCATATAGCAGAACAAGCTGATGAACAAGGTATAGCTGATTTTATAGCAAGCCGCATTGACGCACATGGCAAACATGGATGGATGTTGCGTAGTATTTTGAAGAAAGCTCGGGCATAAATTTAGAGCAAACCGAACCCACCTTAGGGCCGGTGTCGCTATCGGTTAGAGCGCAAGCTCAGGCGTCAAAGGGGAGGCTGCTGCCCCATATATGAGTTACGCCAGACTCTATATAAAGTGAGCATTTATTTTAGAACATTATGAAAAAAATTATAACAACAATTATGTTAGCACTCGCAACTACTGCATATGCACAAAAGGCTCCTCAGGGTGTAACATATGACGCAAATATATTGAGAGTTAGTGATGGTGACACAATTGTAATCGCAGCTCCATTCTTACCACAACCTTTGAAACCAGAACTAGCTATTCGTATATACGGGGTTGATACTCCTGAAAAAGGATTTAGAGCAAAATGTCCTGCTGAAGATGCTAAAGGACAAGCTGCAAGTAAATTCACAAAAGATGCAGTAGCAGCCGCACAAAAACGCCAAGTAATACTATATGCATGGGATAAGTTTGGTGGGCGAGTATTAGGTGATATATTATTAAATGGACAAAGCCTTCGCACTATGTTGATTCAAAATGGATTTGCACGTGAATATTTTGGTGATGCAAAACAAAGTTGGTGCTAAAAGATAAATATAGTATAAAAGCAACTTTTAATTAAATGAGATTTAACGAAATACTATCAGAATCAGCAGTAAAACAACTAGCAAAAAAATTGCCTAGTTTAGAAAAACACGACTATAATACCATTGATAAACTAATGAAAACAGTAGCTAAACAACATAGTATCACTGGTAAAGCACTGCATGACCTTTTTGTTAAAAAATATAATAAAACTCCCGACGACTGGATTAAAAATAAATTAGATGAGAGCAACGTTGATACAGAATTACAACAGGAAGTTGATAAATTCTGTAAATGGGCATGTAACAAACTATCTATTAAAGACGAACCCCATATTGAGTTGAGTATGGATACTGAAGAAGCGCAAACTAATCATCATACCGGCGGACACATAATGGGTGATGATAAGATTTGGGTGTATGCTAAAAATCGTAATTTAGTAGATATATTACGCACAGTATTTCACGAATTGGTTCATGTTCGTCAGGGCGAACTAGATATGATTAATCCGGGTGATAGTTATCCGGGCAGTCCAATTGAGGTGATGGCTGACGCCTTGGCTGGTAAATATATCAAAATTTATGGTGAAAAGAACCATCATATCTTTCAATAATAAACGATCTATGCTATAATGCATAGATGATTAAACTCACTGTTCCCCTACCCAAACAAATCACAGTCGCATGTAGCGGTGGCGTAGATAGTATGGCAGTCGTTGACTTTCTTAAACGAAAGCACGAAGTAACGATTGCATATTTTAATCATAGAACAGAACATGGTGAAAAAGCTGCCGAGTTTGTTTCTAGGTATTGCAGTGACAATAATATTGTTATGTTATATGGGTCACCTCGAAGAATGCGTGGTTCAAAAGAATCAATAGAAGAATACTGGCGTAGAGAACGCTATACTTTCCTTGAGGAATTGGGCCCAGTCATTACATGTCATCACTTAGACGATTGTGTTGAAACATATATTTGGTCAAGTTTACATGGCACACCCAAAGTTATTCCATTAACTCGCAACAACATATTACGCCCATTTTTAACTACTCGCAAAAGTGAATTTATTCGTTGGTGTGAGCAACATAATGTTCCCTGGATCGAAGATGATTCAAACAAGAACACCAAATACACAAGAAATTATATTCGCAATGAAATGATGCCACATGTACTGAAAGTAAATCCGGGCATTCATACTTTGGTCAAAAAGATTGTAGAAGGTAAACAAAATACTTGACTTTTCTACGCAGTACAAGTACACTAACTAATTATTTAAGGAGAACCTATGTCAGATTACAACAGAACCTTTAATGGTGACGCAAAAATTAAACTAACACAATTAGTCAATGAGGGTATGACAATCCTACATGAGATTGACACATTAAATGGTGGATTAAACGATACTATTAAAGCGGTTGCAGAAGAACTTGAAATCAAGGCTTCTACACTAAAGAAAGCAATTAAGATTGCACATAAAGCAAGTTTGGGTCAAACTAACAAAGACCACGATGAACTCAACACTATCTTGGAAACAGTCGGCAAAACTCTATGAGTTATGTTGATGCTATTCACAGTAGGGATGAAGACCGTATCTACGTTGTAGAACGGGACACTAACGGCAAGCGTCAATACAAAGAATATCCTACTAACTACGTATTATACTACCCTGACCCTAAGGGTAAACATCGTAGCATCTATGGTGAACCAGTTAGTCGTTTCAGTACACGCAAACGACAAGAGTTTGAAAAAGAAAAGCGTATTCATTCTGGCAAGAAATTGTATGAGAGTGATATCAACGTAGTCTTTCGTTGCCTAAGCGAAAACTATCTTAAAGTCGATGCACCTAAACTTCACACTTGTTTCTTTGACATTGAAGTAGACTTTGATCCTGATAAAGGATTCAGTCCTACTAGCGATCCGTTCAATCCTGTTACAGCTATCAGTTGTTATTTAGATTGGCTTGATCAGTGTGTTACTCTAGTCATTGCTCCCAAGCATATGACACCAGAGACTGCCAATGAGATTGTAAATGAATTTGAAAACACAATGCTTTTCAAAACTGAGAAGGAAATGTTTGACGTTTTCTTTCAACTCATTGAAGATGCTGATGTATTGACTGGCTGGAACTCAGAGGGCTATGATATTCCCTATATGGTCAATCGTGTTACTAGAGTAATGAGTAAGGATGACACACGCAAGTTCTGCTTGATGGGTCAACTACCTAAAGCTAGAGAATACGAACGATTTGGTAAGAGTGAAACAACTTATGACTTAGTAGGTCGTATTCACTTGGACTATCTACAATTGTACAAAAAGTATAACTATGAATCACGCCACAGTTATAAACTAGATTCTATCGGCGAGATGGAAGTTGGTGAAAACAAAACACAATATGAAGGTACTCTTGACCAGTTGTATAACAAAGACTTTAAAAAGTTCATTGAATACAACAGACAAGATACTATGTTGTTGGTAAAGATTCATAACAAACTTAAGTTTTTAGAATTAGCTAATCAACTTGCACATGAGAACACAGTACTGCTCCCAACAGTTATGGGTTCAGTGGCAATGATTGAGATGGCAATTTTTAATGAGGCTCACGAACGTGGGTTAGTTGTTCCAGATAAAAAACGAAAGGTTGAAAATGAAGAAGAAGTCCAGCAGGCAGCAGGTGCCTTCGTTGCTACTCCGAAACGCGGTATGCACGAATGGGTCGGTGCAGTTGACATCAACTCGCTCTATCCCTCGGTTATTCGTGCCCTCAACATGGGAGGAGAAACAATCGTTGCACAAGTTAGACAGACCCTCACAGACCAGTACATGAAAGACAAAGGCTTACGCCTTGCTATGGAAAAGAAACGCTACAAAGATGGCGATGACGATGTTACTGGTGCTATCTTATGGGAAGGTTTGTTTAGTTGTTTAGAATACACAGCAATCATGTCACAAGAACGTGGCACAATACTATGGGTAGACTATGAAGATGGTCGCAGTGTAGAAATGAGTGCGGCAGAAATATGGAAGATGATCTTTGATAGTCATAAGCCTTATATGCTAAGTGCTAATGGCACAATCTTTACTTATGAAAAAGAAGGTGTTGTTCCCGGTCTACTAACTCGTTGGTATACAGAACGTAAAAGTATTCAGAAACAAGCAAAAGAAGCGTATGGTACTGATATGTATGAGTACTATGATAAACGACAACTTGTTCGTAAGATTTTATTGAACTCTGCATATGGCGCACTGTTGAACGAACATTGTCGTTTCTATGATAAGCGTATAGGTCAAAGTGTTACATTGAGTGGTCGTCAGATTGTTAAACATATGATGAGTCAAATCAATCAAACTGTTGCAGGTGAGTACACCCATGAAGGCGAAGCTATCGTATATGGGGACACTGACTCCTGTTATTTCTCTGCATATACTACACTAAAGCCGCAAATCGATAAGGGTGAATTACACTGGGATAAAGATTTGTGCATTGGTTTATACGATAGTATTGCTGACGAAGCTAATAACAGTTTTCCACAATTCATGGAGAAGGCATTTCATGCTCCTCGCAAGAACGGTGAGATCATCAAAGCTGGTAGAGAACTGATCGGTGATCGTGCCATCTTTATCACTAAAAAGCGTTACGCTATTAACATTTTTGATAAAGAAGGTAAACGTAAGGACAAAGAAGGACAGCTAGGTGATATCAAAGCTATGGGTCTTGACTTGAAACGTGCAGATACACCTAAATATGTACAAGAGTTTTTATTGAATGTATTGAGCATGGTCATTCAGCAAGGTAAGGGTCGTGACGAAGTTATCGAGGCAATTAAAGACTTTAAACGTATCTTAACAGCACAAGACAGCTGGACTAAAGGTTCTCCTAAGGGTGTAAACAAACTCACATACTATGGTGACTTAGAATCTAAGAGTGCAACAGGTCGTGCTAACATGCCCGGTCACGTTCGTGCGGCATTGAACTATAATTACTTGCGCAGAGTAAATGGAGATCAATATAGTCAAAAGATTATTGATGGTATGAAGGTTATTGTTTGTAAACTTAAATCTAACGCATTGGGTTTTACAAGCATTGCTTATCCCGTTGATGAACTTAGATTACCAAAATGGTTTATAGAGTTACCATTCGATGATGCTGAAATGGAAAAGACATTGGTCGATGAAAAAATTGATAACTTGTTGGGTGTACTAGGATGGGATATTCGTAGTAGTACAGATACTAACAGTACGTTTGATGATTTATTTAGTTTCGGTTAAATTGATATTGACATACGCAATAAACCCCATTATAATACACACTATAACTACCTAAATAGTTCTAACAAAGGAAAAACATGAAAGATTATTTACAAGATTTAATTCAACACACACAGGGTCTAGGTAATGTAGACTTGATTAAAGTCACTGGCACTGACCAAGAAACACAAATCAATGCAATCGCAGACGACAAATCTGTTATTGTAAGCGGTATTCTTGCGAGTCCTATCTCTGACTTCATTGGAGTATTTGGTATGCCTAACCTAGGCAAATTAAAAACTATTATAGGATTTGATGATTACGACAAGGATGCTAAGATTAGCGTTGCTACTTCTAACAGAGATGGGGTAGATGTTCCTACTACGATTCACTTTGAAACTAAAGACGGTTCATTTGTTAATGACTATCGACTAATGAGCAAAGCAATTGTTGAAGAAAAAGTCAAAACCGTTACTTTCAAGGGAACAACATGGAATGTTGAATTTGAACCTACTATTGCAGGCATTCAACGACTAAAGAAGCAAGCAAGTGCTAACAGTGAACAAGATCATTTTACAATGACTACTGTTAACGGTGACTTGAAGATTAACTTTGGTGACCCAAGTACTCACAGTGGTAACTTTGTATTTCACCCAACCGTCACTGGTTCGTTGAGTAAAACATGGAACTGGCCCGTTAAAGTATTCCTAGCTATTATGGATCTGCCAGGTGATAAAACTGTGCGTGTTGCTGATGCAGGTGCAACTGAAATTACAGTTAACAGTGGTCTAGCAACATATCGTTATTTGCTTCCGGCTAATTCAAAATGATTGATTATATCGTTGGTGGTGAGTACCTAAATGTTACTAGTAACAAAGGTGCTCAACCTTATATCAATATGTCTAGCAATCAGCCTATGGTAGGAGCATTAAGTTATGATCCTAGTATTGGGCAGATGAAGGTCTACGATGGTAACAGCTGGATGAGTCTTGGAGGTGGTAGTGCTACTGTCAATATGAGTCCAAACGCTATCACTATTCTCAAGTGGGCTGAAAAGAAAATGCTAGAAGAAGCTGAACGTGAACGATTAGCAGAAACTAATCCTACTATCAGAGACTTAATGGATCAGATTAAGCAAAAAGAAGAACAAATCAAAATTGTTCAAACATTAATAAAAGAAGAAGAAAAAGTTTAATGGAACAAGTAAATCTATCAGCAAGTCACAATGACGATTGGGCATTGTTCTTACCAGCAGTCAGTAGTTTTTATATCTCCGGCTTAGGTAAGCAACGTAAAGGCGAACAATATTTTGATCCTGCACGTATTCCTGCAAAGTTTAATGGTGATGTAGAGAAACTAAACTTTCTTAATAGTAAGGAAGGTCTCTACTATTACAAGTGGGGATTGTACAGTGCTGGTCATGCTAACTTAGATACAACAGTTAATGATCCTAGTGAGAGTATCATTAGAGAACGTGAAGCTGGCACATTTATGTTGGGTGACAGTGGTGGATTTCAGATTCTTAAAGGTCAATGGCCAGCTGATTGGAAAGATCCTAACTGCCCACGTGCTATGGTAAAACGTAAAGCGGTGTTAAACTGGATGGACACATACATGGATTATGGTATGTGTTTAGATATCCCATCACAATCATTGAGTACGTTTCATATGAAGGATCCTAAAACCATAGAAAAGGATTCAGAGGGTAAACCAATACCCGGCACTGGTAAAAGTCTTCATGGCATCAGTACGATTGAAGAAGCTATTGCCGCTACACATATTAATAACGAATACTTTATTAAGAACCGTAATGGCAAATGCAAGTTCTTAAATGTGTTGCAAGGTCGTAATCACACACAAAGTGATGACTGGTATGAAGAAATGAAGAAGTATTGTGATCCAAATATCTACCCAGATAATCATTTTAATGGTTGGGCATTCGGTGGACAAAACAAGATTGACGTACACTTGATGTTGCGTAGACTTGTTGACATTATCCACGACGGATTGTTAGTTGAAGGCAAGCATGATTTGGTTCACTGTTTGGGTGTATCTATCTTAGAGTATGCTGTACTCTTCACCGACATTCAAAAAGCTATTCGCAAATATCATAACCCAAAACTTAAAATCACATTTGACTGTGCAAGCCCATTCTTTAGTGCGGCTAAAGGTCTAGCATACTTTAACAACAGTATTGAACACGATAAGAAATGGTCATACAGTATGGAAAAGACTGCTGAGAAAAAGAGTTATGCCAACGATAATCGTAAGTACAGTGATGGGGTATTAGCTGATGGTATACACAAAATATTTACCGATAGTCCTGTAACTGACCTTATGACCATGAAGGACCTTTGCTATCGCGGTCAAGGATTCATCGGTCAACATGGTAAAGAAACAAAGACTAGTTGGGATACATTAAGTTATACACTAGTACAAAGTCACAATGTTTACACTCACTTAAGTGCTGTACAAGAAGCCAATCGTAAATATGAACAAGGTATCATGCCAAAAATGGTTATGAATCAGTTTGATGACGAACATTTCGGTGAAATTGTAGATAAGATATTTGCACAAAAAGATAGACAAAAGAGTATATCTATGATAGAATCTCATAGTAGCTTCTGGATGCAAATGAAATCAGGTAGTCAAGGTTTCAGTGGTAAAAAAGCAATGAATGCTATGACTATGTTTGACCAATTATTTGATATAAACACAGATGAATCGGAAGTTGATGAAATCATTGAAGATAGTGACGATGAGATTTCCAAAGTACTAGGAGAATAATATGCCATATGAACAACGTATAAAGATATTAGAAGAATCGCATAGACTAGTTGATAATCAATTGTTCCAATTAGAGAAGTCAGGTAGCAAAGATTCTGCTAAAATAAAATCTCTACAAGAAATAAAAGAAAAGTACCTAAGCGAACTACGTGTCTTGCGTAGGGCGCAATGGGATCATGACCACGAAACAGTTAACTTTGATGACGACCGATGAACGAACAACACAATCAAGCAATTACGGAAAAACGAGTACGCATTAAGCATCATGCCAAGCGTATGATTTTTGTTACATTTCAAAAAGAGGGTATTCATATGTACCCAGCAGCGGCAACAGATCCAGCACTTGCAACGGGTGATGAATATGATGTTAGCTTTTTAGGAACTCCACATCGCCATATCTTTCACTTTAACGTGGCGATTGAAGTATTTCACAACGACAGGGATATTGAATTCATTCAATTTAAACGCTGGTTAGAGAATCTCTATAAAGGCGGTACACTTGAATTGAATTACAAGAGTTGTGAAATGATTAGTGATGACCTCTATGAAGTTATTGCTACTCGCTATCCCGATCGTAACATTGAAATCACTGTCTCAGAAGATAATGAGAACGGTGCAACGATTTATTACAACACAACCAAACCTTATCAACAACTAGCTATTTAAAGGATTATTAAAATGGCAAAACAACAATTTCAACCTAACCCACGCCTCCGTCAAATTTTTGAAGACTTGGAAAAGTATCTTGCATTCTGTCAAGACTTTGGTTATAAATTTGACGAAGCAGAAATGTACAACATGCGTAGTTACGTGTATCGTCAATATAATAAATTTGCAACTGGCAAGGGTGCAAAAGATCAATGGGCAGAACTACTTGCACGACCATGAGAAAATTATATTACATGGGTCTTGAACCCTACAAAGCAAGATATACTCTACAACTGCAAGAGTGGAATGTAGAAGTTTTCAAGCGTAGGAAAATCAAGTATGTAGTTGTACCCGGTGAGACACTAAGTAACGATCAAGCGATTGTTACTGGGCAAGTATTAGATGCACATGGTCGTTCATATTTCGGTATGAGTCAAATGATGAATCTAGTTAAGATGATGAAAGCAGGGGAAGTTACCAGTGAAGATGTTATCTATTTTGAAGACATGTTTCAACCGGGCTTTGAAAGTTTGCCTTATATTCTTAATCAAGTTAGTGAAACACATCGCCCTAAAATATATGTCCGCTGTCTTGCGCAGTCAATCGATCCTGATGACTTTGTTCACGTTTGGGGGATGGCCAAGTGGATGGGTTCCTACGAGAAGATGGTCTGCGAAGCTGTTAGCCAGAGTGGTGGTGCGATCCTCGCGACTAATGAAGAAATGGTCATGAACATGAAGATTGCAGGTTGGGATGTACCAATCTACAATATCAGTGGTTTAGCATTTGGTAAGAGCGAAGTAATGAATAGAGTAAATAAAATTATTCCATTCCATGATCGCAAAAACCGAGTGGTATTTTCAGCACGATGGGATCAAGAAAAACAACCAGACTTCTATATGGATGTTATTGAGGGCTGGAATAAACGGCACCCAAACAACAATGTAGAATTTTGTATTTGCAGTGGTGCTAAACTACGTAGCAATAACGACAGTTACATGAAACGCACACATAATCTAGTTGAACGTGATCTATTGCGTATCTATGAGGATCTAGAAAAAGATGACTATTATGATATTGTCAATAATAGCCGTGTTGTGTTTAACTGTGCTTTACAAGATTGGGTGTCAAACACAGTATCAGAAGCAGATGCTCTTGGATGTAATGTATTGTATCCGGCGTATCGTAGCTTCCCTGAAACGTTTGCTAACGATCCGGAAAGATTATACATTCCATGGTCTGTAACAGATGCATTGGATAAACTTGAAAAGTTATTGAAGAAACCCCATACTGATATCGGAAAAATAAGTGATTACAACAACGGTACAATTGATCGTATTGTTGATATCCTTCAAGGCAATGGACAGAGTATGTTGAGAATGTCCACTGACTATAGAAAACATACTCGCAATTCTAAATTTTAAGGAGAAAATATGAGCGCACATAATGATATTGAAACAAGTTTGGCAACATACAATGCTGAGAATGATAAGTTTAACAAAGGTAATGCGGCAGCAGGTACACGTGCCCGTAAAGCATTAGCAGAACTAGCAAAAGCAGTTAAAGCACGCCGTAATGAAATTACAGCAGAAAAAGCCGCACGTGCAGAAGCAAAAACTAAGGCTTAATCATGGCTCGCAAGAAGATTCAACTTGGAGAAGTGATCTCATTGCCTACATCAATAGAAAAGGGTAGTCACTTAACTGTGACTACCTTTCCTGATGGTCGCACTGAATTAAAATGGGATGATGAAGCACTGCTTAGTGAAGTAAGAAATGCTATACTAAAAGCAGAAAGTGTTATGCCCGTGACGAATGAAGTCAAGCCTGCAGTTAAGGCTAAATCAAAAAAATCAGTTACTAAATCAAAGTGATAAATACTTGTGCTACACAACGGTAGCACAATGTCAAAACAAAACCATCACAAAGGAAGGTTATCATGAGTTATAATAAAACAAAAACAGACCCAGAGTTGGGCAAACAAGTTCACTTACATTTATTGAACATGGGTGTAGAAACACCTATCGATGACACAATTTATTTGGGTGATCGCAAAGAAAGAATTGAAAAGATTGAAGGTCATTTCAAAGCCATCATGGAAACAATGGGTCTTGATTTGTCCGATGATAGTCTAATTGAGACACCTAAACGTGTTGCTAAGATGTATATCAATGAAATCTTTTGGGGGCTTGACTATGAAGCGTTCCCTAAATGTACAACAGTTGACAACAAGATGCAATACAATGAAATGGTTGTAGAGCGTAATGTTAATGTTCAATCTAACTGCGAACATCATTTTGTAGTCATTGACGGATTGGCTACTGTAGCTTATGTCCCTAAACAAAAAGTTTTAGGGCTTAGTAAGATTAACCGTATTGTAGAATATTTCAGTAAGAGACCTCAAATTCAGGAACGCTTAACAGAGCAAATATTTCACACCTTACAGTTCATCCTTGATACAGAAGATGTTGCAGTTATGATTGATGCACAACACTATTGTGTTAAGAGTCGTGGTGTAGAAGATACGGGTAGTAGCACAGTTACTTGTCGCTTAGGTGGCGGATTCAAAACAGATCCTGCGGCACGTGCAGAGTTCTTGCAGATTGCCAACAAAGGCTGCAAATGAGTACTATACTTATTCTAGTTATAGTAGCTGTTATTGTGATTAGACTTAATCGTTTACTTCCAAAGAGTAGTTGTACAGGTGATTGTAATCAAGGACGCAACTGTGACTGCAAATACAAACAACCTTAACATGACAGCCAACGAGGCTAGGGCATTCATTCGTAAAGTAATGGGCCCTACTCGAAGAATATTAGAAGGTAATGAGCGTGAACATATGCTTACTGTGTTCAGTTTAGTAGAGCCTATTAATGTTAGCAACAACCAAAGGTCATTCACTGAAGAATATGAACATGCAGGTAAGAAATATGATGTTCATTATTTTGAAGACGAGACAATAGTAGAGGAAATATTGCCAGATGATTTTCAATAGGATTAAAGAATTAAAACATCAAGGGCTAAGAATAGGTATAACTTTTAGTCAATTTGATTTATTACACGCAGGACATGTCGCAATGCTTAGTGAAGCTAAGAATCATTGCGACTATCTCATTTGTGGATTACAAAACAATGCTAGTTGGGATCGTCCTGAAAAGAATGCACCTATTCAAAGTATTGTAGAAAGACAAATTAGTTTATCTGCCGTTCGATTTGTAGATGAAATCATTATATACAACACAGAGAAGGATCTAGAAGATATTCTACTTACACTTCCAGTTGATGTTCGTATACTAGGGGTAGAGTATATGGAAAAAGATTTTACGGGTCGTGCTATCTGTGAGAAGCGAGGTGTTGAATTAGTATTCAACGGACGTGACCACAGTTTTAGTAGTTCAAGTCTACGCAAACGTGTAGCAGAAGCTGAACAAAATAAAAGGATACAGTGATGAACAGCTATGATGACTTTCTGAATAGGTTTAGAGTTCGAAACGTACAAGTATCACGAGACTATGATTACAAAAATTTCAACTATAATTATAATCAGACTGCAAGTTATTACGCTGACCGTGAAGAACTTATCGATATGCAACTTTCACGAGATGGGTTTGAACAATTGGTCAATGTAGACCGTGAGTATGATTTACTAACCCAAAACCAGCGTGATGAAGCATGGATGCGTAGACAATACCCGGCGATCAAAGAAGCGTATGAAAAATATTTAATGTTATTGGAGTTATACAGATGAAACGAATTTTAATTATGGGCTTGCCGGGTGCAGGCAAAACTTATCTAGCACAACATGTACTAGAACATTTACAAAACGAAAAGAAAAAAGTGGGTTGGCTCAATGCCGATGATGTTCGTAAAAAATACAACGACTGGGATTTTACTGAAGCAGGACGCATACGTCAAAGTTTACGTATGCGTGAACTAGCAGATGCAATGACCGAGTATGATTATGTTATCTGTGACTTTGTTGCACCATTAGTTGAAATGCGTAATAACTTCAAGGCAGATTGGACTGTATGGGTTGACACTATCGACAAAGGTCGATACGAAGATACCAACAAAGCCTTTATTCCACCAGAAGTCTATGATTTCAGAATCACAGAACAACACGGTGAAAAGTGGGGAGAGTTTATTGCTGCACACATTTTAGATGATAGACGCAGACCAGTATTTGATTGGAAAAAAGAAACTGTTCAAATGCTAGGTCGTTGGCAACCATGGCATCAAGGACATCGTAAGTTGTTTGAACGTGCTATTGCTAAAACTGGGCAAGTTGTTATTCAAATCCGTGACTGTCAAGGATGGCAAGGAAGTAATCCATTTGCTATAGAACAAGTAAAGAATTTTATCAAACGTGATTTAGATATGTTATATCAAGGTCAGTATGAGATTCAAATTGTTCCAAATATAGTAAATATTACATATGGACGTGATGTTGGATACAAGATTGAACAAGAAGTGTTTGATGATGCTACACATAGTATTAGTGCTACCAAAATTCGAAAACAACTGGGGATGCAATGATTGCTCATAGAATCTGTATTATTTGTTTACCTAGAACAGGTAGTCAGTTATGTGAACAATTAGCTAGTGAGGTAACCTCAGGAATTCAATTGGGTGAGTATTTTGAAAATTGGAATCGTAGCGAATACGTTATACATAATGATAATATAAAATTAAAAAATTTTGTGAGTATAGCGTCAAGATTTAAATTGTTTGAAAATTTTCAGGAAAGACTTGATTTATTAAAAAACACAGATATAAATCAGCCACTAACTCTGAGAATATTTTTAATGGATCATTATGATAAAACTACATTATCTAATATAATAATAGAACTAAAAAATATAGGTTTTGAATTTATCACATTGACAAGAGATATAAAAGAACAATTACTAAGTTACATGATTGCCCGCACATATGAACAAAATATGCAAAATGTGTTTGATATTAATAGCGAAATAAATAAACCTGTACATATTAATCTTAATCATTTGAATAGCGTGTTAAATCAAATTTATGTTAGTCATCTGTTATGGGAAAAAAATCTGTCTATACTATTACAAAATATTGAATACCAAAAAGTAAAATATGAATCTATCTATTCGGACATGGAAAAAATCTATAATACAAAATTCAAATATTTGGGAGAAAAATCTATAAAAACTGATCCATTTGATTTAATTACCAATAAAGAAGAAGTTATGCGTTTTTTATCAAATAAAATAAGCGGTCTTGGCGTCATTCCCGCTTTACAAACTCTGCCGCCTGTGCTATAATTAACATAGGAGAAAAACATGGCAAAATATCTTTCAACAAAAACTTACGGTAACGACAGGGGTCTGAGTTGCTGTTTTAGACAATGGCGAAGTACACATAGTCATTGCAGTTTGTTACATGGATACTCAATTGGTATCAAACTAATCTTTGAATCAGAAACACTAGACGACCGCAACTGGGTTATGGACTTTGGTGGACTCAAAGCATTTAAAGAATGGGCTGATTGGCAATTCGATCACACAATGGTCATCGCTAAAGATGATCCTGAGCGTGGTACGTTTATAGAACTAAACAAAATACAAGGCGGCTTCAAAAACATGGGAATTATTGATCTACGTATTGTAGATGGCGTAGGATGTGAAAAATTTGCAGAACTAGTTTACAAAACTATGAATGAAATCTTGGGTGCATACCAAGCAGGTATAGGTTGGATACATCCAGATGGTAGAATCTTTGAAGCACGTTATCCAGTGGGACAAGGTGTTCACCTACGTTCAGCAGAAGTGTTTGAACATGCTGGTAACTCAGCAGTTTACGAAGGATAATATGTTAGAAACAATTTGCGACACACTAGTTGAAGCATACAGACGCAACTGGATAACCAGTCGTGATGGCAATGTAAGTATTCGTCATCACGACCGTGATCACTTTTATATCACACCTAGTGGCGTCCGTAAGCAAACTATGCAACCTGATCAGTTCAAGAAGATCAGCATTGACAAAAGTATACACAGTGGCTTTGGTTCTGCCGCTTTTAACTATAGCTGGCAAGACTTGCCGTATACCGATATCAGTGCTAATCTAAAGCCTAGTGGAGAGATTCCATTGCATTTTGGACTTCAGCGTGAAATGGGTCAACATAAAAACGATGTTCGTGTAGTGGTACACTTGCATCCTACTTACTGTGTTGCCGCTATGCATCGCGGTATTGAATTGAGCAGTCTTGCCAATGACTTTCCTGAACTTAGTCGCTACACAAAAGTAGCGCCTAACGTAGGAGATGTACCACCTATAAGTCAAGAACTTGCCGATCGGTGTCATGAAAATCTACAGTTAGATGATTGCGGTAATGTTAAATATGATATTGTCGGTATCAAGGGTCACGGAGTAGTTGCTATTGATACTAGTCCATGGCGAGCCTTTGAACATATTGAACGATTAGAACATATTTGTCAAATTGTATTGGCATCAGGAAAATATTAAGGAGAAAATTATGATTGAAACAACTTATGAAAATGGAACGTCATATCGTTCTGCTAGTGAACTTAATTCAGCAATGGGTCGTGTCTACGGGCATATGAGCCTTGCTGTTATTGTATCAATGTTTGTCAGTTACTTTGTGGGAACTAGCCCAGAGTTGCTGGCATTCTTTTTTACAGGCGTTATGAAGTGGATTGTGATATTTGCACCACTAGCGGCGATCTTTGGTGTTAGCTATGTACTAGGCAATAATCCCAGTAAGAGTGTAGCACAGTTATGCCTGCATGGATTTGCAGCATTGATGGGATTGAGTTTTGCTACAATATTTGCCATATTCAATATGGGCAGTATAGTTAGTGCATTTATGGGTGCTGCTATCTTGTTTGCTATAATGAGTGTATATGGATACTTTACTAAACAAAGTTTAGACAGTGTTGGCAAGTTTATGTTTGTAGGATTAATTGCTATCATTATTGCCAGTATTGTTAACATCTTTATTGGTAGTACTGTAATGCAAATGGTCATTAGTGCATTAGCTATTATTATCTTCCTTGGACTAACAGCTTATGATACGCAAAAGATTCGAGAAGAACTCAGTGTAGAAGCCAGTGATGTTGCTGAAGTCCGTGGCGCACTAACATTGTATATGGACTTTATCAACTTGTTCATTAACCTGTTACAACTTTTTGGCGATAGAAAATAATGAGTTTTTTAGTAGCAAATTTACCACCAGTAAAATGCTTTGTTCGTAGAGAATTTTTGTATGACTTTGAAAAAGGTCACGGCGAACTTGAACCTTGCTGGTGGATATCAATAAAATCTCAACGTAGCCAAGCATTTCGTATTGAATCGTATTTAAATCAATATGGTGCATTATATGACAAACTGCCATTACACGCATATTGTTGGAAACCCATAGAAGGTGATCCGTATCCTCTAGACTTTTTACAACTATGGAACAGTATGTCTTATGATATCACTGTAATTAAAAAAGCAATGATTGCTAACATGAGATGTAAAATTAAAATGAAGGATGGATCTTGGTTAGAAGGTGAATATCTTTTTACTGTTGATTCTGCACATCCAGATTTTAATACAATAGATTGCGGTCATAGTGAAGACGTCGAGGATCACAAAAGTTTTAACTTTATCAAATGTGACAATGGGCAATTTGCCGCACAACCAAATAAC